CAGCCTGCTGCTGCTGCTGCACCTGCTGCGCCTGGCGCTAAGGTGGCTCCGAACTACGCCCAGGCTGGCACGCCTAAGGTCGGCGCCTTCCCGACTGCGGTCAACGCTCAAGTCACGGCTCCGCCTCCGCCGGCTCAGCCGAAGACCAGCTGGTGGGCCACTCCTGCCCAGACTGTGAAGCAAGCAGCCGACTACCCCAAGGCGAAAAATACTGGCGGGGACTACGGTGTGAAGAACACCGGCTACGGCGGCTATACGGCAAAGGCCTCCTACACGGCGAAGAGCGTCGCAACGACTGTGCGCAGCGGTCGTCGTTAAGAACTACCAACCAACAAAGGACCTGGAGGTCCAATGAAGATCGTCACTTACAAACAGCTCTGTAAAGAGCCGGTGAATACGATTTTCGCCACGCTCAACAAGATGAATGAGATGGGCGAACTGTTTGTCATCAAGGAAAACGAAGATGGCTGCCAGTTGCTCTACTCACCGCTTGGGGATGCAGCGAAGACGGGGACCGAAGAAATCGAGTTCGCCAGCAACTGCTTCAATCGCAAGGATGGCGCCTTCGTCGTCTTCACGAAGGAAGAACTCGAAGCGTACGTCAGCAAGTTGATGGGCATTATTGCGCCGCAAGTGCAATCGTTCGTCGACAAGGTGGTGGACGCTGTCGCACAGAACACCGAAGCGGCGGAGGGCTGATGGAGTTCCAACTCGAATACGGGGATGGTTTCATGGGTCGGAGTTACTATCTGATCATCGATAGTAAATGCTATCCCCTGACCGAGCGTGCGACGCCGGGTGGACCGAAGGATGAGCAGCTGGCGCGAGAAAACGCCATCTCCATCCTGAGCCGCGAGGCGCCGCACTTCATCGAAGAGGCCAAAGTCGCCAAGTTCAAGTGGGACGGATCGATGTAATGAAACGCCAGTCGCCTGAAGAGATCCGCATCGATGTGATCGAAGAGTGCGCTGTGCTCGTGGAGAATTACCAGACCCTGATTCCTGGGGTCTCTCCCGATCAAGCGAAGTCTATCGCCAACTTCTTTGCCAAACACATTCGCGAGTCGAAAGTGAAAGCTGAACCAATCGGGGTACCGCCGCAAGAGCTTGCTAAAGCCGCGGCAGCCAACCTCCTGCCCACGCAGGATGTTCCGTCGGGATGCATCGGGGTGTGCTCGACGTTGTTCGATGATTTTTGCAAGGGCTGTGGTCGTGCAGCCAAGGATGTGGATAACTGGGTGTTCCTCACCCGGGAAGAAAAGATGGAAGCCGTAGCCGCAGCACAGGACCGTTTGAACAAGAAGTAAAACCAGACCAGTTAAACAACAGCAATAAAGGACAACATGGGCCATCTCGTTCTATGGTGGGTAGCATTCACCGCCTACACGAAGTCAAATCCAGTCGTCGCCGGCATCGTCTCATTGTGGGGGGTCTCAATGGTGACGTTGGTCTTCCGGAAAATCCCAGCGCGCATCTACGCTTGGATCTACGGACAGATCACTACGACGCTGGAGTTGGACAACAGCGGCATGGGGTTTTCGCAAGAGAATTACACGATGTTCATGAACTGGTTGGTGGAGCAGAAGTACGCACGCTTCACTCGCCACTACAGTCTCATCACCTATGGTTCGGCGATTGACGACCTGTTGAAGGAAGGCAAGACCGCAAAGCTGGGAGCCGGTTCGGGGCAACACTGGTTCTTCTTCAAACGGCGCTACTTCAAGGCGTCCCGTCGAATGCTGGAGCGACAGGGTAACGAGAACACGATGTTCGTGATCAGCGTGACCATGTTCGGACGAGATAGGCGCATCCTGCAAGCGCTCGTTGACGAGTTCAGCTTCAAGCTCGATCAGAGCAAGATCCAGATCTATCGCTGGCGCATCCACGATCAGACTTGGTCGTCGCAGACGCACGCATTGCGCCGCGACATGGCGAGTGTGATCATCGACAAGGCGATCAAGGACAAGCTCATCGGGGACATCAAGGCGTTCTACGCCGAGAAGGAATGGTACAAGGAGCGTGGTCTACCCTGGAAGAAGACGTTCATCTTCTCGGGACCTCCGGGTACCGGTAAGACGAGTCTGGTGCGCGCACTGGCTACGTACTTCAATATGTCGATTGCAGTGCTGGATCTGAATGCGGTCTCCGACGTCGGCCTGTCCATTGCACTGTCCTACTTGCCGAGCAACACACTGCTGCTGATCGAAGACTTCGACTCGTGTCCGGCCACACTCATTCGTGACGGCATGCGTTATCAGTCAACGCGCGCCGCAGTCGACGAGGCGCGGGCCAACACTAACCCGTACGGCACGAAGGAAATCACGCTTTCGGGCATCCTGAATGCCTTCGATGGCGTGGTGGGGATGGATGGTCTCATCACCATCTTGACAACCAACGTGATCGAGGAGATCGATCCGGCAATCCTGCGTAAGGGTCGCACGGACCACATCTTCGAAATCGGCAAGTTGCATCACAAGGAAGTGGTCGAGTACATCGAACTGATGTTCCCGAACATTTACCTCGACAGCACGATTCGTTTCGACGACATCCTCGGGTGTGATCTGCAAGCGCTGTACTTCGATCACCACAAGGAAGCCAACGATTTCGTGAACGCCATTCCGGGTTCGCACTCCGAGCGCGTCGCCTTCCTCAAACACATCGCGACTGAATACGAGGTCGAGGTCGAGGAAGACGAGAACGAACGGATTGCTGCCTAACCAACAAGGAGCAGTGGATGTACAAGCGTTACCGTAGTTTCCGAGTCTGTCGCTTTCAAGGTTGTACGGGCTCGGTCATGAAGAACAGTGACTATTGCTACGTGCACTTCGATCTGATGACGAAGTAGTCCCCGCCCCGGCCTCGTGCCGGGGCTGTATGCCGTCTTTTTTATTTGGTCATTTTATGCTTGTCTTCTCCACAGCCATAAAAGGATCATTCATTATGTCGGACGGTACCAACTCGGACGGCGTAAGCAGCGCATCCACCGCACTGGCGAGTGCCGTCAATACGGCTCTCGAGAACTTCATTGACAGCGTGATCGCGAGTGTGAACTCGGACACGATCGCCAGTGCGAATGCATCAGCTGCTGCTGCGGCTCAATCGGCGACAGCTGCTGCGGCTTCGGCCGCGACTGCCTCGCAAGCCGCCACGACGTCTTCGACCAATTCCGGTTCCTCGGGCCAAAGCGCCACGTGGGCCAGTCAATCGGCTACCGCTGCCGCAGCTTCGGCTGCTCAAGCGCAAGCATCGCAAGCCAGCGCTGCTCAAGCCTTCACGTCCACGCAAGATGCACTCGCGGCTTTCGCTCAGACCGCTACGTCGCTCACCGCGTTCATGCACACCTACAACACCTACTTCCTGGGTGCCGGTGCCAATGATCCGACGGTGGATGGCAACGGTCAACCGGTGCAAGCCGGGGCGATGTACGAGAACACCACCAGCAACAAGCTGCGGGTGTATTCGGGTACGCAGTGGAACAACATCGACTATTCGATCGCGGCACAACTCTCGGCGGCTCAAGCCTCGGCGACTGCCGCTGCTGCCTCCGCTACGGCCGCCGGTGCTTCGGCATCCGCTGCGGCTACCTCCGCCGGTCTCTCGCAAGCCTGGGCTGCCCAGACTTCGGGGAACGTGAACGGTACGAGCTACATGTCGGCACTCCAGTATGCGCAAGCCGCTGCGGCGTCTGGCACGGCAGCGTCGACCAGCGCGGGTAACGCCAACACGGCTGCCACGGAAGCGGCGAACTCCGCGACGCAAGCCGCTAGCTCGGCGACGACCGCAAGCAATCAAGCAGGCAACGCCAGCAACTCGGCTGTGGCTGCATCGAATTCCGCAACCGCGGCTCAAACGAGTGCAACGGGTGCCGCATCGTCGGCTACGTCGGCCAGCACGCAAGCAAGTGCGGCTTCGGGTTCTGCTACGGCTGCTGCAACCAGCGCCACCAACGCTGCTAACTCGGCAACTGCTGCGGCTACCACCGCTGCCAACCTGAACGCCTTCGGGATGTTCTCGGGTACGATCCAGGTCAAGGCCAACACCAACCTCACGAGCCCGGGTTACGGCAAGATCTACGAAGTGCCAATCGGTGACGCAGGTGGCTACACGGTCAACGTACCGGCGCCTGCTGCGGGCGATACGTCGAAGTGCTTGGCGTTCGTGAACCTCTCGTCGGGTGCTCTGACTCTGAATACGTCGGCGGGTGTGTTCAACACGGCCTTCGGTATCAACGTCTCGTCGATCACGCTGCCCTCGGACACCACCCTCATCCTCCAGATGGACGGTGCGAACTTCAACGGTATCGCGGGTTCGGGTGCACTGGGTAGCGCACTGGTGCCGACCAACGCGGCTGGCCTCGGTCAGTTCGTGGCACTCGTTCCGCAAGGTACGGGTAACGACACCTTCGTGCTGCCGGGTACGGCGAGCCAGAAGTGGGCGTACTTCGTGGCCAACGCAGGCGGTGGTCAACAAGCCGCTGGTGTTGGTGCAGGTGGTTCGGGTGTGCTCGGTCCGTTCACGGCCAACAACCCGATCGGCTTTGCATGGCGCGTGGGTTAAGCGACTCTCTTTTCGCGACGGGGGACTTCGGTCTCCCGTTTTATTTCGTGAGGAATCAAGATGTCTTCTGATGGTCTCGCCTCAGGCATTGCCGCAACCAACGGCGCGGATCTGGCTGCGGATCTGTTAGCTGCGGCTCACGATGCTGACTGGGCACAAACGAATGCTGAATCAGCCACTGCCAGCGCTGAAGCGGCGGTGGTCTCGGCCAATGCAGCACAAACCAGTGCGACGGCTGCGCAAACGAGCGCGGCTGCGGCACAAACGTCGTTGACGGATGCACAAGCAGTCGAGGCACAAATTGCGACTCAAGAGACAGCAGTCAATGCTTCGCAAACGTCAGCAGCTGCGTCTGCTACGAGCGCTACCGCCAGTGCGACGGCGGCTGCTGCATCGAGTACTAACGCATCGAACAAGGCTACTGCGGCTGCCACGAGCGCAACAAACGCAAGTGCGAGCGCTACGGCTGCTGCTGCGTCAGCTACCAATGCCGCCTCGTCCGCTACCTCGGCCGCCGTCCAGGTTACCAATGCCAGCGGTTACGCCGACAACGCCGCAGCCTCTGCTACGGCAGCTGCTGGTTCTGCTACAGATGCCGCTGCTTCTGCCACTCAAGCTGCTTCAACTCTGTCTCAGCTGAGCAACCAAGAAGCGATGGCGCAAACGGCAGCTACCAATGCTTCGCAGTCCGCAGCACTTGCTGCCAATGCGTCGCAGGGTGCCTCGCTCTCGGATCAAGATGCGCAGGCTCAAGCCAGTGCGGCGGCTAACAGTGCGGCCAGTGCGAATACGGCTGCAACCCAGTCGAACACGCAAGCAGCCAATGCCCAGACGCAAGCCCAAGCGGCATCGGCTTCTGCTGCTCAGGCAGCTACGTCGGCTACGAGTGCAGCGAACTCCGCTACGGGTGCTGCGGCTTCCGCGGCCAGTGCTTCTGCTGCGGCAGCCATTGCACAGGGTGGCGTGAATGCCAAGCAGTACAACGCCTCGAACCTGATGCTGACCGCTACCAACGGGATTTCGGTTGGCGCACAGGTGGCTTCTGGCCTCACCACGTCGCAAGGGATTCTGGGCCTGATGATGACGGCGCAGAACGTGGACTCGGCACAAACGCAGAACTACCAGATCACCATTCGTGATGGTGGCGCTGCGGGTACGATCCTGTACCAGTCGCCCGTGATCACCGCGATCAACTGGCAAACGGTGGTGCCCTTCTTCATCCAACCGCTCACGAGTGGCAACCTGTACATCCAGGTAACCAATCAAGCGGCACTGGTGTCGAAGATCAACATCTTGCTGGTCGGTCTGCTTATTGCGAACGCATAAAGCAAGGGAGGCTTCGGCCTCCCGTTTATGCCGGCATTTTATGTCCTTCCCCAACTAGGAATCGCCATGCCCTCTATGTCGTCTTTCGCGTGCCTGATGAAACTCATCCAGGACTCTTATCGCAAGAGACTCCAAAGACGGGAACCCCAGCGCGCGGTATTGCTGAGCCCTCGCCAACAGTAAGGAAAGAGTTATGTCAGATGGAACCGATGGCGCGAGCGCAGCCGACCTCGCTGCGGGTAATGCTCAAACCTACATGAACAACGCGCAGCAGTATGCGACTCAGGCTTCGACCTCTGCCGCGACTGCCTCGCAAGCAGCAGCCACTGCCTCCAACATCGCGCAGCTCTTTGCTGCCCAGTCGGCCGGCATCCAGGCATTGATCACAGGCGATGCGCCTCCTGTGAAGGCGTTCCAAGATACGGACGTCCTAACGATCGTGCGTGCCGGTAAGCTCTACAGCGTGCCGTACGCCGTGATCCTCTCCGTCTTCGAAGCTCTCTTCTTGCAAGCGGGCAACAATCTGGAAGACGTACAGAACCCTGCCGAAGCCCTGAGTAATCTGGGCGGGGTGGCAGCGAACAGCGTGAAGTCGAGCCTGGTGTCGAATACGTCCAGTAGCGAAACGGTCTCGACGTCCTTCTCGTTCACGCCAGGTGCCAATGGCCTGCTTACCATCCTGAGTCAAGGTGGCTCGGGCGGCACGAACGCTATCTCGGTCGGCCCGCAAATTGCGGTCTCGCAAGCCGTGGGCTGTACGCTCATCAACAGCCTGAGCAACAACAGCGGCAGCTTTAACTTGGGCATCATGAGCGCGCAGTACTCGGTGACCAAGGGTGTGCCGGTGACGATCACGGTGACGCAGACCGCACCGACCAATACGACGAGCAGCTCGCTCTCGTCCTTCTTCATCTATCTGCCGAGTTAAAACAAATGACGGGAACAGCAACCTACTTCTTCATGTCCACGGGTGGAGTGGGGATGACGCCGGATGGAACGATCCCGGCTGGCGCGGTGATTTGTACGGAAGCCCAGTACGAGAACCCGCAGCAGTACTACATCGACAGCAGCACGGAACCGCCGACGATCCAACCGATTGCCGCTGCATCCGCGTTGCAGTTAGCGCAAGCCGCGCAGATCATGAAAATCAGCCAGGCTTGTCAGGGTGCGATCTATTCGGGTTACCTGTCGAACGCGCTCGGTAGTGAATACCTGTATCCGTCGAAGGCGACTGACCAGGTGAACATGCTCTCGTCGCTTGTGTCGGCGATGGGCTTCGTGCTCTTTAACTCCGAAGACTGGAAGCCCAATACGCAACTGGTCGAAGGTGAGTGCACGTGGTTGAACAGGCAGCTGTACATCGTGGTGCAAGGCGGGACCACCTCCAGTGAACCACCCAACTGGCCGAGTACGCCCGGTGCGACGGTGGTGGACGGCTCGGTGATTTGGGATATGTGGACGACACCCTTCTGGTGCGCTGACATGTCGCAAGATCCACCGGACTGGGAGTTCCGTAACCACACGCTGCGTCAGATTTGGCAGGTCGGTTCGGATGCCAAAACCGCGGTGCTGCAAGAGATGGCTGAGAACACGATTCTTGGCTATCAAGTGTACGCCGCAACGACAATCCAACAAGTGGAGGCTATCCAATGGCCGTGAAATACGCTTTCGCAAAGAATCCACCGAACCTGAAGGACAAGTTCATCTGCTGGTGGCGCCATGGTCCGTATTTCCATACGGAAGTGATCCTGGCTGAGAATGCAGACGGTACGTACACGATCGCGTCAGCTGTCCCGGGCACGGGCGTGCGCACCGCGTACAACCAACAGCTGCCCGCCGATCAGTACGACATCCTCGAAGGTCCCGGTGATCTCGATGCAGCTAAGGCATGGTTCCAAGCCCACGACGGCGAGGGTTACGACTGGTTCGGTCTGCTCGGTTTCGTCTTCAGTCCCATCAAGGACGTGGCGCGCAACAAGTGGTGGTGCAGCAATGCTGACCTCACCGCAGCGGGTCTGACCGAGTCGGCTTGGCGCTTCGATCCGAACTCGATGTACGCACTCATCAAGGATCTTTCGATGGTGCCGGCATAAAGCCATGGGTCGGGGAAACCCGGCCCCTTATGCCGCGAAATGCTATGATTCTCTAACTGGAGACCAAGAATGGGTGCACAAACTCCGGGCCAACAATTGGCCAATGCAGTTGCCTCTTTGGCTGAAAACATCACGGGTCTCGCCCCCGGGTTGGGTAACATCGCCTCCGATGACGCAGATGCCAAAGTCCAAGCGACCAACGCCGCTGCTTCCGCTACCGCCGCTGGTACGAGTGCCACGAATGCTGCGAATAGCGCCAGTGCCGCTGCAACGTCAGCCAGTGCTGCGTCGGGTTCCGCCACTGCTGCCAGCACGTCCGCTTCTGCTGCCTCGCTGAGCGCCACCAATGCTAGTGGTTCGGCTTCGGCTGCCTCGACCTCCGCCGGTAACGCCTCGACGTCCGCTACGAATGCAGGTGCCTCGGCGACGTCGGCACAGACGGCTGCGACCAATGCAGGTAGCAGCGCCACGGCTGCATCGGGTTCGGCTTCAGCTGCCGCTGCCTCGGCTGCTTCCGCTGCGTCGAACCTGGCTGCCATGCCGAAGATCACCATCTCGACGGCTGGTCCGTCTGGTGGTAACAGCGGCGACCTCTGGTTCCAATACTGATCATGCCAGCACTCACCAACGTAGCCGGTACGTGGGATGAAGTCAAGAAGGTCTACGCCAATGTGGCGGGGACCTGGAAGCCTACGAAAGCCGGCTGGCGCAATGTGGGTGGTGTGTGGGAACAGTTCCACGCGAACCACTCTTACGAGGTCTACTCCCTGGGCCTTCAGCAAATCGTCTACCCCGCTGCCAATCGCGGTCTGTGGATGGATGGCGCGCAGGTGTTTGCAGGCGCTCGTTCGTACAACATCGTACTCTTCGACAACTTCGGTAACATCAGCGACACGAAAACCTTCGATGTCTTTGGTGACAATGGCTCGACTGCGGCGGGTTCTGCCACAGCGAACATGATCAGTTACCTGAATGGACTGAACAACGGACAGCTCTACCTGATCTTCACCTACGACGAACCGCAAATGGGTGCGGCGAATCTGACGAACGTCATGAGTGCCACGATGTTCGGCAATCAGGTGGATTCGATTCTGACCGCAAGCATTGCGTATCGGGGCGCGTACATCTGCTTTGGCTATAAGGGTCAAGAGCCCTGCGTCGAACGCTGGTGCGGCACTGAGTCGACCAACGTGAACGGCACGGGTCAAACGGGTACGGCTGATGGCGTCTTTAACCTGACCTTTCAGATCTACTCGCAGCTGGGTCCGCAAGGCAAGTTCGCGAATCTGTCTTGGCTCTACCAAGGTGGTACAGAAGACATCGGCACTGAGGCCGGAACGATCAGTGTCGCTGGCATCTAACAGGAATAAACATGACCTCTCCCCAACAACAACTCAACACGAACGTTGGTACGCTTGCTTCCGAGATTGAGAGTCTGGGGAGTGGCTTTGCTGCGGTGCAAGCCGACGAGCAAGGCTCAGCAGCTCAGGTAACTGCGGCAGCCAATAGTGCTTCGGCTGCGGCCGCCTCTGCCTCCTCAGCGTCCACCTCGGCGACCAACGCCAGTAGCAGCGCGTCTGCTGCATCCACCAGTGCGACCAACGCCGCCACCTCCGCCACTAATGCGGGGAATTCCGCCACCCAAGCTGCCAACAGTGCGACCACGGCATCAAGCAGTGCCAGTTCCGCCTCCTCGTCCGCGAGTAGCGCGAGCAGTTCCGCTTCCAGTGCCTCCGCCTCCGCCTCCAGTGCACAGGCTGCATTGAATGCGATGAACAGTGGCGCCGTGGCTCCGACCATTGGTTCGTCCTTGCACGGTACGATCATCGCCGCTGGGACCAGTCAGCAGTGCGTGGCGTCCTTCACCGCGCCTGTAGCAGGTTGGGTGGTCGCCATGGGACACACGAACGTGTCCTCGCCTAACCCGGCGGGTATTGCGTATAACCTGAGCATCAATGGCAACAACGTCTCGGGCGACAACACCCTGCTCTCGCAGTGCCACATTGGCTCCATCTACGTGGGTGCGGGCACCGCGGTGACCTGTGTCTACTCGGGCACGAATAGCACGGGCTCGAACAGTAACGCGCTCTCGATGTACTGCGATTGCTTCTTCATTCCTGCTGTGCTGTGAGGTCTCTATGAGTAACGAGAACACTCCAGCATTAGTGGCGAAGGACGTCAATGCGCTCACTGAGACGATGCAGTCTCTGGCCAGTGCAATCAATGCCAGTGTGGCGAAGAATGGAAACCTGCAAGGCAGTCTCATGCAGATCCTGACCTCGGCCCATGCCGCCGCATCCAGTGCGACGGCTGCGTCCAGTTCCCAGGGTGCAGCCACTGCCTCTGCCACAGCCGCTAACACGTCCAAGACGAACGCAGCCAGTAGCGCCAGTGGGGCATCCACATCTGCTACCAGTGCAGCAGCCTCCGCTACAACCGCCGCTACCGCCGTAACAAACGCAGGGAACTCTGCGAGTGCGGCTTCGACGTCTGCCGGCCAGGCTTCGACGTCGGCGACCAACGCTGCGGGTTATGCGGCGCGCGCCGCGAACTTCAAACAGGTGGCGCCGGCCAAGGGAGCGAGTTGGTTCAGTGGCGCGAACACGGGGACCTTTACTGTGTCGGTCGCCATCACCGCTCCGGGCAACGGTCACATCTTCGCTATCGGGATCATGAATGCGGCAGGCGTTGCAGCCACCGCGCCCACGGTCTCCTTCACGGCCAATGGTTCGCAGATCTGCGCCTCGGAAGTTTGTGCCCTAAATGCCAAGCTTGAAGGCTCGATTGCCGTGAGTACCAATCAGGCAATCACGCTGACGCTGTCCGTCGCGTGTGGCGATCCCACGGAGCAAGCTGCGAGCATCTATGTGTTTGGCTTCTTTGTTCCGTCAGCAAATTAAGGATTCGTTATGGATACTCCATCAAAACAACTCGCGGACAACCTCAGTGGATTGACGGCTAGCCTTGCGGGGTTGGTGCCGGGGTTGGGTAGCAATCAGGCTGCGGACATTGACGCCCAAGCACAGGCTGCCGCTGCGAAGATCGATGCGCAGAATGCATCGGCTGCTGCCACTGCCGCCGCCCAAAGCGCTACCCTGTCGTCGGGCAGTGCCCAGCAGGCATCGGGCTTTGCCACCAATGCGTCAGCCAGTGCCTTGGATGCCGAGACCAGTGCCTCGAAAACCACGTACTTGGCAGCGCAAGCGATTGCAGCGAACAATGCGGCGACGACCAGCGCATCCAATGCCGCTGCCTCAGCTACTGCGGCCGCGAGTAGCGCCCAGACGTCACTGACCAATGCCGCCAGTGCTGCTCAGGCCGCTTCGTCCGCTGCGGTGGCTGCTGCTCAATTCAAGAACTCGGGTGCAGATCCGACAGCACTGAGCCTCACGCAATCTCCCTTTGTCTGGCAAGCGCCCGCAGATGGGATGGTGATTGTAGATGGCACGGGTATCACGCTGTCCTACACCCGTAACTCGACCACGCTGCCCTTGACGGCAGCAACGTTTCCGGTATTCAAGGGCGACACCATTACGGTGACGTTCGACGAAGCACCCACGATGAACTTCATCCAGAGGTAAGTGATGAGCAGTGATGGTACTTCTTCATCTGACTTGAGTGCACTGCTTACTTCGATTGCTGGCTTTACCACGATCTTCGAGGATCTGTTTGCCCTCGAAATCACAGCAGCGAACAGTGCAACCGTTCAGGCCCAAAACGCAAGCACCTTTGCGGCTGCGGCCGCGACGAGTGCTGCATCTGCCTCTTCGTTGGTAGCCACGGTCGCGAATGATGCGACTGCGGCATTGACGAATGCAACCAATGCAGGAACCAGTGCCACGACTGCGGCGACTGCTGCTACTCAAGCCGCGGGTTCCGCAACGATGGCGAGCTCTGCTGCCACGACGGCACAAAACGCGGCCAATGCCGCGGCTGCTGTGCAGGCCCAACTGAATACGCTGTATGAGTTCAGTTCGACCGGTGGCTCCGTCACACTCAACGCCACGCAGGCGTCGGCGGGGATTATCTGGGTGCAGGGTAACCTCACCAGTAACCTCACGATCACACTGCCCGCAACCGTCCACACGTTCATTCTGGATAACTCGACAACGGGTATCTACACCGTCACGGTGAACATGACAGGTGGCACGGCTTCGGTAGGCGTGGGTCAAGGCAACGCGAACCAGTTGTTCTGCGATGGCTCCACGGGTATCTACTCGGTGTCGTCGGTCTCGGGTCTTCAGTTCACGGGCGTCAAGCCTATCAGTGCAGCGACCAATGCGCTGACCAACCAGTACCAAGGTGCCTACACGCCGATGACCAACGGCACGGGTGGCACTTACGTGGCAACGCTCCCGCAAGGTGCGACCATGGGTGTGGGTGGTGCAGTGTTCTTGGATGCGCTCTCGGGTAAGTGGAGCGTGAAGCCCAACGGTTCGGACACGGCAGACTTCGGTACGGCCTTCGCGATGAATCCCGCTGATAAGGCGATGTTCACGTGGAACGGATCGAGCTGGCGCACCACGATGTACACGAACCAGAGCTCGCCGGTGTTCAGCGTCTCGTTGACGGTCCCTGTCGCATACATCACCCGTGGTGTCTTCGGTGGTGTGAGTGATGATGGTACGACGGCATTGCAAGCCACGACGGGTCGGTTCACAACCAGCCTGACTGTGCCGACGATGACGCTGGGAGACAACAGCTTTAACGCGGCGAACACGGCGTTTGTGTATGCGGCGATCAATGCCCTCATCGGTGGTGCTCCGGGGAATCTGGATACCCTGAATGAGTTGGCAGCAGCGATCAACGATGACACCAGTTTCTCGGCGACGCTCACCAACCTGATTGCGACGAAAGCGGCGATCAGTGGTCAAACGTTCACGGGTGGTATCTCAGCCCCGACGGTGACCGCTACGACGTCGATGACGACGCAGGGTTATGGCGGGAATGCTGCGACCGGGATTATCTATCTGGGGAGCTCGGGCTCGAAGTATCTGCTCTGGGATGGCACAAGCTATAACCTGCCGGGTGCATCCCTGAAGGTGAACAGTTCGACTGTCTGGACCGCAGCCACGTTCAGTCCAACGAACTACGCAGCGCTCGCAGCAAGCAACGCCTTCAGTGGTTGGATCTCCTCGACAGAATCGGGTGGTGGTCTCTCGGCTGCGATTGCAGCAGCGGCTAGCAACACGGCTATCCTGGGTAGCTACTCGACGGGTGCTGGGCTTGCGCTGAAGAGTGCAGCCACGGTAGCAGACCAGTCGGTGTGGGACATCGGTGTCAATGGCACGACGATGTGGATGCGGGCGGTGAATGATGCGGGTTCCGCCACAACCACACTTATGGATGCGTACCGGACGGGCTACCAAGTCACGTACGTTTCGTTCATGCCTAATGGTGGTCGCGTGCTGCTGGGACCGAACGTGGTGGATGACACCTACACGCCGGTTCAGGTGAGCGCAGCGCTCTCGGTGCAACGGATCAGTGGTGGCGGTCAGGCGATCGCGATTATCCCCGCACCAGTGAGCGTCATCTCGGGCTCCACTCAGACGAACAACGTCATCACGTCGTACTCGGCTACAGGCAATGCAAAGTACCTGATGCTGAACGCGACGACCGACACCCTGGATACGCCGCTCACTTCGGGTACGCTGGGGATTGCATTCTGTATCGCCAGCAAACAGATCGCGGAGTTCCTCGCATCAGGCAACCTGCTGATTGGTGGCACGTCTGACGATGGCAGCAACCGCATTCAGGTCTTTGGCGGCGGGATCGCCATCAAGGGGAGCGGGTACGGTCTGACCTTCCCGGATGGCACGACGCAGACAACCGCGTATGCAGTCACCGCTCCAAGCGTGCAGAACTACATCCCGGCGAACGGGGTGACGACCTTCCAGATTCAGAACTACGGTCTGGGGCAAGTCGTGGGCTTCTCGAACGGCGGCTTCATGGTGCCGGGGCAGGACTACACGGCGACCACGGGTAACAGCGTGACGCTGACGGCAGCTGCCAATGGTGTCACGCAGTACACGTTCATGACGGGTGCGCTCTTCAATGCATCCAACGTGCTGCAACCGCAAGTCGCTCAGGTCACAGGGACGGTCGGCAACACGGCACTGACGCTGCCCTTCTCGGCCTTGGCGGGCTACCTCTGGATCTTCCAGGGCGGCTCGTGGTTGGTGCCGGGTGTAGACTTCACCTTCAGTGGCGGCACAGCGGTGACGCTGACTGCTGCACCGACGCAGGCCACCGATAGCTTCACGGCAATCAGTCTGCAACCGGTGTCGTTTGCGAACTGTGCGACCCAGACCAATGTGCAGCAAGGTCAGTTGACGTTTGCAGCCGATACGGGTGTAGCGAACGCGTATGCAGTGGCGTACATCCCGGCTCTGACAGCTGCACCGGTGAACGGTCAGCGCATGACGTTCCAGGTGAAGACGACCAACACAGGCGCCTCCACGCTTTCGTGTAACGGTGGGACGGCTTACCCGATCTACGGTAATGGTCACAACGCCCTGACGGGCGGTGAGCTCGTGAACACGGGTTTTGTGGAAGTTGTGTTCAGTGCCGCGTTCGGTTGCTGGATCGTCTGCGACAGTACGGGCGGTGCCCAACAGCAAGGTGGTAACCTGAACTTCGTGGGAACGGGCCTGCGTATCACGGGCGATATGTCCAATGCGTCGTACTCGAACCAGCTGGCGTTCCAGACGAGCACGCTCAATGGCTCCACCAACCTGAACGTGCTGCCCAATGGCACGGGTCCGTCTACGCAAGTGATCGCGTGGTTGAAGTCCGATCCGACCAATTCGTCCTACGCATTGATGAACATCAGTTCGTCGGCGGCCTCCATCTCCACGGGGGCATTGGGTACGGGCACACAGCTGCCGCTGGTCTTCTGGACCAACAGTGCTGAGCGCATGCGCATCAACACCGCAGGCCAGATCTACCTGGGTGGTGTGACGGCAGTGGGTGCGGGTTCCTGGGGTTCGGGTGTCTTTAACCTGAGCACCACGGTCAATACGATCCGTCACTTGATCCAAGGTCATGCCAATAACCAAGGTTATGGTACGGTCTACATCAACGGCGCAGAGCAGAGCACCTACACCAATGCGGTCATGTTCTTGAACAGTAGCGGTACGACTGTCGGGAACATCACGGTGACGGCGAGTGCTACGGCATTCAACACCACGTCGGATTATCGCCTGAAGGAAAACGTGAAGCGGATGACGGGCGCAATTGACCGCGTCATGCAGACTCCGGTGTACACGTATAACTTCATCAACGATGAACAGAAGGAAGAGCATGACGGCTTCCTCGCACACGAGCTGGCGAAGACCACGCCGCGTGCTGTCGTCGGTGAGAAGGATCAGATGCATCGCTGGCCGGTGATGCGTAAGGGTCACGATCCGAAGGATGTGAAGCCGGAAGACGTGTTGGCGATCTCGGAGATCATCGACCCGCAACTGGTGGATCACTCGAAGGCTGTGCCTCTGCTGTGGGCAGCACTACAAGAAGCAGTACACGAGATCCGTCACCTGAAGAATGAGGTTGCGGAACTCAAGAAACAGAAACGATAACATGCCCGTTTGAGTCCTCCCTTCGGGGAGGACTTATTTTCTGTTATCTCGGGGAATGAATCATGACCGATTCAACTCAGCAGGACCTGGCGTCTCTCGTAGCGCTGGTGCAGGAACTTCGTGGGGACGTTGTGTCGCTGAGAGAAACCTGTGAAAGTCAAGGGCGGCAGTTGCGCAATCACACGCGCCGCATCGAAGAACTCGAAGCGCGACTCAGTGTGTTGCGTGCATTAAAAAGGATGGAATGATTCATGGGTACGTTTACACAGAACCTCGCCCTGCTCGTTGAGTTTCTCAAGGCATCGGCGAATGGGAATATCCAATTCACCGGCACGTCCACGCTGGGTGGTAACGGTCTGGTCTTCCCCGATGGCAGCCTTCAGTATGCAGCTGCCTCCGGCAAGAACAAGGTGGTCAATGGCGACTGTCGAGTGCAGCAGTATCCCAGTGGGATTGCATTGGCTTCAGCCGCGGGTTCGGGCTATGGCGGAGTGGATCGCTACAAGGCAACCAACAGTGGGGCAACAGGTGGGGCGTTCACGCAGAGTGCGGGCACCATCAGCATTGGTGGGATCAGCTATCCCGCTGTCGTGCAAACCGTCAACACGGTCCCGACTGCGCTGACGGGAATAAACTACTTCGGTGGCATCCAGACGCTCATCGAAGGCTACAACGTCTACGACTTGCTGGGTGGGGTTTGCTCGCTGCGCTTTCTGTTCTTTGCAACAGTGGCGGGCACTTACTCGATCTGTCTGTATGACTTCGCCGCTGGCTACTCGTACGTCACGAGCTTTGTGGCAACGGCCGGTGCTCAGCTGATTCAGATTCCGAACATCCCGGTGTCGTTGAGTTTGGCGCTGGCGTCGAGTACCTCATCTGGGCTGGGCGTCTCGATCGGCTTCCTGAACCTGGGGACGTATCAGACGAGCACACTGAATGTGTGGCAGTCCGGGATTGCACGGACGGCAGCCGGGTCGACGAATTGGGCAGCGACAATCGGCAATCAGATTGCGGTCTCGGACTTGCAATTGGAAGCTGGTCCCGTGTGCACGCCGATGGAGCGCAAGATCTTTTCCGCGTCGCTCGCCGACTGCATGCGGTACTACGAGTATCAGCCGAGTGGTCAGTTCGCAGCCGGTGGGGTGAATGGTGCGACCATTGCTTATCTCCAGTTGCACTTCCAACCCAAGCGCATCACGCCGTCCAGTATCACGAGCGCAGCGGCTAACCAGTTCACGATCTGGACGGCAACCACTGCGAACATTCAGCCGAGTGCACTGTCATTCACCGCGCAGAATTCGACCTCTGCTCTGGTGACCGCGACTATCGCAGGTGGTGTGGCAGGCCAAGCGGCAATCCTGGAAAACAACTCGGCCTCGTGGGTGGCGATTTCCGCGGAGATTTAAGGACGCACTATGACCACGTTTACGCAAAACCTTGCGTTGCTGGTGGAGCAGCTCAAGGCGGGTATCACTTACGTCACGACGTTGACGCCAGCCAAGGGTGACAACAGTACGAACTTGGCGACCACCCAGTACGTCGATTCGAATCGCACGGCTAACAGCGCGGTTCAGTTCAAGAGTGCCTCGGTGTCTGTCGCAGTTAGTGCCGCCTGGGCAACTGTTGCTGCGATTCCCATCACGTTTCCGGCTAAGTCGGCAACGGGTGCGTTTCGCATCATGTTCATTATCAACACCAACGGCAGTTGGGCCAATACGGGCGGGGTGCAGCCGTACTGGTACGGACATCAAGTCCTGGATGGGGCCAACTCCAATAACGGCATCGCCACATCCGGCGGTACAAGTCAGATCATCACGCCCACTTCGGGCAGTGGGTTTGGCTACAGTGAGGTGATGGTCAGTCCCTATACGTACACACCGGGTGCGACGGTGACCTTTACCTTGCAAGCCTACACCAACGCCAGCTGCACGATTGCGCAGTACAACGTGTCGGCGATTATCCTGGAGGCTTAAGTGGCTACGATCAATCAACTGATGGCCAGACTGGTCGACATCTTCGGGCCGGCTGCATCGGCCAATCCCACGAAGCTCTATGGGAATCTGATGGTGTCGCCCAACGGTAACATCCTCGTCGGCGGGACGACGGATAACGGCGTGCAGAAGTTGCAGGTGACTGGCAATGCGCTGGTGTCGGGCTACGCGGCACGTACTCAGCAGCCGGCCTTCTGCATGACGCAGTACACCTACACGGTGGTCAACTTCGCGACCAATCAGTCAGTGGTCATGGGTTCGAACACCTGGTCGGGTGTGACGATGCAGTGTAACGTCGGTGGCTACTTTAGCACGACGAGTGGTGTGTTCACCGCACCGATTGCAGGCACCTATGTGTTTGCAGCATCGCTTTCGTGTGATGGCGGGAATGCGCGGATTGACTTGATCCACAATGGCACAGCTGTCACGCCTTATGGTCTCTTGAATTACGGGACGAACTGGATCACGGCAAGTGGCACGTGGGTGCTCAATCTGGCAGCGGGCGACACGGTCTACTGCACGATGGCCGCCGTCAATAGCACGACGGTGAGCAGCTTCGGTAACTCGTTCTCGGGATGGCTGATGTAATGGCTACGCTCACCGAGTTGAAGGCGCGCTTGGTGGATCTCTTCGGTCCAGCAGGCGCAGCTAACCCCGCTAAGCTCATGGGCAATCTGGAAGTCTCCCCCGCTGGAAATGTGCTGGTGGGGACGGGCACGGATAACGGGATTCAGAAGCTGCAAGTCAACGGTAACATGGCCGTTTCCGGTTACTTGGCGCGGACATCGCAGGTGTCGTTTGCCGCGACTCAGTACTACTACCAAGTGAATAACTTCGCTGCCAATCAAGTGGTGACGATGTGTGACAATGCCGCTTGGAGTGGGACGACGGTTCAGGCCAATAACGGTAACGCTTTCAACGTTGCTAACGGTGCGTTCACTGCACCCGTGGCAGGCATCTATGTTTTCACTGCCTCACTCACCACCAGTGCAGGCACCACGTTCTTTCAGTTCTATAAGAACGGTGGCGCTGTTGGGAACCAGTGGCTGGTCTACACGGCATCGGGTGCTTGGTCAACCGGTGCAGCGACTTTCGTCTGTCAGATGAACGTCGGGGACTACATGCAGGTGGTGATGGGATCGAACAACGGCAACACCGCCGCGGGTTACGGGAACATGTTTTCAGGCTTTCTGTTGTAAGTTTTCCCAGGTAGTATATGTTATACGGGAGGCGTGCTTTTCAGCGCACCTCCTGCTCCCCAACCCCTATGCCATGTGCTGAGCCGAGTGCTCAGCTTTTATGCCGTCAGGTAATTTTTGGCTCGAATCGTATGTGAATTTCTCCGAGAACAAGGGAAAACGGTTATGGGCGTCCTTGACGATCTGAATAGAAATCTTCAAGCCATGGTCGCGTCGATTGAGGCGCTGGCACCGGTGATTGAAGAAGATGGCGGCTTGGCAGGTGGTAACGCAGCAGCAGCTGCTGCGACCGCCGCAGCGACTTCCGCCTCGCAGTCGGCAACGTCTGCACAAACGGCTGCGACCTCAGCTATCGCGGCTGGTACGCAAACCGCAGCTGATGTCACGGCAGCAGCAGCCTCGGCTACTACGGCACAGAACGCAGCAACGGCTGCCATTGGTGCAGAAACGGCCGCTGCGGCCTCCGCAACGAATGCGGCAGCCTCGGACCAGGATGCGACTCAGCAAGCCACCCAAGCGGCTGCTAGCGCGACTGCGGCAGCTCAGAGTGCAGCGGCTGCACTGACGGATAAGAATTCCGCGGATGCTTCGGCAACCGCTGCGGCTTCGTCGATGAATGCAGCACAAACGGCTGCCGCTTCAGCCATCGCACTCTACAACTCGTGGGGTCAAGTCTTCCTGGGCGAATTGCCTGAAGACCCGACGCTGGACAATCAGGGCAACCCGCTGATCAACGGCGCGATGTACCTGAACATCACGGACAACCCGAACCTCATGCGGATCTATATCGCTGGGGCCTGGGAAGATCTGGATGAAGGTGGTCAGCTGGCAACGCAAGCAGCTCAGACCGCAGCTCAACAAGCAGCGAACTCGGCTACGAACGCAGCAACGTCCGCTGGCAATGCAGCAGATTCGGCAGCCACTTCGACGACTCAGGCTACTGCTGCCGCAGCTTCGGCTACGGACGCTGATACGTCCGCTACGGCGGCAGCTACCAGTGCCAGTGCTGCTGCTGTGTCGGATACGGATGCAGCATCTCAAGCAACCGCTGCCGCAGCCAGCGCGACCTTGGCGGAAGCCTGGGCTTCGCAGTCGGATGGTACGGTAGGTGGCACGACGTTCTATTCGGCTGCTTACTACGCTCAAGAAGCTGTGAATGCGATGGACACCATTGCATCGCAGGCGGTGATTGCTCAGACGGGATCGAATAGCGCAGCGGCTTCGGCTAACGCTGCTTCGAACTCTGCTGCATCGGCTTCGACCAATGCGACCTCGGCTTCGCAAAGTGCGACCGCGGCGGCAGCTTCCGCAGGTAATGCTCAGAACAGCGCGACCTCGGCCCTGAACGCCATGAATAGCGCGCAGGCTAATGCCACGTCGGCGGGGATCTCGGCGGCTCAGGCCAATGAATCCAACGGCATGGCGCAGAGCTACGCAACGAGCGCCAACAACGCAGCCTCGACAGCTGTCGCAAATGCCACAGTCTCGACCAATGCAGCAGCACTGGCTGAAGACTGGGCCATCAAGTTGACGGGTGAAGTCGACGGGGTGGACTACTCTGCAAAGTACTGGGCACTCGCGGCTCAGTCGGCGGACACCGATGCACAGAACCAAGCGTCGACAGCGATGGCTCAAGCCACGGCTGCAACGACAGCAGCTACCACGGCAACCAATGCAGCAACCGATGCTCAGAACTGGGCAAGCTCTGCGGCATTGGTAGATGGCACGGATTACTCGGCCAAGTACTGGGCGGGTCAGGCATCGAACTCGGCGGCAGCTGCGAATACGTCGGCAGCCTCGATTACGGGTCAGGCTACCGCAGCGGCTCAGAGTGCTACGCTCGCTCAAGCCTGGGCTTCGGGTTCGGGTACGATCGGTGGGACCACGAGTTACTCGGCGCAGTACTACGCCATGCAAGCGCAGAGCGCAGATACGGACGCCCAGACGCAAGCAGCAAATGCAGCGACGTCGGCAACCGATGCTGCGGCATCTGCCACGACCGCCTCGGGGGCAGTGACGACGGTGCAGGCTGTGATGGCTGCATTCAACCAGTTGTTCCTGGGTACGTTCAGCACGCCACCCACGCATGACAATCAAGGTGGCGCACTGGTCAACGGTGCAGAATACCTGGATAGCTCGCAAACGCCTGCTGTGCTGATGGCATGGGACGGCACGCAATGGGCAGTGGCATCTACCGGTGGGAGTTCGAACAATGCGACCCTGGCAGCATCTCAAGCGGCAGCTTCCGCAAGCCAAGCATCTGCTGCGGCTACGGCTGCGCAAACGAGTCAGACGAATGCAGCAACGTCTGCAACGAACGCGGCCAGCAGTGCAACGAACGCTGGCACTTCTGCTACTACTGCCGGTGCTGCTGCTACTGCTGCTGCGGGTAGTGCTACGAGTGCTGCTGCTGCCGATGCGGATTCTCAGACACAGGCAACGAATGCGGCGGCGTCTGCGACAAACGCTGCAAGTTCGGCGAGCGCAGCTTCTGCTTCGGCAGGCACGGCGTCGAGTGCAGCCACACTAGCCCAGAACTGGGCGAGCCAGCCGGTGGGTTATGTCAATGGCACGACCTACAACTCGGCGTTTGTCTATGCAACGGCAGCACAAGCTGCGGCGTCGACGGCTTCGGCGGCTCAGAATGCTTCGGCTACGTCGGCGACTCTGGCTCAGGCTTGGGCATCGCAGACAACGGGTGTCGTGAATGGCAGCCAGTACTACTCGTCGTACTACTACGCGAATCAAGCGTCGCTCAGTGCGACCACGTGTACGAATGCAGCGAGTAACGCACAGTCGGCGATGACTGCGGCTAATGCTTCGGCAACCGCAGCAGGCACGTCGGCAACCAATGCGGCCACGAGTGAATCCAACGCCGCCGCGTCGGCCGTCACGGCAACCCAGAAAGCGAACAGTGCCAGCACATCGGCGACCAATGCCGCAGCCTCTGCATCGAGTGCCGCGGGCTATGACACGGACGCGCAACTGCAAGCCACGAACGCTGAAGCGTCGGCAACCACCGCTCAGAACAGTGCGGCCGCGGCTCAGACGGCAGCTACCAACGCCACCAGTGCAGCAACGGGTCTGGCGAACGCTCAGACGGCCGCTGCGGCCTCCGCAACGGCTGCGGCTACCAGCGCTAGTGCTGCGGCCGCGAGCGCCACGGCGGCCGCTACAAGCGCGACCAACGCAGCAACGGATGCCACGCAAGCAGCCGCTTCGGCAGCTGCGGCAGCAGAGAGTGCAGCGAACTCGGGTACGGGTTCGGGCGTCAGCTTGGCTCAGGTGCAAGCGATTGAAGCTCAGCTGAACGCGATGCTCACGTCGTTTGGTGCAGCATGGCTTGGTGACCAGGACACGTTCCCGACGGTGGACCTGAATGGGAACCCGCTTGTGGAAGGTGCTTCGTTCTTGTACACGGGCGTGACACCGTACGAGTTGTTCGTGTACGTGGGTGGAGTCTGGACGCCAACCAATGAAGATGCGTTGGCAGCATCGACCAGTGCGACACTCGCGGCTTCTCAAGCGGCAGCTTCGGCTACCGCTGCGGGTCAATCATCGGCACTGGCTTCGAGTGCCGCTGCGAATGCCCTGACGTACATGGATGGTGCCAACACGGCATTGACGGGTGCGCAGGCAGCAGACACGGATGCAACGACTCAAGCAACCAATGCTGCTGCTTCGGCAAGTTCCGCAGGCGATGCAGCAACCGCAGCCGCAGCTTCCGCAACGCTCGCTCAGGCATGGGCGACGGAAAACGATTCGAACGTGAATGGCAGTGGGCAAGGCTCGGCACTGTACTACGCTGGCTTGGCTCAAGGCTATTACTCGTCGATCACGAGTTTGAACACCACGGCTGCCACGAGCGCGTCCAGTGCGGCGGCTTCGGCTACGGCGGCAGCAGCGTCACTCACGCAGCTTAACAACCAAGTGACCCTGGCTCAGTCGGCAGCAACGTCGGCACAAGGTCAGGCAAACAACGCCCAGAGTTCGGCCACGGCCGCAGCAGGTAGCGCGACCACGGCGAACAACAGTGCAGCATCGGCAGCAACATCAGCCAGTGCCGCGGCGAACAGTGCGACCACCGCTTCGAACAACGCCTCCTCGGCAAGTGCTTCGAATACGGCAGCACAAGCAGCCGCGACGTCTTCAGAGAACTACGCTGCACAAGCGCAGAGCTATCTGAATACGGCGAATGCGAATGTGGCCAACGTGTCGCAGTACGCAACGCTGGCACAGAACTGGGCGAGTCAAACCACGGGCGTGGTGAACGGCACGAGCTATTACTCGGCCTATTACTACGCTCAGGCGGCATTGACCACGTATAACAACACGGTCAATGCAGCAGCCACGGTAACGACTTCGACCACGGCCGCTACCACAGCTGCCACCAACGCCGCGACTTCCGCAGCATTGGCACAGTCGTGGGCAGCACAAGGCAGTGGTTTTGTGAACGGGACGACGTCTTATTCGGCGGCCTATTACGCAGGACAAGCAGCCACCTCGGCCACCAACGGAGCCACGAGCGCAACCAATTCGGCAGCCTCGGCAACGCTCGCGCAAGCGTGGGCTACGCAGGCAACGGGAGTGGTGGGCACGAGCAGCTTGTACAGTGCTTACTGGTACGCGAACCAAGCTGCGCTCTCTTCGAGCACGGCCACGACGCAAGCTGGGAATGCCTCGGCTTCAGCAACTGCGGCAGCTGCGAGTGCAACGAGTGCTCAGACGAGTGCGAACAATGCAGCGACCTCCTACGCTCAAACGCAGGCAGTGATCGCTTCGTTCAGTAGCGCGTGGCTGGGTGCTTACTCGACGCCTCCGACGCAGACGCCTACGGGTGGTGCGTTGACCGTGGGTGCGCAGTACGAAGACATTTCGCAGAACCCGCCTGTCATCATGACGTATTACAACGGCGTGTGGAATGCTCCTTCGCAATCCGATCAGACAGCTTCGGCTAACGTGACGATTGCTGCCACTCAAGCAGCGGCCAGTGCCGCAACGGCATCGACCGCTGCAACGAACGCTGGTAACAGTGCAACGGCTGCCGCGAACTCGGCAACCGCAGCTGCTACGTCTGAAACCAATGCAGGAAATAGCGCTACGGCCGCAGGCACGTCCGCATCGCAAGCTTCGACCAGTGCATCGGCCGCAGCAGCATCGGACAGCGACGCACAGACGCAGGCTGAGAATGCGTTGGCTTCGGCTGCAACGGCTACGTCTCAAGCGACGGCTGCGAGTAACTCCGCAACCTTGGCTCAAGCGTGGGCGAGTCAGCCGGCTGGGGTGGTGAACAACACCACGTATTACAGTGCATCGTACTACGCGACCCAGGCGTCGACGCAGGCAACCAATGCCGGTACGCAGGCAACGAACGCTGCATCGTCGGCCACGGCCGCCGCAGCATCTGCTGCCGCAGCAGCAGCCCTGGTGGCAGGTCCTTCGGGCTCGGCTAACTACTATGCGCAGCAAGCCTCCACGGCAGCAGGCAATGCCAACACATCGGCAGGCCAAGCCGCGACGAGCGCCACGGCAGCAGCGACTTCTGCGTCTAACGCAGCAGCCTCGGCTACCCAAGTGCTCACGGGGGTGAACAGTGCGGGGTCCAGTGCAACTGCGGCTGCGACGTCTGCAACGAATGCTGCCAACTCGGCAAGCGCAGCACAGACGTCGGCGAATACGGCTAACTCGGCAGCCTCGGCTGCGGGGACGTCGGCTTCGACAGCAGCAGGTAGTGCATCGGATGCGGCAGCCAGTGCAACGGCAGCGGCCGCCTCGGTGCCCAGCGCCCAGAGCGCAGCGACAGCAGCCGCGGCGAGTGCCGCAGCAGCAGCCGCGAGTGCAGCAAGCGCGTTGCAAAACGCGCGTATCAACATGTTCGTGAGCGGTCAGAATGGTGGCACGGTCTCGCAGCAGTGGGAACAACTCTTTGCTGAGACGACGGTCTTCCAGGCAGACTGGGGTGTGTCCAGTGGTTCGGGCTCCGTCGGTAACTGCCAGTTCTCGCAAGGTACGAGTGCGCTGTTCAACATCTACGCATACAACCTGGCAAACCCGAACGGCACGTTGATCGCGCAGATCACGTTCACGGCGAACGGTAACACGATCAACAGCATGGCATCGGGCACGGCTTCGTTCTCGACCATGAACACGTCCTTCACCTTCAATCCGGGTGACATGATGATTGTGGTGCCGCAAACCACCAACGTCTCGGCGGTGGCCGTCGCATTCCGCGGCGCTTACCCGAACGCTTAACCAGAAGGAAATGGAAATGGCAACGCCTCAGTTTATTGTTGGAGCAGAGGGCTTCGACCGCTATCCAGCAGGGGCGTTGTCTCCTGTGTATCCGTGGGTGCAACTCAATACGAATAACACCGCTGCGATTGTGCCCACGTTCAGTTTGTTTAACAGTAATGCGCTGGGGGTCCCGCCCCTGGCAACGAATAGCTGTGGGTGGGTCTATGTGGTCCCATCCACCGCAGCGTTTCAGCGGAACAACACCAAGGCGGGCGGCACGGGAGCGTTTGGCTTCTGTGGTTACATCCGACTGGGTAGTCTCACGACGCAGGGCACCGATACGATGCTGGCGATGGGCTGTACGAATAACTCGTCACCCTCGTTCCCGATTCTGGGTCAGTCGTACTCCACGCTCTATGGGCAAAGCTTGGCCTTCCCGAGTCAAGTCTCGGGGCTGGGCACCAAGCCCTATCTCTACTCTGTCAAACCCAACACCTGGGTCTGGGTAGGTATCTACTTCTCCTTCACCCCGACAGGGAAACTGTTGGCGACCTACTGTATCAACGGTAAGGCGATCTGGAAAGACGTGACCATCAACTGGCTCACAGATCTCTTTGCTGCGGGCCAGACAGTGAACATGCTCAAGGTCTACAACGGCACCTTGGGCGAATGGTACATGGATGACATGGTGCTCCATGCAGCATCCACGGCTGATGCGAATTGGCCAAACCCCACGGCATTGACTCCTGAAGTTCTCCCGCAATACCATCCGAAACAGATCACCATGGCGCAGGCAACTGCGACGGCGTTCAACAGTGGCTTCTTCTCGATGACCACGGAGCCGGACTGGCAAGCGGTGACGGACCTCTCGGGTCAGAATTCGATTGGGGCGTATCAAACCACGGGCGGTGTGGGTTCCACAGGCGGTGACTCCTACGAGTACTACAACTGGACCCCACAAGCCCAAACGGGCATCAAGGCGCTCATCTACCGGGGCCAATCGAGTAACCTCCTGCAAGTCTCCCCAGCCCAAGTCGTGGGTGGGCAAGAGACCACGATGGCCGTGAATAACAACGGTCCGCAGAACGTGGGCAACTCGGTGGGCATGTTTGTGGGCATCAGCGAGAACGACGGAACCAACCACTGGACGCAGGCGAGCATTGAAGCCGCGACGTTCGGGCAGTTCACGCACAATTGAGAAACGGCTATGTCGCTTTTATTTGCAGAAGGCTTTGAAACAGTCGCGGACACGCCGGACATGTACGCACGGGGTCTCATTCAGAACGTCACGACGAATATCGGTGGCGCGAATGGGCTTCCTTCGCCCTCACGCACGGGCTATCCCGGCAAGGGCTGGTTCCTGCGCTCGGGTCCGGCAGGCTACAGCATCTCGGGCGTGGCGCCCTTGGGTGGTGCGGGCTACACCGACTACGGCATGATCCCGATGGGTCAGTCGATCTATTCCCTGTGGCAGGCGGGTGGCTTCTGTGTGGGTTTCAGCGCAAGCTTTAACTCCAGCTGCTACCTTCAGCCGGCTGCCGGGGAATCGCAGCAGCTCGTCTATGACGGCGCGCAGTACTACTGGTCGATCTGCTATTACTACAATGGCAGCACCTGGATCTGGGGTGTGGCGTACTCGACGGACTTGAAGAACTGGAACCTGCCGATTACGCAGCCGAGCGTCAACCAGAACTCCACGATCACGGTCTCCGGTAGTGGACCGACGGCAATCATCATTGTCGGTAGCAGCAGCAACTTCAGTGCGCCCGCTTCTCAGTATTCCAACAACATGGGGTTGACCTGGAATGCGATGACTGGCAACGCTCTCTTTCGGACGCCCGTCTACGTGAATGGTGCGAACGGGACCACCGCACTCTACGTCACGGTCACAGCCACTGGTAGCGGTTCCCCCGTGCCGGCTTACTCCACGACCTGGACGGGCACGCCAGTGAGTCTGACTGCGGTAGGCGCGATCGCCCCTGCCTCATCCACAGAAGGCGCATACTGCAAACAGGTGGGCAACTATATCTGTGCAATCGCCTTCACGGGTGGGTCGAGTCAGTGGGGACCGAGTTCGGGGTGCACGAGCGGGATTGCGTTCTGTTCGACGAGTGCGGATCCAACGGTCGCCGCCAATTGGACGAGGACGGCAACGCTGCCTTTCCAGATCATGGACCTGTTGGTCTTCAATGGCAACTTCGTGGCAGTGGGCTACGGTGGTATTTACACCTGTCCGATTGCCAACCCAACGCAGTGGTATCCGACGAACGGGTTCTACAACACCAACGCACCGGTAACGGCTGGCAACTTCGCGATCTTCGCGATCGCAAGCAACGGCACGACGCTGATGGCAGTGGGGCAAGATCCCATCAATGTGCAACTGGGTGCGATCTACCTGTCTAAGGACGGCATCAACTGGACGAAGCAAAACCGCTACATCTACTTCAATGCCACCAATGCGAACACGGCGTTCAACGCCTTCACGATGGTGCTGTGGGACGGCAAGCAGTGGGTGGTGGCCGGTGGCGTGAACAACAGCATGATCATCACCTCCCCTGACGGCCTCGCCTGGGAAGTGCAGTATGTGTACGACAACGGTGAGCAGGTGGATGCGGCCAGTCTGAGTTTCCCGGGCTTCTATTCGGGGACGATGAACTACGCCGCGAACCTCTTCTCGCCTTGGAACACGGCGGCGAACACCTCGTTCTTCAATGGACTGGGTGTCTCGGCGGGCGCACCGACCAATGGTCAGCGTCAGGTGGGGGTGTGTCAGAACTACAGCAATGGCGCAGCACTGTCCGATGTCGGGAACACCGCTGGCTGGGGCACAACGGTTGCCTGTCCGACCATTCCTACCGGGAACAATCCGGGCTCAGCGCTCACGCACTACTACGAACTGATCTTGACGGCGGGTGCCGCAGTCAACTCGTTCACGATCCAGTGGGCCATTGACGGTGTGGTGCAGCCTGCGATCAGTGCAGCGTATCAGTTTGCTCCGACCACCGATACCACGGGCGTCAATCAGATCTTCTTCAATCTGCCGCGTCAAGGGACGTTCGTGCAGATTGATGACATCTACTTGACGAACATGGACGGACATGGTGCGAGCGGCCGCTTGGGTCCGCAGAACATCTTTGACCTCTCCATGGTGTCGGCTCTCACGAGTGGGATGACCAACAGCATCTCGGCCAACAGTAACGCCCAGACGGTCAATAGCGAACTCTCCAATTCGGAAGGCTACGTCTATACCGCCACGAAGAACACGCAGGATGTGTACGGTACGAGCAACGTCGTGCCGTCGAACTACAACGTGGTGGCTGTGTTGGCAGAGGCGTACTTCGGTCAGCTGGGTCAGGGCGTGGGGGTCGCGGGTGCGGTGGGGCTGAAGAGTGGGTCCGCAACCAAGCAAGGTAGCGTAGTCTCCGCAGGCACGGGCGTGTTGAGCAACAACACGACGACGCCACAAGCGAGCTGGCCGGCACGCAGCACGGTCCTCACGGAAACGGATCCCAAGACGGGTGCTGCCTTCACGCTGGCGAATTTGAACGCGCTGGACGTGACGGTGACGAAAACAACTTAAGGGTAGGTCCACGATGACTGCACTTTTCACTGAAGGCTTCGAAGCGATTCTGGACCAGATGGACCTGATCAATCGAGGCCTCTTGATTCAAAACGCGGCGCCCACGTTGGGTTCCGTGTGTAGCCAGGCGATCCCGTCTCGCACGGGCTACCCTGGTAAGGCGCTGTATCTGCGCGGTCCGTACAGTACACTCACGGCACAGCAGCCGATGGCAGGCGCCAACTGGACGGACTTCGGGTTGATCCCCATGGGCCAGAGCATCAATGCACTCTGGCAAGCAGGTGGGTTCGTCGTGGGTTTTAGCGCGGCGTTTAACGCGCAGCAGTTTCTGGAAATCGCACCGGGTGGGGCGTGTCAGCTCGCCTACGACGGCGCAGTCAACTACTGGGCGATCACTCGGAACAGTAGCTCGGGTGCCTGGGGCATTGCGTACTCCAGCGACTTGCAAAACTGGAACATCCCGCTCAGCACACCGGGTATCAATCAGGGCAGCCAGATCTCGGTGGTGGGTTCGGGCATCAATGCGACCATCATCGTCGGTAACACGGGGACGTATTCGGGCGCCGCTGCGGTCTACTCCACCAACATGGGCATGACGTGGAACGCCACGAATAGCTCGGGTAACTACCGCGCACCCTGCGTGGTGCCGCCGGGCAACGGGAACGCCGCCTACCTGAGCATCCAGATCAGTGGTACGGCACTCACGATCTGCCCGGTGACTGCACCCACGATGACGGCTGCGGTAGTGCCCCTCACCACGGTGAACACGATCCCCAACGCGACGTATGACGCGGGCTTCTGTAAGTGTGACGGGAAGTACTTCTTCGCCGTGGGCTATTCGGGTGCCGGGGGTGTGACGCCGAACCTGAATGGTGGCTATCCCAACAACGGTGTGTCCTTCTGTCCTGTGGGCTCGGACGTGACGGTGGCCGCCAACTGGAAGTCGACCGGTTATGCATTGCCGGGACAGATCAGTGACGTGATCATCTTTAACAACAACATCGTTGTCGCCGGTGTCGGTGGGGTGTACTACACGCCACTCGCGAATCCGACACAATGGAATCCCTCGCCGAGCTTCTACAGTACGAACGCCAAGGGTGCAGGTGCCTTCAACACGTGGGGCATTTACTCACTGGCAAGCAACGGTTCGATTCTGATCGCGGCAGGACAGGACTACGCAACGCCGTCGATTGGCGCGATCTACCTCTCAACGGATGGCATTAACTGGACGAAGCAGAACCAGTTCTTCTATTCGGGCAGCAGCTCGGGTATGGCGCCCACGACGACCTTCACCAATGTGATCTGGGACGGCGCGCAATTTGTCATGACAGGTGGCGAGAACAACGGCATGGTGGTCGTGTCGCCTGACGGTAAGGCCTGGGAAACCAAGTACGTGACGGATTATCCCGAGCAAGCGGGTACCGCCACCCAAGGGATGGCAGGGGTGTTCTTCGGCTCGGTTAATCCAATCACGAACATCTTCACACCGTGGAACGCAGCGTCTACTGCTTCGTATGTCAACGGGCTGGGACTGGTTGCGTTTGCTGGTTCTGGTGCCACGCGTCAGATTGGTCTGGGGGCCAGTTATGCCAATGCGCAGTACGCCGCACAGCAGTACATCACGCTGCCGTGCCCTGCAATCCCGCTCGGTCAACAACCGGGTACAGCCCTCACGAATTACTACGAACTGATCTTCACGCCGACGGCGACCAACAACGCGTTCACGGCGCAGTGGGCGATCAATGGGACGGTAGAGACGTTTAGTGGCGGACCGTGGCAGCTCGCACCAACCGCCGATACAACGGGGGTGACGCAGTTGTTCTTTAACTTACCGCGAAACGGCAACTACAACGTGATCGATGATATTTACTTGACCACGATGAACGGGGCGAATAACGTGGGACGGTTGGGACCACAGAGTGTCTTCGCTGTTGATCCGTCCACGGTGGTCGGTACGCCTGGGTTCTCCAACACCAGTGGCACGCTCACGAATGCGCAGACGGTGGCGACAGAGCTCGGCAATGCGGAGAACTATCTCTACGCCACGACGAAGAACAAGGCAGACACCTATCACACGACGAACACGGTTCCGGCTACGTTCAATGTGCGGGCACTGCAAGTTGATGCTGCGATGGGCGCACAGGGTCCAGGTCCGGCTCCTGCTGGTACGGTGGGGGTAGTGAGTGGCTCCGCGTCAAAGCAGAGTAACTCGGTCACGCCCACTGCGGGACTCTATAGTCGCGCGTCTCTCTTCATGGAAACCGATCCGAACACCAATGCTGCGTTCACGGCCGCGGGCCTGAATGCGCTGGAACTGACGATCACGAAAACCAATTAGAGGTCAGTATGAGTGTTGTATTTTGCGAAGGCTTCGAGACCTCGGCCGATCAACCGGACGTGTATGCTCGAGGTCTACTCACCGCCGCCTCGAGCGCTCTGTCTGGGGTGGGTGTCTTGCCACTGCCGAGTCGCAGTGGTGCCGCCGGCACGGGTCTGATGTTGCGTGGTCCCTATAGCAACGCCACGGCCCTGCCCTGTAGTGCAACCGGCACACCTGACTTCGGTCTGATCAATCTGGGTCAGTCGGTGAACGCCTTGTGGAATGCGGGCGGGTTTGCGATTGGCGTGTGTGCAAGCTTCAATAGCTTGAACTACTTGCAGGTTGCCTCGACCTATCCGCGTCAGATGGTCTACGATGGGGCTCAGTACTACTGGGCCATCACGTACAACGGCACGGCGTATGGGGTCGCGTATTCCCCGGACCTGAAGAACTGGACGCCGGTAACAGCGCCTGGCTTTGTGGGGGTGAACTCCAGCATTCAGGTGGTGGGGTCGGGTTCGTCCGCGACGATCATTGTCAGTAGCTCGGCGTGCTCCGTGACGGAGCTGTCGTACTACTCGACGAATTTCGGGAGTACCTGGACGGCGTTTGCGCAGGCGGTGACAAACTCCAACTTCGCGTACGCCTACACGGGTAACGCCACGACGCCGTACATCTCGGTGTCGTATAACGCAGGCTGGAAGGTCTTCCCGTTCACGTCGCTGGCTTCGGCAGCGGGTGCTGCACTCACCTCGCCGATGTTGGTGACGGGTGTGTCGTATGGTAACTCCATGATCAAGTTGGTCAATGGCGTTATCATCATCATGGGGACGAACACCCCGAGCAACCCGACCTATCCGACGACGGGTACGTCGTACTTCAGTTCCTGTCTGAGCGTCAACAATCCGGCAACGCCTGCGAACTGGTCGGCGATCACGTCGGTCACAGGTCAGATGGCGGACGTCACGTTCTTCAATAACAAGTGGTTCGTGGCGGGTCAGGGTGGCGTGTGGAGTTCGCCCCAGTTGGGTACGCCAGGTGCGGTACAAGGACCGGCTGGTCCCTGGACGCAGTCGCTTTCGTTGGGGACGTACATCATGTCCTCGCTCGCCACGAATGGCACGATCCTGGTGGCGGCAGGGCAGGACTCGATTAATCCCACATCGACCGGCGGGATCTATACGTCGACTGATGGCGTGACGTGGACCAAGGCCAATCGCTTTCTGCTTGACTCGCCAAACATCACCAACGGTAGCTGGCTGCCGGGCGTGATCTATGATGGCACGCGCTTTATCTTGACCGGTGGTTTGAACAACAACTTCATCGCGACTTCCACGGACGGTATCAGTTGGTCTGTGTTGTATGCACCGGAGTATGTCGAACAAACCGGGACGGCCAGCATGTCGTTGCTGGGTGTGTTCTCAGGCACGCAAAATCCGGCGACGGGTCTGTTCACCCCATGGGGCGTAGCCGCGGGTAACGTGGCTGCTGTGGGCTTTACCGCAGCCGCTGTAGCGAGCAGTGCACGCACGGTCACGGCCACTACGGTCACCGCCGGGGCGATCGCCAACAGCGCGCTGAGTGCGTCGGTTTCTGCGGTGGGCTCCACCAGTGGTCAACAGCCACCGGCAACCCTCTCGCACTACTACGAGTTGGTGTTCACGCCCGTGCCGGGTCAGCCGAACATGTTTGCGGTGCAAGCCGTGATCGATAACACCGTGCTGGGTTACATGGGGAACTATCAGCTGGCCGCGCCTACGGACACGGGCCTGAGTCAGCTGTTCTTTAACCTGCCACGTAACGGGAACTTCACGGTCATCGATGACATCTATCTGACCAATGCCCAAGGTACGTATCACAACAGCCGATTGGGGACGCAGCATATCTACCCGGCTGTGGCGAGTTCCGATGTGCAGGATCAGTTGACGGCCTCGAGTGGTGCGAACAATGCGGCAGTGGCTGGAGCGCTGTCGAACTCCGAAGGCTACGTCTACGCTACTTCGGGTGTGGTGCAAGACATCTACGGGATCACGTCGAGTGCCCCATCGAGCGGCGCGTCTGTGAACGCGGTACAGGTGGAGGGGTTCCTTTCCTCGTATGGTACGGGTACGTCGTCCAAGGGCCAGGTGGGGCTGCAAAGCAATGGCCATCAGGCGGTGGGTAGTATCGTCACCACGAACAACTCGCCAACACGCGCGATTGCCCTGGTGGAATTGGATCCGAATACGGGTCTGCCTTGGACACTCGCAGCTGCCGCTGCTCTGGACCTCGTGGTGGGCAAGACTTCTTAAAGAGGAATCAACATGTCGGTTTTGTTTGTAGAAGGTTTCGAAACCTCAGCCGACCAGACGGACGTCAACAAGAAGGGCCTGCTCACCTGCACCACGGCAGCGCAGTCGGGGGCGGGCGTGATCCCGATCCCCTCTCGCACGGGTGTCGCGGGCATCGGCCTCTTCTTGCGCGGTCCCTATGGCGGTAACACGGGTCAGCCGTGTAACTCAGCAGCGGTCTCCGACTTCGGGTTGATCTCGCTCAATCAGAGCGTGTACTCTCTGTGGCAAGCAGGGGGCTTCGCAGTCGGCATCAACGCGAGCTTCAATAGCCTGAACACGTTTCAGGTAGCACCCGGTGATGTGGGACAGCTCGTCTATGACGGGGCGACCAATTACTGGGCCATCTGTTACACTGGGAGCGCCTATGTCGTGGCGTACTCGACCGATCTGAAGAACTGGACCCAGACGACGGCTCAACCTGCAACCATCAACATCACGTCCTCGATCTGTGTGACTGGTAGTGGTAGCAGCGCGACCATCTTGGTGAACAACACCGCGTCGCTCTCGACCGGTTCCCAGACGTACTACTCGACGAATATGGGCGGTACCTGGGCAGCCATGAATCAGGTCAATGCCAACTGGGGTACGGTCATTCCGACCACCAACGCGAATGCTCCATTCGTGGGTCTGGCATGGGTCAACACGGTGGGCTACAAGCTCTACTTCTACACGTCGGTCAGTGGTTCGCAGACTCTGGTGGCCTCGTCACCAGTAATCGTGGTGGCGCCCTCGAACTTCATCTACGCCATCGGTAAGCAGTCCAATGGCCTGATCATGCTCGCGGGTTCGAAGACGTCGGCTGGTGGTAACTTCCCAGTCACGGGGAACGTCTCGCAGGTCACGACCTGTCTGGCGTCGAACAATCCGTCGCTTGTGGGCAACTGGATTCAGTTGGCGGCCAGCCCCCAGATGCTTAACGATCTGATCTACTTCAATGGCTACGTCATTGGCGTGGGGTATGGCGGGCTCTGGTACAACAGCAACACGGCTGCATCCGCATGGACACTGGGTACGGGTTTTGCGAGCAGTAGCACGAACGTGGTCTCTGCGATCGCCACCAATGGCACCGTTGCGGTCGCCGTCGGCACTGATCCCAGCGTGGCCGGCAGTGGCGCCATCTGGACGAGCACGAACGGAACGACCTGGACGAAGGCTAACCGGTTTATCTTCAACGGTGCTGCGGCAACGTCCAGTGCAGTCCTCACCAGTGTGACGTGGGATGGAACACGCTTCATTGCCACGGGTGGTCTGAACAGTAACGTGGTGGCGACTTCCACGGATGGGATTTCGTGGTACGTCATCAGTGCGACGGATTATGCTGAAGCCTCAACCGGTACAACCAGCATGGCGTTCCTGGGTGTGTTCACTGGTACGCAGAGTCCGTCGACCGGGATCTTTACGCCGTGGGGCACAGCGGCTGGCAATAGCTCGGGGGCAGGCTTCACGTGCTCGACGTCGTCGGGTGGGGCGCGCACTGTCACCGCTGCCGCTGTCACAGCGAATGCCTTGGTGAATGGCTCGAGTCTGAGTGTTTCGGCCGTCGCGGCTGCGTTGGGTGCACAGCCTCCTGCCACGCTCTCGCATTACTACGAGTTGGTGTTCACGGCTGTAGCGGGTACGCCTAACCTCTTTAACGTCGTCGCGCTGATCGATGGCGTGAGTGTGGGGACACTGGTGGGTCAGTTGCAGATGGCGGCTACCACCGATACGACGGGTGCTTCTCAGGCCTTCCTGAATCTGCCGCGCTCGGGCTGTTTCACCCAGGTGGACGACATCTACCTGACGAACTTCTCGGGGGCGTATCACAATGGTCGACTGGGCACGCAGCGCATCTACCCGATCATTGCAAGCTCGGATGTGAGCGATCAGCTGACCACGAGTAACAATGGCGCGACCAACTCCAACACGGTCAACGCCGAGCTCTCCAACGCGGAAGGGTATGTGTATTCGACTGCCACCACCGCGCAAGACATCTATGGGACGACAAACGCAGTGCCGTCTTCTGGGGTGAGTATCAACGCGGTGCAGATGGAAGGGTTTCTGGCGACCTACAACGGGTCTTCGCCTTCCACGGGGCAGATTGGCGTGCAAAGCAATGGCAAGCAATCGCTGGGCACGAGCCTCACAACCTCGGGGGCGCCCACGCGTGCAATCGCACTTGTCGAGCTTGATCCGAACACCAATGCGCCTTGGACGAATTCTGGCTTAAATGCTGTGGATATCGTCGTCGCAAAGACTTCTTAAAGTGAGATCAACATGTCTGTTTTGTATTTCGAAGGGTTCGAGACGTGCGCGGATGAAACCGATGTGGTTTACCGCGGCTGGGATCTCGACCAGACTGCGAGCTTGAGCGGTCAGAACGTACTGCCGCTGCCCGCACGTAACGGCGTGGCCAACACCATCGGGCTGATGCTGCGTGGTCCGTACACGACGGCCTCGCTCACCTACGCACCGAACTCGGGTAACCCGGACTTCGGTTTGAAGGATCTGGGCCAGTCGATCTATTCGCTCTGGCAAGCGGGTGGTTTCTCCATCGGCTTCAATGCCACGTTCAACAAGACGATTCAGCTGCAAGTGGCGCCGAGCAACCCGCAGCAGATTCGTTACGATGGCAGCACGTATTACTGGGCGATCTGTCTGAATGCTGCGACCTACGTGGTGTGCTATTCGTCGGATCTCCAGAACTGGATTCAGTGCCCGACGCAGCCCACCAACATCGCCCAACAGTCGACCATCACGATCTCGGGTTCGGGTTCGAGCGCGACGGTGATCGTGTCGAACAGCATGAACAGCTTGGCCAATGCCATCTACTACACGACCAATATGGGTCTGACGTGGACGACTTCGGCCGCCATCACCAACCCGAAGTACTTGATCGCCACGGGCAACAGTGCTGCACCCTTCATCCTGCCGTATTCGAGCGGCACGGGTCTGGGCGTAGGCTTGCTCTCGAGCGCGCTGGCATTCACGGCCATCAGTGCGACGCAGCTGGTCGCCACGGGTGCGAACTCAACAGGTGCTGCGAAGCTCGTCAATGGCGTCGTGATGACTTGGGGGACGACAGGTACGGCCCTGACCACCATCAACGGCGCCGTCAACACGTACTTCTCGTGGATTCAGGCGAACAACTCGGGGATCGCGACCGCCGCGAACTGGACGGCGGGCAGCTCACTGCCGGGCTTCCAGATTGCCGACATGACCTACATCAACGGCTACTGGGTGGCGGTGGGTTACGGTGGTATCTATATCGCCACGCAATCGGGGACGGTCGGTAACGTGCTCGGACCGACGGCCGCTTGGTCGAACGTGGTGCAGGTAGCGAGCGCTGCGGTGTTCAGCTGCGATGTGAATACGGCAGGTACGGTGGCGGTTGCTGTGGGTCACGATGCCGTGACGAATGCCTCGGCCATCTACTACACGAACAACGGTACGAGTTGGACGAAGGTGGATCGCTTCCTCTTCCAAGAGCCGAGCGCCGTGCAGAACAACACGTTCACGAACGTCTTCTGGGACGGTCACCGCTTCGTGCTCACGGGTGGTTTGAACAACAACGTGATCGCGGTGTCGACCGACGGCATTGCGTGGAACGCGCTCTACTACCCGGACTACACGGAAGCCGCCGGCACGACCAGTGGTAACGTGGCGGGCGTCTACTCGGGTACGCTGACCGCTGGTACGTATCTGGACACGACCTCGTCGACGTCGAATGCGGGTTCGTTCGTGCCGTGGAGCACGGCCACAACCGCAGGCTTCGCTTCGGGCCTGGGCTTCACGGTGGGTGCAGCGACCCAAGGTCTGAACGTGATCACGCGTACGGTGCAGGGGATTGCGCTCGCGGGCGCCACGACCGGCATGACGCTGACCAACGTAGCCAATGCTGCGCAGAACATCCCGTGTACGGGTAATCTGACGAACTACTACGAGATCATCGCAACCGCGGTCCCGGGTACGACGAACCAGTTCACGGTGCAGTACGCCATCAACGGCGTGGTCCTGCCGGGTACGCAAACGGCGCAGTTCGCGGCCACCACGGACACGACGGGTGCTTCGCGCCTGCTGTTCAACTTGCCGCAGACTGGTAACTTCGTGATGATCGACGACATCTATCTCACGAACTTCGCCGGGACGATCGGTGTGGGTCAACTGGGCCCCCAAGTCGTGATGCCGCTGGCTCTTGCGGGCGACGTGAGCGATCAACTCACCAACAGCATCAATGGCAACACCAATGCGAAGACGGTGAATACGCCGCTCTCGAACTCCGAGGGTTACGTGTACTCCAGCACGCCGGGGGTGAAGGACACCTACAGCACGAGCAACACCGTGCCGGCAAGTTACAAGATCAATGCCGTGCAGGTCGAAGGCTTCTTCGCCGCTTACGGTCCGATCGGTGCGAACTGCCAGATTCAGATGAGCAGCAACGGTCAGGTGGTCGCGGGTAACACAGTGGCTGCCAACAGTGCGACGCCACTCTTCTCGGCTGCGCTCTCGCAGGTCGACCCGAACACTGGCGCGGCCTGGACCGCAGCGGGCTTGAACGCCTTGAATGTGGTGGCGAACAAGATCAACTAAGAGGTACGTATGTCTTTAGTGATGGCGGAAGGCTTTGAGGCAACATTCGATCAAAGCGACCTGACTGCCGCGAAGGGATGGATGACGTCACAGTCCATCACCATCAACGGCAATACGGTAGTCGGCGTTCCGTCGCGCACTGGTGTTCCTGGCACGGGCCTGATGTTGAAGGGTCCGTACTCGAACAGCGCGGCGTTGCCGATGGCAACGGCGAACGCGCCTGACTTCGGAATGAATGCGCTCAATCAGAGTGTGTACGCCGCGTGGCAAAGCGGTGGTTTCGCAGTGGGCGTGGCCGCTACATTTAACAAAGTGAGTCAGTTGGAAGTCGCCCCGTACTACTGTAACCAGATTCAGTACGATGGTGCGGGCACCTACTGGGCTGTGGCAGTCTTGAACGGCACGACGGGTGTGGTGGTGCATTCCACCGATTTGCAGAACTGGACCCTCACCCAGGCCCAGCCTGCTGCCATCTCGCCGTATTCGAGCATTGCAGTGTATGGCTCGGGGGCGAATGCTGCCATCGTGGTGTTTCAGAACAACACGGGTATCGGTACGGGTCAGTTCGTGATGGCGGGCTATGGCTCGACCAACGGTGGCGTGTCGTGGACCGTCATGTTGAACACCACGAACTGGAACTCGTACATCGGCGTGGGAGCGATTACGCCTTTGCCTGGCGCGCCGAGCGGCTATGAGTTCTTTGCCTATCCGCCGACCAATGCAAACGGCTGGGTGCTGATTCCGGGCTTTGTTCCGGCTGTGGGTTCCGGCTACACGGTCTGGGGCGCAACGTACTACTCGGGCACGACGGCCGTCACGAACACGTCGAATCGGCAATGGTACTCGATCGGTCGCACCAAGTCGGGCTGGGCCTGCTTGACGGGCTTCTCGCCCACGTCCGGTGAGGCGATGCCGTATGCCCAGCAGGCGAAGACCACGCAATGGGCGATGACGCCGATTACGTCGTTGCAACAGCTGTATAGCTCGACGATCCCGGCCACGCAGTTGGACATCTGCTACTTCGCGGGTGGTAACGTGTGGATCTCGGTGGGTTACGGCGGCATTTACACCATCGCCAATCCGGGCACGCCGAGCAGTATCCAGTGTCCGACTACGGGTGTGTGGGCACAGCCGCTCAATGTGGGCGCCGGCGTGGTGACTTCGGTGGACTGTAATGGCTCCATCGCGGTGGCCGTTGGTAGTGACCCTCTCACGGGTAACGGTTGTCTGTGGACTTCGAAGGACGGGGCCACGTGGTCGAAGTCCGATCGCTTCTTGTGGTCGGGATCGGGCGGTTCCACCTTCACCGGGGTGTTCTGGGATGGCCTGCGCTTTGTCTTGACGGGCTGTCTGAGTAACGCCGTGCTTGCGGTCTCACCTGACGGTATTGCGTGGACGCCACTGTACTACCCGGACTACACCGAGCAAACGGTCGCAGGCACTGCATCGCTTCTGGGTGTCTACGGTGGCACGCAATCCAACGGTAGCTTCGTGCCGTGGAACAACGCCACTGGTCAAAGCGTGGGGGCAGGCATCATGCCGGGGGCGGTGGCAGGTAGCGGGAACAACACCTACCGGCCGGTTTCGGCATACCTGGCACCAGGGAGTGGTTCGGCCACTGCGCAGGGTAGCGCACAGAACGTGCCGATCGCTTCCGGGCTGACTCACTACTACGAACTGATCTTCACCTCGGTGGCGGGGCAGCCCAATCAGTTCACGGTGCAGTGGGCGATTGACACGTCGATCATTGGCCCGCTCAATGGGGGCAGTCCAGTGCAGCTCGCGCCTTCCGGGGACACGGGTGTCACGGGTCTCTACCTGAACCTGCCGCGTAACGGTCAGTTCACGGTTGTGGACGATATGTACACGACCAACATGACGAACGACCCGACAGGTGCGTACGGGCAGCAGGGAACGATTAACATCATCCCTGATCCGCTCAATGGCGATTCGAGTACGCAGTTCTCGACGTCCAATGCGGGCTCGCATGCAAGTATTGTGAACACCACGCTTTCCAATTCGGAAGGCTCGATCTACAGTGCCACGCAAGGGCAGACGGACGTCTTCAATACGAACCCGACTATCCCGGCCAACTACCGGGTGCAGGCTGTGATCGTGGAAGGCTACTTTGCAAAGTACTCGGGCGCGGGTGCTAACGGCGCGGTAGGGGTGGTGAGTGGCACGAAGAGTGTCCAGGGCTCGCAAGGTGCGGGCACAGGTTTCCAAACCGGATACAGTCAGTTGATTCAGACGACTGATCCGAATACGGGTGCTGCGTGGACCGCGGCCGGACTTCAATCGATGAAAGTGTCGGTCACTAAGACGACCTAAGGAGTCTAGCCGTGACTACGAGCATTCAGGTACAAGCTGTACGCGGGCAAGCGTTGGTTGGTAGCAAACCCGCGATGACGGCTCAAGCTGTGCGTGGTCAGGTAATGGTAGGCACCCTGCCCGGACTCAAAGCGCAATCGGTTCGCGCGCAAGTGATGACAACCGCTATTCCGGGGTTGAAAGCACAGTCCGTGCAGGCACAGGTGATGGTGGGCTTACCACCTCAGCCCGTGGGTGCGAAGGGGATTGGCGGACAGGTACTGCTCTCGAAGAAGGCAGCGCTCACGGTGGTGAATGTGCAGGCGCAAGCACTCGCGGGTGGTATCCCGTCGTCCTCTCTCGCTGGTGTTGGTGGTCAGGTGCTTGTGGGCAGTACGCTCACGGCGGCGCAGTCTTCGGCCATTGGTGGCCAGGTCCTCATCGCGGCCCCTGCTCCCAAGATCACTGTGCAGGCAGTCACTGGTCAAGTGGTGGCGACCCAGAAGAGCTCGGCAGTAGCGCGTGCTATCACGGGTCAGATCCTCACGACTCTGAAGACAGCACGGAGTCTGACGGTGCAAGCCGTGACGGGTCAGGTGGTGGCAGCGTCTCCGCCTTCCACCCAGACACAGGCGATCGGCGGGCAGGTGCTGGTATCCAACGGGTATCGCAGTGCAAGCTCCCTGGGTACGGGCGGGCAGGTGTTGGTTGCTGTCCCGAGCAAGCTGATAGTGCAGAACGTGCAGGCTCAGGTACTGGCGACCATGCCGCCTTCGGCAACACTGCAAGGGGTGGCAGGTCAGGTGATGGTCTCAGGGGTCAAGACCGCAAAGGCCATGGCGATTAAGGGTCAGGTGCTGACTCAACAAAAGCCCAGTGCCAAAGCGATGGCGATCCGAGGCCAGGTGCTCTGTAACGGTAGTGGCGTGACGGGGATGATGAACTTCGCAACGACCGCACAGGTGATCCTGAAACCGAAGCCCATGATGCAGTCGTACGCGGTGAACACCTCGATCATGATTCGCGCCTCGGGTGGACTGACCACCAAGGGCATTCAATCGTTCCTGATTGTCAAACCCATTACCGGTTCGACTGCCAGAGCTATTGCCGGTCAAGTGCTCACGCACAAGCAGCAGGTTATTACCGTGACAGCCGTCACGATGGAAGTACTGGGCGACCCGATTACAACGACGCTGGCTGAGCCGTCTCAGATCGAGACTTCTTGGTCTAGTTAAAAGTTATCGCCCGGGGGTATCTCATGAGGAGAGTAAGTAGACCACTCAGATCGCGCGCCCGCATGAGTGAGTTCGAAACTCTCCTTGGTTCCTTTTGTTGGTTTTCAGCTTTGCCTTTTCATTCACGTCCGCATCTTCCGCCCTCGGGAGGTGTGGGCTTTTTTTCCGTTAGGTCAACAAAAAGGAGACAACCCGAAGTGTTCTCGTCAATTAAAACCAAAGTGGGTCATTCTCTGCGAGAGAGTATTGCCGGTTTCATCAGCATGTTCACGCTCCCCTTTCCTTCGCGTCCCCGTAGTCTCATGACGTATGAAGACTTCCACGAATGGAAGGAGAAGTATTTCGCGCAGCACAAAGACCACCATGTGGAAGCCGGCGAAGCACTCGGCCGTGCTTTCTGTCAAGTCCACCTGATTCGCGACAGTGAGTTGGAAGCCTCGGAGAATCGCATTCATTCCGAGTCGCTCATCCTCTCGCGTTACGTGGATCGTCACCGTGTTTTGAATTAACCATGCGAACTCCATCCACGATCATCTTCCCTATGCCCGATCGCGTCGCCGAGATGCAGCGCCTCTGGCGCAGTAACGATTTGTGTCTGGATGACCTGACGCTTGAGCGCTATACCGACGAAGTCATTGACGGCGTCGTGAGTTGCTTGGACCATCAGAACGTGGCGCACACCCAACTCATGTCCTTGGCCGATAAGATCAAGCACCTTGAGGCGTACCACGGTCACGATGCTGCATTCACCGTGCGCAATGCCGGGGAAGTCTATAAGCTCGGGATGGATTTCCTGAACCTGTTTGAAGAACACAGACTGTACCTGAATGGCAAGTTTGATTACGTCTATTCCGGCCGGTGCTCCAACAAAGAAATCATCTTGATTCATTACGCGTAAAAAAGCGGATTGAAAGCGAAAATAGCCACATATCACGCCCATGGTAAATAGCACAACGCTATTACTACAATTAACCAAACTCCATGGGGTGTCATCATGTTGCAAACCGCAAAGAACATTCGTGCAGCAGCTCAAGTCAACTTCGCGCTCTTCGTGATCGTGGGCATTCTGGGCGTCGGCATCTGGCCGGTCGTCTATCTGTTCAAGCGCGCGGCCAAGATCAACGAGGCCGTCGGTAAGGAAGTCATCGCCGGCTGGGTGCCCGTCACTCTGCTGGTCATGCTGATCATCTCGCTCGTATGCCGTTTCTTCGGCGAAAGCGACGACATCCAGGGCCTGGGCGTACTGCTCTCGCTGGCCATGGGTGTGATCTACATCGTCTGGGCATTCGGTGCGAAGAAGACTCTCGAGTCGCTCGTCATCGACACGTGGGGCATCCGCTCGTACAAGCTGAACGGTTTCTACACGTTCTTCTTCACGGTGTTCTACATCGTCTACTGCCTGAACGATCTGGAAACGTTCGTCTCGCGCAACGGCCCGGCTGTCGAACAACCGGTCGCAGCCCACGCGTAATCGCATGACCGGCATAAGGGGAGCATTCCGCTCCCCGCCATAACTCTAAACCAAGACAGAGGGTACTCCAAAATGAAGAAGGATAAATTCATGTTGCCGATTATCGCGATGCTTTTCGCGTTTCTCCTCTCGGCATGCGGTGGTGGTGGCGGTGGTTCCAGCAGCTCCGGCGGCGGCACCTCCACGGGCAGCACGACTCCTCCGGCAGGCCAGGCCACCGAAATCACGATGGTTTCGCCGAACGCGAATGCACTCTCGAGCCTCTCGGAAGGCGGCGACTTCGCGACCGACAGCATCAACTACCTGAACGCGTTTCGCACGGCAGCGGGCCTGAATGTCCTGACCACGCTCCCGGCACTCACGACCACGGCGCAGAACCACGCGAACTACGAAGCAGCGGTGAGCCTCGTCACCCACGACGAAACGCAATCGCTCTCGCCGCCGACCTTCACGGGTGCGTCCGTCGATCAGCGCATTCAGGCAGCACACCCGACTTCGCTTGACGGCGAAATCACGGGTTCGGCTTTCGTGGTCGACACCCAGAAGGCAAACGGTGGCAGCGTTCTTTCGATCACGGGACTGCGCGACGCGCCGTTCCACCGCGAGAACATGTTCTACTGCTACCAGAACGTCGGTGCAGGCTCAGCCAATGGTGCTCAAGTCTTCAACGCGTTCTATAACAGCAACGTGTACACCGAGTACCTGAACGTCGACTTCGCCGATCCCTGCTCGGCGCGTCCTACTGACACGCAAGTCGTCGTGTGGCCGTTCAATGGTCAGACCGGTGTGCCGACCTCCTGGGCCGATACGGAAGCCGAACAACCGGCTGGTGGTGCCGTCACGAACGAACACGGTAGCGTGCTGGGCTACGCGGTGACGATGCAAGGCTACAACAACGCATCGTTCTCGGGCATGTCCTTCACGATCACCGATTCGTCGGGCTTCGTCGTCCCCTGTGCAGAATACGACTCGAGCAACAACTCGAACGCGCAAGCTGCCATGGCCGCGCAATGCGTGCCGCTCCTGCAACTGAAGCCGAATACGCTGTACACGGTGAAGGTGACGGGCACCATGACGAACGCGAGCTTCACCGCTTCGCCGGTCAACCTGACGTGGACGTTCACCACGGGCGCACAGAACATCGTGAATACGGAGTTCATCGCCCCGAACCTGAACACCACGCCGAGCCAACCGGTCAACGGGCTGAACGCGACGAACACGGCCATCCTGCAAGCGCAGTACGCCTGCCAGCAATACGAACTGGCCAACCCGTCTGCCACGGCTCCGTGCTCGTGGCTGGCGAACGCAACTGTCGCCATGGGTAACACCAACGGCGCACAGACGGCTACGGCCAACTAAGCACATCCGTGCGGGAGAGGCTTCGGCCTCTCTTTCTTTTTTCTTAAGGACAACATGAATATCTGGAAGTGGATTTTTGTCGGCTACGTGGGGCTTAGCTTCTTGCTGGACTTGGGTGTATTCATCGTCCTGATCCGCGAAGACATCCGGATGATTCGCGAGCCCTGGCGTTACAATCAGTCCAAGTTCGGATACAACCTGTTGCCGAATAAAGGTTGGAGCATGAAGTGGGGCTTGGGCTGGTGGTTCCTCACAGCGTGCCTACCCATCATCAACATTCCCGTCGCCGTGATCGTGGTAATCATCGCGATTCGCAACGGACTTGAGAACTGGAGGATGACCCATGAGTGAAGGTCTCTGCAAAGGCAACCGCGGCAAGTTCGGCTGCCAGGAAGTCGTCACCGACGGCGGCGAGGAAGACTCGGGCTTCTGCGAGAAGTGCTTCTGGCCGGGCATCGTTGAAGCCACGGACAAGTACGCGGAACTCATCTCGCAAGGCATGAGCCGCACGCAGGCCGAAGAGCACTCGGGTCTGCTCGAAGGTGAGCGCCACCACCGTTTCGGAACGGTCCCCATCGAGAACGTCCAGCAAGACAACGCTGAGAACGATTTCGAAGAAGAATCGCATGACGTCGCGGGCAACCACATCCTCGATCAGGACGACGAGGACAACGGCTGACTTCCGCATCACCTCTTTATAAAAGGACTCGCCTGGCCAAGAACTGGGCGAGCTAAAACAATGACTACGACGTTTGGAAAGCGACGCTACGTGATGGATGTCTCGGTGATTTCATCGGGCATCGGTCGTCAACTCTTTCGCAAGAACGATTACGCCTTCGAATCCGCCCAGCAGGATTACGACGCGATCGCGAAGGACGGGAAGGATCAGTTCATTAAAGAATACAAGCCGAAGTTCGAAAGCGATCCGCAGATCGCCGCGCGCATCAATGGGGTGCGCTACAAGTTGCGGACCTTCCGGGTTCGCACCGCTTAAAGATGCCGGGCAGCCGCCCGGCTTTTATGCCGTCAAATGTCATCACGCGAGGAGAGCAAGATGAAACGACTGATAATCGGCGTTGCCTTGGCTTCGGCGAGCTTGCTCGCCATGGCTGATGGACCGCGCTCGCAATACGAACAAGCCGCGGTGGACCAAGCCGCACTCGACCCCAACGAAGCCATCGTCAATGACGACGGCGCGGTGGAAGCCCCCAATGCGAAAATGTCGGGCACGGCCCGCGCGTATCGCAACGGATACTACAACGGGAAGAAGTCCCAGAAGGAAGACGATGAACAAGCCAACAATCCTCCGCCTCTGCCGCCCGGGTACCCTGGGCAAGCCGCCGCGCCGCCCCGCGTCGTCGCCCAAGACGATCAGTCCCGTTACACGACAATACCTGCGCAACCGCGCCGCCAACCAGCGTATGCTCAGGGGTATGGAAGCGGACCGGATGAGGCGCCGTATCCTGCTCGACCAGTTCAACAGCCTGCACCCCCTGTAAACGTCTACGTCCAACAGGTCCCGCAGACGCCGCAACAGGCCGTGCAAGATCCGAACTTCGATCCGTCGCAATGGGTCGCGCAACAGATGCAGCCGCAGCCGGTCTATGTGCCCCGTCCGCCGGTCTACGCACCGCGCCCGGTACCCACATATACCCAGATGCCGCCGGAAGCCTACGAGCCGCCTCCTGGCCCGCCTGCATCAACGTATGTGGTAGTGCCGGGTGTTCCGCCCGCATTGGCCACGGGCTACTGGCCGGCATATCGTCCGGTCTACCGTCGCCCGCCGGTGTACTACTACCGCGGTTGGTAATGCCAGCGCGAGGAGACCACTTCGCTGGACTTTGAGAGACGACCGCCCCCACCCGGGGGTAGAGGGGTGGCGTCCCTCTTTTTTTGTTTCCAACCACGATACCCGACGGTATTACTTTTTACACTGGGCTCTCATCTTCTGAGAAGAACCCCCTCCTAACAAAACCATGAGTACTCCTCCTGCAATGGATCCGTATCCGGGGTCCCAGTCGTTACAACTCGTGCCGATCATGCAAGCGGTGTTTGCGGACATTCAGAGTCGCAACATCCAGATTGGTCGAGCGAGCCTTGACTTCCAGACGACGCCGTATCCTCCTCCGCCCACGGACACGGGCTTGGCGTACTTCCTGGCGATCAGCGAACGCTTCGCGCATGTGAAGTTCAGCCGCGTGAGTCCGAACGCGGAAGTCGAGCTGCTCTTTGGCACCGGTGGTTCGGTGTTCGGTCCGCGTCGCACGATGGGTCACATGGCGTTCTCGTCCACCTTTGTGGATTTGATGTCACTCATGGTGGTCTGCTGGATCACGCGCGAGCTGAGCCAGATGGATCTCGTGCCGTGGGATTTAAACCGCATCAAGCAATACTACACGGCGACGTGTGCAGACCCACGTTACACGAATTATCTGCGCACCTTCTGCTTCACCGTCCTCGGGATAGCAGAGAACGCTTTCATCAGTCAAACCAACAACGTCGGCTACGCAACCGACTACGATGACCAGTAAGAGGACTTGTAAGATGTCTTATCAGATTGCTTTTGCGCGTGACGGGATTATCGTGGGCTACTTGGGCCGCGAGGGCATGGACGGCGACGTCCTGCGTGAGGACAAGAAAGAAGGGATCGACATGTTCGACCTGAAGGCTTGCTCCAAGCGTGCTCAGGAGTTCAAGAAGGTCCGCCTGCCGACGAATCTGAAGAACGCTGACCCGCGCTCGCTCCTGATGTTCCACGTGTGTGTGGGTGACCTGGAATTCGAAGACGGTCAGATGGTCGCGAAGTTTGCGGACAAGTACGAAATCAAGGTGCTTTCGGCTGCGACGGGTGGCGCAGTGGAAACGTACCAGTACGTGCCGCAATGACAGTACCGGAAATCATTATCCTGGATGCAGTCGATGAAGTGAGTATCATCGACTCGTATCTGGGAATGTACGGCTTTAAGGAACAGTACACGGACAAGGTGATCCGCGACGTGTACGAGCATCTGCGGGAGTTTAAGGATGCGGCCTTAAAGCTGGAACTGTATCTGCTGAAGATCCAGCGCGAGGAACAGGAGTACGGCGAACTGATCGTGCCCTGGATTCGCAAGCTGCATGAGGCAACGCTCCACCAGTTGCTTGACAAGCAGATCTATCGGCAGGACGGGATCCTTCCGTACCAGTACGAACGGCGTTTGGGCAACGACACGATGTTCCTTTCGCTTAAAGGCGCGAATCGGGGATTGATTCGCTACAAGCTCTCGGGCTTGCCGCCTCGCTAGACTGAAGCACGAAACAACCATATATCACCTAACTGGACCATTAGGTAGAACAAAAGTGCACGCACTCGAACATAAACTCATAATTGCAACGATTGTACTCGTCTGTTTCGCCCTCGCGACACTGCGGGGGCATCGAAAGGTCATCACGATTCCGCGCTACGTCGCGATTGTGGTGAGCGCCGCGGTATGGGGCATGTACCTGGGACGCGCTGAAGTTCTCTACCACTGGATTCAGTGACAGATTTCTCCAGAAGCGGTTGTACCCCGGGCATGCTTGGGCTGGTCGTCGTGGGACGATAGGCCTGGGACTCCTTTAAGTTACCGGTACCGCGGTAAGCAATGCTCTAGCACGTTTCTGAGTCTCGCCGCTTTGAAAACGTTTGAACGGGATTCAGCTCGAACGAGGGACAGTTGCGCCAACAACTGGACGCGCCGTGGGGTACGTGAATTCATGACGGACATGCTAGGGAACGGTAGTAGTACTGGCCCATACACACAACGAAGGGATAACAAATGAGCAGCAGATATCTGGAAGAGCAAGAGCGCCTCACACGCAAGCATCGCTTAAATCCCGAAGCCGGTGATTACTGGTCGGACCATTTCACTCCGATGATGCTGGTGCTCGCTGCCACCGATACACACGTCACCTTGGTTCGCGACCGGGTGATGCTCCCCCACAATCACTGGGACTGGGACTACGATAAGGTCCAGGTCACGACCCGTGAAGACTTCGCGAAAATCCCCCTGTACAACAAGGACTGTGAAGGTCCGCTCGGTGACAAGTGCTACTGTCAAGTGTCGCCTGGCAAGATGATGCAAGATGTAATCGAGTGGCGCAACAATCCACGGCCGAAGAAGATTCTCCTGGACAATGCGCACATTTCCCAACGCTTCCTGGAGGTCGTATGAGCCGCTCGTCTGAGCGCCGTATGCGTCAAGTGAAACGTCGTGTCGGTCGTCGTCCCGAGCACCTCATCGTGGCGGCGATCTACTTCGATGGCAAGTTCTTCTTTCACTTCCGTAAAGAGCCGGTGTACGTGGTTGAACTCACCGACAAGAACAACATCGTCAAGCGCGAGATCGAAAAGAACTACTGGCGCGAGTTCCTGGAAGAGAAAGGCTGCTACTACCAGAAGCTGATTGGTGCAGAAGGCTGGTTCAATCGCCGTGCCACGCTCGAAGACATCGTCAAGGTCGGTGTCCAGAAAGTTACCCTCGTCCCCACGAAGTAAAAAACCAAGGAAATAAAAAACCCATGACTTGCATTGTTTGGCACAAGAACCGGTTGTACGCAGACAGCGCGATTAACAAGGACGGCGAGGTACTTCACTCGCTTACCAAGATCCAGCAGATCTTGACTCCCTTTCGCATCAAAAGCGAAAAGGAAGGCTTCGTCTTTGATGATATCGTGCACGGCTGGTCGGGGACCGGCGCGTTTATGCCGATGGTGAAATTTGTGGAGTCGTTGGAAGACGATGCGCGTGCCGATTCGGATAGCAGCACAGCACTCCTCTTCTACACGATCGCCGCCGAAAAGGACCTGGTCGTGGCCATGGGGAACCTCTTCGAAGTGCTCCTGATCGGTGAACAGTTCAACCATTCGTTCCGTTTCGACGAGGCTGGCTTTTCGTACAAGAAGTACGAGAAGAACGAGATCGTCTGCATGGGTGGTGGGGCGCAGCTGTGCTTGAACAACATCAAGCGCGCACCGGAAGATGCGAAGGTCGACGTCATCCGGGCGATGTTCGATACGTTCTACCACGATGGCAACTCGGGTGGCTTCATCGATATCTGGGAAATGACCGAGCATCCTGACGACAAGAAGCCGATCTTCCGTCGCTACGGACTGCACCACGAAATCCCGAAGGACCTGCTCATTGGGGTGATGGAGAAGGTCTACCCGAATGGCAGGAAGATTGAACCCTCGTTCTTGCGGCGTGAGCTGATGTACCAGCCGCTCCTGAACCTGGATAAGGAAAATCAAGCCTTGACCGCTGAGCTTAACACGCTCAAGGCCAAGCTGAAGCGTTACGAGAAGCGTCTGGGGATCGTCCCGAAGGCGCCGCGTAAGAAGGCAGCACCCAAGCAGTCAACCACTAACTAAGAAAGGACCGTAGTCATGAACCTCGTAGTCGAATACCTGAAGAAAGCATTCGAAGGCCGCAAGCTGTCGGAAGACGCACAGAAGCTGGAGATCCCTGTCGAGAAGCTCGTCGCACTGCTCGAAGGCGATCTGCACATCACCCTCGATTTCGCGAAGTCCCTCGAAGACAAGATCAGCTCGATCGTCGCGAAGGACCTGCTCGCCGCGCAAGTCGAACAGTCGAAAGCTGAAGCCGTCGCCGCGGGCGCCGTCGACGTCGCCGCACAAGCCGCGCGCGTCGAAAAGCCGGCCGCCGCTGTCCAGGCACCGGTGCGCCAGGGCCGTACGGGCCAGAGCAGCGCGCAGCCGAGCTTCCAGAAGACGCAGGCTATCCGTAGCCGCACGATCTATTGATCGGGGGCAGCATGAGTCTGCAAGCCATCGACGCTACGTTGAATGACCCGAACTTCTTCTATGGGGCGGCCGTCATGGGCTTCCTCATGACGTTCCTGATGTTCTACGCGGCTTACATGAGGATGCAGACTCTGTACCTCATTGCGAAGAATAAGGGCCGGGAAAAGATCGGCGACAAGTTCTATTACATCGTGGAAGAGAAAGAGTATCTCGAACTCACTCTTCCACATCTGCCGAAGTTTGGCAACGAAGGAGAAGAAGATGAGCATCCTGAGTGACAAGCAGATCCGGGCACGCTCGCTCGTCCCCACGCACAGCTACCTGCCGCCGAATTACAAGCGGATGTTCTTCACGCTCGTGGGTGACCAGTTGTACAACACGGAAACGGGCGAGAAGTTCTCGACGCCGGAGCACACGCCGGACTGGCTCGCGCAGGAGAAGGTGAAGGTGATGACGGAGTCCGAGCAACAGGGCTACTGCGTCGCTTACCCGCGCATGATCGATCCGTTCGTGCCGGACCTGATCCGCAACAAGGCGCATGAAGTGCCGCCGTTCTGGGTGCTGCATCCGGAGTTCACCCAGAACAACTGGGAGCGCTGGCTCGCCTGGGACAAGTCGGGTTTCGATGCGGCTCTCGCGCCGCCGGACGCTGTGCTGGACGAGGAATGGATGTTCCGCGACCACAAGCGTTTGCTCGAAGCCGCGCGCAACGACAAGATCGTCTCCTACGGCACGAGCAGCTACGGCTACGATGTGCGCTGCGCCGACGAGTTCAAGATCTTCACCAACATCAATTCGACGGTGGTGGATCCGAAGAACTTCGACGAGAAGACCTTCGTGGACTTCAAGGGTGACGTCTGCATCATCCCGCCGAACTCGTTCGCATTGGCCCGTACGGTCGAGCGCATGAAGATCCCGCGCAATGTCCTCACTGTCTGTCTGGGCAAGAGCACGTACGCACGGTGCGGTATCATCGTGAACGTGACGCCTTTCGAGCCGGAATGGGAAGGCTACGTGACGCTGGAATTCAGCAACACGACGCCGCTGCCCGCGAAGATCTACGCGAACGAAGGTTGCGCGCAGGTGCTCTTCTTCAAGTCCGACGACACGTGCGAAGTCTCGTACGCTGACCGTGGCGGCAAGTACCAAGGTCAAGCGGCTGAAGTCGTCTGCCCGAAGGTGTAACCATGCCCGATGCGATGCAGCAGGCCCAGGAAGACCTGAACTTCCTGGAAGAGGTGAGTACCGCTTTTCACGAGGCAGGTGCCAAGCGGCAAGTGATCACTCATCAGACGCATCGCTTCTCGCCCGAAGAGCAAGAGCTGCTCAACCGTCTGGAAACCCTGATGGTTGGGCGACGTGCATATCGGAACCGATTGCAGCTGCTCGGTCGATAGGAGGTGTCATGAGCGTTCCCGCAACACTGTTGTTGATGCAGGTCAGCCGCCAGAGTTATCAGCGTGGTGGTTGGCTGCCTCCTGATCCGGAAGATGAAGAAACAAAGCGTCGCAAGCGCTGGATTCGTCGAGCGCTGATTGCGTTCTCGATTGTCGGTACGCTTGCGCTCGTGGGCTACTTCGTCTACAAGACGCATCAAGCTGGCGAACAGATGAAGGTGATGTTCGCGCCTTCGCCGAGGGCCTAGCCATGTGGTGGTACGATCAGGAAGAGAAAGAAATCCAGTACGATGCTCAGTACTGGGCAGCGAAGGCTACGCTGCATCAGGCGCATGTTCGTGCGTATGACGACATGCGGCTGGACAAGAAGTGGGAAGCATTGGGGTTTCGCCGGGTAACGAACTGGGGTTGTCCGCGCGAAGAGCTTAAAGTGCAGCCGATGTTTAAGCCGATCCCAGAGCTGCCCATCCTGCGTTTTATTCAACTGCCAGTGGGGTTGTAACCATGAGTCAGTCCGCAAAGCTTCGAGTCTGTGCAAGTTGTGAGTGGGTCTTCTCCATTGATGATCAACATCCACAGTACGGCGGTTGTCCGAAGTGCGGGTTTGGTCATTATGGGGCGCGTTACGTGTATGGCAATGCAGCGTACACCTACGCGAAAACGCAGAAGCCGTGGTTTGATAAGAAGATGTTGGCAGAGGCATGTCGACTCGATGCTGAGATTCGAGCAGCTTCTGACAATTCACGTAAGCGTAGTTCTATTTTAACGGGGTAAGCAGTGTCTGTCAAACAAGAAGCAAAAGAAGTCGGCACGTTTCTGATCTGGGGCACCATCATCATCGTGGTGATCGCCATCCTCGGATTCGTCGCGAACTACGCGGGGTATGTGAACCTCAAGTTCTTCGCGCCGCGTGTGGAGCAAGTGCGCCACAACACGTTCGAGTGTTCCGACTCGCACGTGGATAGCCTCACGCGCGAACTGCGTCAAATCCGCGAGCAGTGGAATCACGCGGACGCCGCAGGCAAGGCAGCTCTGGCCGATACGTTCAAGCACGAGTACGACGGGTTCACGTGCGGACAACTCCCGGCTGATGTGCAGTCGTTCTACAACGCAATCCAATAACAAGTCATGAAGAAGAACAATCTCCTGAAAGTTTCTGCCCTGGCGCTCGCCGCCTTCTTCGTCCTCACCGCGGAATCGTGCGACGGCCAGACCGACGCGACCAAGCGTGAAGCCGCTGCGCAAGAGCGCATGCAGTCGGAATCGCAAGCAGCCGTCGGCATGCCCGCGATCCTGAACTGGACCGAAAAGAAGATCTTCAAGCTGATCTTCGAGAAGCGTGACCAACCGAACCTGCAAACCTACACGTACTTCGTGGGGATGCACAACGAGCACACGCCGCTGTGTCGCTCGATTGGCTTCGGCATTCCGGAATCGGAGCAGTACACGAATCCGCAGATGGTCGGCTACGCTTCGTCGCAAGTCGGCGTCGGGATCCTGCCGCAAGCAGATCCGAACGGTCTGTTCTCCTCGCCGTCGGCCAACGGTACGTGGGTGCTGTGTCTGTACAAGGACGGCACGACGGAGCCGGTGCGCTCGGAGCCGAACGTGGTCACGCTCACCAAGCCCTGGTCGGAACTGAACCAGGACGGCATGTAAGGAGCGCGGCATGGTCTTCGTGATTGGGTTGATCTGTTTCCTGGTCGGCGTTGTCATGATTCGCTTCTTTGGCACGAACGCCATGGAGCGACTGGTGAAGCGCAAGCAGCACAACAAGTGGGACTACATCGGTGCGGTGCTCTTCTTCCTGGGCATCATCCTGATGATCGTCTCGATCTGCATCAAGCTCTGGCATTACATGCCGTAAGCGAAACAACGAAAACGGATTAGAACGAAATGCTGAAAGTATTTGCTGTCCACAGCAGCGGTCACACGCTGACTGGCGAACCCGTAACCGGTCGTCAAGAACTCGACGTGAAAACGATCAAGTTCAAGGGTGGCGAAATGCACCCGACGGTGTATCCCAACGGCAAGCCCGTGGCGGTCCACATCCAGGTGCATCTGACCGGTGGCGACGACGTCATGGAACTGCTGCTCGTGACCGACGCCGTCAAGCGTCTGTACCCGATGCTGCCGATCACGCTCATCATGCCCTACGTGCCGTACGCACGCCAGGACCGCGTGGCGAATCACGGTGAAGCGCATGGCCTGAAGGTCTTCTGCAAGCTGATCAACGATCAAGGCTACGCGCGCGTGGTCGTGCAAGATCCGCACAGCGACGTGGCGACGGCTCTGCTCGACAATGTGGTGGTCGACGAAGCGTACAGCGCGATCGAAGAAACCGTGCGGAAGATCGAAGCGCGCTACGGCGTGTTGCCGGCACTGGTGTCGCCGGACGCAGGTGCGCGCAAGCGTACGCTGAAGATCGCGCACTGCCTGGGCGGCCTGCAAGTCGTCTTCGCGGACAAGGTGCGTGACACCAAGACGCTGGAGATCACGGCGACCGAGATCCACGGTGACATGCCTGATGCACCGCTGCTGGTGGTCGATGACATCTGCGACGGGGGTCGCACCTTCATCGAACTGGCGAAGGCTGTGCGCAAGCTCGAAGCTGTGGAAACGACGGCTGGTGAAACGGCACTCGAAGCCACGTGGCCGATGCGCCCGATGTTCCTGTACGTGACGCATGGCATCTTCAGCTACGGCGCTGAACTGCTGCTCGAGCACTACACGAGCGTCTTCACCCGCAACAACTGGACCGACGACACGCGCGTCATCGACGTTTAAACAAGAAGAAAGGAAGAAGAACGAAATGGAAGCTGTTGCACTCGAAAAGAATGGCGTTGTCCCCTTCAACCTCGCGGACTTCTACAAGACCGGTCACCCGGGCATGTACCCCGAAGGCATGAAGATGCTGGTGGCGAACTTCACGCCGCGCACCTCCAAGTACGCACCGGTGCTGCGCGAGCTGTTCGACGAAAAGATCGTGTGGTACGGTCTGACGGGCTTCATGCAGGAGTTCCTCGTCGATCTGTTCAACCGCGAGTTCTTCAACGCGCCGAACAAGGACGAAGCGATCCGCAAGTATCGTCGCCGTATGAACAACGCGCTCGGCAAGGGCTCGGTGAATACGGACAAGGTTGCCGCGCTGCATGACCTCGGCTACCTGCCGCTGGAAATCCGTGCGCTGCCCGAAGGCTGCCGTGTGAACATCAAGGTGCCGCCGGTGATCTTCATCAGCACGCATCCGGACTTCGCCTGGGTCGTCACGTACATCGAAACGCTGTTCAGCTGCGAAATGTGGAAGCCGGCTACGGTCGCGACCATCGCGTTCGAATTCCGCAAGCTCGCCACGTACTTCGCGAAGCTCACGGGTGCGCCGGAAGATTTCATCTACTGGCAGATCCACGACTTCTCGATGCGCGGCATGTCGGGCGTGCACGATGCAGCACGTTGCGGCTCGGGCGTTCTCCTGTCGTTCTTCGGCACGGACACGATTCCGGCAATCGACTACCTCGAAGACTTCTACGGCGCAGACAGCGATCGTGAACTCGTCGGTGGTTCGATCCCGGCAACGGAACACAGCGTGATGACGCTGCGCATCCTGCTCGTGATGAAGCGTCTGGCCATGGGTCAGATCCACGGTGATCTGTCGACGTCGTACGTCTCGAAGCTCACGGGCGAAGAGCGCGACGCGATGATCAAGACGCTGCAAGCCGAACTCGACCAGATCGCCATGGGCGGTGAAGTCGACGCATCGACGATGACGGCTGAGCAAGCTGCGGCAATCGCGGATCGTGCGCGCAAGCTGCGCAAGCTGGCTGAAAAGGAAGTCATCCGTCAGCTGATCGAAGAAGATTTCCCGGAAGGCATGCTCTCCATCGTGGCCGACTCGTTCGACTACTGGGCAACCATCACGGAAGTCGCGCCGGCACTGAAGGACAAGATCATCGCTCGCAAGCCGAACGAACTCGGCATGGCGAAGATCGTCTTCCGTCCGGACTCGGGCGATCCTGTTCGCATCCTCACGGGTTACGAGGACGACGAGCTGGTTCTCTGGGCTAGCACGGGCGAACCGTTTGCGGATCACAATGGTCTCTACACGGTGAAGGCTACCGGCGAGAAGATCACGGAAGCAGAACGCAAGGGTTCGGTCCAGTGCCTGTGGGAAACGTTCGGCGGTACGCGTACGTCCAAGGGCTACAAGGTGCTGCACGAGCGCGTCGGTCTCATCTACGGCGACTCGATCAGCCTGGTGCGCGCGCTCCAGATCTTCCAGCGTCTGGCGAAGAAGGGCTTCGCTTCGTGCAACGTCGTCTTCGGCGTCGGCTCGTACACGTACAACATGCTTTCGCGTGACACGTTCGGCTGGGCCATGAAGGCGCTGTACGCGGAAATCGAAGCGATCTACGGTACGGACCGCATCGAGATCTATAAGGATCCGGCAACCGACGACGGTACGAAGAAGTCGGCCAAGGGTCTGGTGCGCGTCGAGAAGGAAGGCGACGACTACGTCCTGTTCGACCAACAGACGCTCGAGCAGTTCGCGGCGGGCGAGTACAAGACGGTGTTCCTCAACAGCCAGATCACCGTGCGCCCGCAGCTCCAGGAAATGCGCGGTAACCTGATGGGCTCGTGGACTTGCCCGGATCCGGAAACGAATCCGATCGCGTTCAAGCAAGCAGCGTAAGCTGCGCAGTGAAGCCGGGGACACGTGTCCCCGGTGGTTCAATGGGGAGTTAGATGGAGCCAGAAGACGTAGGGGATATTGACGACCTCTTCGAGTTCGTCCGGGAAAACACCCCAGGGGAAGCAGATGTGGCGCGCTTTGGTGTGGCATTGAATCAGGTGATGATGCCGTACCAGGGCAGCTACATGGTGTTGAAGTACGCTGAAGGGGAGATGACGTTGCCGCCGTATGCACGCCGGACCGGCGAGCCTGACACGGTGAGGGCTGCGGAATTCATCTTCCACATCAACGAGTTTGAAAATCCAGGGTTTCGTTTTGGTCTCGACAAACATGGGCAGATTCTCTGCTGCGTGGCGCGTGACCCGGACGCGCCCCTTGACACGCTTGGTGCACCAAAGGGTGCCACCATTCATTAACTAAGCTGGAAGGAAGAAGAGCATGAACCAGACCAAAACCAACAAGCGTTCGCACAATGGCCACAACAAGCACGAGGCCAAGAAGTCGTTCGCACCTCGGGGTCCCAAGGCACGCGTGATCAACCTGCGCGCCAAGGGCTATCACGGTGACACGCTCACCGAGCACGCAATTCCGGAAGTCAAGCGTTTCTACCAGATCATCGACGTGCTGCGTCTCGGTAACTACAAGACCGGCTTCAACACGTACCAGCACGGCCTGATCATCGTCGATGGCTTCACGATCAACCGCATCGCTGACGGCGGCTTCGTCAAGGTCACGGGCACCCTCTTCGGTCTGGTGAAGGCCGAGGACTACCTGCGCCTGCAAAACGCGAAGGGCGAGCCGGCACTGGCCGACTACGTGCAAGCCGTGTTCATCGAAGACGGCCGCGTCATGTTCGCCGACGGCGACGTCACGAAGATCGCGCTCACGAAGTTCAAGACCGCGGAAGCGTCGAAGGAACTCTCCTTCAACTACCAAGGCCTCGAGCAATTCGTCGCGCAACTCGTCGGTGAACTCTTCGCACTGGACATCATGCCCCAGTTCGTGAAGAAGGAAGAAGCGAAGAAGGGTGGCAAACCGCATCGCGCGGCCGAAGCCAAGGACCTGCGTACGCCGAAGGCTGCGGACATCCGCCCGCGCGGCGCGCAAGAAGCCAAGCCCGAAATGCACGAAACGGCACTCGGCTCGGCCCTGAAGGCTGCAACCGACAACCGTCGTCCGGGCAAGAAGACGAGCGTGCCGCTCGACGAAGAAGCGGCTCGTGACGAGACCTTCGCTCTCCAGGCCTAAATGGCTTAAGTGCATAGATGCCCGGGGTGGTCCCGGGCGTTTATGCTGATCAGGTAATACCAGGACTAAAGTAATGACAACGAAAACCGCAACGGGGATTTGGCGTTTCTTGACCGGCAATCCGGAAGCAAACATCGTGGACGGCTACGAGAAGGTCTTTGACTGGATCGTGGAGCATACGCCGGCTGAAGAGGAAGCACTCTTCGATGTGCTGATGGTGCGCACGCATGAAGCCCTTCAATCGTTCAAGCGCTTTGGAGACGGTGCGCTCGACTTCAATATGAAGCTGAGTCTGAACCCGTGTCTCGTGCTCTTCTTCGATACGAAGGGACCGTTCCCCAATCCGGGCCTGCACACGCACGGCTTCGAAGGTGTGATCGAAGTGAACCAGGAACACGGCGGGGAGAAGGTAGGCAAGCGACCTTTCTTTCTGGCGATGAAAGACGAGAAGATCTGCGGCATTTACGCGAAACCGCTTGCGTTGTGATTCAAAAGCAGGACAGACCTATATAACACCCGTGAGCTACATCCCGTAGTTTCACAAACCAAACCAAAGGAACAGTCATGAACACGAACACCACGAAAGCAGCCGCAGTTGCAACGGTCAACCATCTGAACAGCGTCAAGCTCCTGATCATCGGCTACGCGCTGGTACACAAGGACAGCACGTCGGCAGAAGGCCTGCTGCTCGAACCGCTCAACCTGATCGCCGACGACATGGGCGGTCCCGCGCGTGACGAAATCAAGGAAGAGTTCGCGACGCTCGTCGAGCAGGGTTTCATCAAGATCATCGAGCAGGAAGACAAGACGGCTCCGGCACGCTTCCAGCTGACGCAGTCCTGCCCGGAGCTCGTCCAGGTGATCTCTCAGACCCACGGCGTGGATCCCAAGCTGCCGTTCACGCACTTTGTGGACGCGATTACGGTGGGCTTCAAATATAGCGAACACGGCATTGAACGCCATCGCGCCCAGGCACTGAAGGTAGCACCCTTCCCCTCGAACGTGGGGGTGTATCGCCAGCCGCGCGCTGACATGGGTCAAGGCCCCAGCATGGCAGCCATTGGTCGCCGTGATTGGACGCCGAGCGGCTACTACCCGTTCATCGCGCCGCTCGGTCAAGTCCAACCGGAAGGCAGCTCCGTTGAATCGTACGCTGACGAACCGGCACAGTTCCCGGGCCAGGGTCTCGTCGAGCGCAGCACGTACATCCGCGGAGTGAAGATCGAACCGGCTGATGCGCGTCTTCTGGCATTCAAGCTGGCACGTTTCCTGAATGCAGCCACGCAGATGTCGGGCCTGGAAGATAACACCTTCCAGATCCACGTGACATTCAAGGGCATGGAGTTCACGGTGCTCGAAGCGCGTGAAATCATGGAAGTGATCTCGCAGTAAGCAGCATCTTGTGAGACGGTCCACCTGAGGTAGCACGGCAAAAAGAAGGGGTCGCCCCCTTCTTTTTTTTTGTTTCAAGGACCGCCCACAACGACAAGAGGCAGGGTATGTGGTTACAACGCGGGGATGTTCCGGAGGAGTATCGCTCAGTGAGACATCTGGGCAGTACACTTCTGAATGTGACGAAGGCGGCTGGCTTTCGTTACAAGGACGACAATCAGCTAGACTTGTCGCAATGCATAGGCTTCTCGCAGCATGAGACGCTCATGGTACGGCTCGAAGAAGAGGGCTTGAAGAAAGTCACAGGTACCGTCATCGGCCTGATTACGGAGCGTTCTGCTTCGATGAAGTTGAGCGACATCGCACAGAACAAGATCTCCAAAGAAGTCCTGCGTATTCAAGCGCACCACTACGTCGTGATTCCTGACCAAAAGCGCGACCGTGAGCAGACGCTGCAAATGCAGTACTACATGAAACTGTGGGCCGTGGCAGCGCACCAACCCGGCTCGTATCGCACCAATCTCTGGGGCGAATTCCTCTCGCACATGCTTCAGACGATCTTCCGGATGGACCATCCGACCGATCGCAGCGTCGAGATGGAAGCCGGTGCCCTCTTGGACGTCGTCATGCAAAAGGCCAAAGGCGTATGGCCAGCGGAGTAGGAAAAGACTAACCGAGTAATCGTGTGACGGGGAATGCCGTTATCACACTTCTTTCTTTTCCATACTTAGAAAGCAGCACGAGGTGTAGCATGATGAACATGCCTGAAGAAGAATCCGGTGCCGATATCATCGAGGTTCTCATGGAGCATATGGACAGCGAAGAGCTTGTTGATCGCTTTGACCATTTCGCCACGCATGCCACTCTCAGCTTGGAGGATTTTGACGACGATGAACTTGAAGACAAAGGTGTCGAGTATTGCGTGATCGCCAAAAAGGCCGATCTCGCCATCAACGGAAAAGAAGCTCACGGTATTTACGTTGCCATCTGGCCAGTGACCCTGGCTGGCGATAGCGACTTCTTGCCGACGCATTTGAGCCGCGAGCGTCACGCGCGGTTCCTCGAGATCGACCCTGAAACCGATCTCGTGTGCGACATGCATCCTCTGCCGACGTTGCACTAAGTAGTATCCGCATTCTTTTATTACTGCCTAGGCGTATCCTACAGGGTGCGACCTAGGCTTTATGCTGTTGACTTACATTCTAGAACCAACTAAAATGGGGGTGCCTCAAAAACACGATTCAAAAGAAAAACAGACTTATATAACTCCCCCGAGCGCACAAACGTGAAGCTCACTATAACCAACAAACCAAAACCAAGGAGCAGAAGTATGTTGAACGATAACGGTACAATCGGCAATGCCATGGGTGACATTCGCAATCTGTACAAGTCTCAAAATCAACGGGGTAAGTTTGGAATGAAGCATTCCTTTTTGCCGACCACTGTGGTCGAAACGCCGGACACCACGATCACGATGGAAGATGACATCGACGTGGCGATCGTGAAGTTGATGATGTCGTACAAGGGTTACACGGGCGACGACGTGTGCCAGCAGCTGAAGGGCCGGGTCAACGATCTGGACGCGGTGAAGCCGACGATTTTCATGCTCAACATGAACGGCTTCTTCGACGTGCGGACCATCAAGGACGAGCCGGTCTACACGCTGCGCCGTGGCAAGCAGATCACCGATCTGGAAGCCGTCGCTCGCAAGACCAAGGTGCGTGCCTTCAAGGCGCCGGAAGTGCATGTCGTCGACCCCAACGGCGTCGTGCGTGCGGACGAAGGCGTGGACATCGGCATCTGGAAGGCGATGAGTGATCGCAAGTGGCGTGCGCTGCGTGAAGTGGTTCAGATCCTGAAGGAATTCGGGCTCGACTTCCGTGCAGTGGATCGCCGTCTTGACACGATGGTGCGTTCGAATCGCTGGTTCGATCGTCAGGGCACAGGCGGCAATACGTTCTACCGCCTGAAGGCTCACATCGAATGCCCGGTGATGGAGCAGCCGAAGGACGATGTCAAGGCACAGTTCACCGAAGAAGCTCCGCAGGCAGCAGCGCCCGCGCAGATCACGGTGGCCAACCCGACCACGCTGCACGATCTCGTCAAGGACACCCCCAATGCCTGGACGATTCCGCCGCAAATGGAAGCAGCCGAAACCGTGCCGCCTGTGAAGGCCCACGAAGACATTCTGCCGGGCGACAGCTTGAACGTCGCAATCTGGAAGGTGATGTCGGACCGCGAAGAATACACGGTCAACGAAATCGGTTTGCTCTTGGCAGACTACGGCCTCACCATGGGTTCTGTCTCGCCCACGATGTCGCTGTTCTCGCAGAAGGGCTACGCCGATCGTCGTGAAGTCAAGCCGGAAGCAGGTCGCTCCTACTTCGTGTACCGTCTGAAGGACATTCCGATGCCGGACTTCCCCACGTCCAGCCGTACGAAGTTCGCTCAGGCTCCGGTCACGAGTGTGTCCACCGACGCGCAATTGAAGGACGCCGTCGAGCAGTTCAATCAGACGCCTGCGCAGCCGGAACCGGTTGCACAAGCAGCAGCACAAACCACAACCAACGAAACGAAGGAACAGGAAAACATGAGCAAGTCCGCACAGGCAGCAGCAACGTCGGCAGCATCCGCAGCAGCATCGGCTCAGGCGCCGCTCCTCTCGATCGTCGAGAAGAACCTGACCGATCTCGTGCCGCTGCTGTCGATGTCGATCGAAATCAAGGGCATCTCGATTACGCTCTCGGAATTCGGTCAGCTGTACAAGGGTCTGCGCGCAGAAGGTTTCCAGGCAGGTGGCCACGCGCCCAAGGGCCTGCTGGAAAAGACGTACGCGATCAAGGGCACCACATTCACGCATGACGAACTGAACAAGCTCGTCGGCATGATGAGTGACCTGGGCCTGAATTTCCAGAAGGCCGTCACGCTGTAAGAGTAGCACCCCGGGGGACTTCGGTCCCCTATCACTTAAACTAGAAACCAAGGAACTGAAACAAGATGGGTAACAAAGAAACGAAAGTCACGCTGATGCGTAAAGACAGTCAAGGTCTCGCCGGCACGGTCGCCAACGCGGAACACCACGCGAACGACATCCTGCCGTTCATCGAATCGATGTCGGGTGCTGTGAAGCACCTGGGCTTCAAGGAATGGAAGCAAGGCCACAACGTGCACGAGTTCATCACGCACGACGGCCGCTCGTTCGTGCTGCGTCCGATCGTCAAGGACGGCGCAAACGGTGAAGTGCATTACTTCGGCCTGCGTCTCTCCATGAAGCTCGGTCGCAAGATGGAAGACCAGCATCGCCTGATGGACATCGGCTCGATCAGCGACGTCGGTCGCCTGCTCGACATGCTGCACCAGTTGGCCGGTGCGGAAAAGGGTCGCCTGAATACCGGCGAAGAAGCCCGCCGTGCACGTGCTGCGAAGGCCAAGGCCTAAGCATTCAGCGTTGAAGAAAAGAAGAGCCCTTTACGGCTCTTCTTTTTTTGCCCGTAGCCTCAGGAGAAACTCATGACTTTGCTTAACGCTGCTCGCTTTGTCGCTGGTGTGCTCTGTCTCGGTATTTACTGCTGGATGCTCACCCACAAGGTGTCCAGTCGCATTCGCAACAGCCGCTACTGGCCCATTGGCTGGTTGGGTGCGTTGCTGATCCTCTCGATGGGCGGTAAGCTGCTCATCCCCTTCTTCGATTACCTCCCCATCGACGACGAGGTGGCGGTCCCGCTCCTCTTTGGCACGATGATGTTCCTGATCATCGCGGTCTTTGCTTGGCAGATGTATAAGCTCAAGCGCCAGCTCAACAATCCCCCCGACATCATCTTCATCTTCAAGGAAAAGAAATGAGCGACGCCAAAGAAGGCAAGCTGAAGTTCATGATCGCGATGCTCTTCCCCAACGGCTCGTGCTGGTGGATCAGCAAGAACGAAGGGCAAGCCATCCTCTTCACGAACAGCGAGATCATCGACAACCATCGCTGGGAGTTCGAAGATGAGCACGCGGCCCGTTCGGCGATGCTCAACCTGATCGATGCGACGTATGTGTTGGATCAGTCGCCCATGCAGTTGGGTGGTATTCTTCTGCGTAAGTTCCGGCTGCTGCATGAAGATGTGATCGACAACGGGGATGCGATTAACTTCCGTTTCCGGCGTGGTGTGCATCTCCAGCTGTATAAGGCGATGGTCTACCGCAACGGTGAGATCTTGCTCAAGGAACCGATCGGCGAGCCGAAGCAATTCAGCTGGAAGACCATCAAGAAAAAGGAACCGGACTATGCCATCGCCAGCTGACGAGCGCACAGTTGCTGTCCCGCTCGACGCCTACGATAAGTTGGTCAAGCGCACGATGCGATTGATGTATCCTGCGCCGCCTGACTATACGCCGGAGTTGGCAGCCCGACACTACCACTGCTTGGAAACCGCCTGCATCACGAAGCCGGAATTCTTGCTGGATGACTTGCACCTGCTCCTTGAGCGACTGGAGGCCAAGCATGCCGCGGAAGCTGTTTAAGTGGGAAGACGGTCGTCAGAATACTGGCTACCGTATCTTCACCATGCTCAACTCCAACCATCTCGCGATGGACATGCATCTGATTGCCTACCCCACAGGCAGCCAGATTCCCCCGCATAAAGACCCCATGCTCTTTGGTCAGCGCCACTATCGGCTGAACATCGAAGTCAAACGCCCGGAAAAGGGCGGGGTGTTCCAGTGTGGTAAGTGTCTCTTTCGTTGGTGGCGCATTGCGTTCTTCCGGCCGGACTTGGAAGAGCACAGTGTCACCAAGATCGAAGCCGGTAGTCGTTACGTTCTCAGCTTCGGCTGGAAGCGCCCTCCCCTCCCCCAAGGATAACAAATGAACAGCAGGATCTATCCGTGTCCCCACGAACGTTGCGGCGGCTCCATCCAGATCGGTGAAGGATACGTTCGCAACATCTTGGCCTCGAACGCCGATAACAAAGGGCCGGCTAGCACCACCTGTGTGGCGTGCAATAAGGGTGTCTTCTTCTATACGACGCCGGCTGGTGACGAACTCGAGGCACGAGCCACGGGTCCGGTCAACAAGCTGAAGATTGCCCACGCTGTGGTCTCGCAGTTTGAGCATGCGATTCGTGAAGCGATCAACCAGCGCGTGCACGTGGAATTGAAGACGGTCGTCGAAGACGGCAGGCTGGCGCGTTATGAACTGCAAGCGTGTCACAAAGCCACACCCGGTGGCGAGAACAGCAAGGACACGTACGTGCTGCTCATGAACGTGCCGTTCTACCGGGAAGACGTCCAGTGAGCGAGTACTGGATTCCGCCTGACGAAGATTGGGTGCGTGCACAGGCGCGCATCGCCATGATCGGGTATGAGCCACCCGAGATCACCCCCGAGATGATCGGGGTGTATTGCAACGGACCGCGTCCTGACCCCAAGGACATGGTCATGAATCCCCACTACATCACACCCGAGCAATTCGGGTACAAGGAGAAGGAAATGAGCAAACAGAAGATCCGAGTGCGCGTCATGTACCATCTGGCTGATCCGGTCCTGATGGGCACGCACGACAGCCTCGCACGCGAATACTCGTACGAGACGGAAATCGACACGGAAGCCGCTACCCACAGCCGCTTCAATCCGATGGAATTCGAAGCGCGTAATCGCGTGGCGGTCCATCTGGAAGACCAGCGCGACGAACACGGCAATGCGCCGTGGGTGGAAATCGACCAGATCGCCTACCAGTATCCGGAAGAAGGCCTCATGGACCGCTGGTACTACGTCACGCTGATGAACCTGCGCGACCTGATCACGATGTACCAGCAGCAGTATCTGGAAGCCACCGTCACGCCGAACACGTGGTAAAGCCGTAAAGTAGTAAATTACTGCCTCGAGGTATGCTTATGGCGTGCCAAGAGGCAGCAGTAGTATCGTAAAACCAAAACACAACGAAGGATAAAGAAAAGCAAATGGAAAACGTTTTGAACGCATTGACGCCGAACACGCTGTCGCTCGGCGATGACAACGATTACGCAGCATTTGTCGAACACCTGAAGAAGACGCTGCTTCTGAACAAGCGCGCCTTCGGCAAGTCGCTGTTTCAAACCGCAAAGAACGCGCGCGGTGTGCCGGGTGCTACCGAAGACGGCCCGATCGATCTCAAGCAGATCTTCCTGTCGGCCTTCCCGGATTCGCGTCGCCAGCACTACACGTGCCGCTGCTGCACCACGTTCGTGGATCGCTTCGGCTCGCTCGTCTACATCGACGACGAAGGCAAGCTGCGCTCGGCCATCTGGGACGCCGCGACCTTCAACTCGGACAACTTCTTCTACTCGATCGTCGCGCTCATGCAGTCGATCGTCGAGTCGGGCACCGTGACGGGCTCGTTCAAGACGCAGCACATGGTCTTGGGCGCACCGGTCTCGGGCGGCTGGAACCACATGTACGTGGAAATGGAACGTGACATGCTCGCGTTCATGCCGCATAAGTCGCCGGAGCAGCAAGCCGCGATCGTGGCCGAGGACTTCAAGATGCTGACCTACCGTCTGGGTCTGCCGGAGTACTCGCTGGCGAACCTGACCAAGCTGCAAACGATCCTCGAAGCTGACGTGCTGCAAAACCAGAACGTCATCAAGGGGCCGGCTACGTTCCTCTTCCGTCTGGCGAAGGCGCGTGAAGCGACGAAGAACACGAACGTGCAGAACAACCTCGTCTGGAAGGCCGCTTCGACGGCGTCGGCGGGTCTGATGCACTCGGACGTGTGCGACAACGTGCTCGAAATGCTGAACAAGGGCGCGGACTTCGACGCGATCAAGAAGCGCTTCGGCAAGATCACGCAAGCGGACACGTACCGTCGTTCGCAAGCGCCGGCGGCCGATGGCGCTATCGAAGCAGCGGAAAAGTTCTTCACGGAAAACGGCTACGCCGATTCGCTGCGCCGTCGTCTGGCGCTGCCGTCGGACATCCCGGAAGCGGAAGTCATCTGGCGTCCGAAGGAAGTCGCAGCAGCGGTGGCAACGACCGCGTCGCTGTTCGGTCACATGAAGCAGGAAAAGAAGGCGGCTGCGCAAGAAGCCACCATCGACCTGCCGCGTACTAACATGTCGTGGAACAAGTTCGTCGAAGAAGTCCTGCCGAAGGCGCTGAAGCTCGAGATCAAGGTCCCGGCTCACGAGTTCTTCGCAGGTCTGGCTACGGCCGCGGTTGCCGAATCGCCGGTGCTGTACTTCTACGAGAACCACGTCTCGCCGTACGCGAAGATGGGCAAGGACCGCTGGACCGAGAAGCCGCTGCCGGTTCCGGCTGAAAACTGGAACCTCACGCCGAATTCGTGGCACCCGGTGGACTCGCTCATCCCGATGCCGCACATGTGGGGTGGCCAGAAGCACGCGCACATGAAGGAGCAGCTCCTCTTCGTGTTGCCGGGCGCGTACGACGTGTCGGCGGTGGATCACGGTCAAGTCGGCTCGGCGGTGTTCCCGCAGCTGCTGAAGCCGGAATTCCACGAGTACTCGGCAGTCATCAATCAGTTCTCGAACACGGCGGCTTTCGAAGCGACGACGAAGGAACAGGTTGCCGGTCTGGCAATCACGCGTTCGGCGACGGAACAACGTCTGCTGCGCGTGACGACGGAACTCGGCCAGCGTGAAGTGCTGATCGATCGCTGGGAATAAGAAGAACTACATGAAGCACGGTCCGGGGAGCGGTTTGCCCTGGGCCGGGCTTTATGCCTTTAACTAATAAACCAAGGAGCAGCATGAATACCCCCGACAAGAAGCACCCCCTTGTAACGGCAGTTGAAGCCACTCTCCCCAGGCGTGAGGCGCGGTTCGACTTCATGCGTGCTTACGACGACGGCATTCGTGATTCAGTCAAGGCGCTGGAAACCGCCCTGCTCGAATTGCATACCAACATGTCCTTTGGTTGGGTCGTGCGACGTCGCTACAAGGATGGCGACCAACACAAGTTTCTGTACATGCGCTGCGGTGATGGCGCGTGGCGTGACGACATGATCGGCCGGCACTGGAGTAACGTGCCCTCGGATGCCGAGATCTTCCCCACGGACTTCATGGTGACCGTGCTGGAGAAGTTGCAGGAAGTGCTCCCGCATGAGCGCTGCGAAGCCATCGAACTGTTCACTGCCATTTAAGGAGAATACCGTGGCCGTTTCTATGGCCGAGCTCGACATGCTGATTGAGGACGATACAGCGAAGATTTTCGAATACGTTCTCGATCACGGCATTGAGCCGGAAAAGCAAGCCCAGTACATCCATGGACGCTTGACTGCGTTCTACGCCCGTGCAGCCGCTTTGCCCGATTTCAGTCACGACTGGGGTTGCGGGGTGGCGTTGTCGGTGCGTACCCAGCTGGAGCTCACGGAAGGCAGTGAGGCCTATGGGCACGTGATCTTCTGGAAGGGTGGACCGACGATGTACGACGTGGGTGAGTGCCGCCGCACCTACGCCGAGAAGATGAACATCGGCGTGATTCTGCTGGAGTGTAATCCGGCGGGCAGAATCATCGATTGCCGGGAACTGAATGTTAACAAACGAATCTTCTTCGAATAAGGGGGATGTGTGGCACGTATATCTAGTCTGATTCTCCGCACACCGGAGGAGTTCGCCAAAGCCCGGGAATACAGCGACAAGCTGATGGAGCCGCTCCGGGCTGACCACAGCGCGATGATGGGCGCGGCATGGGAAGCCTACAAGGCCACTGGCGAGAAGATCCCGTACATGTGCAGCATGGCGACGCTTGATGGTGCACCGACTCGTGTCTTGCAGCGCGGGTTGGACATCTGGCGCGACCTGCACAAGCGCGGTATCTACATCACGACGCACTGCAAGGGTTTCTTGGATCACACCAAGGCGATGTCGGCAGATACGGAAGTGTCGGAAGACATCAACAACTTCGCAGTGACCGTGACCGCTGCTGCCCTGAAGAGTGCCACGAATGTGCCGCTGCATGTGGACATCGACTTCGTGATTCGCATGACCCCGGCCACGTTCCTCATGACGGACACGACGCAACGGGCGAAGCGCGGCTGGCGCTTTGACATGCTGGCCACCATCGGACATGAGACGGTGGACGCCTACTGTTATTTCGAAACGCGCTTCGATGGCAAGATCGTGGCGCTGCATCTGGAAGACGACGTGCGTTGCTGGACCGAAACGCGTACCTACATCGTGCAAGCATAAGGAGAACGCAATGCCGCGACACTTTCATCCCCAAGAACGCAAACTCTTTGAACTCCTGCGCGAAGAACGGGAACTGCTGCAAGGGTTTCTGAATAGGCCGCCTAAGGGTCCGAAGCGCTTGGGTCAACTCGAAGTCCTGATCTTCACGATCACCAAGCGCGTCTCGCCGTTCTATAAGGAAGGCCAAGGCATGGCTGCCCCCGACCTTGTCCTGATTGATCAGGCGACCGAACTGCTCTCCAGTCTGGAAGATGCAATGGACGCAGCTAAGCAGCGTGCGTATCGGGCGCGCATGAACTGCAACCTGATGTACACCGGTGCCGGTGCGGTGCAGCATCCCGATGGAGAATAAGGGACATCGTGGACGACTTTGATCAGCAGCTCAAGAAGCTTGAGCGAATGAATCAACGGCTCATTGCGCTCGATGTTATCGGCGCCATCTGGATCGAATACATCGAGTTCTTAAGCAAGCAGTTTGTCGACGAGCGCTGGGCAGTGCAGTTCGCTCAGTTTCATCGGCGCGTGATGGATAAAGTCGAAGGATTGCAACGCGTCGAATGGCAATGGGAGGAGTCCTCATTTGAGACCACAGCGTTCTTTGACGATGGAACTAAGCCCATGAAGTACGAGCTCAAGTGGTACACCGTCACAGCTGACGGCATAAAGCCCGGGGAAACCCCGGGCGGTACTTCAAGCTAGCTTAGCCAGCGATCGACGTGATGACCCAGAAGTCTTCAGCGAGTTCCGGGTTCATCATGAACTCGTACGGCAGCCAGAACGAACCGGTTTCTGCCGAACCCGGCCATGCCGGCGGATAGACGTTGCCCCAGCTGTTACGCACGAGGAACGCTTGCTTGGCATCGTCGTAACCCACGACGAGCACAGCGTGACCACCCATGCACTGTTCGAGCATGGTGTTGGGCATCGGAATCATACCCGTCGACATCGCCGAGTCGGACTCGAACGATTCGTAGACCGTGATACCGATCACGATCGGACGGTTGAACACAGCCAGCACGTGCTTGAACGACGCGAGCGTTTGCGGCACGGCTTGGTATTGCAGGGCCTTGTGCTTCAGACCTTCCGCGTAGGCTTCGAGCGACGGCTTCACCGTGAACTGCGTGGGACCATCGTCGTACGGCCACGTGGCTTCAAGCGGCGCACCGTACTGGCCAGCAACCTTGATCACGTCGCGGATTTCCCCACCCGCGTCTTGACCGATGTCGCCTTCGAGCGCACGTTCGTTGTAGTACAGGAACAGACGCGACAGCTGAACGGCTGCGGCGTTGTTGTTCTGGATGTTCTCTTCGTACTCGAGAGCACCCGCGCAGGCGTTGGCCGTGCAGGAGCCGAGGTTGCCCTGATCGAAGACCGGACCGCAGTGCGGCGTGAGGTCGACTTTCGGAGGAACCGCAGCAGCACCGAACGTGAGGTGACCGTGATACTTGTGGTCACGCACATCGAGCGTCTTCTTCTTGCGATTGTAGACGCGCGTGGCTTTCGTCGGTGCAACAGGAGTCTTTTGCTCGTGATGCATGAAACAGTCCTTACGGTTGTAAAGGGGCTGGTGAATATCACCACATGATTTTAGTATTTTAATAACCTACAAACCAAGGAGCTTCATCGTGACCAAGCAAGAACAACTCGCATGGCAGTTTCTGTTTCGCCGCATCCGTACGGCACTTAGTCACATGCACGAAGGTGGAGCACTCAATTCCATCATGAGTGAGCGCGATCAGCTCGCCAACCGCACCAACGAAAAACTGTTCGCGAAGACGGACGAGGAACTGATTGCACGTGGCATGGATATCGAGCAGATCATCAGGTACACGGCTAATCTGGAAGCACAGGTCTCAGCCTTGCTCTACGAGGCTATTCGCACGCACGACATGTCAGTGTCTATAGTCGCTGCGAGCTGTAGGAAGACTACGCTTTGGGTTCGCGAACAGATCAAATGGCGAGAACGGGTGCTGCTCGTGAATGCCGCTCTCGAAACACAACACAACCGCAGCGAACTCATGGCGCTTGCTTGGGCCATTGCTCACAACTAGGAGCCGACATGAAAGAGTTCAATGTGCAGGCACTGCTGGATCAGATTGAAGCCACAGTGGTGCCGGAGCTTCCCCACGATCATCACCCCATCCAACTGGAGCGCTACGTCGCCGCGGTACTCAGCCAGATCATCCTCGTCACGAGCGAGGAAGAGCGCAAGCACCTCTGTCTGACGGCGTTGATCGAAGCCCAGCGTCTGAACCAGAGCATGATGGAATTCACGACGTATGTGGGCAACATCACCATCGACAAGTTCAATAAGTTCTCGGATGAACAAAAAGTGGCGATGACGCATCTGAATACGCTCGTGCAACGTAGCGCAGCGATTGCGCACGTGTACGTCCTCACCATGGCCGCTGTGATCGGCAAGCCCATCAAATAAGGAGTCAGTATGTCGACGGTAGAAAAGAAACTGGTCATCGGCAATGTGTTGCAGGCCTACAAGGACTTCCTCGCCTTCTTCCCGCTGAAGGTCATCCGTACGCCGGAAGAGTACAACGTGATGGTGCAGCACGCCAATGGTCTCGTCGATTTGGGCGCGCATGTGGAAGGCCACGAGCTGCACGATCTGTACGTGATCGCCACGGAACTGATCTACGGCTGGGACAAGCAGAGTGAACCGCCTGTCGCAACGCCGCGTGAACTCCTGAAATACCTGATGGAGGCGCACAAGCTCAAACAGAAGGATCTGTCTGACTGCATGCATCCGTCGGTCGTCAGTGACTTCCTGAGCGGGCGTCGTAACCTGAGCAAGGCTTCGGCAATCAAGTTGGCTGCACGCTTCTGTGTGTCCGTGGACGCTTTTCTGGAGTAAGGAATGCCGGTAACTGAAATGTGGATTATGGCGATCTGCCTGACCTGTGGGATCGCCAGCATGGCCATGTACATCCGCGCAGACTTCCGGCGTGAGATGAACGTGGTGACGTATTCGGAAACGATCACGTACGGCATGCGGCAAGTCACGACCAGTCACGTCGACATTGAAGAGAACGAACCCCCGGGGAACAAACAGATGCGTTATGCGTGGTTTGCGAGCGGCATGGTTTTTCTGCTGACTGGCATCCTCTCGCTGTTCCTCACCCAACCCCCTTCTTATTAAAAAGAGAACCAACATGACCTCAACCACTCTGGCACGCGCTATCGCAATGCGTGAAAGCCCCTGCTACTCGATCGAGGGGAGCCTGCCGTTCGAACTGGGTAAGAGCTATCCCCGGCGTGACGGCAAGATGGTGAAGATCGTCAAGGTCAACGACCAGCACAAGGGCTACGAGACCGTACAAGGCGACGACGCGGAAGCCCCTCACTTGGGTGCTCGCTACAACCGCGACAGCGACCGCGGCCGTTCTACGGGCACTGCGCACGACTTTAGCGACCCGCACAACCTGCTCCCCGACTTCGCCCCCGACAGCAAGAACAATGGTGAAGGTTTCTTCATCAAAGTCTCGATGATGGGTGCGAACAAGACGGAGTACGAACGCGATCTGTTCCGTCAGATGCTGATCCTCGAACACGAGATGACCGAGCTGCGTTACGGCGCGAAGGGTCACGATGGCTGGAAGGCGGCCTTCGAGAAGATCTTCACGGGTGGCATGGCGAGTCGCTTCTGGCAGCTGTGCGAAGCCATGGAGTGGAGCTTCACGTGGTGCGATCCGGACATGGACTACGATGACGACGTGAAAGCGTACACGTGGGCCGTGACGGAATTCCTCGAAGACAAGCGCGTGTTCTACTCGGTATGAGCTTCTACCGTCGCCGCTGGTACGACGTAGTCGGGGACATCCTCGCCTACGCGTGCCTCATTGAAGCCAGCGGGCTTCTCTCCCTGCTCGTGATCTTTCTCGGGTTGCTCGTCTACTGGATTTTCGCATAACCAACATGGAACAGATTCAAATCAACCACACCCGCATATTCGGGGACATCGACCGGATCATGACGTGTTTCATGGACATGCACATGCCGGTCAAGATGCGTTTGGCGACAGCCGCGGGCACCCGCATTCGTTTGGCCACGGACGTGATCGAAGTCTCGTTCACGGCGATCGAATCGAACCGTCCGGGTGCTGTCGCTGGGGTGACGTTCTACTACCCGCCGCGCGCACCCGGTGAGTCGCTTCAGATGCGCTTCTATCTGAATGCGGCGAAAGAAGGCCAGTGCATGGAGTACCGCATTGGACCGCGTGACCATCGCGTGGCAGCAGTACTCGCTGCATGGTGGTTCCTGAATTCGACCTACGCCCCTGTCGTCTACACGGACCCGGCAGATCTGTTCGAGCAGACCAACTGGCCGATCGACATCACTGCCGATGAAGGTTCGCGCATTCGTCAAGTAGTTCAACTCCTCGTCGCCTACATGGCTGGCGAACGACTAAAAGAAAAGGAAGTCGCATGAGCATCATTCGCAGCTACAACGCATTTCTGAACGACTCGATCCACGAGATTATCATGGACATCGAGGAACGTGGCAAGATCTACGGTCTGCCCAACATCGGCATGTTCGAGAACAACTCGAACCTCATTGTGCGCGGTGAGCCGATCACGTCGATCAGCCTGATGCCCGACGACATCCACGCCATGGCCAACATCGGCGACGGCCAGATGGCCAGTGAGATGACCATCAACATCTCGTTTTACAAGAAGCGCACCGATCTGCCGCCGGGCAAGCAGGAATGGAAGTGCGTGACGCGCATCAAGTCCGAGCAGGGCAATCTCTCGCGAGCGTCGCTTGTCATGACGATGATGTTCTTCGACATGCGTGGCTGGTTCGACTCGACCGAAGAAGCCGTGTCGCATGAGCGGGCGCGCGATTGGGCCGAAAAGTACTTCCCGGGCTACGAGGACGACGCCGAGATGTTGCTTGAAGGCATCGCCAAGCTCAGCGTGGACTACAATCGCTGGAGCGATGGCACGCTCACGAACAAGGAAGGCAATACGAAGATGCCCGGTTTCCACCACGGCATTTTCTTCTTCGAATAAGGCTCAAAGCAGACTGAGCCATATATCACCAACATGAGCATCAATTCCGGTGCTCTATTACAGGACAGACATCATGACGTTCGACGTAAACGAATTGGTTGCGAAGATCGAAGCGACGGTAGTCCCTGAGCTGCCGGAAGAACTGAACCACGCCATCTTGCGCTTGCATGTCAGCTCGCGCTTGGCAGTCGTGGGTGCTATCAGCAACGACAAGTTGAAGATGCACATGCTGGTGAACAACATCCGGGAGGCTTCGCGTATGACCGCGGAGCTTCTCGTGTTCTCGCATTACTTTGCCAACATCAGTGGCAAGAAGTTCGTCTCGCTTCCGCCGGATACGCAAACGGGTCTCGAGTCACTCTCGATTCACGTCCAGCGCTCGACGGCAATTGTCGAGACGTACACCGATACGCTGCTCAAGATGCACGAAATGGTCAAGACGCGTATCGAGGCCCAGAAGTAATTCATCTACAATAAACCAAGGAAAGCAATGACGTCTCAGACTTTGCAAGAGAAGATCCTGCTCGAGCACGCCATTCGTGCAGTGACGGATCACTTCAACGACTTCATCGGTCAGTGCATGGATGAAAACGGCAAGCCCAAGGCGCCGTCCATGGGCGACCTGATGAAGGCGCGCGCCTGCCTGCCGACGCGCTGCCCCCACGCGTTCGTGCCGAAGGAGAAGAAGAAATGAAGATCGGTAACTTCGGTCTCGATCGCCCGCGTGCCGAACAACTCTTTGACATGATCTGTCAAGAGCTCGACCGGCGCATGGGTCCGGAAGTCGGCTGGTCAGTGCTCCCCAATAACCTGCCCTTTGTCGACCCGGTGTTCGCTTCGCGCATGCTGAACAATCAGCTGCTGGGACTCTCGGCATACGTCGCGTACGGGCAAGAGGGTGAGCTCAACCTGATGATGGTCGAGCAAGAAGTGGCTAAGGGCGGTGACTTCAATCTGAAGCTCTATCGTTACGGCCATCCGGAACTGATGTTCGTGTTCTGCTGCAAGAACGTGACGGCTGCCCAAGCGCCGCTCGCGGCTCGTCGGGTGTACGAGTTCTTCTACAGCAAGTTCTACAGCGAGCACAAGCGCCACGAATCGCTTAACAGCACCCAGCTGCCGGCGGTTCACACCGCAGTAAAGCAGGCATTCCCCGACCTCGACAACGCGCGTACGCTGGAAATGCATACGCTCGATCTGTCGCACTAAACGCACTACAACCAAGGAGCCGTACATGAAGCTGATTCTCACGAACCACTACCCGTTCCCGTATCCGGAAAACATCTCCGAAGAACACGGTGAGCGTCTGTCGAGCGAATCGACGGATCGTCAACTCGAACTGCACAACGTGATCCACTTCGAGCAGAAGCACACGACGACGGTGGAGTTCGGCGATCTGGAGGCGTACACGGAAGCCAAGCAGAAGACGGGCTGGAAGCCGTGGGGTACGGAAGGCACCGAGCAGTTCATCCTCGAAGCGCCGGTGAGCTCGGATGACGGCTATGGTCCGTACGCGGCGATCATCGTCAAGAACGAAGCGTGGTGCGGCACCATCTTGGCGGCGGACGTGGAAACGTACACCAAGGTCACGCACGACTAAGGCAGTGGGCGGGCTTCGGTCCGCCCCTTATGCCGTCAGGAGGCATTATGTTGTCCAAAGCAGTCAGGCTGCGCCGTCGCATCAACCGTGAACGCCGCAAGCAACCCGCGTGGCGTAGTTGCATGCAGAACTACAAGCAAAGCCAGCTCACCTTTCTTAAGCTGAGTCGCAATGCGCAGGTTGGTGCTACGGGCTCGCACAGCATCGACAGTCTGAAGTACTCGCTCAATATCAGTCGGTCGATCCAGCTGAAGAAAGAGCAACAGACGATGACGCGCCCCGAATTCATGGAGGAGCTCGAACGCGCTCAGAAGGTACGGCACCACTCGTGGCAGTTCGTCGCCTGGGCCCGCATTCTGGCCGAAAACAAGGTGAAGCTGCGCGATGACATGAAGTCGTTTCGCCAAGTCTTTAAGGCGCAGGTTCGCAAACGCCGCGAAGCCAAACGGGGTATTTTGAGAAGGCTCACGCAACAATAACCAAGTCGAAACCAAGGAACTCAGAACGATGGGAACAACCAAACTCCAGAAAGTCCTCGCCCTATCCCTCCTAGCAGTAACCGCAGTAACGGCGCAAGCGTGCCGTGCGGATTGCTTTGACGCTGCGGCGCACTACCAGAAGGTGCGACCCGTGATCTTGCGCGGCATTGCAAAGGTCGAGTCTCAAGACAATCCTCACGCGATCAACCACAACAAGAACGGTTCGGTTGACTACGGCATGATGCAAATCAACTCCATCCACTTGAAGGAGTTGAAGAAGTACGGGGTGCACAAGGCCGATCTCATGAACGCGTGTAAGAACATCTACACGGCGGCTTGGCTCTACCGGCAGAAGGTCGATCTCCATGGCGATAACTGGGTCGCTGTGGGCAGCTACCATTCGGAAACACCACGCGAGCGTTGGAAGTATGCGCGCAAGGTGCAACTGGCAGTGCAGGAGCTTGCGTACGAGGAACGCATTCAACTGGCTGCAAACAACTGAGGTCCTATGACACCCGAACAGGTACAGGACGCTATCGGTAAAACGGTAGTCGTCAACGCGAAACGCGACATCGGTATCGATCCCGACATCCGTCGCATTATCGGCCTGGACAGCACACTCATCAAGCAGTGCAGAAGCGGACTGCTTCAAGTCGAACACGAAGGCAGGCACTATTCGGTGCCGATGTCTAACGTCGATTTGAAGTAAGCGTTTTGGTCGACCCTAATCCTTTGGTGGGGTCGACTTATTTTTTTGGTTCCTTTTAAGGTAGAAACAATGCGAACAACTCTCATGGGCTCGCCGATGCGTGCCCCGGCAACGGTGATTCAGCCCGTGCAAGAAGTCATCGCGTGCGAGGGCTTCCTCGACATCATCAAGCAGGTCTTCGGGGGCAAGCGTGCCAAGATGGATCCGAAGACGCACCGTGAGCACATCAACCAAGCGTTCTACAAGGGCGCCGCTCACGTGAAGAGCTACATCGCCCAGACCTTCGCCAATCGCGACTGGGTCGAATCGCACTACAAGCCCGAAGCCCATCACGTGAATATCCGTGACTGGCACTATCTCGCGTTCCAGGGCAAGATGCACCAACCCAAGGAAGTGCTCGATCACTTCTCGAGGGGCTTCCTCGACGCGCAACGCAAGTACGACGGCGTGGGTCAGATCGAGAAGTACGTCAAGGAACTGGACGAAGCCGAAGAAGCGATCGAAGCGTTCTACCAGATCCATGACGACGACGTCGATGCGGTGGAGAACTTCGCGCGCACCCAGATGCAGCAGATCGAAGTGCCGCCGAAGATGAACTGGAATGAGCGCCATTCCTCGATGCATCAGGCACCGAAGGAAGTGCAGGCGCTTCCGACCCTCACGACCAATCAGGTCATCGAAGCAGCAAACGAAATCCTGAAGGTGATGGATATCGTCAAGAAGTACGAAGGGGCCGTCTGGAACTCCATGCCCGGTAGCGGCTGTGACGCGCATGAGTTCTGGGGCGAAAACGAATCGACCGGTTACGATGGTGAACAACTGCGTACCGGCGACGTGGGTGACTTCTTCTACTTCCAGAGCACACCCGATGAAGTGTGCGCCACGGTCTCCGTGCCTTTCAGTGACTTGCAGGATTCCATCTTGGCCGTCTGTGCCTGGCTGATCCTGACCTGTCCGGATTAAACACGACGGTATAAGCCCCCCTCCCGTTTGGGAGGGGGGCTATGCCATTTACTTCTTTTTTGATGGGGAAAATGAACACGAATCTTATGGTTGTCCGCCGCACGATGTCGTTTTTGATGTTCATTCTATCCCTCCTTTTAGTGGAGTATCAGCATGATCAAAACACAAGTCGGTGCCCCGAATCTCGATCAGGCTGTGCATTATAAAGCGATTACTGGTACGAAATTCAGGGCCGCAGTGGTTCACGTTTGGGAAGACGGGCACGTCGACCTGGTTGTTACCAATGAACACCATCAGGAGTTCAAAGTCAACCGGGTGCGCTACTCCAACTTCCGAATGACCTTCCCGCCCCATTCGTCAATGGGCGATCCTTCCTTCGGTCCAGGCTTTGGAAACGGAACCGATGGTACGCTATATCCAACAGGTCTGACGTTGGATGAAGCCCTCACCTGGACGACGGCTGAATCGTTCGATCCACAGCTCCTCTCAAGTCTTTTGGTGCCCGTTAATGACGGTACCCAGAGTCTTGGAGCGCCATCCAATCGCCTTGGTGCACTCTTCACCACTGGCAATCCATTTGTCTCTGGCTCCGCTGTATCGATGCCAGGTGATGGTGGCGTTGTGTCAATCAGCCCGCTCACGGCCCTTTGCTTGATTATTCCAGCGGCCGCTCTGAATGCGCTGACAGTTGTTCTCCCTGAACCAGTAGCACCTGGGGAGACGCACGATGTTGTTATTACAGAATCGGTTACTGCACTTTCATTCACCTCGTCGTTAGGTACACCTATCGGTGCCCCGACTTCGATTATCGGTTACTCCACGTTCAAGTTTCGCTTCGTTCCAGGAAGCGGATCAGCGGGTACTGATGCATGGGTGATGATTAGCTGCTGCTGCGCTCAGGACCTCTCGCCCTACCTGACGACCGATCTTGCGTCCAGTACGTATAGTACAAAAGCGAATGTTCAGAATTTGATTGCGCAAGCTTTGGAATCTTATCTGACCGTACAAGACGCAACGAACACCTACACCACACAAACGGATTTTGAGAACGCTTTAACAGCGTCACTCGAACCATACATCACAACTCAGGCTGCACAAAGCGAATTTGCAACACCTACGGAAGTGACTAGCGCAATTACTGCTGCTTTGTCGCTTTACCTCAAGATTACGGATGCAGCAGCAACGTATCTGACGATCTCCAATGCGTCTGAGACGTATGCCACACAGACGGCGATGGCAAGCGCGGTAGCAGCTGCAATTGCACCGTATCTCACCTCGCAAAATGCGGCCGCCACCTACTCGACGCCGACTCAAGTCACATCCGCTATCAGCGCCGCATTGACCAGTGCACTAGCCGCGTATCTCACGACACAGGCAGCTGCGGCAGCGTATCTGACCATCACGAATGCGGCCAGTACCTATCTGCCGAAGAGCCACCCTACGGTTACTGGGGCTTATATCGCAGATGCAACGGGGACGGTGTTTCGCGGGTTGCAAATTACTGAGGGTGGTGTTCTGCGTTGGAACATCGGCACCGACCAAGCCAATGGTGATCTGCGGATCTACTACTACAACGACACTGGTACCCTTCTTGGCGACGTGATCGACATTTCCCGTACTACCGGTGTGATGGCCTTTATCAACACACCTACACTTGGAATTGGCGGCAGTCCAGTTATGTCGCAAGCTACGTCGGATGCGCGTTATGCGCTGGCAACATTTGCGGGTGCACCGCATTACGTTAATTCGCCTTTCCTGCGTAATGCACAGCTGGTGGCGGGCGTTGGAACAGTGCTCTTCAGCTTCGTCGCGCCGCGCGCTATGACGTTGGTGGCGATGTTTGGATATGCCGAAACAGGCTCCGCAGCCGCTATCCCGTTCTATATCTCAACGACGACATCGGCAGCAGCAGCTGTCGCTGAGCTGAGCTTCCTTCCAAGTGCCAACAAGGCCTCATCTACTTGGCTCTCTGGTTCATCGCTTGCAATGAATCAGGGCGACCGTGTTTATGTCTTGGTCGGCGCTGCTTCTAACGGCGTCGGTTCGATGGATGGTGTGAGTATGTCGCTCGCATTCACGCTTAACTGATCTTTATCGTATAGCGGGTATGAGGAGAGCGCTCTCCTCTCCGTCATGCCTTTCTTTTTTTGGCATGTTCCTTCCTTTTCCTTTGCAAAGGTAAACACAATCATGTCCGGTCCTACTCCCGTTACGACCCCGAGTGTCGATCAGCGCGTGCAATTCATGTCGGCTGACGCTCCCCTCGCTGCTGTCATCGTCAACATCTGGGGCGACGGCGCCGTGGACGTTGTGGTCGACGACGCTTCGCTGCCGAACGGCCCGCAGCTGTTCAAGCGCCAGACGTACGTGCCCTACGGCGCTACGTTCGTGCCCCCGGTCGACCCCGTCACCGGCAACACGCTCGACCCGCGCTACGTGGCGCAGCTGACGACGGGCTCGGGCCTGCCGGCTGCTGGCCTGCAAAACACGACCCCGTCGATCGACGGCGTTGTCGTTCCCGGCACGGAACCCCTCGAAAGCTAATCCGCTTTCTTTCCTGAAGACGATTTACCGCATTGGTGCCCCTGCTGAGTTGGTAGCTCGGCAGGGCTTTTTTGCCGTCAGGTTAAAAAAACACAGTTCAAGTATCTTCTGAACGGCACACTCAGCCCTTCTATCAATAACCGGAGAATAACGAAATGACGAAACAAGTAACCCTCGAAACGAACCATGGCAAGATCGTAATTCAGCTCGACGAGAAGGCCGCCCCGAAGACGGTGCAGAACTTCCTGAACTACGTGAACAAGGGCCACTACAATGGCCTGATCTTCCACCGCGTGATCGACGGCTTCATGATCCAGGGCGGCGGCTTCAACGAAGGCATGACCCAGTCGGCGACCGATGCACCGATTCAGAACGAAGCGGACAACGGTCTGAAGAACGACAAGTACACGATCGCGATGGCGCGCACGAACGATCCGCATTCGGCCACCGCCCAGTTCTTCATCAACGTCAACGACAACACGTTCCTGAATCACTCGTCGAAGACCCCGCAAGGCTGGGGCTACGCCGTGTTCGGCAAGGTCATCGAAGGCCAGGACGTCGTCGATGCGATCAAGAAGGTGAAGACGGGCGGCAAGGGCTTCCACCAGGACGTGCCGACGACGCCGGTCATCATCACCAAGGCCGACAGCGAGCACATCGTCGGCGCGAGCGTCTAACATGAATACGCCGCATCTGTACTTTGTTCCGGAACTCATCGAGTGGGGCACCCACACTCAGACGAACCACCCGGAGGCCGGTTGGATTCCGGCTCGTCCCTTGGGCTTCCAAGGACTCTCGCTGCGCCGTCGTCTGTCGTTGGCCTGGGGTGTGTTCACGGGCAAGTACGATGCGGTGTATTGGGAACCGACACTGGCTGACCTGCATCGGAATGCCATGGCGGTTCCCGAGCAACATCTGCCACCGAAGTTTGTGGAGATGCCTCCGGTGTGGAACCAGGGTGAAGTGAACTCAGCGGCAGCGATGGCCGTTGCTGCGACGAACATCTCGCCGTTGGAAATGGGTAGCGTCGGCTGTCTGCCGTTGGTCTACTACAAAGAACGTGCTGTGGAGGAAAACAAATGAGTTTCGGTGGCATGAATCCCGTAGCAGCTGCTCAGCTGGCTCGATCGCTTGATCAAGATGCACAGCTGGCTGCGGCTGAAGCCGTGGCTGCGCTTTACGAGGGCGATGAGCGTCCGTGCATCCAGGCCGATGTGATGAACGCCTTCAACCAAGGCATTCAGTGGGGGCGTGCGAATCCGGCACCGAAAGCCGATGACGTACGTTCCGCCTGACGGTGGGGTGATGCAGCGCGATCTTGAGCGGCGCGCTGTTGCTCCCGCCATCGAAGAGTTTATCGAGACCCGCTTTCACCGCGAGTCGGATCACACCAAGCTGTGGCTCAAGCAAGCATTCACTGCGGGTGTGGAGTGGGGGCGTCAGAATCCGTCGCAGGCTGACCTCGTGCAACTCAAGGGCCTGATCGCCTCGATCACGGAACTCGAGAACGATGCTGGGACGGTCTCCAAAGACGAGAAGACACACATCGGCATGCGGGTGATGGCGCAGGGCATTCAGCAAGTGTGCGCTGTGGCTCGTGTGCTGGCAGCCAAGATCGCAGGCAAAGGGAAACTTGTCGATGAGCAAACCACGGGATGAACTGAAGCGCTTACGCTATCGTGGGGAGCGCACGAGTAACTGGATGGCTCGGCAGTCTGCGGGCTACACGGGTTACTGCTGTCCAGCTTGCGGAGTGGAAGGCTATTCGGAATCGATGAGCAAGCAGGAGCGCCGGCATAAGCGCGCCCGTTACCTCATCGATAAGATCAGGAAGGATGGGGGTCAATTCGATGCTAGTGAAGAACAACGCATACTGGCGGCGTGTGATTAAGATGGGTAAGCGCACCCCGCGCAAGAGCGTCTGCACGTCCGGTCCCGTGAACTACGACTGGAGTTGCAAGACGCTGCGTGTGGTGTTTGTGCGCTATCACCCCGGTGCGAAGACGATTGCGCGTCGTCTGCGTCAGGGTCGCCCAGCGAAAGCCGATGTGGATGGACGCCTGTCTTGCTACATCAGCCCCGGTCGTTATTGAGGACATCATGGAAGCAGTAAAACGTTTCAAAGAGAATTTGCGCGGCCAAGACTGGGCGGTGGGGGATGTCCACGCTCACGTCTCGCGTCTGCGCGCAGCCCTCAAGGAGATTGGCTTTGATCCCGCCGTGGATCGCCTCTTCTGCACGGGGGATCTGGTGGACCGTGGGGATGAACCGTTCCAGGTGCTGAACCTGATGAAGGAACCCTGGTTCTATAGCGTCATGGGCAATCACGACGACTTCGCTGTCCGGCTGTGCGAGGATCGTCCCATCGACATCAAGCGCTACATCGAAGGCGGTGGCGGCTGGAATATGCAGAACACGCGTGAGAACCAGCAGCGCTTTGCTGATGCGTTCCGCGACCTGCCCTTTGCCATCGAGGTGGAAAACGACAGGTACGGCATGGTTGGGATTACGCACGCGAACTGCGTGAAGCCGACCTGGGCGGAATTCACCCAAGCCCTTCGGGATCAAACCGAAGGCACACAAGTTCAGAAGACCGCACGGCACGATGCGATGTGGGATCGGGATCGTTTCAAGACGGGAACGCATGAGATCATCCCCGATATCCGCGCTGTGATCGTGGGTCACTGCACGACGCCGGTACCCAAGGTACTGGGCAACGTGCACTTTATCGATACGGGTGGCTGGACGAGTCGGCGAGCGTTTACGTTCATCAAGCTGGACTCTCTCGTCACCATCACTGTTAGAACCGCAGAGGGAACATGACCGCCGCACAAGAGAAGATCAGCGTATATGCCAGCATGAGCCAGATGGGTGAACTCGTGAAGTTCATGATCGGCTGCTGGCAGGAGCACGTGTTTCAAGAGAAGGAACGCACGCCGGAAGAACTCCTGACGGTGCTCGAAGCGCGACCGGATTGGACCGAGCGTGTGAAGATGTTCATCACGCACGCAGCAAAGACGGCGTTCGCTGACATGACTGCCATCGAGATGCTCGCCGGTAAGCTGAAGGTCGGCAAGCTGGAAACGCGTGGGGAAGACTGGCTGCAAGATCGCACCATGGCGGATCCGCTCGATAAGCGCGTGGCTCGCGTCATCAGCGAAGCCAAGTACTGGGACTGGTCACTCGCGCACGGGTAAGCCATGGACTACTATCTCGATACCGAGTTCAACGGGTTCGGTGGCAAGCTCATCTCGTTGGGGATCGTGCGCCAGGACGGGCACGGCTTGTACGTGATCTACCCGAAGCTGGAAAGCTACACGGAGTACGTACGACAGAACGTGCTGCCCCATCTGGAAAATGCGCCGGCGTTTGCCTTGCACATGAATCCGGGTGCAAAGGCCGGGAACCTCTTGGAAGAGTTCTTCAAGGGCGACCCGTGTCCGAACGTGATCTGCGACTGGCCGGATGACGTGAAGTACTTCTGTGAAGAGATGTTGCTGGGACCGGGTAAGCGTATCAAGGTGCCGCGCATCACGTTTGACATCCGACCAATCGAGTCGTATCCGACCAAGCTCCGTGGGGCGGTGCAGCACAACGCGTTTTGGGACGCACTGGCGCTGAAGGCCAAGTGTGAAGAGCTGGACGAAGAGCACATCAAGAGTGGTGCGTACTTCCGATAACAGAACCAACATGAAAACACGCGAAGAAGAAATTCAAGAAGCGGTCGCACTCAACGAAGAGATGCGCAACGCACCGGGGATCAAGACCGGCATCAGCCTCAACATCCCGGAGAACTGGGATTGGGGCGAGAAGGTGCTGTCGTATAAGCGCACGGTCCTTCAGATCAAGACGTCGTATTCGGCAGCTGTCCACTTCCTGATCGATGTGACGGATCCCGACAAGATCGCCGTGAAGGCCATCGACGAGTTGCTCTTCCAGTCGGGCAACAACGAAACCTTCAGTGCGGTCTGTACGGTGCTGGCGAACTACGTCAAGATGTTCTCGGACTGGTCGATGAAGCGCGGGATGCTGGAACTCGTGCCGAACACGCTCGGTGGTTTCCGTGGCGCGTTCTATCTGCATGCGGGCCGCGCACCGACCGAGCAAGAATGCTTCGATGCGGGTGTGCGCTCAGGCCTGCAACGTCCGCGTCGTCCGGGCTTGGGGGCGCAGTTGTACTACCTGGCCTCGCCCTTCACGAACGACGATCCACGTATCCAGGAATCGAACCGCATCTGGGTGTGTCGCAAGGCCGATGAGCTGATCGAGCAAGGCATCTACTGTGTCTCGCCGATCGCGCATAACCTCGCGGTCATCAAGGAGTCGGGTGCGCCACACAAGACCGGTTGGGACAAGTGGCGTGAACACGACCTCACTATCTTGCGTAAGTGCGATCGCGTGATCGTGCTGAAGCTGCCGGGCTGGGAGAAGTCGGTGGGGGTGTCGGAAGAAGTGAAGACCGCACGGGAACTCAACATCCCGGTGGACTACGTCGAAATGGGGGAGACGTATGAACCGCAGTAAGAAGGTGCGTGAGCGCAAGGACCGCAACAAGTTCGAGCGCTACATGAAGCGTATTCATGGACCGAACTGGCGTTCGAAGTTTGCCGACCAGAAGGTCATCCCGGTGCCGCATGACTGGCAGGAACGTATCGGTCCGGGCCTGCACTACGTACCGAAGATGCCGGTTGCGCGCGCGTTGACGGTCGAAGAGATCCGTCTGCAACTCAAGCGCGCCGCAGGTATCACGCCGGGCACGCAGCCGAAGGGTTATACCGAGGGCGTCTCGCCCAACGCATAATGGCCGGCTACGCTGTCTATCAATGGTGGTGGAGGTACTTCCTCCACCTTCATCTTGACGCCGTCGGACCGAAGTGGGTATTTCACTACTCGCGTCCGATGTACGTCGAAGGCATTCCGATGATCCCGGGATGCTAAGTCATTGATAGTAAAGTATTTTTTTACTGCAATGCGTAAGAGTATGTGAGAGAATACACAATGCATGTACGAGGGACCTTCAGACCCAAACCTCCGACATGCCCACCGTTGTGGTAACGCGACGGACGGAAAGTGATCTAAACGCAAGTTGTGTCGATAGTAGAGAGATGAGTGGGGGAATCGGTATACCCCGGGGATCTTGAGTCTCCCGTATGCGAATCAGCGTCCTCTCAACGGGACTAACGCATGCTGGCTGTCATTGGCCGCGGCCTCAGGCCAAATGTGAGTTCGATTCTCACCTCAGAAAGCAATGACCGTACACTCTACTTGGATGGGCACTCTGCACTACCTAGTCTAACCGAAAGGAGGACGTGGTAGGTCTTGACTCGACAGCACCACCCTAATTGGGCTCCGTTGGCAAATCCACGGGCTTGCGGGTGAAATGAGTCAACCTCTTAATGGACTGGCCGGCCTAATCACCCGGCATGACGTGATGCGGCGGGCTGCTCTGGGATGTAATTCTCAGGCGGCAAACTGCGTTAGCACACGCTAAACGGTTACAGGACAGAAATGTCACGAGGCAAATTGGGCTGTGTTCTTTCACATCTGGGGAGGTGCCCGAGAGGCTAAAGGGGGCAGACTGTAAATCTGTTGGGCTTAGGTCCTACATTGGTTCGAATCCAATCTTCCCCACCAGATTCGTAGTACGGCGATGTAGCTCAGTCGGTAGAGCAGCGGGATCATAATCCGTTGGTCGTCAGTTCGATTCTGACCATCGCCACCAAGCCGTCTTTGTAGTTCCGGAGTTTAGCGCAGCCCGGTAGCGCACCTGATTTGGGATCAGGGGGTCGTAGGTTCGAATCCTACAATTCCGACCAGTATTTGTTGTGTCAGTGGAAGAGGTGTCCGAGAGGCTGAAGGAGCCAGATTGCAAACCTGGAGGCGCAAGCCCGCGTGGGTTCGAATCCCATCCTCTTCTCCATTGAATTGTTTCAATCCCGCGGTAGCTCAGTCTGGTAGAGCGGCCACCTCGAATGGTGGTGTGTCAGTGGTTCAAATCCACTCCAAGGGGCCAAGTTTCAACTAGACATGCTTAGGTGTGGCCATAGCTCAGATTGGTAGAGCATCGGGATGTGGCCCCGAGGGTCCCGGGTTCGATTCCCGGTGGTCACCCCTAAGGTGTTTGGTGTTTCACAGTGGTGCTGTTCTTCTAGAGGCCTAGGATGCTGGTTCGTGCACGAATCGGAGACAGGGGTTCAAATCCCCTACGGCGCCCCACTTTCCTTTTTTCTTCAGTGCGGGGCTCCGGTAGGAACTGGGCTATCGTGAATGCATGCATCGATAGTTTGGTGGTGGCTCGAAACCACTTGCAGCCCGCTCCCCTTTTCTAGAGAGATGTCCGAGCGGTTTAAAGAGTCGCCCTGCTAAGGCGATGTGTGGGCAACTGCACCAAGGGTTCGAATCCCTTTCTCTCTGCCATATTGAGCCAGGCTTCGGCCTGGCTTTTATGCCGTCAATTTTGTGTACAAGGAGAAGACTGTGAATAACATCCCGCGATTGTTTCACATCACGTTTGACGGCCGGCTACCGAAGATGCTCGCACCACGCAAGCCCGCTGGCAGTGATGACAAAGACCAAGGCATTCTGAAAGAGTTCACGGCACCGCGTGTGTCGTTTGCGCCGAGCATCTTTCATTGCCTGCAAGCCATCATCCCCAACGTCTATGAGAAACTCTTCTCGGACGAGGGACAGAAGAACGGCGTGGACTTCTTTGTCTACCAGATGAAGCCGGGCCAGAAGGTCCGCATCAAGACGCCAATGGAACTCACGAAGGAACGCCTCGTGTGGGACGCGCATGTCACGCATGAGTACTGCGTACTCGATCCCGTGGAGATCGTCCCGCTTGGCAAGATCAATGCTTGGGTGGATAAGAGTGATCCGGGCCTGACCATCTACCCGTATAACGATCACTCGCTGGAGCCGCAGAAGAACAAGCTCTGTGAGGATGCGCGCTTTAAGAAGACGGACCGTGCGCAGGACCTTGTGTTCTTTGGCCAGCAACATGACAAGGTAGCTACGGAATCGTTGCCCGCTTATTTGAAGTGGTGAAGTAAGATTTCATTGTGCAGTGCAATGACATAGGCAGCAATGCCGGGAACTCCATTCACCTATTCATAACGAAGAAATGAAAACGATTCTGATCGCCGCGATGGCAAGCAACCGTGTCATCGGCAACAAAGGACAAATTCCGTGGATGGGCCAATTCCCGGAAGACATGAAGCACTTCAAAGAGACGACCACGGGCAATGCAGTGGTGATGGGCCGCAAGACGTACGAGTCGATCGGCAAGCCGCTTGTGATGCGCAGCAACATCGTCGTCTCCCGCACGATGCGTGACCCCGCACTGCCCCTCCTCACGGTGCGTGACTCGTTGGAAGGCGCGCTGAACCACTGCCGTCGTGAAGGTCGTTCGTTCTGCTACATCATCGGCGGCGCGGACATCTATCGTCAGGCATTGCCGTTCGCCGACCACATCTACCTCACTCGCATTCACAAGGAGTTCGAGGGCGACACGTACTTCCCGGCGATCGATCGCAATCAGTTCGAGATGTCTGTGGGCTTCGTGCACGAGAACGAACACTTCGGCTACACCTTCGAGCATTGGGACCGTGTCTAAGTTCAAGGAGATGCGCCCCGGTGTGTTCTGTCACTGGTGCCCGGGCTGCGAATGCAGTCACTGGATCTATACAGACGGCAAGGTCACCTGGCAGATTACGGGTGACGAAGCCACGCCCACTGTGCGACCCTCGTTGGCGCACGATCAGGGCATGCGGAAGACGGAGTGCCACTATCACATCACCGATGGGAAGCTGGAGTACTTCTTCGACACGCACCATCAGTACCGCAGTCAGACGATCGACTTACCCGATTGGGATGAACGCATCCACAACCCGTACACGATCCGACCCAAGCATGAGAAGAACCGGGTCGGGAAAAGCGCTATGGTGTGTGGGTTCAACTTCAACGATCGGAGTTAGTTATGTCACTTCTTTTCTTCGCAGCACTCGCGCTCATCGCGCTCCAGTTCACCAGCGGCATCGGCCAATGGATCAGCGAGAACCAGAAGGCTACGCAAACCGTGGCCTGGATGCAATGGCTCGTGGGCAAGTTCGGTCTCGCCCCGACGATCATCACGACGCGTGTGGTCATCATCGTGACCGCGGTCGTCGCGTATGAACTGCAACAGCATTGGCTCGTTTGGGCGCTGCTTGCGGCTTCGGCTTGGTATCTGTACAAGACCGGCAAGTACGTGGCGATCTGGGCGGAACTGAAAACTGATGCGGTCAATGCCGTCGATGGTGCCGTCACCAATGCGGTGGACACGGCCATCACCGACGTGACCAAGCAGGCCATGCACGATCCCAAGGAAGCACAAGCCTCGATGGCTGCGGCTGCCAAGGGCGTCGACGTTTCGAAAATGGGCTAACGCCAAGGGGAGCTTCGGCTCCCCGCTTATTCTGTTAGGTTGATAAATGCCAAAGCGAATCTACAAGTCATTGGAGACGGTTGACGAGACGCCGACCTCCATGGTGATCCGTGCCTTTCTCGCGTTCCCCCAGAAGCCGACTTGCATCTGGGACGTGGGCTGCGGCACCGGTAAGGTGCTCATCGAGTCGAAGCTGCGCTATCGGGACGTGAAGCTGATCGGCATCGAGGTGAACCCGGACTATCCGGCGGTTGCTCGTGAGAACATGGAGCGCCATGGCGTGAACCCGGCGGACATCGACATCCATCTGCGCGATGCCTGCTACGCTGACCTGAGCGATCTGCAACGCCCCGACGCCATCTACCTGTCCTGTGCAGGCCGGGCGGAAGTCAACCTCATCCCCATTCTCTGGGAGCATCTGTTGCCCGGTGGCGCGATCGTCTGTAACGTGAGCCAGTACGGCAAACATCCGGACATCCCCAACTGGGTGGCACGTCTGCGGGGTGCGCAGGAAGCCTACGGCGGCAAGCTCGAAGACTACACCCACTGGTACGACCTGAGCAAGAACGGGCGCAAGGACAAGTGGGCGGTGGAAGACGCAATCCACTGGGAAGGTCAGAAGCCTGTGTAAAAATACCCACAGGGTAATGCTATGTAGGGCCTCGGCGAGGTGTCCGTCACGTGTCTTCGGACGCGGGGCGGCCACTTCCAGTTTTATGCCGTTTCATCGAAAAAACAACCATATATCATCCTTCTGAGTCCGTTGGGTAAAACTGACGGCGCCGTGCTATTAGTTGACTAGAGGATCACAACAAGAGGAATGAATTAAATGAAGCCGCTCTCCCCCGTATACGAGTATTTCGCAGGTGTCTCACAGCAGGCCATGGATGCGAAGCCGCCGTACAGAGGTAAAGTGGAATTGCTGCACTTTGGCGATTACGTTCTCGTGAAGAGCGAAATCTCGGCCAAGATCGAGCGCCGCTGGTTCCATCAGGAAACCCCGATCGCTTACTACCACCTGCCCAAAGAACTTCGCCTGCCCATCGTGGAAGAGATGTACCGCTCGGGTTGCGTGGCGAAGGAAATCGCCGAACTCATCGGCGTGTCATCGACCACCATCGCGACCGACATCAAGGAACTGATGGGCATGTGTCGCATGACCGAGTGCAGCCAGTTTAAGGCTCAGGACGTCACCCCGACGGACCTGATCCTCAAGAGCACCACCAGCCAGAAAATGGTGAGAGGCCACAACCCGCAATACGCTCCACCGTCGTGGTGAAGGCGATTGTGCGGTTGTGTGAGTGGATCCTCATGAACCCCGAACGGCGTAAAGTCCGGTGGGCGATGGAGGATCATTTTGAAAGGGAAATGCGCAAACTCAAGGAGCGCACATGACTTCCACGGAAAAGAAGGTTGGCGACGGGACCTCGGTTGAAGTGTTCACGACCCCTGGCGTTGAAGGTGGTCCGGACTTTGAAGTCTCCCGTGTGACCGATGGCACGAACATTGCCGTCGTCCACGAACATCCGGTTGACACCGCAGCCGGCGCGCTCGCCCTCGGCGCGACCGTCTCGGTTCATACCCCGGACCCGCATCAACGCAACTACCTCGCCTGGAACGACGGCTTCACGCTCGTTCATGGCGCGGCTATCAGGATCGGCGCGCTGTGCACGTCGGGCGATGTGAAGATCGACTGGGGTGCCGTCATCGATCTGGCCGGTGGCAAGGTCGACCCGGACTACAAGGTCAACGGTGAACCGCAAGGTGCACTCGTCGGGGAATTCACCGACAACGACGACCCGGCCATTGTCCATGAAGTCTACATGGAGCGTTACACCGAACGCTTCTACTTCTACAAGGACTCCCCGGAGCGGACCACCGATCTCTCACCTGCTAAAGGCTGACGATGGGTTGCGATATCCATAGCGTCTTCCAGGCGCGCATTGACGGGGAGTGGGTGGACGTTGCTACCTTCTGGGACGACGAACGCCACTACCAGCTCTTTGCCGCGCTTGCGGACGTACGCAATGGATATGGCTTCGCTGGGGTGCCGTATGCGGAGTGGATCAGACCCATCTCTGCTCCGCGCGGCTTACCCAAGGATTTCGAGTATTACTGCTGGGAGCACCCGACCCACGTGGAAGCACTCGTGCCGTTTAGACGGGGGTGGTGGGAACAAGACCATCCCCTCGAAGCGAAGTCCATGGATCCAGACACGATCGGTGTTCTTACCGGTTATCGCTACAGCGACGATACCATCACATTGCATGAATGTGCGATCTGGATGGGGGATCACAGTTTCAGCTGGCTCATGTCAGACGAGATGCTGAATTGGTTCAACAACGAGGCGAACATACCTCGGGTGAAGATCGGTGTGCTCTCCAAGCCGATGTTTGAAGCCTGGGACAAGGTGAGCCAACCACAGGAATGGTTCGGTGGCATCTGGGGCAAAGACACCGTCACCATCAACGAGTGCGAAGTCGGCAAGGTGAGTGGCCCTTGGGACTACGTGCGCGTCACATGGGAAAAGACCTTGAAGGATGAACTGTCTTACTTCTTCAAGGAAGTTCAACGCCTGCACGATACGTACGGCAAAGTACGCTTCGTGTTTGGTTTCGATAGTTAGGAGGAGAGCCGCATGGACAAGCCCGTGCCCCTTCACATGCGGCTGTTCAACGCCGCGTTCAAACTGCCGTTCCTCTCGTTCAAGGCGAAGGAGCGCATTGCCCACAGCTTTCTGAGTCCTGAGAAGTCCAAGGAACTTCGCGGGATGATGCATGACCTCGTGGGTGGCATGAACCAGCAGTTCGGCACTTACGAAGCGATCCTCGAGTACGCGCCGAATTACGCCAAGTGGAATACGCCCGAAGAAGTCGAGAAGATTCAGGGCGGCAAACTCGTGGCGTCTGGCTGCGCAATGGCATCGCAGGATTACTGGAGCGTCAAGGCACTGGACCTCTTCTTCGCGAAGTACGTCACCAGTGCTGCGGACCACGAAGCGTTCTGCCATGCGGTGTATCGCTTGGCCTTCAGCATGCAGGAGTGGGGTTACATCGACGGCGAATCGAAGCCGAAGAAACTCACCGACGAGCAAGAGGCTGAGCTGCTCGAGATGCAGTGGTCCGCCATGTCGATGGCACTCGCCGACGAAATGAAAGACAAGGGGAAGTCCGCCCAACAGTGGATGACCGAACTGAAACCGTTATTCTACCCCCAAGGTTAAAGAATGTCGCTCGTGAATCAACAAGTCTTTCTCACCCCCGGCGCGTCCTTCACGCTCACGGCAGCCAAGGTCTCCTTGGGTCCGCAAGCGGATAACACCGATGCCATGGTGACGTTTGACCAAAGTGCTGCCATGCTCGGCAACCGTGACTCGTTGCACGGTGGCGTTCAGGTGGGCACGATCGAAGTTGATGTGATGCCGAACGTGCCGATGGACTTCAACGTCTACATGGACGAAGCCTCCGGCAAGTTCTACTACAACCACCAGGTCGTAATGCGCGACGGCGTAACTCCCCACTAACGCCCAAGCCAAGAACATCAAACCAAGGAAAACCCATGAAACACGCCATCCATATCCGCAAGATCCTCCTCGCTGAAATGCCGGGCTTTCGTCCGCAATTTCGTCGACCCTTTGACGTGGTCGGTCGACCCGAAGATAACGAGGCGCTGATCAACGAGGTCCTGAAAGTCGAAGACCTCGTCGACGTCGACCGTGTCACCCCCAGCAAGATCGCACCTCACATCAGTTCCTTCCTGCGCTACTCGGGCGAAGCACAGCCCGCCTTCCCGCCGCCCCTGGGCTGGAACACTCCGCGCTACTCTTTCGCTATTGAAGTTGAAGTCAAGCCGGTGGCCTTTTCCGGCAAGCAGATCCTCACGGTCTACGGCTACACCGACACGGTCGCCGAAGTGCTAGACGGCAAGATCAGCGATGCCCAGCTGAATGCGCTCACCTTCCACATCAACTCGATCGTCACCGCGCGCAGCCATCCGGGTGCCCCGGAAAGCCACGTGGCGCCGTACACCCAGATGGTCGCCAACCACCACTACTACAGTGATGCGAATTTCGCTGGCAACTTCAACAGTGCCAACGTCGTCGAATCGCTGCGCCCGTGTGACATCCTGGCGCGCCTGAGCGCACTGGAAGTGGCGCCCGAAATGGTGGGTGGTGCGTTGGTGGATATGCGCACGATCGTGGGCTCGACGCCCCGCGCATCGGATCGCATGAACGTGAACCCGGCGCATCTGCTCGCGAAGATTCTGGACGGTTATGTGACGGCGCTCGAAGGCGCACGGGCTAACACCCATCAGTCGGATCTGCTGGAAGAAGCTCGCAGTCGCATCCAGGAATCGCCGGCCGGCATGAATCCGTTCCTGCGTGAACTCGTGGGCGATCGTGCAGCGGGTGCGACGCGGGAATTCAAGATGGAAGATCTCCTGCGTATCGATGCGTCAGTGGGTGAGCGCATGACCATCGTGACGGGCAGCAATGCGGATAAGGATCTCGTGCACTCCAGCCGTTACAGCGACTGGGATGAAGAGAGCCTCGAAGCGCTGATCGCGTATGCGGTGGCCATTCAGGTGCCGGCAGCCATGGGTCAGACCGGACTCACGAAGCTGGTGTTCTCGCTGGAAATGTCGGGCACGTCGGGTAACTGGCGCGAGTCGGGCTTGAGCTTCTCGGTGGTGGATCTGGCGGGTCTCTTGCCGGCCCACGACAGTCGCGCGAAGGAAGAGTTCGTGCTGGAGATGCTCGCAGCGAACATCCCGCAGTGGTCGGGCAATTACACCATCCCGCTGTACATGAACGTGGAAGCCAGTCTCAACGGTCTCACGATTGTGGACATCTCGATGACGCCGGATTTCGGCAAGAAGAAACGTTTCGTCATGCCGTCCTTTATGGATGGCTTGGTCAGTCCGGTGTTGGCGCGCAAGACGGACCAGATGTCGGAACTTGCCAATGTCGCTGACGGCATTGGGGCTCTGTTGAATGTGATCTTCGAACGGATCCCGATGGCGTAACGAAGTAGGACAGGGGGTTCTGAGCAAGCCCCCTGAGTAGTTCAATTAATCTAAACCAACTGAAACGAAAGGTAAAGCAATGAATACGAAAGAACTCGACGTCGTTGAAGACGCCATCCTGCAAGCGTATCAAACGAACAAGAAGTCCAAGCGCCGTGTGCAGATCAAAACGGACCAGTTCAATGGTCTCACGATGCTGGAAGTCTTTGTCGGTAATGTGAAGACGGGCGACGTCAAGCACCGCGTGCGTTTCTTCCGCAACAACGTGGAAGTGTTCTCGTACTGGATGGCGCAAGAGGACCGCAACCCGATCATCGCGAAGATGCTCTTCGAAGGTTATACGCAGAAGCGTATCTCTGAGATGCTTGGTCTCAGTGCGGGCACCATCAACAAGGACGTGCGTTACATGCGTGAGCACACGGTCATGCTTGACGGCTATCAATTCCGCAAGCCGGCCGCAGCGCCCGTGAAGAACTCGCGCTGGAACACGAAGTCCAAGGCCAAACAACCGTCCGTCTCTGTCCATTAAGGAGATCTTCATGGCAAAGAAGCACCTGGAACCGATCGCGAACACCAACACCGATACGATGGAAAACGTGTTCGCTAAGCTGCGCGAGTTCGGCGCCACGCAAGACATGTTGGACTACATCGCCGACACAGTGCGCGCGCAGCGTGATCGCTACGGTCCGTTGAAGATCGGCCTTGGCATGGGCATCGACCGGGATGCGACGGTGAAGAACCCCGAGACCAAGGAAGAGTTGCAGTGTGAACTCATCGTCTTCCACATGAACATCTCGAAGAGCGATACGCCAGAGAAGTTGGAGAACACGGTCGTCATCGGTTTCATGCTCAAGGACGGCAAGATCGATCAACTCGTCAACATGAGCTAACAGTTTTTTAGCAGTACCCTTTCCCCACTGTAGTACCCCTATCGAACGTTATCAAGGAAACGAACCATGAACAAGCAAGTCATCAAGACCATCTCGATCGCCGACCTGCAAGAACACCTGCCGCGCCTGCCGTTCACCAAGATCGTCGGTGTCGATTTCACGCATCGTGATCTGCACATCAGCAAGCTGCCGCACATCGAGCTGGCGCTGGTGGACGTGAAGACGGCGGAGAAGGCCCGTGTGCTGCTGCGCTTCGAAGAAATCACGTACGGTCCGCAGTACGACTACCAGGTCACCCAGAACCTCTTCAGCGAATGGGTCAGCACCCTGCTCGACGCCATCAACCAGATGGGCGACACGGACGAAGCAGGCAACCGCACGACGTACGCCTTCGTCACGCACCTGGATGCACCGTGGGGCAACCCGCATCAGCGCACGGCTCAGCAAGCTAGTCCCATGGTCTTCGGCGCACCCGCTGACGCGAGCTTCTACAGCAAGCCGCGTTCGAACGAAGAGATCGCCCTGCAACTGGTGGCGAACCGCATGATGCAGGCCATGGGAACGGCGCAGACTCGTACCGTGGCAAACCTGGGCATCCATCTCTACAACAGCGAGACGGGCTATCCGTTCCTGAGCCTGACTGGCAATCTCGGTCACGGCGTCAGCTTCTCGGCGGTGCGCACGGAAGACGAGCCGGGCCAGAAGAAGTTCGTCGAGGACCTGGAAGATCAGGGTCATGCAGTGGCTCAAGTTCACATCGGCGGCCACAAGTACATCCTGAGCACGGGTTACGCGTTCGGCCTCTCGGCACAACTGGGCGAGATGCTCAACATCAAGTCTGTCGAAGCTGCCTTCGTCGGCCTCTGGGGCCAGTACTTCGAAGAGCTCGGCCTGAAGGCGTTGCCGATCGAAGTGACCGCCGTCAAGTAATGCAGTAGTACCAGTGGAGTACCGTGCATGGAAAGGGGTTTTCATGTATGGTTTTGGGAGCCTCGTTCTGAGGAGGGCGGGGCTCCTATTTTTTTCTACCCCTAAAGGTAATGAGATGATCACCCCCGTCAAAGTCGCAGTTGTCGGAGAACCTCTTACGAGCGAAGTATTGGCTCAAGGCTCTGACGCATTCGATAAACTTGACGCGCTCTGGGCATCGGGCACGCCGCGCCTCACTTTTTCTGGTTGGGTACGTGGGAACTACATGACGCTGGAAGGTCTGCGCCGGGATACCTGGCCGCGCATCTATCAGCTCTATAAGGCCCAACGTATCAAGATTGGCAACCACATCCATGAAGCCTATCGCTTTGTGCTGATGGCGGTGCCGGAATTGAACCTCCAGCGACTGGAAGACTTCACTCCTGAAGTGGAGAAACGTCTTCACGCGGAATCCATGATCTTCACCTGCTACCTCGTGGCAGGGAACCACGGTCTCATCACCACTGTCATCAATCCCAGATTCAAGGACTGAGATGGAACACAACGAGGAAGAACGCGAAAGTAACCCGACCTATCTGTTGCGCTTTCAAACGCACGATGGTCAGACTTGGTATTACGGCTGTAACTCGGCAGCATCGTACTTCTCGGGTTTGTTTCCGCCTTCGAGCATTGGTCCCCAACGGCGTGAACAAACCGCCAAGCTCATTGGCATCGTGGACGGCAACATCGTCAATAGCGGTCCGCTCCTCTTTGATGATTACGCCGGTGCCTACGACGTCATGCAGATGTTCCAGGATGCGCCGTACTTTGTCTATGGTCAGATCGAGACCGAGACGGCTGGCATCCAGGAAGTCAAGGCGAACCTGCTCACGAAGAACGTGAATCCCGTCTTCAACGTCGAGACGGGTGTCGCCAGTGCTTCAGTCGTGAATTTTCACGATGGGGTCTTCATCGAACTGTGCGCAACGCGCTATGTGAAGAACCCCGACGCCTGGACCATCAAGCCGCACGAGGACCCCAGGCTTAGTTATGATGTCAAGGTGGCCGAGAGTTATCTTGTCTACCCGCTCCTGCGTTACCCGCTCACCTATCGGAAGAAAGAAAATGAACCAACCGAACAAACAAAAACAACTGGACAAGATCAGTAAGTTCCTCAGCTTCGTGCTGCGCCACAAGCCGGAATCGATCGGGATCATCCTGGACCGTGAAGGCTGGACGGGCATCGATCTGCTGATCAAGCATGCGACAATGGCCCCGGACGGCATGACGTTCGATCGCCCGACGCTCTTGGAAGTCGTGGTCACGAACGGCAAGCAGCGTTTCGAGATCTCCTCGGACGGCTCGCGCATTCGTGCGGTGCAAGGTCACTCGACGACGGAAGTCGATCGCAGCTTTGTCGAGAAGGTCCCGCCGGCAGTGCTCTATCACGGTACGGCTCGCAAGACGATCGACCCGATTCTCGACGACGGCTTGCTGCCGATGTCGCGTCAGTACGTGCACCTCTCGGAAGACTACGAGACGGCACTGGAAGTCGGTCAACGGCACGGCAAGGCGGTGGTGCTGGAGATCTATGCAGGCGCCATGCACAAGGCTGGTATCAAGTTCTACCAGGCTGAGAACGGCGTGTGGCTCACCGAGAAGGTCGGCCTGGATCACATCTCGGTTATTCTGAAGCGGCCCGGCAATGCTACATCGTAGCCTGTTGGATAAGCCCAGGAAGCATAGCGTCGATGCCTCGATGTATTGCTGCCTCTACGCCATCCCCCTGACCCCACAAGGAACTGGTAATGCTCAGCAAGCAAGTGAAGGAACGCATTCGCAAGAACAAGCAGCGACGCGTGATGTGTCGCAAGAAGGCCGGGCGTGAATTGCAGCGCGCTATGCGTCGGGCTCGTCAGCATCCGAGCGACTTCCTCAACATCTGGTCGCCGGTGAACAAGAAGGGTCGCAGCTTCAGCTTCCTGAAGGACATCGACAGGCTCATCGAGCAGGGTCTGAATGAACCGATTCCCACGGGGTTCGAATCCATCCAGCGGATGTTGAAGGGCGGTGGCTTTAAGCGGGGTGAGTTGCCGATCCTCATCGGTCGCGCGGTGCCGCAGCATGAACGGCGCACGGACTTCAACGGTTACCTGATCAACAAGGCGATGGAGATGGGTAAGCCTATCCAGATCTCGTTGGAGCACGAACCCTTCTACGATCTGGAAGCGCTGCCCAAGCCCATGCCCGAATTCATCATCGGGCTGGATCCCGGTGCGAAGGAAGGTGATCAGAGCGCCACGAAGTTCATGACCATCGTGCGGGGCAAGCGTCGTAATCCGGCGACGGGCTCGATCTTCGACATCAAGATGGATTTCAGCAAGGTCAGTCTGGAAGACATCGGGAAGGCGGGTGATGCGCAGGAGATCTTCACGCAGCGCGAAGTGGATAGCCGCATGGCAATGCTCTCCGAAGCGACGGTGGCGCCACGCATGTATAAGAAGCCGGACGGCACGATGGAGGTGATCAGCTACGACCTGGTGAATGCCCAGGAACCGAGCGATGCGCTTCACGCCGTTCAGGTTGCGCAAGCAGCGTACGCCCGCCACATGGACAGCTGGGTTGAACAGGTGAAGGCGCCCGATGCCGTCGAAGGCAAAACGTTCTTCACGATCGATTCCTTCTCGGAATTCGAGGATAAAGATGCGAATCGTCCTTGAACCGAGTAGCGTCACCTTCATCGACGATGTGGGTGAAGAGATCTACTACAACCTAGCGCCCGAGCAGTTTCGCTACGCGCTTTCGTGTATCCATGATCGTTCCTACTTCAGCTACGATCATCCGGGCGATGAGTACCGTGCCGCGTGCGATTACTTCCATCGCCATCTGAAAGACGCTTGCCGCATTTCAGAACAGCGTAAGAAGGACAATCGTGCGCGTAGCTTTGTGCGTGACTTCCTGCGCGAGTGGACCTACCTCCTGTACCGCAAGGGCGTGGAGTGCAATTACACCCCCGAGACCATGCCGCCGCACGTGCTCGAAGAAGTACGGGTGGAAGCGCATGCGATCGTCACGAAACGTTATACGGAGTTGGACAATGCTCAGCAAAGCAGTCAAGGCACGCATCAAGCATAACGAGCAAGAGCGTTTGCGGCGCCGTCACATTCGCCTCTTGCAGAAGTACTTCATCAAGTCGTTGATCATCCCGATCCCGGCACGTTCGCAGTTCCGTCTGAAGGACTTCCTCAAGGAAGCCGGCATCACGGACAAGCAGATGTTCCTGGCCAAGTACACCATCGTCTACTATCCAGCGCATCGGAAGGACAAGGACATCATCTACGGCCAGTTCGTGCGCAGTATTCGGGATCCGTCGTTCTGTAGCTTCATGATCAACGTGAAGACGAAGACGTTGCATGGCCTGACCGTCGAAGGGTTTCAGATCAACCTGGAAGAACGCCGTGCGTTCGATCTGCGACCCAATCCGAACAACTGCTCGACCTGTAAGTACAAGGCGATGAATGACGGCGAACCCGGCCACTGCTACATGTTCCGGGATGAACCGCAAGAAGTGTGCATGCAGCATAGCGGCCGTGCTGACATGTTTATCATCAGCCCCAAGCGGTACTCGGCCTTCTTTCCTGTCAAATCTGAATAACGAAAAATGAAGAAAACAATTCTGGCCGCACTCTTGTGTGTGGCCGCACAAGCACACGCTATCTCGATTGCGTCGGTTCACGTCTCGGTGCCGCATGTGGCCGTCGAAAGCGTGCACGTCTCGGCGCCGTCGGTTCACGTCACGGAAGTCGCTCCGCACATCAGCGAGAGCACCGCCGCGGAAAGTGCCGCGATCAATGCAGCAGAGCGCGCGAACGAGACCCGGGGTCTGGCCACGAAGCCGAGCTCCTCGCAAGACGAAGACACGCAGCGCGTGATTAACCAGACGAACCAGCAGATCATGCTGGCGCAGGCGCACCAGTCGCGCGTCGAAGCGGACGCAGCCTCGGAAGCTTCGGGCACGGACGCAACCGAGCAGACCGATTACGAGAAGTGGATCATCGGAGCGATCGTCTCCGTCATCCTCTTCGGCATCATCGGCTTTCCGCTCTACGGCTCATTCAAGGAGAAGCAAGGTGAGCAAGAAAACAATCGACGTTCTGGTTCGCGACGTTAAGCAGGGTAAGACGATCTGGCTGGTGAACGTCACCATTGTCGACGGCATGTCGGATGAGCATCGCATTGAGCTCATGAAGCGTTATCCGCATTTGCCGGAACGCTGGGCAAATGACGACGCCTGGGGACGGGCGCGGATTCGCAAGCCCGAGCAGATCTTCGTGCACAACCGCGAAGCCATCCTGGAAGAGCTCTCGTATCTGTGGCCGGCCGCACGGGCCTTCAACCGTCGGAAAGACGCTTGGGCGTACTACGGCCTGGTCGCACCGGTGGTCGCACAGAAGTTCCTGGAATTGGAAGCTCGGTTCCCGCCGCGTATCAACATGCCCAAGAACTGGATCGGCAAAGATCTGGCACTAACGCTGGCTGAAATCCCGATGGATGCCAGTATGAAGGAGAGGAAATGAGAGAGAAGCCCATGCGCGTGTGGTCGTTTCGCGCGGAGTGTCAGGCGGATGCGGAGAAGTTCCGTGACCGCTGCTTGGAAGTGCAGATCAAGATGACGATGGACATCGTGCCGGACGGTAACGGCTTCCCGGATGTGGAGGCTGAGATGAACACGGACGCCACGATGAACCAGATGCACGACATCCTGCGCACCATGCCAGACAGCCACGTGATGATCCAGACCTTGCGCGAATGCCCGCGTGCCGAGAACTCCATGGAGCGTGACACGACGATCTGGTAATGGTTTGAAGATGAACCATTAGGAGAGTCGTTGTGAGTACGCCCGTAGGTATGCAAGAGTTGGATCCGATGGTGGACGTGCTGGTTCCTGCCAGCGAACAAGCCATCCTCTTCAACATCGCGATGTTTGGTGGCACCGAGCTTAGCGTCAACAATGGCGCGGGCATGGAGCACATTCTCGAAACGTTTCAGATGCTCAAGTTCAAAGCGATCAACGACTTGGGCATTGCTTCCCCGCAGTACTACGCCTACCGCTCGGATGTGCAACCCGATTCGCAATTCATCATTGCCGGGCCGAGTGGTATGGTCGTCACCAACGAGACGCAGCCCCAGCATGTGCGCATGGAGCTGATTCTCAATAGCAACGGTCAGATCGTGCAGGCCGGTGCTGTGTTTGAAACGAGCGACACCTTCCCTGAAGCAAACCCCCTTAACCCTCCCAACACTCGTTGAGGCAAGTATGAAACCTGTCCGCGCAGCTTGCGGCGTCTTTGTCGCACTCTGCATGAGCACGCTTGTATATGGTAACTGGCCGAGCACAAACGAAGTACCGTCCATTACCGATCTGGCGTATTTCCCCAACCCCCTCATCCGTCACACTGGCAATGTTGGCCCGCGTGACACCATTGATGCAATTGTGAAAGATGCCACCGCCGATGGTGGTAGTGTAGTGCTGTGTCGCAATAACCACTGTTTGGATCTGGCGACGCATAAGGACATGGGGCAGGCTCAGGACGGGTATTACGTAGTGTTCGACCGCAATTTGCCGGGGTATGAAGAGCTGTTGAAGAAGTACCAAGAACGTATCCAGAACTGGATGCAACAAAGCGATTGACCTGAGCCAGGGCTTTGTCCCTGGCTCTATGCCTTTAGCAACATGGAAGACTATGTAGAGAAACTCACTTCGAAGAGGATAAAGATCTGTGCTGTCTATATCCTCCAGCACGCCGACGGTGTCTACATCGGTAGCAGTACTGACATGTATCAGCGTCAGAACGTGAATCGCAGTAAGCTGAAGTTAGGGCAGCATCACTGCGCGCCTTTGCAAGAAGCCTACAACAAGGATCCACGGATTTCCTTCAAGATCTATGCCACTGATGCTCATCTTCTGTTTCAGAAGGAAGCCGAGTTCATTAACTGGTGTCGGGAGCGAGGAGATAACGTCTTCAATCAAGGCGGGGATGACGTTCGCCTTCCGACGAAGGGTTTGAAGTTTGGACCCATGACGAAGGAAGCGATAGAGAAGAAGGTCGAGACGCATAAAGCTAAAGCGCGTCGTCTAATTGCGGACGGCATCGAATACGCTGGCGTCTGGGAAGCGGTTCAGATCCTTGGACTAAGTTATTCCACCATCTACTGTCGTTGTCGTAGTCCGAACTACCCAGATTGGCAATGGATTGCATAAAGAAAGCCGGAGGACACCCTCCGGCCTTTATGCCGTCTACCTAAATACTTGTATTTAAGCTGAAAATAACGATTCTATTTTTTTTCAGATATATATCCCGCGCCTGACGAATACCACAAGAATGTTCGTCGATCTATCCTAAACCAACCTGAAAAGGAGCTTCACCATGAACGCAATCAACCTCCGCCTCGTCGCTACCCGTGCTGCTGAACTCGGCGAACAAGTCGCTGACACCGTCATCGAGAACGCCGACAACATCGTCGACACGGTCACGGACGGCGAAGCAACGAAGTCGCTGGGCGACAAGGTGCTCGACACGCTGAGCAACAAGTTCGTCATCGGCGGCCTCGTGGCAGCAGCAGCTGCCGCTGTGGGCTACGGCGTCTACCGCTACATGAAGTCGGACGACAAGCCGGCAGCTACGCCGGCTCCGGCGCCGGCCGCCAACGCAGAACCGGAACTGACCACCGAGCAGATGGTGGACAAGGCCCGCGAACTGCTGACCGCAGCCGAAAGCAAGATGAAGGCCGCGAAGGTCGCCACGCCGGAAACGGCTAAGGCTGCCTAAGCAGTCAAGTAGTACAAGCGCCCGGGGCTTCGGTCCCGGGCTTTATGCCGCCACTTAACTCAATGGAGATGATCATGGGCGACGGATTCAAAGGTTTCATCTTTGGCTTAGGCGCTACCTGTGGCGTCATCCTTGGCCTGTACGCAGGCTTCAGGGCCATTGAGTTCATTGGCTATGCACAGGCTAAGCGCGAGTTCGCTCGCGAGAAGGCCATGGAAGAACAGCTCGAACAAGCGCGCCGCGAAGGCAGCCGCACGATCGAGCACGGCACCAGCACTCCGGCTGCCGCGTAACACAACCGCTTTTCTCCCGCAGTACCCTCACGCATTCCCTCTCTCAACTTTCGTAAAGGAAACATCATGAGCATCATCAAACAAATCGCTTGCATCGGTGCCTACGCAATGGGCTTCGCCGTCGGTACCTACGGTGCCTGCAAGGTCGTCAAGATCATCGAGAAGAAGTTCCCGATGCAGAACAACCCGCTGGAAGTCGAGATCCGCACCTCGGGTCGCTCGACGCTCGACGACATGAACAAGTCGTCCTCGGCTTCGCACGGCGGTCCGCTGCCCGCAGCCCCGCTGTAAGCAACACCTATCCCTTCGAGAAGTAGAAGCACCGCTTTACAAACCCACATCCCTTCAATCGTTTTAGGAGTAGCACCATGAAAGACATCCTCAAGAGCTTCGGCGTTGGCGCAGCAGTGGCATCGGCACTCATCGGTGGCACCTACCTCGCCGCTCGCCTGATCGACGCCGCGGAAATCGGCCTGAAGAAGTTCGAGAAGCCGGAAGAAACCCCCGCGAAGTAAAGCGGGACAATCGGCGGGGGCTCTGACGTGGGGCCCCAGTCAAACCCTGTCACATCGAGAGCACTACCATGCAAACGCAACAAGTCTCACCCGCAGCTTTCAAGCTGACGAGCGTTAATCCGCTCATCTCGTTGTTCGACCACGTCACTCGTATTCAGCAGCGTGAGCTGCGCCCGAGCGACGAAGAGCAGCGCCTGATTTTCCGCAGCAAAGTCACCCGTGCCCTGCTTCAGTACATCGATCGCAAGGTCGACGAATCGTACGGCACGCCGTATCACAATCGTGTACGCAACATCGCTTATGAGCGCATCGCACCGACGAGCTCGGTCGAGAACCTCATCATCGAGTTGCGCAAGCGGATCTTCCAGATCCATAACGCCAAAAAGAAGTACACCCACTAAAGGAGTCCGCTGTGGACTTTTTCACGATGTTCTGCATGTGGTTCCTCGGTGACGCTAAAGCTCAAGCCGTGTCGCCGGCGGAACTCGTAATCGGTCTGATGATTCTCCTCGTGGGCGTCGTCATCCACTTCAACCTGAAAGGCGAACGCGAGCTCAAAGCTACGCTCGACGCCGTCAACCATATCCAGAGGCCCGTATGAGTCTGATCTTTACGCTGTTCGCTCACCGCAAGGTGAACACGATCGTCAAGCAAGTGCACGCTGAGCAAAAGGAAGAAAAGCCCGCTCAGCCCGGCACGCCCGATCGCCCGCAAGACATCCTCCAACCGCAAGTCATTTCGTAAAGGAAACATCATGCTGCACACGCTCCACTGCATCGCTTGGGACATCATGGGTGCCGTCATCGCCGTCGTCGCCATCTCGTTGACCGGCGCCCATGCCAAGAAGACCTGCTACAAAGGCTACAGCACGTGGCAAAAGAAGCGCAACTAATGGCTGCGCTTCAACAATGGTGGAGCTTTGAGGCACTCTACTATCAGTACGAAGTCCTCACCCTGGCAGGACTGCTGGTTTTCTTCATGGTCGCAAGCGTCATTCGGCTGAAGTTGCCTAAACGCGTGGACCATGAAAAAGTCCAGCAAGCAATACAGCAATTGTCACAATCCCGTACATCAAAGGAGCGCCATCATGTCCGTTAGTACCCATGAACTGAACATCTTCTTCAGCACGAAGGCGCTGCTGCAAGATGTGGAGTTGATGCTCAAGCCGTTGCAAGAGGACGACTTGGAGGGCCGCGCTCAACTGGCTGATAAAGAAGTTGCAGCGATGGACCTGGCTGATGAAGCCCTGGTTTATCTGAACGACGCAATAGAAAAACACTCGGGCACTGAGAAGTTCGCCCGAGCCATGGAAATCGCATACGCCCCGATTCCCGATGAACTCATCGGTGGACTGAAGCGCGTGAGTGAATACTACCGGCGCGCGGAAGTCATCGAGACGCTCTGAGGAGACAGGCATGAACAGCCGTCATGTGAAGATTGGAGTAGCAGTAGTGACGGCCGGCATCGCGATTGGATATGGCTTCATTGAAGTCGAACGTCGTGAAGCAATAAAAACGCTTGACAAGAAAAAGCAGTTGCAGTACAGTAGTACCACGCTGTTCAGCAAGGCAGCGGATAATTCTAAACCAAGTTGGAGCAAACAGTAATGAGCAAGAACAAGCAAGCCCGTCGTACCCTGCCCCTGGCAGTCCGCATCGCCCTGGCCCATGACCACGCAGTGCCGCATGAAATCGCGGAAGTCATGGCTGACGAGATGCAACACGAGTACGCCGGTGCAATTCGCCGCCTGAACGATTTGAGCGAACGCATCGATGACGCACTCGCGTTCTTCAGCCTCTCGTCGGACGGCATTCGTGCAGAAGCGCCCTGGCATAATCAGCCGGGTCTGTGCGAAGGCTACTAAGCCACCCGCTACCTCCCACGCAATAGTGGGAGTGGCACTGTAGTACCCCGCCGGGCTAACGTCTGGCGGGGCTTTACCCATTTCCTATCTGGAGTTATCATGTCCCTGGCTCAATCGATCTACGTCAGCTTCATCGTCTTCGGTGCACTGGTCCTTTCCTCGGCTACGCTCTACGGCGTGTTCGGTAAGGGTAGCTACGCGAAGATCATCCGCGACGTGCAGCTCTACAACGCAGCGAACCAGTACCTGAAGTACGGTCGCGTCATGCACGGCTTCTTCGGTGTGAGTATCATCCTGATCAGCTGCTACATCCCGCTGCTGCTCGGCTGGAACGTGGCTGCGGTCTTCACGCTGATCGTCTCGTCGATTCAGTTCGCCCATCAAATGCGCCTCATGGCCAAGGTCTCGAAGGATCGCAAGATCCTCAAGAGCGCCCAGGACCTGAGCATCTTCGCTTAACTGTCAGGAGAAAGAACATGCATCACTACGCCCACGCAATCTTCGCTGTCCTGCTGCTCGCAGTCTTCATCGGCGTCATCTTGAAGCTGCACTTCGCTGACGTCGCTTCGACGGCACCGAAGGAAGTCGCACCCTGCCACAAGACGTGCGCCTACGTCAACCTGCTCACGGGTGAAGTGCGCACGGTTGAACCTGGCTTTGTGGAATTCTGTATCGAAGGCCTCTTCAACAAGGTCACGACCAACGGCGCGAAAAGCCGTCTTCATCTCCAACCGGAACCCGTCTAACTAACCCAAGCATCGCATAGCCTCCAGAGGTGAGTCATGGTAGACGCAGTCAATGCAGTTACTGGATTCGTACCCTTCTCGGAGCTTATGCGAGAAGCCCAAGAACGCGACAGACGTGAGCGGCAGAGCAGGCCTTACAAGCCTAACGCTGCGCCGGTCCCCACGCCTGTCGTGCCTTCGTCGATTGTTCAGATCTCCCAGCGTGCCCGGGACCTCTATGCGGCTGAGCAGTCTGCTCGGCCGACTTGGGACTGGGACATGTGAACGAATTGCTCCGAGTGCCGAACGCACTCTTTTATGGGGGACCTTCGGGTCCCTCTTTTTTTGCTGTCTTTTTTTCTTGTTGATTTCTATTGTGTGTTGTATAACCTTTTGGAGAACCAACAACATGTGGCAAAAGCTCTGGGCCCGCATTGGCCCGTATGTGACCCTGCAAGTCCTGGTGAAGTTCATCCAGGAAGAACTCTCGATGGTCTTCGCGTTCATCGCCAAAGTCTGCGGTGACATGTTCACCAGCTGGAACGGTGACGTCGACCCGGCCCGTCTGATCCCGTACCTGCTGTGCGGACTGTTCGGCGTGTTCTTCCTGTGGTTCACCTACCTTGACACGATCTGGCATCACTCGTTTAACAGCATGGCGTTCAGTGCTGGGGCGGTGTCGCTCGGTGCCCAATTCGTGGCAGCGGCCGGTGGTGTGCGTCTGAAGCAGAGCTCGGAAATCCCGATGACCCCGGACGACCATCAGCACCTCGGTGCACGCAAGCCCAAGTCGCTGGTGCGCCGCGTGGTGCAAGGCGCGGTCAATGGGGCCATGGATAAGTAAAAACCGCACGACGGCTATTCTATGCGGGGAGAAATCCCTGGTAGTACCGTTGATACTGTCTGAAGAGGAGTGCAAGTCTCCAGTGCCTCTGATTGTGGTCTTTACCACGGTCGGGGAACGCTCAGGTGAAACGCCTGCGAAAGTGCGGCACGAGATCCTTATCTCGGTGGTGGTTGTTGGTGTGATGGGCTTGACAACAGACTGTCGTGAGACAGCCTAGAGCCCACAGGGTGCCGTGGGGGTACCAGATACACTGCTTCCTCTTTAGCTGTTCTCACAGTCTATGGTCTGATACCGATTAAAAGACCACGTGTGTTTGCCCACACGCAAAGGGTTTCTTGCTGGCCCGACTGCCTATTCGGTACGCCCAGTGGATCTGGGAAGTTGTACTCTGGTTGAGCTTTGCTCCTAGAACGCAGCCTGCTGAGGATTATCCGTTCGGCGCATCAGTGTATCGGTGCGAGCGTCAACGCTAGTGTGCGTTTGGGTACAGTAGAAGTCTATTGAAACGGTCGTCTCCCCGGATGAGATAGATGAACGCTGTACCACGGCCGTCCTCAGTGGGCTGTGGCATTACCCCTTTTTTTATTTTGCTAGCTTAAACAAATGACACAAGACCTGGCAGCATTGGTACAAGTCTACGACGATGTACCGATTCCTCAGGCGCTGCGCGGGGAGTTGCAACGTCTGACGCAACAGCCCATTTGGGCTAACAACTGGACCACCAATAACTACGCGTATAAGAACTGGGGCGCGTTGTTTATGGGAGGCTCGGACGCTACTGACTTGGGGAACTGCGAAGCAGAACTCTACGCAGATCGGCGCACCTACCTCCTTGGTAAGTTCTGGGCGATCATCAAACAGAAGTACTTGCCCGAGCATGAACTCTTGCGCTTTTGGGCGCTGAGCTTCACGCAAGGCATGGATGGTCACGTCCACATCGATGGCAAAGAAGAGGATTACTACACGACGCTTCTCTATATCCACAGTGAGTGGCAAGCTCATTGGGGCGGGGAGCTCATGTACTTCACGCAAGATGAGTCGGATATCATCAAGGTGATTGAGCCTAAGCCGCTTCGCGTCATCATCTCGCCCGGCCACATCCCTCACCGCATCAGCCCCCCAACACGAGAGACTGACAAGATGCGTGGTGTGCTCGGTTTTCGTTCGAGGAAAAGAAGAGAAACATGAAAGCAATGGGTAGTTTGATGGATGAGGTGCACGTCTATGACGACATCATCCCGAAAGACATTCAGGACCGACTCGCCGCTACGGTGAAGAAGGAACTCTGGACCTATAGCTGGCAGACCGCGCCCTGGGACGAGTATCCCGTCTGGGGCCGCAGCGTGGCGAATCCGTTGCGCGGCAACCAAAACGCAGAAGAGAACCTCATGCGTGACGGTCACCAGATCGACTCGGCTGAAATCTGGAAGCTCTTTACGAGTACCTTCCTGAAAGGCCACAGTCTCATGCGCGCCTTCGTGATTGGGTTTCATCACGGCTGCGAAGGCTATGCGCACGGTGACAACACTGATCCTGAGGATCAGGGTAAGATGGGCAATGGCCTGAACCTGACGAACTATCGTTCGACGATTATCTTTGCCTTCGATGAGTGGCAAGCTCATTGGGGTGGCGAGATGGTCTTCTACGATCGTGAGATGAATGACATCATCTGCGCGGTGGAACCGAAACCGTTCCGCGTGATCACGTTCCCGGGACTGTTGCCCCACAAGCCGAACGGGCCGACCCGTGAAGCTCCGCAATACCTTCCGCTGCTCTCGTTCCGCTCGAAGCAGATCCTCCGCATGTAAGAAGAGAACCATGAACCAAGCAATTCAAACGAAGCACGCTGACCTCATCGCCCGCATTCAGATCCATGACGGACTGATCCCGGCTGAGCTCCAGAACGCCATCGCCGCGCTCATGAAGCAGCCGCGTTGGGCCTATGGCTGGAAGAGCAACGCCGAGAAGGACAAGTACAGCTTCTGGCACACGCACTTCGCAGGTGGCGACCTCAATAGCCGCGTGAACTGTGCGGACCAGCTGCGCCAAAAGCCGGAGAACTTCTCCGTGTATCAAGTGTGGGATCTGCTGAGCAAGACGATCCTGCAAGGCCACGAGCCGCTGCGCGCGTATGGCAACGCCCACACGTTCGGCACGGAAGGCTACATCCACGTCGACAACCGCGACACCGAGAACTACTTCTCGACGATCATCTACACGAACCCGGACTGGAAGGCACCCTGGGGCGGCGAGACGCTGTTCTACTCGCTCGACGAGAAGGACATCATCAAGGCCGCAGCGGCCGTGCCGTTCCGTATCGTGACGTTCCCGGGCCACATCCCGCACAAGGCGAATGCGCCGGCGCGCGACTGTCCGCATCTGCGTACGGCACTCGTGTTCAAGTCGCACGTGGGTGCCAAGCCCGTCATGCCGACGGAAGCTGCGTGATGGGGTTTCCCATCGCGGTAGTGGCGCACGACTACGATCCGTATGAGGACTGTCTCAAGCAGTTCCATACGGACACGACCAGTCATACGGGCCGGACTCTTTTCGAACACCTGAAGGGTACGCGAGACCTCCTGAAGAAGTGGGGGATGCCCGAGCACGTCCAGGTCGCGGGGTTGTTCCACTCGATCTATGGCACGAACATCTTCACGACGCCCAGTGCCTCGTTTACCGATCGGGATCTGCTCCAGGCCCTGATTGGCACGAAGGCGGAGTGGCTTGCGTATTTGTTCTGCGTGGCCAAGCGTCCGAAGGCGTTCTTCGATGCGTTCGAAGACAATAGCATCCACAATCGCTTTGGCTTTCATAGCCACATGGTGACCAATGTGGAAATCCATGAGCTGATCGCTATCGAAGTCGCGAACCATATGGAGCAGGACATGGGTGCGGAGTTGGTAGCGAAGGTCTGGGATCGTTCGATGTACAACACGCTCCTGACGAAGACTGCCATGGACGACATGCGCCGCTTCATGTACAAGCACGGTATCACGCGTTAAACGCCGGGGGAGCTTCGGCTCCCCTCTTATTCCGAGAACTAATAATGGCTATTGAGAAATTGCTGTATCACGGCTCGGGGTTCGACCAGAACGAACTGATGCCGGGTTACCTGCGCAGCGGTGAGATCGTCAAATGGGACGAGACCGAATCGAACGAGTGGCTCTATACGACCTCCAGTCGGGATGAAGCCATTGCAATGGCATTCGCCTCGATGATCGAGAAGAAGTTCCAGTCGACCGAGTATGAGCGCCGGGGCAACCATATCCGGGTGCGCTTCCCGATGGAAGTGGCGCCGACGCTCGCCGAGCTCAAGCAACTCGAACTCTTCTTGTACACGATCCGCTTGGCGGAAGAAGACGGGTGGCAGAAGAACGCCAACGAGCACAACCAGATCAAGACTGAGTGGAAGACTCAGGCTACGATCGACAAGAACATCCTGAATAAGGAAAAGGTCGATCTCGTGAAGTGGCTCGCGAATAAGCAAGTCACGCTCCTCGGTGGGGGCAAGGGTGACACACCGCCCAACTACCTGATGTGGTAAAAGGCTGGCGGGCTAGTCCCGCCCCTTATGCCGCAATGAAAGAAAAGTCAGACAGATATAATGCCACTGACCTACCAATCAAGGTCACAACAACAAACCAAACGGAGCAAAGCAATGGAACAAAACATCGATCGTTCGCATCTTCCCCTGCGCATGGTGGCGCGCGTGATCATCAAGAAGGAAGGTCGCATCCTGCTCGGTCAGGTGCGGGTGAACGGTATGACGGTCTGCTACAACTTCCCCGGCGGCGGGGTGGAAGAGAACCACACGGCAGAAGAAACGGTCGCCAAGGAAAGCCTGGAAGAAGTCGGGGTGGTGATTACCAACATCCGCCCGCTCGGAGTGAACCTACCCGCCGAACATCCGATGGGCAAGAAACGCGAGCACCTCTTTCGCGGCACGGATAACCACTACTACGTGGCTGACTTCGTGCGCTATGACAAGAGCCAGCTGAACAGCGAAGGCGATGAGATGCCCTTCACCTGGGAACGCCCCGAAGGTGCCATCCTGCGCATGGAAGCGAAGCCGGATCCCTTCAACGCCATCCGCATCCGCGCGATCCAGGCACTGTAAAGTACGAGTAGAAACTTACACGCCTCGGGATCGTATGAGGCTAGTCAACCTACAACCACCGAGAACCAATCATGGCTATGCTGCAAGAAAAACACATCAAAACGCTCGACGCGATTCTGAACAAGGAAATCAGCGGGATCTTCTTCCTGCGCAACGAGCTGCAAGACTTCATGGTGAATGACGACATCACGCAACTGGTCAAGCGTGCTGAAGCCATCGCCGAAGAAGGTAAGGTGAAGAACGCGGGTCGTACGTTCAATCCGAAGTACAAGTTTAGCCGTCTCGTCGATGCGGACACGGTCAAACCCAAGATCGTGTTTCAAGTCAGTCTGCCGGGCAACCATTTCCACAACGCGGAAGTGATCGGCGAGATGCAGTTGACCCTGAACCTGCACGATTACGGTGCAGTGACGTTCAGTCTGCCGGAAGAAAGCGAAGCCGAGAAGCTGGCGCGCGAGAACAAGTGGAAAGTAAGCAAAGAAGAGCTCGAAGCGCTTGACAATGTGATCAAGGCTGCGCGTGCACTCCAGGCGCTTGGCAATCACAACTTCCCGGTGGCCGTACAGATCGACAGTAATGGGCTGAGCTTGAACGCTCACTACAACGATCCGATGCGAGCCGTTCGTCTGGCTATGGCTGGATAACCATCCTTCTAGGAGACGAGGATGTCTCTGATTTTCGGGCGTCAGGGTTTTCGGACTCTGGCGCAACTTGCGGACGCCGTGATCCAACAGATCACACTGAACCAGACGGACTACAACACGCTGCATGCTCTGGTTCAGCAGGCGACCACAATCGCGCAGGCGAAGTATCCGAATGCGACACTGTTCTTTGTGACGTTCTCGGATGACCCCAACAATGATGAAAGTGGTTGGGTGCGACAAATCTGCGTGTGTTACAACACGGCGGCGGTGACGACGCATTGGGTGACGGCTGTTGAGTTCCCGATGCGTGCGACCAATGGTGGCTACTACGCGGACCTGAGTACCGCGACAGTGATCACCAACGTCACGGGCTCTTCGATTGGCGACATCATTCCGACGGGCTCAGACGGCACGAGTGGCGATGGCACTGGGTCGAGTGATGGTGGCTCGTCCGATGGCGTCACACCGCCTACGCCGGTGCTGGGCGTGCGTCCTGCCTGGTTCCAAGGTTGGGGCTCGCCGAGTCAGTATGGGGAAGTCACCAAGATCGGCTCCACGATGTATTTCAACGTGGATGGCACCGCGCCTTGGGCGAATGCGGCCACCAATCCGATTCAGTATGCGGAAAATGGTTCGGGTGAGGCGGATCTGGAAATCGCCGTCATCAACTCCAGCACCCTGCAACTGGAAACGGAACAGCCAACGTCGTGGGCGATCACGGCGGTCAGCAGCAACATCACGATGGGCAACTCGTCTGTCTCAGCACCTGGTGGTAATGGCACGTCGGTGTATTCGGATGCCGAATGGTATCTGTCGTATCTGCCGCAAGATGGCGATAACCTCGTGATGGATGAAGTCACGACCCTGACCCTCACCGGCACGTACGGGGATAACTCGACGATTGTGGGCACGGTGACGCTGACGAAGGTTTCGGCCTTCAGCTATCCGACGACCAGCAATCCGGGTGTCGTAGGTGTGCGCCCCAGCTGGCAACAGAACTGGGCTGAAGGTGGTCCCGAGATGCTGCCGCTGCAACTCAACGGCACGATGTACGACACCGTCGACGGTACAGCCGGCTGGCAGCCCGCGAACAACGCCAAGGTGGCCTTCACAGGCGGCACCGCAGATTGCTATCTGGACTTGACGCTCATCAATCCGGCGAACAATCAACCGGAGAGCATCCAGCCAGTCCAGTGGAATGTGATGTCGGCCACCGTGGTGGATCCGAGTGGATCGAGCTTCACGAGCCCGAACAACCTGAGCGGGCAATCGGTGTACGCAGCCGCTGCTTGGCAGCTGCACGTCGATGGCGGCAATGTCTCTGATACGGTCTTCACGTTGACGGTGCAGGGTGTGTTTGCAGACAACACGCAGATCACCGCGTCGATCAATCTGTACTACGTGCCGTACGCGCCGACCTACACGTATCAGTTCGCGCATGCGGGTCAAGCGTTGGAGATGGAAGTTCAGCCGCTGATCTACAACTTCAACGAGGCGACGGAGTTTGGCTGGCTGGGGGTGAACTTCATCCTCGAACAACCGAACTACACGAGCTCGACGAGCATCAATGGCGTCACGAACTACAGCGACGCGACGGGCTTCATGTCGATTGCTAACCAGGAAATGCCTGCGGGCACGACCCCGGGTGGCAATGAGAATGCACCGGGTTACAACTACCCGGGTGGTGTGGGTTCCAGTTCGCTCTCACCGGCTCTGGACTTCTTGCCGGCGTTCAAGGCCTCGCTGCCGACGGCCGTGCCGATCAACACGGACAGCGACATCGACTCGCTGTGGACGAATGCTTTTGGTGCTAATGGTCCTGTGGCTGTGGGCACGCAACTGGTGAACTACAGCGGCACCGAGACAACGGGCTTCAGCATCGGTAACACGGTGACCGCCCATGCGGCTGTTGATGGGGTCTTTGCTAGTGTGACGGACTTCATCAATACGGTCTCTGGCGCCTTTGCAAATGAAGACGCTATGTGGGGCAACTGCACGAGCGCCGCAAGCGCCTGTGGGGTCTATAGCGGCCCCAATCAGGTGATTCCGATGCCGCTGTGGGCCACGCAAACGTATTCTGGCTCTGGCTGGACAAGCGTGGCCAGTTATGGCAACGATACGGTTGCAGGTGTTGCTGGCTGGCAGCCGACTGAAGGTGGTCTGGCAGGTAACCCGGCTGGTTTTGTTGGTGCAATCATGACGCCGATTACAGTTCTGATCGAGCGCGTTGCAGGTCCCGCACCAACGCCGCAGTACCCTTCCTAATAACTAGATAGCAGTACCCTTTGGACCCGGGGAGCAGTCAGCCCTGGGTCTTATGCCGTACCCCACCCATCCACTGTATAGTGAGGAAGTATGTTCACCCTTAACGATTTCTTTAACAGCAAACCCCTGAGTCCGGAAGGCGAGCCTCCCCAGCAGCCTGAACCGATTCAACGTGTCACCGGTTGGAAACCCAAGCACGATCCGAGCTACTACGACAACAAGATTCCTGAGAAGGATGTCGAGCAGCCGGCGTTGCTTCTGGAAGATCTCGTCCCCGAGGGCTCACTCGCTGAGCGCCCACCTGTCAACCTCTTTCTTCCGAAGTCCCTCATCCGCCCCGAGCACGCCGAAGCAGCCCGTGAAGCAAAGCGTCAACGCCGTGAGCAAAAGGAGCAGAAGAAGCTCCAACGCAAGCAGGCAGCGGCGCTCAAGGAGCAGGAGCGTCTGGGCCGCATTCCGCCCCTGAATCCCACACTCACGGGCACCGAGGCGGCACTCGATACGTTCTTGCGGCGTCACAAGCGCTGTATTGAACTCACGCGCAACAAGACGATCCTCGTGGAGATTCTGGAGGAGATCCACAGCCGTCAAGAGTTCTATCTGGATAAGCTGGAGCTCTATGTCAAGCGCCTCTTTGACCTCACCAAGACCGCCAAGGAATGGGATGTCATTGTGCCGGGCATCGGTCAGACACTGGTGGCGAACCTGATCGGCTACTGGAGCTTTGCCGACATGAAGGCGGCGTCTCTGGTGAACCGCAACAAGGTGAAGAACCTGCGCTTTGAGCAGGAGCTCGTCTTCCTGGAGGAGAAGGAACTCTTGCAGGTGAAGGATGCGGCTGAAGTGTTGCGCAAGAAGAACGCGGGCATTGCCACGAAGGGACGCTTGCGCCGGGACCAGACGGAAGTCTACAACGGCACGCAGCTGGCCGGTAAGTTCAACTCGGGGCAGATCAACGAACTCCTGAACGACTACGTGGCCATGTATCGCACGCCGCGCTTGGTTGGCGACAAGGACGAGTTGAAGGCGATTGCCGTGAAGCGCTTCTTCGAGATGGATAGCGTGGATGATCTCACGCCGTACCTGATCGCGAAGGTCTTCCCGCCGAGCTTTAAGCCGCGCAACGTCGAGCAGAAAGAAACGCGCCTGTTCTTCCACATCCGCTCAGCGATGCTCAAGGATGAGAAGTTCAACGCGATGACGGCGTATCTGAAGCTCAAGCCCTGGTGTGCGACGCCTGAGATTGATCAGGAGTTGGAGCGCGTCATTGGCGAGATGGCAGGGGGTAAGCCACAACGCTGGGCGCAGTTCATCCGCCGCAAGTATGGCGTCGTGTTGCTGGTGCTCGATCACCGGGCAGGCATTGGTCTCATTACCGAGAACGAGAAGATCGTCCGCATCGTCAAGCTCAAGCTCAAGGAAGCGCGAGACGAGCAAGACAATGAGGATTCGATCGACACGATCCCGGAAGACGAACGCCAGCCGGACTTTGCAGATCCCGACGAGCGGCCCCGCATCACCCTCACGAGTCACGATCCCGCGTTTGCGAACGCATTCAAAGAACTTCATAACCGCAACAAATAAGGAACAGAAACATGTCTGAACTGATTACCAGCATCGGCGGCATGCCGCACGGCAAACTCGACGCGAATGGCGTGGAAGACGTCCTCGTCTACATCGGCACGAACGGTGACTCCGATGAAGTGAAGATCGAGCTGGGTAAGTGGATGAAGACCAAGGTCAACGGCGACCCGAAGTACACCGGTGTCAGCGCGATCATCTACGACAACCCGGTGCCGGATTTGATCACCCAACTCACGGGCGGCCAGATCAAGGCCTCGAAGGTGTTGACGGTGGTGTTGCGCGTGGAAGGCATCGACATCGCGAGCATCCCGGAAGAAGAGCGTCGCAACTACTTCATCCAGTACGACTGCATTCTCGGCATGGATGAAGGCAAGATCGTCAACCTGTTTGACATGGCTGACGCACTCGAGTAATCCCCAACTCGTAACAACATCAAACCAAGGAAACAAGTCATGAAAGAGTCTTTGCAAAAGGCGCTGGATACGGGCGATGTGGGTCGCGTGCCGAGCTTCTTTCTCGGTCGTCTCTTTCGCAAGCTACTGATCGAGATGCACGTGGGTCCGTCGAAGTGGAAGGAGCTCATGGGTGTCTACCACGAGCCCGGCATGACGCGCAAGCAAGAGAACGATTCCAAGCGCCGCCTCGGTGAGAACCTGGCCAAGCCGAACATCTCGGTGCGCAACTTCATCCCGGCGATGCGCTTTCTGCGCGTGAAGTCGTTCAAGCTCACGCTGGACGTGGAGTTCCACAACGCGCCGAGTATCACGGTGTCGGACACCATCAACGTGGGCTACGGCGAGCATCACACCACCCACTAAGCACGACCCTGGGCGTTACCCAAGCGCCCAGTCTACAACCAATCTAGAACCAAGGAAGAACGAATCATGGCAAAGTACCAAGACATGGCCAAACTGGCGGCTGCTCACTTCGCTGGCGGTACCCCGGTCGCGTTCGCACGCCAGTACCTGATGCAGGGCGTCCTCGCCCACTCGATGGTGTATGACAAGATGCGCAAGGACGCGCCCAAGAAGCGTGGTCTCTCGCGCTACATCGCGGACTCCAATGCCGTGGAGTTCTCGTTCCGCACGAGCATCGACGGACTGATCATCTCGAAGGGCTCGGAATACATGGCCAACCTCACCGGCACGGAAAGCTACAAGCAGCGCCGCGAGGTGCTCTTCACGCCGCAGCTAGCCGGCATGGGCTTCACCTACTGCTTCTTCGAAGAACTCATCAGCATGACCGGGCAGGAGATCAGCCGGATGGTGAGCGCCAAGGAAGTCACGAGCCTCACCCCGACACCGAAGAACACGACGCGCATCAACGTCGAGTTGCTCGATCAAGTCATCGTTGACATCGTGCAGTTCCTCTACACCGAGAAGCCGACCGATAAGACGCTCGCGAGCGTGCGCATGCAACAGGCGGCCTAACCAAGGAGAACGCTGTGAAGAACACGATACGTATCCTGGAAGCCTTCGCCACGATCAAGACACTGATCGCGGACGTCGAGGCACGCTCGAAAGAGCAGGGCAACAAGAAGCTCACGGCAGACGAGATGAAGATCGTCACGGACGCCACGCGCCTCATGGTCGATCTGCGCAACGAGTACATCCGCGTGAGCGGCCTGCCCGTGACGGCGATCTGCCAGATCTTCGAACTCTCCAACCAACGCGTGTATCAGATTCGCGGCAAGCAAAAGAAGGCAGCGTAATGAACGAACCCCTGTTTGAACGCCACGCCTATGGTCGCCCGCCCGAGCGCACCAAGCCGAACGTCGACCACCTCTTGGGCGAGCAAACCCTGATCGATGCCTCGTCCTTCCTGGGCTGCCGCATGCGTGAACTGATTCAGGCACGTGTCGGTGGCTACGGCGGCATGCTGGAGAAGACGAAGGCGTTTCTCGAAGCGCGCGTTCCGCTGTATGATCCGGACATGCTCGAAAAGCATGCGATCCGGCTCGCCGGTGAACTCTTCGTGATGGGGACGGTCGACATGGATATGAAGACGTTTGCGCTGGGTCTTCAGATCCTCGGCTTCGAGAGCATGAATGTCGAACTCACGCTCAGCGAACAGGGCGGCGGTATTCCCATGTCCAGTACGGGCAAGGTGGGTCTCGGAGGTCCGGTATGACCTACACCTCGCGTCACGAAGCAGAACTGCGCTTGTGGGCTTCTGAGCAGCCGGAGAAGCCTTTCTTCATCGATGTGTGCGACACCTTCGACTACGAGAACTATCCGGTGCACTGCTCACAGGAAGAACTCGCGGAAGAAGTGAAGAAGCACGACAACGTGAACATGCAGCGTGTGGAAGGTGTCTACAAGAAGGACGAGAAGGAAGGCTTCATCTACGTCCATCGCGACGGCACTCCGGTGCATTAAACCTGACGGCATAAGCCCCCTCCCAACCGGGAGGGGGTCTATGTCGCTTACTTCTTTTTTTGGCTGTTTTAAGCAGCCAAGCGATCAAACGAGCGCGATGCATCTCGCATGTGTGCAAGCGCACTGCGAACGCGATCTTCCTGGAACTCGTGCTCACCATTCATCTGCTTGAGTGCGGTATCCACGACCTTGATCACAAACTTCTGATAACGCGAGACCGCGCGATGTGCGTCCGTGTAATAGTTGGTGAAGACCGCCATGCCTTGCGTGATGGTGCGCACACGCATGGACACGAACCGCACTTCACTGTTGAGCGCATGCGCCACGTAGTCGGTGGCCGATGCGCTGCTACCTGCCGAGATCGCTACGATCTTGCTGCTCAACCCTTCGAGCGCCGTCTCCAGCGTCTTGAGTTCCGTAGCTGCCGACTGCACTTCTGCGATCACCGCACGCACCGTACGGAAGGTCGTATCCGTGATGGCTGCCACGTGCATGAGCCGATCACCCGTGGCCGGCGTGTCGATCTCGAAGTCACCGGTACCATGGCTCTCCCGGGCTGCCTGGAAGCGCTTGATATCGCTGGCCAGTTGATCGGCGTCATCCGTCTTGCCACCCTCACGATCCAGGGCGCTCTCGAGGGTCTTCTCGACGCGGTGCTGGAAGTCCGCGATCCGCTGCTGACGCTCCGACGCATCCTTGATGGTGTCAATCTGAGCGGCTTCGGCGATGAACTTGGGCAACAGTTCATTGAGCTGCTCGTAGCGACGCGCGAGCGCCTCGATCGGCTTCAAGTGAGAGAACTCACGAGCGAGCTGTTCCAAGTTGCTGCCGTAGCTTTGCGAGAAGAGAATCAATGCCTCGGGACGCGGCAGACCCGAGAGGAACTGACTCTTCATGCTTTCAGCCGTGGCGTTCAGTGCATCGACAGGCTTCAGATGACCGATGCCCGCGTCTTCCGTGGCAATGCTTTCGGTTGCCGGCTTGCCGAGCTTGGCACGCAGACCGTCGATCTTGGCTTGGGACTTCTTGACGAAGTCTTCGTCGCTGCCGATCCAGTGGTCATGGTCGTTGCCGCCACCATACATCGAGTGCATCGGCTGACCGTTCTGCTTGCGGCGGCGGGTATCCGACAGACGCTCGTTAGCGGCATCGAGGAGACCCTGTTCGTCGTCGATCTGCGACTGAATCTGCTGGGCATGGGCCGAAGATTCTGCCTTGTGCTTTTCCGGATCCAGTTTGGCACTGGTCTGACCGATCTTGGGCTTGCGGGCATTCAGTGCATCCGTAACCGGACCACCTTGGCCGCGCACAGTCCCAGCGTCCAGATCGAACGTCTTGCTGGGATGACCATCCAGCATCTCGTTCACTTTGTCATTCTGCTCGCGAACGCGGGCGGCCGTTTCATTGACCTGATTGACATGGAACTGGGTCTTCGGATCGGTGGCGCCTTCCCGGCGCGTAACCTTAATGCTGGAGGGATCGAGCGGCTTGATGGCCTCGTGAGGCTGCTTGAGCTTGTCCGTCAAATTCTGCGTGTGCTCTGCATCCTTCGCGGCTTCACTCACGTGATCCTTCAGCTCATTCACGAGATGACCATCGCGGATCATCTGTGCAGCTTTCTCGGGACCATGCTCCTTCACCAGCTTGACCGCTTCGTCACCGCGGCGCTGAATCTCCGGAATCTGACTGCGCAGCCGATCGGCTTCCGCATGCGAAGCTTCCGCTTGCTTGTTCAGACGCTCGACTTCCGGATCCGTTGCACCCCCATCCTTCTTGTTGGTGAAGGTAGTCGTCTTGCCGTCCTTGGTGAACTGCAAGTCGACCTCAACATGGGGCAGCTGCTCCAGCCAGTCGCGGAATGCTTTCTCGAAGCCGCTGGCCGCCTGTTCAGCCGCTTCCGCTTTCTCCGGCGTGACGGTGTTGCTCTTGCCCGTGATCCACAACCAGAATTTCTTGACGTACTCGATGATCTTGCGGACCACGAGCTTGATCGTTTCCCAGACCGTATTGATCACGCCTTCGAGTGCGACTTGGTAGTCTTTGCTCGTAGCGCTACGGTCATAGGCCAGTGCCAACAGGGAACCTTGACCCCGGTTGGCGTGCATGAGAGCATCGCATTCGAGTGCGAGACCCTGGGTGATATTGCGCGTTTCGAGTTGTGCGCGTACTGCATCCAGCGAGGCAAGATGCCCCTCCAGTGCAATCAGGTCGACCTCGGCGCGTCGTACCGTGTAATCCATTTCCTTGTCACCTAGCAAAATAAAGGAGGGGCCGAAGCCCCTCCGGTCAACTAGAAACTTCTAGCTTAATCTTCGAACACCTTCTTCTCGAGGAAGTCGGTGAAGCTCATGCTGCCGCTCTTGACGATCCCGCCGTTGGCCCATTCGACCACCTTGCCAGCGTTCAGGATGTAGTAGTGGCCGTCACCGATTTCCATCAGGGGGATGGCTTGCTTCGGGAACGTATCGCTACGGCTCAGGTCTTCGTACATCTCGACCGCGCTCAGGTGACCGCGCGCTGCGCCGTAAACTTCATTGCCGCCGCAAGCAATGTAGCCGAAGTCCTTCAGGTACTTGCGGTACGCGACCGGAAGCTTGAAGCCGATGGCCTTCTCGAGTGCCGCGATTTCTTCATCGTTGGCGCCCTTGAACTTCGCCTTCTTCGACTTGGCGGTTTCCATCAGGCCTTCGAGAGCGACCTTCTTGCCGTCGACATCCCAGCCGTGATGTTCGAACGTGGCGTCTACGCGCTCGAGGACAGCGTCCAGACGTTCGCCCGCTTCCTTCAGGAGAGCTTCGCGTTGTTCCGGATGTGCCTTGATCTTCTTGTCGAACTCGGCCTCGATTTGACACACGTCGTGCACGATGTGAATGCGAATGCCTTCGCTCGGAATCACTTCGGCTTTGTCGTAGATCTTGTCGATGATCGCAGCGTGATGTTCGCCCACGGCGCCTTCTTCAACTTCGGTGTAGGCTTCCTTGGCCGGCTTCAGTTCCGCGCCTTCGATTTCCGGCGTTTCGCCCGTCTTCGTCGGATCCACGGCGTGGCCTTCGATGTCGCACGTCGACTTGCTCGGGTCGACCGCTGCACCATGCACCATGTCCGTGGCTTCGTCCTTCTTGCCTTCCGTTGCTGCATGCATCGGGGCATCGAGGTCGTCCGTGTTGATCGGCTTGTCGCCATTGATCTGCTTGGCTTGCGCTGCCAGGCCCGGGTTGACTGCCGGCGTGCTTTCCTTGTGCAGGTTGGCGTCGCCTTCGCCGCGTGCGAACGCGCCCGATTCCGGATTGTCCATGCCTTCCATGGCGTGGTTCTTCGCATTGAAGATGGCGCGCAGGGCCAGGTAGTTCAGGTACTTGCTGGCCTTCAGCGCACGAGCGACTTCTTGCTGTGCCGGCGTTTGCACGGCACGCATCAGCACGCGCGAGACCGCGAGGATCTTCTCGTACAGATGCACCGAACCCATGGCGTGTTCGCCTGCGTCTTCGGCCTTCGCGTCGGCTTGACCCTTGGCTTCCGCAGCCTTGACCGCGCCTTCCATCTCGTCGATCATGCGCGCCACTTCACGCTCAGTCGACAGGAAGTAACGCACGTCGTTGATGTAGCCTTCCGCGGCTTCCAGCACGCGACCGATGTCGCTGCCGTTGAGCATGATCTTGCCCTTGTCGTCGCCCACGCCTTCGTAGATGGCGCGAGCAGCCATGACCGGCGCAGCAACCGCGTGAGCCATACCGCCCGTCGTGGCACCCACCACCGGCAGAGCCGACGCCACCACGCGACCACCGAACGACTGCACACCCGCCATGATGGCGTTACCGACCGTAGCACCGATGGGCTTGGACAGCGTGACCGGCTTGGCGGCCGCGAGCACGTCCAGACGATTCTTGCCGCCGCGCTTGACAGCGACAAACTTGGACGAGCCGAAGCCCTCCACGTCCAGGAGGTGCTCGTCGAACAGTTCCGAGGGCGACTTCAGTTGCTCGACAGCCTTCGCGAGCTTTTGCACGTCCGCGTCGGTCTTCAGGCTCGAGCCGCGCAGCAGCTTCGCGAGTGCATCGATTTCGGCGAGCACGCGCTTCGGGTATTCCTTGAGCGCGAAGTTCGACATCTGGCGATCTTGACGCAGCAGGCCCATGAAGTCGCTGAAGCGGTATTCCTTCATCGCCTTCGTGTTCGACAGGAAGTAGTCGAGGCCGACGAAGGCCACGGCGATTTCCTGATTGCCGATCTTGTTCTTCTTCGAGTTGTACTCGGCCTTGTTCTGGAGCGTCTTCTTCTCGTACTTGTTGAGAATGCCCGAGGTCGAGCGGAAGAAGTCGCCGATCACGTCCTTGTGGTGCTTGAAGTGCAGCACGTAATCTTGGAACAGATTGAAGATCACCTGACGGAAACCTTCGAGCGCCACCGCGCCCTGTTCTTCGATCGATTGCGTCTCGACGCTTTCCATCGACGGCAGATTGATTTCGTAGCCGACGGTCGTCGCGCAGCGTTGCGCGGCGTCACGGATGAGGCCGAGCGTGACCGCGTTCAGTTCCTTGCGCTCGATCAGACCTTCGAGCTGGATGCTGTAGTCACGGATGGCTTCAGCGGCGACATTCATCGCATTGCCGTAGTCCGCCCATGCATCAGCGCTGTCAGCGTAGCTGCCCAGCTCCGAATCCCCACCTTCGGGCAGGGAGTCGTCCAGGTTCTCGAGCGTGAGGCCGCGGTCACCAAACGCCGCCTTATGGATGAGGGTATTCAGGTCCATTGTCCTTTTCCTGTTTCATGGATAATAGATAGCTACAGATGAAACAGCTATTCATCAAATGATTTATGCCTGTCTTATGGCAACGTGGCCCATTGTGCCCACATCGGTTCTTCCTCGACGTGGAAGCCTTCCATGGCGTAGCCGTTCAGCACCATGTTGTCCGAGAACTCTTGCAAGAGGATCGGGCTCAGGTCCATCGGGGTTTCGCCGGCCGTGTTCAGTTCCGGGTCCATGGTCATGTAGCTCTCACGCGAGATCGCACCCACCAGCGGCGAATTCTCAAAGCCCATGATCTCATTGACCTGCTCACGACTCCAGTTCATGATGTCGATCGTGCGGCTCGAGATGTTCACCTCGTTGCCCGTATCCAACACCACGTCGTAGATGTCGACGTCTTCATCCTGCCCCAGACGCTTCACCCGAGCGACGGCCTGGTCGTATTCAAACGAGCGGAACGGGGAGTTCATCATGATCTCCACATTCGCCATCACGAGCGGGACCGCGGACGAGAGCGACTGATAGGTCGCAATCATCGGGTTGGCGTCTTCCGAATTCTTAAACTCGTTCACCATGCCAGCGAGTTCGTTGTTGGTTTCCCCATAGACCCGCAACGGATGATAGCCGCGCGCCTTCAGGTAATCCCCTGCTGCATCCACTGCACCCACATAGCTGGTAAAGATGAGCGTCTTCTTCAAGGCGCTATCGATGATGTTCTCCAGCCCCATGTGCGGCACCATGTCGGCAATACACTGGCCACGCTTGCGGCCCAGCACGTTGCCCAACGCTTCCCCTTGCACCTTCAGTTTGTAGTACTTGACCACCGACTTCGATTGCTTGAGGTTATCGCGCAGCTGCTTAGGCAGCGCTGGCATGATGATCTTCTGTTCGTACTTGTTGCACCAGACGGCCATCTCCTGATGCATCTTCGGGTCATAGCCCCGGCGGATCTGTTTCATGTACCGCATGTACGTCTTGAAGTTGTCCTTCTGCTCAGGCGTAATCAGCGTGCGTTCAAACTGATAGATCGCCTGGTCATACATGCGCTCGTACATCCGCATGTTGGACTGGTAATGCTCCACCCGTTCCTGGATGAAGGCTTTCATCTCAGCGCGAATGGCGGTCAGTGTGTAGTCCTTCGCGTTCGGGATCACCACCTTGACCTTGTGGTGCGTGACCTTCACATCCACCACGCTGTTGGAGTCAACCTTGTAGGTGACCTTGCCGAGACGGTGCGCAAGCACGTCATTGGCGCGACTCGTGTTCTTGCCGTAGATCGCCTTGAAGCGCATTTGCGCGTCTTCATCGAACATCGGATCGATCGTACGGAACAGAGGCGCCATTTCGCCGCCTATGGCCTTCACAGGCGTGCCCGACTCCCACAGTACATACTGACAGCGCGTGACGTTACAGAGCTCAATAAAGAGCTGCGTACGCAACGCTTCCATTTCATTCATCCCGTGCGACTCATCCAACAGGATCACTGGTTTGCTCCAGTGGTTCTGGCGGACGAACTCCATGAACTTCGGCAGGAAGTCGTAGTGGATGATGTAGTACTTCTTGCCCCGGGGAATGGCCGTACCCATCTGGGAGTGCCAGTAACCCACCGGACGCTTGAACTGCTCGACGATCGTGTCTTCCCAGACCTTCTTCACAGCCCGTGGCGGACAGACGATGATGGTCACATCCGCGTGCAGCATCAGGGAGAGCGACAGACCCATGAAGGTCTTGCCCGTGCCCGGACCTGCACCGAGGAGTGCCCCACGCAATTTGAAGCGTGGGATCATCTCGTTAAACCAATCGAAGAAGCCGTCCTGGTGTTCCAGCGGACCCCACTTCAGTTGGTTCAGCTGTTGGCGATCCAGGATGTCGGGATGCCGTACGAGCGTGTCTTTGAGCCACGTGTGCTCGTACATGAGCGCCACGATCTTCTTGAGCGCGCGGATCGGGGCACCCTTGCGCTTTTCGTTGATGATGCGCGTGAAAGCATAGACGACGTCCACGGCAAAAAAACGATTGAATGATACTTCCGACGGCGTAATTCTGGAGAACAAGTTCTCCGCGATCTTACTGGTTCCCCACACCTCGTAGATCGTCTTCATTACGCTATCGCCGGGTAAGCCAGTAATGCGGATAAGATCCCCGCTTTCCTGGACCTCGATCAGACCGAGGACTCGACGCAACGCCGCAAACATAGTCTATTCTCTTTCCTTAGGGCGTGATAGGAGTGCGGTTGCCCGCACCCCCAATCACAGTGTAGTGTTACGCGTCTTGCTTGTTCAGCTTGTTCAGGCGCTCCTGCGTCGCGTCGCTTTGCGCACGCATGCGATCCTTGAGGGTTTCGGTGTCCGAACTACCTTCACCGCCCCCGACGCTGCGACCCAGCTTATTCATCCGTTCCTGGAACCGATCGAGGCGACCGTTCATGTCCGCACCTTTCTGCGTCGGCGCCGGAGCCGGCGTCGGCTTCTTGATGTGGGTGGTCGGCGTCTCGCCACGGTTCAGCGCGTCGATCTCTTCCTGGATCTCAGCCTGGCGTTCCGGCGAGTCCCCATGGATCTTCGACATCTGGAGCTTGTGCTTGGCGAGCGTGTTATCCGGCACGTTCTTACCCGACGACACGATCGGCGTCTCGGCCTTGCCAGCATCGCGCTGCGCCTTCAGCTTCTTGAGCGTCGTGAAACGCGCGCCGTGCATCATGCGTGCTTGACGGACGGCGAACTTCACCGTGGCCGCATCGATGATGTCGCTATCGAGCAGCTTGCGAATGAACGAGTTCGACGCACCCTGTTGCCAGAGCACGGCTTGCTCGGCACCGAAGTGCATGGCCTTCTCCAGACCCGTGATCATGTCCTCGACCTTCGCGCCACCAGCGGTCACCGCGTAGTTGTCGGCTTCCTTCTCGTGCGTGATAAATTCGTGGTAGCCGCCCCATCGTTGCTGTTCGAGGTGGCGGTGATTGACGTGACCGTACTCGTGCTGCACCACGGCGTCGAATTCACCTTGCGACATCGACGCCTTCAGCTTCGAGCTAAAGAGCGCGAGGTACACATCAGGCGGGTACTCGACGACCTTCTTGATCTCCGGCAGGAGCGATGGGTTGTTCGTGGTCGTTGCGTCCACGTAGCCGCCCTCGACAGCCCGCAGGAAGTCTTTGGCCTTCTCCAGCATGGGGCGCGCAAAGACGAACACACAGGCACCACCCATGCCCGCGAGCACGGGGTCGTCAGTGAGGAGCAACTCGACGTGACGCTTGTTGATCATTTCCGCTTCGAGCGCGGGACGGAGGTTCGGTTCGAGGCCGAGCGACCAGAGTTGTGAAACAAAGCTTTTCATGATTGTCTGCTCACTTAGCACATGCCGATGACTTTGAAGAAATTGAGCGCTTCGTGCTGCTCATACAACGAGATGTTCTCTTCCATCTCGTGGCCGATGTAGAAGAAGCTCGTCGTGATGTGGCGCACCAGATCAGTCATCGGTGCCTTGATCCAGTTCACGTAGTGTTTGTTCAGGCCCAGAAGCTGCTTGACGGCTTCGGCGCTACCGTCTTGAGCACCGGTGCTCAACTTCTTGACCATCGTGTCCGTGAGGCGCATCATGCCTTGAGCGGCCGAGACGAGTTGCTTGTACTCGCCGTTCTTGAAGTTGTCCATCTCGTCGAGCACGCCTTCCATGTTCGCGTAGACCTTGGCGAGGTCCTCGATCGTCATGGGCGTGAAGAGGATGTCTTGGTGACCGACTTGCTTTTCCGCGAGCACCAGACGGTGCGCGTCCAGATCGCTGCCACCGCCACCGTACGTCACGCTCACGTTGCCCAGCATCTCTTGCTGACCGACGTGGAACGCATTGTGCTCCATTTCCTGGACGATGCGCTCGTAGAGGCCAGCTGCGTTTTCCACCGTCGCGGCTTCGAGCGTCTTGCTGATCTTCACGATCCGCTGATCGACGATGTACTTCGCGTAGTCATCAGTCACCACCGTGACAGCGGCGCGTGTGCGCGTGAGGGCACCCAGGAGCTCTTCAGCGCCCGTGATGGCCTTGCCGCCGATCATGAAGGCTTGCACGTTGGCGTGGGCGATCACGATGTCTTTGTGCGAGTCCTTGAGCTTGCGGTAGACTTCCGGGTTCGTGCTGAGCGACTTGACCTTCGTCATCATGCGCTTGATGTGCAGACGTCGACGACCGAGCACCGTGAAGTGCGCTTCGAAGAACGCGACGATCTTTTCCCAGATCTTCTTCAGGAAGGCCAGGAACTGTTGCCAGTACGCCTTGAGGGTCTCCCCCAGGCTTTCGAGTGCGATGCCTTCCATCGCGACGTTCAGGCCTTGCAGACCGATCAGGTGTTCACGGATCTCGTCGAGCATGCTCACGCTGTCACAGATCGTGTTGTGGTCGAGGATGTAGTGCTCGATCTCCAGATGGTCTGGATGCTGATCGGCTGGCTGATTCAGGATTTCGATGTCGTCCATTTTTTGTCTTCCACGGTGGAATAAATATTGCACCAGTTCAGTACCCGGCATAACAACGGAACCGACCCAAGCCACCCCAGGGATTGCAGGGCGGCCTGGAGTCGATTCCATGAACGAGTACTACTGTTCACATAATTACACCGGCGAAAAATCGAAGAACGGCTTCTCATCCTTACTACCGATTGGACCACCGCCGACAGCACGACGCGAGAGATCTTTGCGTCCTTCGTCGAAGGGAATCCCGTACTTCTCGAACTTGAGGACCGTGTACAGATCCTTGGGGTTCGTCTGACCGATGATCCGGTGCTTACCGCGCTGGCAGGTCAGGAACGACTCGCCATTGACCTTCTCGATGTGGATGAAGATCTCCAGGTCAACTTCCTGGTCGATCTGCTTACAGCCCCGATAATAGCCCTTGCCGGGCAGTTCCTGCACGAAGTCCGCTTTACCGTCACGGATCATCTGCTTGGCATCGGTCGAGAGCTGGTGCGGCGTCACGAACGCAATCTTCTTGGCGCTCATGAAGTTACGCACCCGGCGATACATGTCTTGCACGTCGGTGCCCGTCGGCCCTTGTGCGCAACCGGTCGTCGGCAGCATCGGGAGGTAGTCGGCCATGCACATGAAGATCTCGTAACCATCGGCTTCGAGTTCGAGCATGCGGTTGCACAGATGCTTGTAGGTCCAGTCCGAAGGATTGACCCGCTCCATGATGACTTCGAAGCCATTGACGCGCAGACGCTCGGCCACGTACTTCGACATCACCAGCACGAACTCGTCCTTCTCTTCCTGCGTCATGACCTTGAAGTCTTCCTTCGTCTTCACCACGATCTCGTCGGCACGACCATCGTAGTTCATGATGACTTCGTAGGCGTACTGGAGATTCAGTTCCAGATCGTCTTCGAAGCTAACACGGTAAAGCAAAGGCTTCTTCACGGGCACAACTTCCGGGAACGCTGTCTCCGGAGTGTTGAAGAGGGCAACGCCAATAAAGGTTCCGAGGGAGAACCCCGTCTTAAAGTTATGCTGGAGTGCGCCGATCACGGTTTCCTGGCCGCGACGGTAGCCGCCGCGCAGCATGCGGTTAATACCCTGCCAGGGAGTCTTCAGGACACTACCACCTTCTTCGGCCTTCTGCACTTCCTTAAAGACCTTGACGACTTCTTCGATGTGTGCGAAGTTCACCGACGAGACGATCGCAGGGTCACGCCGTTCGCTGTCAACGGTGAAGGGTTCCAGGTCCGTCACGAGTTGCGAGAGGAACTGCTTCATGTTGACGATCTCGCCACGCTTGAAGCGAATCGCGGTCGAGGCGTTGTTGACGATCTCTTGTGCTTTCTGTTCTTGCAGCACGTCATGCAGCGAGCGGCGCAGGTTGACTGCGGTGCGCTTGATCTTGTTATCTGCGAGCTCTTTGTCGATGCCTTCCTGGAGCGAACCAAACAGCGCTTCGTCGGTATTGCAATCCACCTTCAGCTGCTGCAACAGTTCGATCGGCTCGTACTCATGGTCGAGCGGCTGCTCGCACATCGTCAGAGCGGTCTTCTTCAGACCGGTGATGATATCTCGTTCGTTGTCCAGACCCATCTGTACTTGTGGATCTTTGATCAACCCGAGAATGCTGCGCACCAAAGCGCTACTGTTCTCGTGACTCCCCAGGAGTTGTGACTCACGATACAACAAGGTGATGCACTTCACCAGGAGGAGCTTGGCATTCGGGTTCATGTTGATTAGTTATAAATAATGTGAGACTGATTTTTCCGGGACATAGAGTTGTCCCCGGGTGTTTTTTCTTACCACGTGTTCTTTCTTCGGGAGCGATGATGACACCTGCCCGACCGATCAAGAAGGTTGTCCTGGTCCCGTACTGGGTGCAGGAAGCCCTCGCTCGGCACCACTGCGGTCTGCAAGACGCGCTGAACTTCGATCAACTGGTGCGCTTTATTAACACCAATGATTTGATTGGATATCTCTCGCTTCAGGATTACCTCCTGGAGCTCGCTGGTTACGAGGTGCACGGCAACGTCCTCGAAACCAAGTGGAACGAATCCGCTTGTTCGGACAGTTCCAAAACACTTTTGACGCAAACTATTATTCCGCTGGCTCACAACCCGGAGTACTTGGAAGACGTCAGCGACCGGTTGTTCTCGCAGAATTCTGTGTGTGACCGACTGCCGCACCACGAAAATGCCTTTAATGTATATGACAGCACTCATGATGCTGCCTGCATCGTCATTAATCCGGGGTTCTTCACCGAAGAAGCCGGCTCTGACGGGCATCGTGCGGCACTCATCGTCGCAGTGTTAAAAGTATTGTATGCGTACAACGCGTACCACGAGGTGGCTCACACCCCTCTGTTCAAGCGTTATCTTGAATTGTTGGCTAAGAAAGAGCTGACGGTTTAAGGTCAACAAGCCCCAGTAGTAGTCTTCTTTTTAACTAAAAGGTTAGGGATCACTCATGACCGCTCTGTTTGCAAACAAGGGTCGCATCGGCACTTCGGTCGCTTCGCCGGTCGACACCCTGGTGGGCGCCCTGCGCCAAGAAATGAACCACAGCGGCGCTGCATTCGCGTCGCGTCAAATCTCGCAAGCCGCCATCTCGATGGAAGCGATCGATTCGTCGCTCACGCGCGAACTGAACGACAGCCTCGAAGGCCTGAACGCTTCGCTCGAGAGCATCCTGAAAGAACACGGCATGCACGACCTGACGGCCGCGCAGCGCAACGCTGGTCTGGCTGCGATGGCGCTCACGGGCGACATGGCTGGCTTCCTGCACGCGGGCATCAAGCACGACCAGGTTTCGACCGAGTCGATGAAGTTCATCGTGCCGGGCGGCGAAGATCGCATGTTCGATCGTATCAAGCCGGCGCTGGAAGCGTACGACGAGAAGGAAAACAAGAACGCGGTCGTGTACTCGGTCGCGTACAACCTTCAAGCTGCGCGCCAAGACGAGTTCGGTGAAGCGTTCTTCCCGACCGTCGTCGTGACCCCCGACCAAGTCGGCTACACGGTCTCGATCCGCCTGATCGAAGTGTACAACGAACCGAAGCGTCCGATCTCGGGTGCTCCGTCGCAGAACTTCGGCCGTCGCAACATCGTGCAAGCGGTGATCGACCCGACCATCCTGCGCAACGACCAGACGAAGATCGTCCCGGTCTACCGCACGGAAAGCGAAGGCTACTTCGTCACGAACGCGCAAGTCGCGCCGTACGCAGTGCAGCTGACGGACAACACGCAGATCACGACGGCGCCGCTCGCAGTCGGCCAGAAGTTCTCGCTGCTCGGTCTGTCGCAGACGGAAGCCCTGCTCGAAACGGGTATCCTCGACATCACCGACGCGATCGACACGCAACTCGCGCTCGACGCAGTGTACGTGCAGTTCACGGGCACGGTTGGCGGCACGCCGACGACCGAAGTCGTGAAGTTCAACACGCGTCAGCTGCCGCTGGCTGTGTTCAACTACGCTCCGCAGAACGTCTACCGTCAGATGAACCTCCAGTTCAAGACGGAAACGCTGCTGATCAACGCGAACACGACGCTGGCTGACGGCGGCGCATCGCAACTGCTCGCACCGCTGGTCTCGGGCAACTACGAAGCACGCTTCGGCTTCTCGATGTTCGGTTCGGTGAACCTCGAACTCGGCGACACGGAAATCAACACGTCGTCGGTCGGCCTGACCTCGATCAAGAACTCGAGCGACGTCGCTCTGGGTCTCGGCTCGGGCACGGGTGCAACGCTGGCAGCGATCTTCACGGGCGCGACCGTTATCGGTTACGACCTCGACGCTCGTCGCACGAACTCGAACCGTCGTCAACGTGGTCAGCTGCTGAACACGAACTTCTACAACCAGATCTACACGGTGCCGCTCCTGGCCCCGATCACGATCCCGCGTCCGATGCAAGTCGGCGACGCGAACGACTCGTCGGATCTGGCAGCACTCATCACGGCAACGCGCATCCGCACGTCGAACGCAGCCGTGGACGAACTGCTCCGCATTCAGGACCTGCTCGCTGAAACGACCAGCGCCCTGAACACGACGGCCACGCCGAACAGCGCTGCCGATACGCCGGAAATCCTGGGCGTCTCGCGCTTCATCGTTCAGCCGGCTTACATCGAGAAGAACCTCGAGATCGACTCGTCGACGGACTCGCTGAGCGCGCATCAACGCGCGGCCGACATCCAGGCGACGCTGGTCAACTGCCTGCGCGACATCGCGTACACGCTGTACGTCCAGTCGGGCTACAAGGCAGCCTCGGATGCGCTCGCTGGTGGCGTTGGCCCGGTGCCGACGGTCATCATCGGTACGGATCCGTACATCGCACGTTACCTGATGGTGACGGGCGACCTTCGCACGCTGGGCGGTCAGTTCGACGTCAAGATCGTGTCGACGCTGAACGAGCGCATGGCTGGCAAGATCGTCATGTCCTTCGGCGACGAATCGAGCGCGAAGGCTGGCACGCCGAACCCGCTGCACTTCGGTAACATGGCATGGAAGCCGGAAGTCACGGTCGTCCTGCCGATGATCCGCAACGGCGCACAGTCGAAGGAACTCACGGTCCAGCCGTCGTTCCTGCACATCTGCAACCTGCCGGTTCTGGGTGTGATCAACGTGTCGGGTATCAGCGCCATTGCGTACAGCAAGGTGCCGGTCGAGTTCGACACGGTGACGCAGCTGCCGTAATTCTGGATGGGGGAGTGAGTGATCCGTAGTGACTCGGTGCACTAGAGTTGCTGCTTCCCCATGTTGGAAACGGACTGATTCACTGGGGCTAAGCCTCCTGCGGCTCTTCGGGGTCGTGGGAGGCTTCTATGCCGTCAACTCAGTTCGGAGCATCTCATTCCCTTATGCCGTCATTTTTTCCAACCCTCTGATTCAACGGGATTTCGATGATATATTACATCCTTGAGCAGTAAAGAGTAGGTCTTGCTGGGTTTGTGAGTACGCCCGACCGGCAAGTGTTCTAGGAATGTATCATGTCACTTAATCACTTCCTCCCTGATGCCATCTTCGGCGAGCCTGAGCTTAATCAGATCACGCCAGCGGCAGTGGCGGATCTGGTCAATGGCGAAAGGTTCAGTTGTACACGACGGTATTTGAATTATTCGGGTAAGCCGATTACCGTTATCGAAAGGAATGGGTTTCGTCACCGGTTCGACTCGCAGCACAGCTATCACCAGTCGAGCTTTGTGATCGTCACCGATTGGAAGATCCACAGAAACTTTCATCCGGCGTTTGTGGACTTCATCAAGCAGGAACGGGAAAACGAAACGAAGCTGATCTTGAAGCTGCGTGAGCTGCTCACCAAGTATCAGCCAACGTTTCATGACAACTATCTGTATCTTAGAACGGAGGAGAAGATTGGGCTAGCGGATCTGGAGCGTCACCGTGGGGAGATTTACGATCACGAGCATGACGTGGTCGTGAGTACCTTCATGGGCAAAGACGCGGGTCCACATCCGTATAGCTCAGAAGGGCGAGCGCTTGCCTTGCTCAACAATGTAGAGCGGCTGGGGGAAGCCAATGCGTTTTGTGAGACGATACAAATCGTCGACAACGAAGGCAAGTTCGGTGACCGGTTCATCAATCGGAACAAGATGGTGTATCGGATCGATGCGGTGCAAGATCTCACACGGGAAGATGGGGTTTGGGTTATTCGCAATAAGCCGTTTGAGAATACCCGGCTCCCGAGCCAAATGGGATGGCGTCGCTATACGTTCGAAGAAGCGGACGACTTGCTGGAGCTGTACAAAACTTACGTAGAGGCGCTACATTGTGGTGACGCGGAACATAAACGTAAGGAAGCAATGCTTGAGGCCGAGACAGGATTGGCCCGCGAGCGTTACGAACTGAACGAACAAAAGCTGCGACACCAGCGTGAACAGCAAACTTGGGAAGCCGAGAAGGCGAGACTTCAGACCAACTTCGAGCGGCAGCAGGCAGCGTATGCTGAAGAGCAGTTCCGAGCGAAGATGGAGTTGGACCGAGTCAAGCACATGTACGAGCGACAGATGCTTGATATGAAGTCGTCATCGGAACGCCGAAAGGAAACCTCCGAGTGGATGAAACAGATTCCAGCGATCCTCGGTGCTTTGGGCGTAGCGTGGTTGAGTTATCAGACCGCCAAGTATGCTAGTAAGCGTGACAAGTAAAGAGAACTAACTCGAACCAAGGAGTAAGAACCAGTGGACGCAGAATTGTGTCGCGTCATTGACGCGAATCAACCGAAACTGAATCCGGACATCTGTAACGGATATGCCTCGTACCAAATGGGTGCTAATTCGACCCAGGATGGCGAAGCTGCGCGATATATCGATCGCGTGTTCCGTTCGGCAGCCGCAGACTTTCCGGAAGGCCTGACGTACGAGGGATGCCGCCCCTGTACGCCACTGGAAGAATTCAACGAAGCCACCAAGAAGAAAGGGAACAACAAGCGCACGCTGGATGTGGCAGAGTCGCACGTGTTCCTGATGAAGTACCTCTTCAAGTACAAGGGCGAGGAAATCATCCGCTTCATCTATCTGCCCTTTGTAGGTCCGGGCGGGACGATCAAGATGAGTGGATCGCATTTCCACATCTCGCCGGTGCTCTCCGATCGGGTGATCAGCATCGGCATGAGCAGCGTCTTCGTGCGTCTCCAACGTGACGTGATCACGTTCGAGCGCCTGATGTACAACATCGTGGCCAATGGCCGTCGTGAGCAGCTGAACGTGGCTCACGCGCTCATCTACCACAAAGACGCAAAGGACAAGAAGGCGCGCCTGCCGGTCAAGATGGTGACGACCATGGCGCACTACCTCTTCTGCCGCTATGGCCTGATGAAGGCGTTCGAGAAGTTCGCGACGTGCAAGCCGATCATCGGCGGACCGGAGCTGCGTGATGAAGACTATCCGTCCGATCAGTGGACGATCTGTACTTCGACGCAACTCAAGCCGAAGGGCTGTGGCAAGGGCCTGTACGAGCCCAGCAAGATCAAGCTGATCGTGCGAAAAGACGATTACGAGCGTGGCATCGTGAAAAATCTTATCGCCGGCTTCTTCTATGTGGTCGATCATTTCCCGGGCCTCATCAAGCCCGAGTACATCAACGATACGGACAAGCGGTATATGGAGAACCGCTCGACGTGGATCTCGTTGATGGGCACCGCACTCTTTGGGGATCATATCCACGAAGGCGTGCTGCGTGACAAGATCGAGTCGCATCTGCGAAGCCTCGACGAGTACGTGGATAACATCGTGCTCAAGAAGTTGCAGGAAATCAACCTGCCGATGACCGACATCTACCAGATCATGGCATACATCGTTGAGAACATCAGCGATATGCTGTTCAAGGCGAAGGGTCGCGTCAACAGCATGTACGACAAGGAACTGTCGGTGATCTACTTCGTGATGAAGGATATCACGAGCGAGATCTTCAAGATGTACTTCAAGCTGAAGGCCGCGAGCAAGAAGGAGCTCACGAAGAATGACATCAACGAGCGGATGAATAAAACCATCAGCTCGGGGAAGATCTTCAGCATTACCCGGCAGCACCCCGAAGTCACGACGGTTTCCAGCTCGGGCGACAACATGGCGCTCAAGATGACGATCAGTCTGATTCCGCAGTCCGGCAGCTCGAAGCAGACGCGCTCTCGCGATCAGGTGGTGGTGGACGATCCCGCGATCTTCCTGCACGCCTCGTTCGTGGAAATCGGCGGTTACTCCAACCAGCCGAAGTCTGATCCGATCGGCCATGCACGGATCAACCCCTGGGTGAAAACGAATCCGAATGGGCTTGTGTTGCGCGATCCGCGCTTCTACGATCTCATGGAAGACTTCCAGGCGAAGGTCCAGCGGCAGTAACAAGGATAATTGTCCAAATCGGGCGCAGCGATGCGCCCATTCTAATAACCAAGGAAACGAAAGAACATGTACCCGAACCAGAACCAGCTGCCCTTCAGCCCGGATCAAGTGCAGCGGCCCTATCTGCCCAACATCAACGCGAACAATCCGCCGTTCGTGCCGCAGGGCATTCAGGGCCATCCCCAGGTCATGCAGCTCGTGCCGGGTCTTGCTGGCTGGGCTGCGGCGGAAATCCAGCAACAGGCAGAGACAAATCCCCTGCGTCGTTTCTTCTTCAACATGTATGGCATGAACAACTTCGCGAATGAAGAGTTCGCGTCGCTCGTGCAAGCCATCGCCGACTATCTGGAACTGGTCTGGAGCCAAAACCCCAATGCGGCTCCGCAGCAACTGATGGAAAAGGCCGTGGTGCAGACCATCGAGATGTTCGTCTCGAACCTCGTGCGCCTGTTCCCGCCGCTCGGTGGTTATCTGAATCAGCAGACGCAAGGGATCGTCTGGCAGCAGATTCAAGTGTTCGATGGCGTGAAGCAGCAGATCCAGCAACTGCGTTCGCGCATGCCGCAAGGTGGTGGCTATGGTTACCCGGCGCAACAGCAGGGTTTCCAAAGCCGTGTTGATCCGCGTCTGGGTGGCGCTGGCGTTTCGCTCGCCGGTGGCAATCAGCCGTCGTTCCTCACGCATCAGCCGCCGCAAGGCAACGCCCCGATGACTTCGCAAGGCAACAGCATGGCAACGCGCTGGGGCAGTGCAAAGCTCGTCTCGGACGATCAGCCGGCTCCCCACGTCGTGAAGATCGGTGGCAGCAACACGGGTGGCGTGAAGACCACGTCGGTCAACGTCGCTCCCAGCTCGCCGGTGCCCACGATGGTCTCGGCGCAACAACAAGAAGTCCAACAAGCCCAGGAGATGCCCGTGCAAACTCAACAAGTGCAACACGGTGAACTCGAGCCGATCTATTCGACTCGCCTGAAGTGGAAGCGCAGCGAGAAGCAGCCGTTCTTCCCGGCTTGGAACCCGGACAAGCAGAACCTCTTCCTCCAAGAACTGGCTGATGGCACTGTCATCGTCCAGGTCAAGAACCCCGAAAAGAGCACCGTGGACTACGAACGTCACAAAATCCAGAGCGTCTTCGGCGCGCCTTACCGCGCACTGGACGTCGCACAAGTCAAGGACCGTGTCGAAGCAATTCAGATCGGTCTGGCCAACATCGAAGCCGAAGCAGAATTCCGCGACAAGGCAGTCGATGGTCAGGACAATCCGCAACCGGCATTCCCGACGCACGTCAATCCGGTGTTCGCGGTGGACCTGATGGAAGAACTGGTCTGGATCAAGGCGGGCTGCGGCTGGCTCGAGTCGACCAAGAACGGCAAGAAGGCGGACATCTATCGTCGCTACGGCTACGTGGTGGAACTCATCGTCGGCCAGATCTCGGAAGACAACCTGATCGAAACGCTGCGCGAAACGCGTACGTGGGAAGGGTTCTGGAAGGTGCTCAACGAGCTCAAGGCCACGATGTCGGTGCCGCTGTGGATCCGCATCAACCAGCGCATGACGGAACTCGTGAACCGTGTGCTGACCTTCAACCTGTCGCTCACGACGACGATCGACAGCTACGCGGACGATCTGCCGGACCTGATCAACGTGCTGCGCGAGAAGTACGGCGAAGTCATCCTGAAGGCATTCAAGAACAACGAAAGCTATCTGATCCACTCCGTGTTCGAAACGGTGCTGGCTGACGATGAAATCGCGTCGCTTGAAAGCCTGTTCCTCACGGAAGACGATCCGAACGCCGAGCACGATCCGGAAAAGGTCAAGCCGGTGTTCACGCACCTCATCAAGGCCGCGTCCTTCACGTTCCTGAATTGCCTGTCGCATGAACTGCGTCTGGAAATGAACGGGACGGCGGGCGCACTGCTCACGCAAGCCTTGACGCCGGTGATGTACGACATCGCCAAGGGCATCATCGAGGAAACGAATGCGGTTCAGGAGACCACGTTCGCGAACCACTACATCCAGACCCTCGATGGGAAGATCCTGGAAATCGATACGGGCTTCCTCGGCGAAGAATCGTATCTCATCCGGCTCGTGAAGTAAATCAGCTGTAGGCGGGCACTCTTGCCGCTCGCCTAGAGTGAAGGATTGGATTGGGGAGGAGAGTCGAGAAGTGGGAACTGGTCGCGCGGATTCCCATGGAAGGCTTGATTCCCTAGTCTTGTTGTGAGAGGGCGGTTTCCCCAATGCCGCCTGTGTGTTATTCTAAATCCAAGGAAGACAGCAATGTCACTCGTTTACGATCCGCTTGAAGTCACGGTTGCCGGCGGCAGCGCAGAAGTCAATACGCTCGTCTACGGCGTCGTGCAAAATGCGCTCGATGAAGCCGGCTTCACGGATCTCTCCGTGAGTTCGGTGCATGGCGATGCTTCGGTCGACACCGCCCAAGTGCCGACCTTGCTCGACCTCGTGCGTGCGAAGAACCCGAGCATGTTCGATACGCCGATCAAGATCACGCAAGTGGCCTCGGCGGACCAGATCGCCAATCTCGCGAACGGCGACTCGGTGGCAGCAGCCATTGCCAATACCGTGTTCAGCGGTGCACTCGACGAAGCTGTGGTGGCCGAAGCCGCAGCGGTCTACATCGAGAGCGACGACGTTCCCGCCGAACTCGAAGAAGACGCACCCTACTAACCTACTCAAGTAGGCGACAACATAAGGCCCGGGCACGTGCCCGGGCTATATGCCGCATGCTTTCTTTTTTTATTTCTGCTCGTTGTCTTATGGTGCAATAAATATCTGCCCATAACCAACAGAGATAACTAATGAAGAAAATCATTCCCGTTTTGCGTGACGAAAGCAAGCACTACTTCAGCGAGCACGGTTTCCCGACGCTCGTGCGCGCTGGCTTCACCTCGTTCAATACGACGCAGCTGCGTCCGGGCAAGCGCTTCAGCCTGCTGGGCATCAGCCAGACGGAAGCGCTGCTGGAGACCGGTCTGCTCGATTGCACGGATGCGATCGACCCGAACGTGAGCCTCGCGGGCATGCTCCTGCGCTTCTCGAAGGAAGGCGAAACCGGTCTGCTGTATTACCACGATACCGAAGCGACGCCGCTGGCGAACTTCGTGGCCAAGCCCGAAGGCAACTACCGCGTGATCCAGCTGAACTACCGCACGCAGCTGGACCTGAGCCTCGGTGGTAAGGCACTATCGATCGGCATTCAGGCAGGCGGCTCCGTCAATCTCGAACTGGGTGACACGGAAGCCTACTTCACGGTCATCGCCGATGGCGACACCGACTACGAGATCAAGGTCGTCGGCTACGATCTGAACGCTTACCGCGTGAACTACAACCGTCGGCCGCGTGAAGAGCTGCGCCAGCATCCGCACGACAAGGCGTAAAAGCTGACAGCATAAAGCCCCGGGTCTCCCCGGGGCCGTATGCCGCTTACTTCTTTTTTGCTTTAGAAGCCGCCCGAGGGTGCAGACTTATCCTTCTTGTCCTTATCCTCTTCGTCCTTCTTTTCGCCTTCCTTCTTCTCATTGGCGTTGGCGCTCTCACCCTGCGTTTCCTTCGGGGCTTGAGGCGTGTCGCCCGTGATGTCACCAGCATGAGTCATCTCGTCCGGACCCGGCCGCGGAGCCAGATCGGGATGCTCGGCTTCGTCAGGACCTTCCGGAGCTTCCACTGCGTTCTCCGTCGGACCCGATCCACCCAGACCGTTCTTACCCACGTCGTCCACGGCTTGTGCACCTTCGCTCAGATCCGGGCCTTCACCCATTTGATCGAGTTCTTGCGTGCTGCCGTTGCTCGTGCCACCCAAGCTGCTCAAGTCAGAACCGCCTTCACCGCCGCCCGTCCCGAGGTCCGGAGCACCGCCCAAGTCAGGTCCGCCCAAGTCACCCAGGCCACCGCTATCACCACCGCCACCACCCAGGTCGCCCATACCACCGCCGCCCAGATCGCTCGAGCCATTGTCACCAAAGCTCGTGTTGCTGCCTTCAGCCTGCGTGTTGCTTTCCTTCATCGTGGCCTGGTACGTATCGTTCTCCTTATTGGTGATCGATACGAGACCCTTGAAGAACTCGTTAAAGGTCTTCTGAAGCGTTTCGATGTGGTCGGCTTGCAGCTTGAAGATGTCGATAACCGGCTTACCTTCTTCGTCGGTCGTGGTGAGCTGTGCGAGCTCGTTGAGCATGCCGTTGTCGGCCATCCACTTACGCAGGAAGTAGGCCTTGGCCACCCCCTTCATCGTGTTGATCTTCTCGGCCACGTCACCCGCCGTATCCGGCGTGAAGAACGTGTCGCTCACCCAGGCTTCGAGACCCTGGTCCAGCGCTTCCGAATAGTTCTTCATGGCTTCGAACTGGTTTGCAAGCGTCGAGGAATTCGGACGCGGCAAGCTCACTTCGATGTTCATGATGAAGTCGATAAGCACCTGGTTGATGATGTATTCCTTCTCCTGCTCGCTGAGCTTGGACGACGAGTCATCCTTGCCCTTGCCCTTGCCATGTGCCGGCATGCTTTCATCGAGAATCGGCGTGCCGTCACGCATGTAGCGTGCGCGGTGCGACGTTTCGTTGATGCGCGCGTCCTGCTTGTCTTCCTTCTCGAGCACAATCTTCTTGAAGTTCTCGCGCAGGATGTCACGCAGGTCGCCCATGAGGTCTTGCGAATTCATGGCGTGCTGACGCATGTGCTGGGCCAGGAGCGGGTGGAACTCATCCTGAATCTGCATGACGCGCTTGCTGAGCAGGATGTTGTTCGTCACCACCGACGTCGCCAGTTCCGGCTGGTAGGCAGCATCGATCGTTTCCGGCGGGACACCCGTCTTCATGATCGCCCGCTTGCGCAGGTTGTCTTCCAGTTCCGTGTCCGGCTTCGTGTAGTTGCTGTTCTTCTCACCGAAGTCGATGGCCACGTCCGGCATACCCGGGTGACCTTCGTAGGTGAACTCGTAACCCGCGCGCGTGATAAAGTCCATCACTTCAGCCGGCGAATTCACACCCAGCGGCAAGAAGTTCTGGCGGCTACGGATGATCTCGTGGATCGACGTTTCGAGCGTCTTCTCCGGGTTCGGATCATCTTCGTCGAACTTCACCTTCACTTCCGTGCGGCCGATCGAGTTCTTGATACCGGCCATCACGTTGGCGAACAGCAGCATCGAGCGCAGGCTGTTCAGGATCTTCATCTCGTCGAGCAGCGACTCACCAATACCGTCTTGGTTGTAGCGCATCGCAAAGTACGTCATGAACTCTGCGGGGATGAAGAGCAGCTGCGTGTGCTGACGTGCCAGAGCACGCGAGAACATGATGCGGTAGATCTCTTCGTTCTTGCCAATCTCGACGCTGTTACCGTAGGCGCCATTGCGCAGACGGGAGAGCAGATCCTGCTCGACCATGTCGCCGTACACACGGGCACTGTAGTCCAGGTGGTCGCGGTTATAGATGTCGAACCCGTTCATCTGGGTCTTCACCTTGTTCAGCATGGCCGACGGGAAGTTGCCCGACGTCGACATGCGCTGCGCCATTTGCTGGTAGTGGTCCGTGATCTGCTGACGCACGATCGGGTGACCGTCTTCATCCAGGAGGACAAAGAAGCCGATCTGGTTTTGCGGCGTACCCGGCACGTGCACCGGAATCACCGACTCCGACGGAATGTGCATGACCATCGGGTTACCGACGGTGCGACGGTTCAGCTGGTCTTGCGTCTTAAGCGACGCCACCGGCTGGTAGCCGTACTTGCGGTTGCGGTAGAGTTGACCCGTGAGCTCACGGTCGTTCATCGCGTGCAGCGGATTCTTATCCGTCATGCCGAGCGACTCCATGGCGCGGCTGCCCATGGCGCTGAAGATGCGTTGTTCACGCAGCTTCTGATTGATCTGAGGGATCTTCAGAACGGTCGGGTTGTCCGTCACCGTGACGAACACGTCGTCCGCTTCGAGAGCCTTCGACAGACCGTGCTCAAAGCGCATGAGACCCTGGGTCGGATCCGCATTGAAGTTGTAGTCGTTAAACGACTCGACCGCGAGACCGGGGCGGCGCGACGATTCTTCCGTCGGCATGGTGCGGCTTGACGGTCCGAGAATACCAATCGGACGCACACTGCCATCCGGATTGATGTGCTCGGAGAGGTTTTCCATCGACGGACGCACTTGCCCGTTGATCACCTCGTCCACGGAGTTTTCCGGGATGACGGCCAGCGAATAGGAGCCAGTCCGGAACAGCATATCCCGCAAGATCTTGGGGATGAGCGGTTTAATCTTATGGACCTGTTCGAAATGCTGACGATACCGGTCAATCATGGCGCTACTGACGTCAGGCGCTGTGAGTCCTTCGGGAGCTGTGTAGGTCAGCTCCAGCGACATCATGTCCTTGGGCGAACCCACCGACGAGACCAAGATCTGCTGTGCCAGCTCCATGTCTGGCAGCAGCTGCATCACGGTTTCGGCGTCATTGACATTTTGTGCTGTCTGCTCAGCGGCGTTCCGGAAGCTGTACAGATTCGGAGTCGCCGGTTTGCGATTACCATCGTCCCCATGTTCCACAGGGTGCTGAGATGGAATCAGCTTAGCCAGGGTGGCCGCCATCGTGGGGTCCTGACGGACCAGCTGCATGACGGGAAACTTCTTGCCACTACCGGCCAGCTCAATGGCTTTCTGATATCCACTTGACATTGATGCCTCTTTGTTTTATTGGGGATTAACCCGTGTCCACAAATTCAAACAACTACTTCACACTGTACTTACAGTCGTGCGTAGCTCTTGCTCAAACGATTGTCGTAAAAAGCCAGGAGACCGAGCAAGGTCTCAACCAGTACGTCATCGATAACTACGGTGCTTCAAAGGTCGACGAAACGGATCCGACGACCTGGAAGTACTACATGAACCTGTCCGGTCAGTACCATTTCACGGACACGATGATGACGGTCATCTCCCTGGATACCATGGAGCAAATCGAGTTCACCGTGGCGAACCTTCAGGTCCACACGGCAACCGCTGCTGCATATGTATTCGGGACTTCGTACTACCAGGCGCTCGTCGATCAGTATCCGAAGCAGGTCAATCTCATCCTCGGGATCCTGTATCCGGTCGACATGACCAAGGCCATTGCGGCCAAGGACGGACAGATTCTCGGCTACCCGCAAAAGTACGTCGAGGACAATGAGTACACGCTCATCGAGAAGTTGCAGGACTTCATCTACGGCTTTAAGCAGCGCTGGTTTAACCCGCAATACGGGATCAGCGACGAGTTGTACTTCATGGTGCAACTGGCCAATATGTATCTCGCCATCTTCCAGGCAATTGTGTCGTTTCGTGAGGAAGCGAGCCGAGGCAACGAGATGCATAGCTTCCACCAGCAGCAGTTTCTGGCCTCGCACCAGGGACTGGATCAGTACATGACTCAGCTGAGTCTGCCGCAGATCATCTGGTTGTGTCGCAACATCAACTACATTCAGCGCAACGTTGGTAAGAAGTCGACGTTCGAGACGCTGATTGCGAACATCTTGACGGTGCGTGACATTCCGCTGGCTGCATACACCATGCGCCACGATGTGTCGGGCATGCCGCTGCAAACGTCGCCCACGGTCTTCTTCGAGTCCGATCCGCTGAACCTGGGTGAGAACCTGGTGGCGTCGACCTCGTGGACGATGGACACGATGCTCAACACCGAGCAGCCGCTCGCCACCATGAACGCTGAGATCCAGCCGGACGTGGAAGCGGACATCACGCAAGCGATGGAGAATTCGCTCTCCAATACGTTGCTGACCAAGGTACTGAACAGTGCCATGATCGATGAGACGGACTCGACGCCTTACACACTTGAGAACATCCTCGTCAATCACTGGCTGTACTTTGGCCAGATGGATTACTACACGGCCTTCTTGGTCGTGGACAATCCGGTGACGGGTGAGCCGATCGTGCCGATGAATGCCAAGGATGGCTTCGTCTTCATGTGGTACTGCTACTCGATGAGCATTGGGATCGATCTCACGCAAGTGGCGATTCCGGCCGTGCAAGCGACCCGTGTGGTGCGTTTTCCGCAGCCGAGTGTAGCGGACATCATGAGTGTGGTCGACACGAAGCAAGTCACCACGCAGATGGCCAATGACGTGCTCAGCTACATGCCGGCGATTGCACCGATGATTTCGATCACGGCATTTAACGCCACAGGCACGGCCCTCTGGCAGGCAGCGAACTACCAGCGCGGTTACGTCTCGATGCAAGAGGATTACCTCGTGCGGGGCATGACCTACGGGATGGTCGAGCGGATCTGGTCGGACAACATGATCCAGCTGGGCGATTACACGGGGCAGACCTTTGCCCAGTGGTTTAACTCGCGCAACATCGACATCAGCAACTTCTCGGCGGACGACTACGGTCTGATGTACACGTCGCTCGTGCAAGCGGCAACCGGTCTGAACCTGACGAACACGCAGTCGATGGCGAATCTCCAGAAGGCCATGATTGGCATCATGGAGAAGCTCTCGAGCTACTCGGTCCAGTATCTGTATGAAATCAACGATGGGGAGATTAAGGACATCGACTGGCCGGCAGTGCGCGTGGGGCAGATTACCATGGACGCGGCGTCGAGTATCTACGACGAAGAGAATCTGGGCGTCTTTAACGAGAACGTCTCGGGCAGCACATCCACCGAGTTCGATGTGGGCGCACCCTTCACCGAAGTCATCGATGCGCACTGCGAGATCAAGAAGCATGAGAAGGTGAGCACCAAGACGTGGTTGGGTAATCACGCGATGGTGATCCGTAAGGACGTGAAGGTGGCGAGCACGAAGCCGACCTCTGCCACGCCGCTGACGGAAAACAGCCGGGGCATCATTCCGGTGATTGGTCTCGACGATTGGCTGGCGATGTCGCCGAGCCTGCAAGACGAATCGCTGGTAAGCATCTACACGGAAAACTGGAACAACTCGCCGAGTGCTCCGATTCCGCAGATGAACAGCGTGTGGAAAGTGACCGTTCTTCCGGACCTGACGTACACGCCGCCTGCTAGTTAAGCTGTATTTTTTTATCCTGTGTAGACTTCTTTTGGATTAGGACGAGAAATGGAACAAACAACTCGCACCGCGTGGGGCTCGTATCTTCAGACTTGCCTGCTGCTCGATCTGACGTACGCGATGATGACCGACACCACGCTCAACGAGAAATTCAACGTGAACGCGGGCGTCAATCCCGCAGCCAACGTGATCCCGACGCAGCGTTATTACTGCATCGGCAACGGCGGCCACACGATGACCGTCGGCGCAGACGGCCTCACGGCACCCTCGCCCCTGCAACACTTGGCCACCGACGCGGCACTGTTCAACCACCTGCCCTTCATCATGCGGCCGGTGTCGAGCGACCTGTCGGCTAGCCAGATGGCGCAGTACGCAATGCGTGTGGTGCAGCAGTTCAATGGCGTGTCCTACGCCTGCTACTACCTGCGCCGCATCGACTTCACGAACGTCGCCGCACAGATCCAGATGAACACGGTGGCGAACGGCACGACCACGACCACGCCGTACGTGGCGAATGCTGCGAACCTGAATCCGACGCCGCCTGCGACGTCGAGCTCCTCGGCTTCGACGGTTTCGGGCGACTACATCACGGCCGCTGCCGTCTTGGCGCTCTCGTTCAGCGAGCAAGACGCCACCGAACTGGTGAACTGCGCGAACATCATCTATGGTGATCCGCGCTACGCCATCATCTCGGAGATCGGCCTCGTCTCGGGCGTCGATCAAGTGGTGAACGTGCCGGCTACGTCTGGTTCGTTCAACATGAATGAAGTGATCGCAGCACAGATCAACTCGTTCATCAACACGTTCATTCCGATGAACTACATGAACGACGGTACCGACATCAACCTGAACGTCGGTTCGACCGAACCGCTCTTCCAGCTTTCGAGCTCGGGCAGCTCGTCGAACGGTACGACGCAATAACAACGAACTGGAGGTGAGATGCTAAGGCTCCCAGCAGATGCTGGACACCTCATCTCGATAGTAGGCATCGATCCAGGCACGACGACCCTCGGGACATCCGTGCTCTGGATTGACTTAAACACCATGCGGATTGTTTCGTCTTATGCCAAGACGTTCCGCGGTGATCGACTCCAAGATGGGGAGTCCTGGCTGGGGCAGCTTCACGGCGACCGGTTCTCACGCATTGCGGCCATCTCGGGCGCATTGGTGGACTTGTTCCACCGCGTGCAACCGTTCATGGTCGTAAGCGAAGCCCCTTTTATCAGCATGCGTCAACCGCAAGCGTACGGTGCACTCACAGAAGTCATGTGCGGCATCATGGAAGCAATGCTCGCGTACGATCCATGGAAACCGCTTTACCGTGTTGACCCGCCGACTGTCAAAAAGAAGGTGGGCGCTCCCGGCAATGCCGACAAGAACATGGTGAAGCAAGCGCTTTTGCGTCTGCCTGATTTGAATTACCAGGGGGAAGTTCCTCTGGCAATGTTGGACGAACACAGCGTAGACGCACTTGCCGTAGCGTACGGTAAGTGGCGTGCTTATCTGGAGGAAATGAACTATGTGGTCTAAGCTCGTTGATTTGATCCCGGGTCTCGGCCAGATCAAGCTGTCGATGACAGCCGTAATCTGGATCGTGGCGGCTTTGGCTTTTGCAGGGTTGGGCACCGCTGCCTACCTCGAGTACAAGCACATCGCCAGCCTGGAACAAACCGTGGGTAGTGACGCCACGCAGATCCAAGGCCTGAAAGACGCCAACGACAAGTTGCAGAAGCAAAACGATCTGCTGCAAAAGTCGGGGCAGATTAACAACACGGTGTCGAGTACCGACGTCCAGCAAAAGCAAGACGCGACCAATGCGACCAATGCGATTGCCACGTCCACCGACAATACCGTGAACACGATCATCAAGAAGTACCAGCCGCAAGGTCCTTCGCAAGTGATTACCCCGGCGCAACAGACGCAAGAAAGCCGTGACCTCGATGAAGCCAATATCGACGGCGCATGGCAAACCTTCTGCGCAGCTGTTCCGACCGAGAAAGCCTGCGCGCAAGTGCCGGCCAAAGCAGCACCTGCAAAGGCTGCCTCGTCGACCGACGCTGTGGTCGGCCCGGTAGCGTCCAACAACTAGGCTTCTTAAGTCTACGAATAAGACGAACGAAGACCTCGGGGAAACAATCATGAAACAAGTAATTCGTTTGGCGGTGCTGGCCGGCGCCGCTCTTGCTTTGTCCGCTTGCGGAACCGCGCCCCAGGTCGTGAATCACGATCAGATGTACCTGCCGGTTTTCCCGAGCCTTCTGACCGCGCACACCACGGTGTCCCCGCCTCCGGACAAAGACACTTATATGGCCGCTTCCAGCGACCAGCAAAAGACCATGTGGCGTCAGGCATGGCAGCAACAGACCCAGAACGTGTTGACCTGCAACATCGACAAGGACAACATCAACGGCTGGTACGAACAGCAATCCGCGGCTGTTGCCGCAGCCAACGGCGCTAGCGCGCCTGTGGCGGCTTCCGGAGCACAGGCTAAGCAATGAGTCGTCCGAAACACGGCGACCTCTTAGAGGCGGTTCTGGCGGGAATTAGCGATACTCTAACCATGGGTGCGCATCCTGCTGGGCCGTCTCCGTTCAACGAACTGCTGAAAGCCTATCAGTTTCAGTGTGGACGAGATGATCGCCTCCCCAAAGTCAACAATGACAGCACGGGCCGAGAACTGAAAGATGCGATCGCTTTACTCGATCCAGTCATGCAGGTTTCTCTGCTTAATCGGTACGCGCATGCGACCAAAGATTTAGACAGCCCAACCGAGTACGATCCCGACGTGCTCAAGACGCAGAGCAAGAGTCTTGTCACTGGGGTCTATTGGCTCGTGGGCTTCGTACTGTTTTTTATGCTGGCAGTTCTCGTGGGCGTGATTATCGTCACCGCCGTCCACATGAACGTCATCACGGAAGGCGAAGCGATTCACAATCTGCTGGAGACCGCGAAGGATTGTGTCGAGGCGTTTATCAACATCGAAACAGGTTAGGACATGGAACCTTGTTTGCTTTCAATGGCACTCGAGAACCGGACACTGAGTCCCGCTCTCGAAGAACGTAGCGACGGTGCCGCGCTGAAAGAACGCGAGTTCGTGTTCTACGCTCGTATCAAAGAGGGCTACGAGTTCCCGCCTACCGATAACAAGGAACGGCAGGAGCAGTGGACGATCAAGATTGCGAAGTCGGATAACAACGCTGCGCGCGGGGACATCCGGGTTCGCAAGACGGATCTGTTTGATCACGGTGACTTGGGTCAGACCGAGTACGTGCTCACCACCAAGGTGCGTAACGATGGCGAGGGCGATGATGAAGTGCCTATCCCGTCGTCGGCCGATCAGTTCGAGCACTTCAAGCGCTTGGCTGAAAGCGGCATGATTAAGGACCGCTACACGTATTCCATTCCGGGCTCTGACCTGAAGTGGGAAGTGGACGCGTTCTTGAAACCCGGTGGTGGCTACCATCCATGGGTCAAGCTCGATTTGGAAATCCCTGCTGATGCTCCGCGTGACATCGGCATTCCGGAATTCCCGATCGAAGGTGAAGAATGGATCAAGGCTCAGAACGGAGAGCGCCTGCCCGCTGAAGAAGCGAAGCTGCGTGAACTGTACGAGACGATGTTCCTCACCAAGAACCCGGGTGCCGTGAACACGATGAAGACTTCGGGTGCAGCGAAAGACGACATCCGTGACTCGCAGAAGCCGGATCCCGAACAGAAGGTCGACGGGGCGAAGCCGGATGGCGACGTGACGGGTACGAAGCCTGCTACCGAGAGCAACAAGGAGTGGACGGCTGCGTGGCCGGAATTGGGTGGCGTGCCACTCCATCCGGACATGGTGCCCTCGGACGAGATCTACGCACCCACGAAGGACGGGGAAGTGCGCAGTGAACCGGACGAGAGCAAGCTGGTGGTAGGTGTGGAAGAGATCCAGGAGTTTAACTCCAAGGTCGAGCAGTTGGCTAAGACGATGGGTGTGCGCCTTCTGCACCTCTCGATTGGTCGCGGCTACCTGACCGGTGCGGAACTCAACCAACTCGCGGCTGCTGGTGAGAAGTCCCCGAAGATGATTCCGATTGCACAGGGTGGCCCGTATGGCTCCCAGTACTACTTCGTGAACAACCCGGCTCAAGGCTCGAACATCATGGGCATGGGCTTCCAGTTCACGCATCCCGTGATCTGTCCTGACCAGGTAACCTTCTGACATGTGGAAAGCCTACGTACGTTTTTGTGACTGGTGGATGGCGAAAGAGAATCCTGAGGATCCGTTTTCCCATCGCGCTATCTCGGCCGAGGAGTTCGCTGAAATGACAGTGATCCTTTCGGTTATCTCGATCGTGTTGTACTGCTGGTTCGACGTAACGTACTGCCACTGAAGTTGACGGCATAGGAGCCCGGGTCACCCCGGGCCTTTATGCCGCGTGCTTAACTGCCGTCGGTGGTAATCGAGAGGTCTTGCACACCCGACTCGCCGTTGGGAATCCACTCCACGCCGAGGATGGGATCGGTGCCGTCCGAACCCGAGCCACCCGAGCCGGAGCCAGAACCCCCACTGCCCGAGCCACCGGAACCCGTACCGTCGGAGCCACTGCCGCCGCCCGAGGTTCCATCGCTCGGTGCGACGCCACTGGAACCCTGTCCCAGACCCGTCCAGCCGACCTGTGTGCCTGTGCCGTGACCACCAGCACCTGTGGCACCACTGACCACCGTCGTGACGTCCAAGGCCGTTGCTGGCGTCCAGACAAGCGATCCTGCCGCAGCGGTCACGAGGAAGTCCGCCGTGTTGTCCGCATACGTGACATTGACCACATCGTCCTGACCCAGTTGCAAGCCGTAGTAGGCATTGATCTGGGGGAGCAGCGTGTAGGTGTCCGTCGGGTAGGCTGTCACCACAATCGGAACCGCGTTCGCCACGGGTGCCGCATTACCCAGGTTCAGCCGGCTGTAGAAGAATGTCTGCTTGCCGTAGTTCTGCACGCCCGGAGCGTAGGGAATCGACACCTCGATCCCGGTATTCAGGTAGCTGTAGTAGCCCGAGGGACCCGGGACTGCGACAGGCGTACCGTAAGTGACTCCCGTGCTGGGAAGTCGAAAGCCATTCGAGGCAAAGATCAGATCGCTCAGGATCTGCTTCGAGGGCTTATCGTAATTGAAGAAGGTCATGCGAATCTCTTCGATGGTTGGGGAGCTCATGGCGTGTCCAAAATAAAAGCCAGGGGTTGCCCCCTGGCTCAACTTACTTAGGCGCAATCGCCCGGAGTTCTGCGTTGGCAATGAGCGCACCAGCCTTGTGAGCCTGAGCGTGCTTGAGCCAATCGAGTTGGGTGTAGTCGTACTCCCACTCGTTGAAGAACGCCGCAGCCACATAGCCGTTGACGATACACGGCGGACCTTCGAGCACCGGAATGTACACCGGTGTGTTCGGATCGGCTGGCGTCTCGACGATCGTACGCTTCACGAAGCCATCGAGGTGAGCGTATTCCACTTCGTCTTCGAACACCGAGTGGATGTCCTTCAGACCCGCGGTCAAGCCCTGATCGACTTCCGAACGCATGTACGGTGCGTCACCCGACCACCACCATTGCTTGCCTTCTGCGTTACGCGACCAGAGTGGGTGATCGGCCACCCACTGCGTGGACGGATCTTCCTTCATGGTCAGCATCGCGCGACCCGTACCCAGGATAGCCTGGTGCAGGCGCAGCATCTTCGCCGGACCCGTCGGCGACATGAGCATGTCACCCGGTTCGAGCAACTGGATTTCCTTCCAGCTGTAGTCCGCCATCAGGACCTTGGTGCCCGCAATGAAGCAGCTGATGTTGTGGCAAGTTTGACCACCGCCCGAAGTCGGCGGAGGCGGAGCCGCGCCGTTCACGTAACCGGCCGGCGGTTGACCCTGACCCGAGAAGCCCGTGGCGTGCCAGTAACCATCACGTGATGCCTGGCCCAACTGACTGTTGGCCCCGTACGCCGTGTACAGGTTGCCTGCCGAACCAAACCAACTGTCCGACCAACCATTCGAGAGCGTGACGTTATCGCCGTTACTCGTCGAGAAGGTCGTGCCATCGAGCGAGCCGTTGTGGATAATGAGCGTGAGCACATTGCCCGAACGGAAGAAGCCGATGATCACCCCACCACCAGGTGCACCGGCTTGCTGGAAGGCACCGGTACAGGTGTAGCACCCGCCCGTGATCGTTGGGGAGGTGCCCCGATAGATCAAGACGTCGCGCTGGAAGTTCGCCTGAATCGCGCCCGTGTAGTTCACGTCGAAGTACTGCGTACCGCGCTCGGAGTACGGATAGCCCGAGTTGTTGATCGACGTCTGCCACGAGTTCAAATCGTTTTCGAGTGTCCCCAGGTTCCACGGCCCCAGTGCCCCCATCGCCTGCGCGGAATCCCCGTGAGGGTTATTCCCGTTGTTGATGTGGTTGACAATGGCGCTGTAGTTGCTGTTGTAGTAGTTCTGCATGCTCGTCTGGGCTGCCGACAAAGCTGCGTTGAACTGGTTCACCGTCAGGCCCGCAATCTGCGAGATGTTCACATGGTGCGGATTGCTGTAATTCGAGATGTGGTTGGTGAGCGTCGTCTGCAACGTCGTCAGAGCACTCGCCGTCCACGTACCAATCTGCGCCGGCGTGACCGCATGCGGATTGTTGAAGTTGCCCGTGTGCGAGCTCAACGTCGTGTTCGCAGTCGTGGCGTTATTCGCAACCGCCGTGGTGGCATTAGCGATGGCCGTCTGGATCTGCGAAACCGTCAACGTCCCCAGGTTCGTCGTGGTGTCGTTGTGGGGATTGTTGAAGTTGTTGATGTGCGTACCGACCGCAGCAGCATTGGTCGCCAACGTCGCCTGAAGCGCGGTTTGCGCGGCCGTGATGTTGCTGTTCACCGTCGCCGACGAGTACATCCCCAGCTCCGCCAGTGTGACCTGGTGGGGGTTGTTGTAGTTCGTCGTGTGGGCGGTAAGCGTCGCCGTCAGCTGGTTGTCTTCCGTCGTGCGATTGGTGGCTTCGACCTGGATCGCGGCATCTTGCTGGGCCGTGGTATAAGCACCCAGTTGCGCTGCCGTCACCCGGTGCGGATTGGCCTGGTTCGCTTCGTGCGTGTAGAGATTGGCCAGCACGGCGTTCAAACCTGCCAGCTGATTCGTCTCCATCGCATTCGCGTAGGCCTGCACCGCCATCTGCGAGATCGGGTCGCCCATGATCGCCAACTGCATGAGCCGGTCGATCGCATGCACCACGTATTCAAACGTGATCATGCCTGCCTGACCCGCGTCGTGCAGGGCCTGCGAAGCCGGGGTCGTCGAGAGTGCGTCGATCACACTCGGCCACGCCGTCGGACGCGATGCCGGCTCATAACCAATCAGGTCATTGGCGAGCGCGCTGAGCGACGTCTGATAGCCACCACCCAACGCCTGATAGCTGGCGCGGATCGTATTGCCGACCGTTGCATCGGTGATGACCACAATCCCCACGATCGTGTCGTTGACTGCGACGCCGTACTTTGCCGTCGCCAAGTCATAGACCACCGCCGTGAAGTACTGGCTCGACGTCAGGGTCTTCCCCGAAGCCGTATCCACCAGGACCAGGCTCGAGGCGAAGAACGCGCCATAGTTCGTGGCAAACGCTCGTACCGGGTTGGTTCCGATGTTCTGGAGCTCCCCCGTGATGTCGTTCGTTGTCGCCTTCCCTGTGGGGTCAAGCGGCAAAGTCAAGGTTGACATGTTTCTCTTCTTCCTTTAGTGGTACGAGTTCGCGTTCTGCTGAGCCTGACCCGTGGCCAGCCACTGCGCATACGTCCACCCACCGATTTGTGCCACGGTCACATTGTGCGGATTGCTCCGGTTGCCGATGTGGCCGTTGATCACGTTGGCTTGGCTATTGAGCGCAGTCGTCACCGGCGTGGTGTACGCGTTGGCGATCTGGGCCGAGATCTGGGCCGACGTCCACGTGCTCGCCTGCGCGGCCGTTACGCCGTGTGGGTTGCTCGTGTTCACGATGTGATTCGCCACGTTCGTGTTGAGCGTGTTGATGCTCGCATTGTCCCATGCACCAATCTGGGCAATCGTCGTTTGGTGAGGATTGTTCGTATTGGCAATGTGCGCGTTCATCTGCGTGGTGTCATTGGCCAGCTGCGTAGCCACAGGCGACACGCCGTTCGAGATCGCGGTGTTGATCTGCTGCGTGGTGTAACCATTCAGCTGATCGAGCGTGACCTTGTGCGGGTTGTTCGTGTTGCCGATGTGGGCCGCCATCGCATTGGCATCCGACGTCATCTGCGCATTGAGTGCGGCCTTCACTGCATTCAGGTTCGCGTCCGTTTCGCTCGTGCTGTAGCCGCCGATGTCGTCAGCCGTATCCACGTGCGGGTTGTGGTAACACGTTGCATGCGCCTGGATTGCATTGTTCACCACCGCATCTGCCGCAATCCGGTTCGTCGTCTCGGTGGCAATCAGGCTATCGACCTGGCTGCTCGAATACGCGTCGACCTGAAGAAGCGTCGTCTGGTGCGGATTGTTGTAGTTGGCAATGTGCGCGGCAAGCTGCGCCGCCAAGCCTGCGATCTGGGTCGTGTACAGACCCTTCTGCTGATCGATGTACGTGAGCACCGTGTCGTACGACGCGGCTTCCGAGAGCGTCATCGCGTTCAGGCAGAGCTCCAGCGCATTGACGATGTAGTCCCAGTCGTACGTGTCGCCCACCCAGTGCATGTGCGGCACCGGCTTGACCGTATCCGGAAAGCCCGTGATGTTGCGAAACGCCACCGCACGCGAATCCAACTGGAGCGTGGCAATCTCAGCCGCCATCGTCGAGTAGTTGCCCGCGATCGGTCCACCCACGGCCTGATAAGACAGCGAGATATTGGCCGACACCGACGGATCCGTGATGAGCAAGATGCCCCACACTTCCAGACCCGACTTGATGGTAAGCTCTTCATGCAGAAACTGGAACGAGTACTGCGTATCGTTCAGCGTCAGGTTCGAGGCCCGATCCAGAATCTGAATCGACTTCCCGAAGAAGGCACCTGCGTTCGGCGCAATTGCGCGCACCGTGGACGTGCCGATGCTCTGGTTCTCCCCGGTGACGTAATTGCTCCGACTGGTACCCGTCAAATCCAGCGGGTAACGATAGATGTTTGGAATCATGTCAGCTACTCTTAGTTGTGGATGCTCGCCAGGTAGTTGATCGCGTTCGCCGCGCTCCCACCCGGACCCTGCAAGAGACTGATCGCGTAAGCCAGCTGGCCGGCCGTGTAGGCACCACCCGTGTTCGAGACGTTATCGCCGTGCGGGTTATTGAAGTTACCCGTGTGGCTTGACACCGTGCTGTTCAGCGAGGAGATCTGCGCGATGATGCTGTTGTACGCGTTCGTAATCGCCGTACTCATGGTCGTGGCGCTATAGACGCCCGAGCTATCCACGTTCGACGTCACGATGTTCGAGTACACGTCCTGGTGCGGGTTGGCCGTATTCGTCACGTGTGCCGTGTACGGATTCACGATCCCCGACTGGATGGCCGTCTGCGTCCAGGTACCAATGTTGGTCACGGTATCCTTGTGGGGATTACTCGTGTTGGCCAGGTGCGAGTCGAGCAGCGCTTCGTACGCATTGACCTGGTTCTGGATGGTGCCGACCGAGTTCGAGATCGCCGCGGTAATCTGCGAGACCGTCCACGTGCCGATTTGGGCAGCAGTCACCTGGTGCGGGTTACTGTAGTTCGTGATGTGCGCGTTCTGAGTCGTCTCGTTGGCCTGGATGTTCACTTCCAGTGCCGCCGACATTGCAGCCATTGCCGCATCGGACTGAGCCTGCGTCATCCCACCCACCTGAGCTGGCGTGAGCTGGTGAGGGTTGTTGTGGTTGGCGATGTGCGTATTGAGCGTGGACGTAATCGCCGTGTCCGCTTGCTGACGGCTCAGCGTTTCCGCGGAGATCGCTGCCGTCGTTTGCTCAGTCGTGTATGCTCCGATCTGAGCTGCGGTGGTCTTGTGCGGATTCGTGTAGTCCGTGAAGTGGGCATTCAGCGTTGCCTGCCCCGTTGCCACGATCCCTGCCATCTCCGCCACGACATCTTCCGCATACTGCATCAGTGCGTTTTGTGCAGCGCCCTGGCCTTCCGTGATTGCAGCCGCCAAGCGATTGATAGCCGCCACGATGTACTCGAGGCCAAACACGTCACCGGCTTGGTGATAGTGCGCGCCCGGCGGATAGTCCTTGGGCTTATTCGTCACGTCCGCCCACGCCACGACGGCGTCGTCGATATTCAGCGCGTTGATCTCAGTCTGCGCTTCTTGCGAGTTCAGACTGTTCACACCACCAAGCGCTTGGTACGAAACCGTCACATTGGCCGAGACCGTGGTGTCGGTGATGATGATGACCGAATCCAACTCTTGCCCGTACTGGAGGGACGCTGCCAGGTCCATCTGAGTCGGGTAGTACTGCGTACCTTCCGTGAGGGTCTTGCCTGTTGCCACGTCGACCACGGACACCGAGTCGCGGAAGAACAGACCGTAATGCACGGGGAATGCCCGCGTGCCCGTCGCCCCGATTGCATGGGCTTCGTTTTGAATCAAGTTCGCAGACGCCGAACCCGTCGGATCCAGCGGAAGCGTTAAGTTCGATGTGCTCATTGTTAATTCCTGAGTAACCAGCAAAAGAGGCCCAAGGCCCCACTAAGCATAAAATTGCTTAGCGGATAGCCTTGGGCCTCTAAAAGGAAGTCAACTACTTGTTGTTATGCCAGCGAGTTCCAGCTCGAGAAGCCCGAGGGGATCGCGTTGACGAACGTCGAAGCACCACCGTTCAAGGTGAGCGATTCACCGCTTGCGTCCACACCAGCTGCCGGATACACGTCCACCGTATTGCTACCGGAGGTCATGATCGTCGCGATCGAGATACCGCCCGTGCCCGTTGCCGGGTTCTGGTTGGCGATCACGTCTTCGTTCCACTTGCCCGTCGTCGGGTTGTAGAACCAGATCAGCTTGTTGGTCATGTCCACTGCCACGCCCACCGTCGAGCCCTGAGCGAAGCCCGAAGCCGACGTCTTCACGTAAGCACCGTTGTAGTAGATGCCCTTCGTGCCGGCCGTGATGTTGTTCACGAGCGCGATGCCGTTGGTGTCGCTACCGATTTCCGCCGTCAGTGCTTCCGTCGAATTCGCGATACCGATCGCTGCGCCATGGGCGAGCGTGTTGGCCGTGACTTCGAAGTAACCCTTACCGGACGTGAGACCGATGTTGGCCGTGTCGTCGTACCAGCCCGTGGCCGTACCCGTCAGCGTCAAGTTGCTGTTCGAGAGCGTGAGTTGGCTCGGAGCGGCGTTCGCATTGAACGACGTACCGGCGGCACCCTGGACTGCATTCACCACTGCCTGGAACGCCGTGGTCAGTTGGCTGACCATGTTGTTCATCTCCGACACCGTGGCGAAGGTGTCAGCCGTAGCGTACGTAATGCCAGCCGGTGCGGTGTTCTGCACTGCGATGGCCGTGATGAAGTTGTCGTTGTAGCCCGAGAGCACATTGACCGACATCTGGTTCGCAGCGCCCGGCGTTTCTGCCCAGAGCGTTGCAAACGGCGCATTGGCAAAGGTGGTCGTGTCGACCGTCCAGCCAAACTGCGTCGTGCCCACGAGCTCACCCGTGAAGCTGATGACCTGCACACTCACGTTGTGCGCTTGACCCGTTTCCCGTGCCGTCATGCGGATGAACCACGTGCCGGAATCGGTACCCGTCGTTGCATCACCACCCGTGACAATCAGCTGCATGTCCGGGAAGGTCGACAGCCCCGTCGTACCCGGCAAGAACATCTGGGCAATCGGCGTCCAGAGCGTCGGATCCGTCGTGTCAGTCGCGGCCGGAATGTTCTCCTGCGCGAGCACGAGTTCACTGCCCTGCAACTGGTTGTTGACTGCGGTCGTGATGGCCGTCGTCAACTGCGCTTGCGTCATGCCGTAGACTGCGCTGGCGTTCGATGCCGTCCCAGCGAGAATCGCCGTGGTCAGCTGTGCCTGCGTCAGTCCATAAGCGAGCGTAGCGTTGGCTGCCGTACCCGCCAGGATGTCAGCGGTCAGCTGCGCTTTCGTTTCACCGTATGCCAGCGTCGCATTGGCTGCGGTGCCCGAGAGGATCTGAGCCGTCAACTGGCAGACCGTGAGGCCATTCAGTTCGAGCGCGTTCGCGACCGTGGCGTTGGCGATGTACTGGTCCCACTGCGTCGGGGTCATGCCACCGAACATCTGCGAGTCACTTGCCGTACCACCTTGCAACGCTGCTTGCCACTGAGCCGGCGTCAGGCCACCAAACTCCGTTGCGTTCGCCGCCGTACCTTGCAGGATTTGCGCAGTGAGCTGCGCCACCGTCAAGCCTGCCAGTTCGGTCGAGTTGGCTGCCGTACCCGTCGTCGTCACGTAACCCGTGAGCAGGTTATTGACCTGCGTCGTGGTGTACGCACCAACCTGAGCTGCCGTCACTTGGTGAGGGTTGCTGTAGTTCGTAATGTGAGCCTGGAGGACCGCATTCGAACCTTGGTTGGCGATGGCCGCAGCCGTGGCTGCCGGCGTCATGTACAGGTTGTTAGCCGTACCGGCGATAGCGTCGCTGTTTTGTGCGACACCGAAGTTTGCCACGTTCCCGAGACCGACCTGTGCCGCACTGGTTTGGTGCGGGTTGTTGGTGTTCAAGATGTGAGCGTTCAACGCCGAGCCAACCGTGCTGTTGATCGCGACCATGGTGGTGGCCGGGGTCATGTACAGCGTGGTGCTCGTACCCGCTTGCGCATCGGTGTTCTGGGCCGGCGCGTAATTGGCGACGTTGCCGAGACCCACTTGGGCCGCGGTGACAACGTGCGGGTTGTTGTGATTGGCAATGTGAGCCGTGAGCGGCGCGAGCGAGAGCGACTGGATGGCCGCAGCGGTCGTAGCCGGCGACATATAGAGCGTCGTCGACGTACCGGCCACAGCATCCGAATTCTGCGCCATCGCATAGTTCTGGACATTGCCCAGCCCGACTTGCGCAGCGGTCACCACGTGTGGGTTGTTATGGTTTGCAATGTGCGCTGCCAGACCCGTGCTGCCACTCGATTGCAGAGCAGACGTCACGGCGCCGATGGCGGTCACCACGCTATCCATACCGACCATGTCGTTCACATCCCAAGCGTGTGCTTCGGGCGGGAACGCATAGGGCGTACCACTGACTTCTTCCCACGACGTGATGCGCGGGTTGTCCACCACATCCGCCATGATCGTGGCGATCTGCTGGGCGGACACCGTCCATTCGCCACCGACCGTTTGGTAGGAGAGCGAGACGATACCGGCCAAGGCGGTATTGATGAAGCTGATCGAACCGTACACGCGCATGGCACAAGCACGGCTTGCGCTGATGAACCAATGCGTGACGTAGTAATCCACGCCTTCCTGGAGCGTGGAAATCGTACCCGAGGTATCCTGATAGGAGATGGTCAGCGTATCGGCGAAGAACGGCGCTGCCTTCGGAACGATGAAGTGCTGGTTACGGAAGTTCTGCGCAACCAGTTGCTGCTGCTCCCCTTGAATCAGGTTCGACACCAACGAACCCGTCGGGTCAAACGGGTACGTCAGTGTGGTGCAAGTTGTGGACATAAATGCTCCCGGTTAACCGGCAAGTTCATCGTATAGACGATTGAGTAAATCGAATCTGACTATACGATGTACGATCAAAAAGGCGACTAAATCATGGCTTACACGCTAGTCTCGGCTCTGGGTAAGAGCCTCACGGGCGGGCAGGAATGGAGTTCGATTGACCTGGGTAACATGACGTTTGCCCAAGTGATCGACAACTATTCCAAGGTCTACGCGATCTTGACGAACCCGTTCATCACGGGTCAGGTGAGTCTCGATCTCTCGACGATTCTGCCCAACATCTTTAACAGCCAGTCGCTGACGTTCAATGCGTATCTGGCGTCTTTGGGTAATACGGCGCTGCCCACATCGAGCAGCCTGCCTTCGGTGCAGCCGTCGTACTGCCGCTACATGAACGCGTTCCAAGCGGGCTACAGTGTCACACCGATCGCCTCCATCGCAGCCCTCGACAGCAAGCTGCCGATTGCGGATAAGCCGCACGTGGTGCTCCAGCGCGCCAACACGGACTACGAGTCGTTCTACCAGAACTGTCTGGTGAGCATCAACGGCTTTATCCACATGACCGACACCGATAAGGAAACGGGCGTGTGGGTGGTGAACGGCATGAAGTCGTGCATCCACTCGAAGAAGAACAAGATCGGTATTCTGGACTTCCAGGATATCGGCACGCTCACGATCATCCCGATTACCGCGGACATGATCTACAAGCAGAACACCAAGCAGTCCCTGTCGAACCACGCCTACATCAACGTGGGACAGGACTTGACCAACACGACCGTGATGGTGGTGATTGGCGGCTACTTGCATCTGCTCGACACGAAGACCTTCAAGCTCGTGGGTACGCAGTCGCTGATGATCGACTTCAACAACTACCCGCTGCTGGAGCGCTACTACGAGTCGAAGGACTACATCGATCTGTCGAATCTGAACCTGTCGGTGATGTCGACGAACACCGATGCCATCTCGGTCGAAGAGATCACGAGCGATGCAGCGATCACGGCGCTGCTCACACTCAGCCAGTCGTTTATTGTGCTGCTCAATAACACCGATGTCTCGGTGGACTTCGTGCAACTCGAACAGATGCGCTGGCCGGGTTGCTACGCCAGTTACGTCACGCCCGTCTACCCACTCATCACGGGCTATGGCAAGCTGAACGAATACTGGTGGGTCTACGAGAAGCCGCGCTACGCCCTGAAGTGTGCGGACAACCTCAAGGACAACTACATCTTCAACACGGTCCCCAATCCGCGGACTCAACCGACGGTCACGAACCAAGCCGATCCGATGAACCCGCGCAACATCAGCGCTGGCTACTACATGCAGATCCGCTCGGACATCGTCTTCTCTTAAGAGGTGAACATGCGTGGTGAAGAAATCCAACGCCTGATGCTCTTCATTGCTGGCATTGTTGTCGGCATCGAAGCAACGCTGATGGTTCAGAAGTTCTGTCTGCACATGTGGCACTAAGGCACAGACGGGAGGGCATTGCGCCCTCCCCTTATGCCGTTTAGTTGTATTTCAGATTGGGAGCCGTGATGTTCTGGCCCTCGATCGTGTTGGCCTGCATGTCCCCATCGATCTGCGCGCTGCCTTCGAGGTGCATGTTGCCAGCGATTGTGATCTTACCCGTACCTGCCGTACCACCGGACGAGCCACCGCCACCCGAAGCCGTCGTCATGTCGCCATTCAGACCGAACGCCCCGTTCTCGGTGAAGTTCCCATTGTGGGTAGTCTGCGCCGTCATGTTGTTGGTCGTCGCCTTGAGCGTGTTCGTTTGCGTCGTGATCGACAACGAGTTGGACGCTTCGATCGTCATGTCCTTCGTCTTCATGGAGATCGACTTCGGGATCACGAAGCTCATCGTGTCTTGCAGGATTTGCAACATGGAGCCAGTCGCATTCGTGTACTGGAACATGTTCTGCGTTGAATCGATGATCATCACGTTGCCCTTGCCGTCTTGGAAGCGGAAGTAACCGTCCTTGGCGTTGAGCTGGATGTCGTATTCGGTGAACTCGCCGTTAGCGGCGGAGGTGTGCCAGTGAACGAGACCCTGGTGCGTGGAGATTTCCTTGTAATAGGAATTCGTGTGGTCCATGTCCGCGCTTTCATCGGCCGTGCCACTGTAGGCATGCACGACGGTTTCGAGCTTGCGCTGGGCAGGCAGGCCACTGGTCGTCCAGTAGTACTTGTCCGCATCGGCAAACTGGTAGAGCTTGACGTACTCGCCGCGCCGGACATCCGGTGCCGTTTGGCGATTGCTCTCTCCCTCTGGGGTCCACTCGGCTTGAATGGTTACACTGGTGGCCACCTGCGTGCTGTAAGAAGCCCCGTTTGCATCGGTGCCTTGCGCGGTTACCGTGGTCCCAGTGTTGGTGAGCTGACCGTTGACAAACGGCAGGTGCTCAATGGGCGTCACTTCAATGATTTTGCTGGAGAGCGCCTTGTTGGCCGCCACAATCCCCATGCTGTAAAAGCGCAGCATAGAGCTCTGTGGATGCGGCGAACTGTTGGGTTTTGTCGACATTCGTTCGCTCGTGAAAAAAGATATCACGCACCGGAATGGTTTGTGAAGATACTACCAGGATACTAACATGCGCTACACTGCCCTGATTTTGAAAGGCTTTAAGCGGTTCGCATTGAACCAAGTGTTGCGCTTTGAAATTCGGCCCACAGAACAGATTCAGATGGTTCTGGGCACCAACGGTAGCGGGAAGTCCTCCTTGTTGCAGGAGTTGACGCCCCTACCTGCGAATCCGGCCGATTACCTCAAAGACGGCTGCAAAGAGATTCATATTGTTGATCGCGGTTTTACCTACATTTTGACCAGCGACTTCTCCCGCAAGCAGATCCATAGCTTCCAGAAGGACGGCGAGGAACTGAACCCGGGTGGCACGGCTGCGGTGCAAAAGGAACTGGTGCGTCAGCACTTCGGTATCACGCCGGACATCCATGAGCTGGAACTGGGGCTCGTGCGACTGACGGATCTGGGACCGGGCGCGCGCCGCGAATGGTTCACGCTGCTCAACGACGTCTCCTTTGACTACGCGATCAGTGTATTCGATAAGCTCAGCAAAGAGCATCGCAGTGTCGTGGGGGCGCTCGATCTGGATAAGCGTTCGCTGGTGATTGAGCAGAACAAGATCATCACGGAAGAAGAGCAGCACATCCTCATCGCTGAAGTCAAGCAACTGCATACGGAACTCTCGAGCCTCTTCGAGATGCGCGCTCCCATTAAGCGGCCGTTGCAAGAAGTGCAGTCGGAACGGGAACGCACAGAAACGCAACTGAAGTCGATCTCTGAGCAACTGTTGCACATGAAGATCGAGTCGCCGGCGCACCTCTATCGCGATGACTGGGGTCAGCTGCAACACGTGACGTTTAACTCGATTGACGATGTGCAGAACTACATCGAAGACATCAAGGAACACATCACGGCGCAAGAGGCAGTGCTTGCGAAGATGGTGGGCGACCATGGGAAGTTGAAAGAGACCGTGGACATCCTGAAGAAGCAAGGGGCAGACGGGATCGAGTCGGTGCGCAAGAAGATTGCGGCGACTGCTGAGACGCGCCTGAACCATCTGAAGGAACGCCGGCTGAAGCTGGAACTGGTGAGTGCTGATCCGACGGATGCGCTTCGCACGGTCGAGTCGATTCGTCACGACTTGACGGCTGTGCTGTCAGAACTCCCGAGCAACGAAAGCAAGTACTTTGGTTCAGCGGTCTTGCAAGAGCTCAAGGCTAATCACCAGAAGGTGCGAGAACTCATCCAGCAGAAGACGCGGGATTTGGCTCAGGCCCAAGCACGCAAGCAACACGCCGACGAACACCGGGAGAACGGCTCTGTCACCTGCCCCAAGTGTAACCACAAGTTCCACATGGGCTTGAGCGACCAGCAGTACGAAGCGCTCAAGAACTTCATCAAGCAGGCCGAGCAAGAGATCGCAACGCAGGAAGCGAACCTGAAGGCAGTGGAAGCCAAGATTGCCGAGCAGGAAAGCTACGGTGCGCTTTTCCGTCAGTTCATCCAGATCACTCGGGCCACGCCTTCTCTCTTTGCGTTCTGGGATCACATCACGGATCGCAACGCCGTTGTCGAAGCGCCGCGTTCCATTCTTTCCGCCCTCCAGGTCTTTGAACACGATCTGGGCTGTGAGGTGAAAGCGAAGATCGGCGATGCAGAGATCGAGGACCTCAAGAAGCTCTTGGCTCAGTCAGAGCAACTCGGGGACCAGAACATCAACGACGCAGTGGAGAAGCTGAACTACTGCACCGTTGAGATCGAGCAGATGACCAAGGCGCTCACGAATGCCCGTAAGGACTTGAATGAGTTCTACGTGTATCGCAAGCAACTGGAAACGGCGATCAGCTTGGAGGCACGAGTAAAGGAATACATCGAGCGTCTTGATATGCTCACAAACGACGTGGTGGAAACCATGCGTTTGCAGATGATCCAACAGTGTATCCAGCACGTGCAGAGCTCTCTGGCTCGTAAGGAAGAGACGCTCAGTCAACTGCGCCAGCAAAAGGCGATCGTTGAGCATTTGAAGACGACGATTGCGGCGCGTCAGAAAGAAGAGCAAGCCCTCAAGGCTACGCTGAAGGCCCTGTCGCCCAAGGATGGATTGATCGCGGAAGGCATGTTCGGTTTCATTCGCCATTTCACGATGGAGATGAACCAACTCATTCGCAAGATCTGGGCGTACAAACTGGAAGTGCAGCCGTGTGGCGTCGCCAATGAAAAGGGAGCGGAGCTGGATTACAAGTTCCCGATGATGGTCGGCACCCGCGATAACATCGTGCCAGACGTCTCGCGTGGCTCAAGCGGCATGCAGGAAATCGTTGACCTGGCATGGAAGGTTGTGTCCCTGAAGTATCTGCATCTGGAACACGGCGTGCTCAAGCTCGACGAGTTTGGTAAGACCCTGGACTTGGAACACCGGACCGCAGCGGTCATGGCAATCAAGACGCTAATGGAAACCAAGCCCTTTACGCAACTTTACATGATCTCGCACTACGAGAGTCACTACGGTGCCTTTACGAATGCGCAGGTCTGTGTACTGGATGCGCGCAACATCGCCACCCCCAAGGTGTATAACCAACACGTTGTCATCACCAACTAAGTAGGCAGAACAAATGGCTATCACGAAACAAGACCTTCTGAACGAGCTGCGTGAACTTCACCAGCAACAGAACGACATGACGCGCAAGATGCTCGCGCTCACGCTCAAGGTGCAGAACATGCAAGACGTCCCGCCGATGCGGGGCGAGTTCACGTCGCAGGAGCTGCTTGCGGCTCACGCGCTCGCGACGAAGGTCGGGGGAAATGGCGAAGGACTGGCGGCTATCGAAGCCACGATGCAAAAGCAAGGCATGCAGTTGCCAGCCGAACGCACGTTGCTGAAAGTAGTGGTGCCGGAGGGCGAGAATCCCGAACAAGCTGTCTCCGCAGCCATCGCGCAAGCACGCGTGGCGGCACCGCATCCGAACGACGGTGTGCTCGTCGATGGTCACACGACCCAGCCGAAGGTCGCCCACGTCTGGCAACTCTCGCATGCTGCTCCGGAAACGCCGGCTCCCAAGTCGCCGATCGAAGCAGCCCTCGCCTCGGCACAAAGCCTGCTCAAGCAAGCGATGACCAACGCTGGGCTGCCGGAAGCGACGATTGCCCTGATCGATCAGGTGACGGTCGACCATCTGTCGAAGAAAGCCCCGACGGTCTCGGGTGCAGACTTCGTCGTGCCGGAAGCCGATCGCAAGATCGAGCAACCGACGGAAGCCGCTCCGACGCAACCCACGGAAGCGCAGGCTGAAGCGGAAGTCGCCCAAGGCATTCTGTCGGCGTTCATCGGTCGCGGCAGCATCTTCATGGACCACCTGCATTCGAGTATGCTCTTCGGTGCGTGCGGCGAACTCCAGGCTGGCTACGAGCTGCCCGATGGCAAGCCACTGAAGCGCTTCGAGAACGACGCGTACTGGACGGAAGAGCGCAACCTGCGCAAGTGGCCGGTGGGCTTCTACCTGGATCGCGACACCAAGCAACTCCAGTTCCTCGTGAACACGGATCAGTTCGCACTGCTCCTCACGGCCCTGCCTTCGGAAGTCTCGCCCGTCAAGGTGATCTTCTACGGCATGGACGGCTGGAAGGACATCGGTGACTACTCGCTCAACGAGCAGAAGCTCATCCACGCCAAGACCTCCGACACGCTGGTGGGACTAAAAAAAAAGTAACGCCGGTTGATTTGACGCCGCCGCCGGCCATGGGGCAGATGAAGATGTACACCCGTGAGCCGGATGGCACGATTGCGTTCAAGCCGGTGTCGGAAGTCCCCGATGCACAGTTCGTTCCGATGAATCAGCAAGCGCCTGAGGTGCAGCCGCAGACGAATCTGAAGCTGCCCTTCTTTGGTGAGTGGGGCATCTTCTGTCGTTATCTGGACAGCAAGATGATCTTGGGGGGTAAGGGTGTGGTGCGTCCGAACAAGGACTACCTGCCGACCTTCGAGGATGACTTCCACCGGTTTGCGAAGTACATGCCGATCGGTGAAATCAAGAGCGGCTTCTACAACTTCGGTAAGGGTGGCCAAGAGCAGCTGTTCCTGAACCTGGGCGTGGGTGCCATTCTTTATGAAGGCCTGCCGGATAACGAGGGCAAGATCATGATCGATTACTACGGTGATCAGTTGGGTCTGCGCTCATTTGACATCACGCCGCATCAGATCAAAGCGGAAATCCTCGGCGATCTGAATGACGGGTTCAAGATGCTCACGCAATACATCGGAGAGTAAGATGGTCATGGCGGCACCTGTGGTGCTTCTGCCCCATGCGATCACGACCTCGGGTATGAGTCAGGGTGATCTGGAAGTCACGCTCTGGATTCTGATCGCGGGGCTGGTCCTCATGCTGGCTGCTCTTGGGGCTGCGGCATGGAACATGTTCAAGAAGTAACCTGACGGCATATGAGCCCGGCGCAATGCCGGGCCTTTATGCCGCCTACTTACGTAGTCGAGGTTTGCTCCGTATTCCAGGCTTGGTAGCCAGCCGGGATCGTATTCACGAAAGCGGTAGCGCCTGCGTTGAACGTGACCGCATCGGCCACCTGCCAGAGCGAAGCAGCCGGGAACACTTGAGCGGCCAAGTCGTTTTGCTTGGTGATGCTCGAGATGCTGATGCCTCCGATGTTGCCCGACGGATTCTGCTTGGACGGGACATCGCCATTCCACTGTTGGGTGATCGGGTTGTAGAACCAGATCAGACCGAGCGGGATGTTGACGGCGATACCAACCGTGCTGCCTTGGCTTGGTGCTTGCGAACCAATCGCCCCGATCGTGCCACCCAGATAGAAGATACCCGACGTGGCGTTGGCCAAATTCGTGTACATCATGATGCCGTTCGCATCGGCACCCAGTTCACCGTTCGGTGCTTCCAGCTGGTTACAGATACCGAAGCCCACCGCACCCGTGAGACGATTGATCGTGAACTCGCAGTACAAGAGCCCTGCGGATTGACCATACGTCGTACGTGCCGTTTGCCATTCGTTGGCGGTCGCAATCACCTTCATGTTGGTGTTCGCCAACTCCAGGCCACCTGGCAGCGTTGCCGGGTTGAAGGTCGAGTTGACCGTGACCGTAATCGGACCTGTACCACCATCGGAGCCACCGCCCGGATTGGTGATCACAATCGCACCGGAGCCGATCTCACCTTGCAGCCACGTGACGAGCGTTTGCATCTGTTGTTGCAGCGCGTCGTACTTGGCTTGCAGCGCGATGAGTTGCGCCGTGGGCGTACCGGCTGCGCTCACCACTGCGGCACGCGCCGCTTTCAGTGAGGTGTCTTCCGTGGCACTGATCATCAACTGCGGGGAGACCGCAATCGAATTGATCACTGGATTGGCAATACCCACCGCATCCTTAATGGCCAGCGCCACCTGCGACTTCACATACGACAGGTCGTAGTTATCAGGCAGGGGTCCGAGCATCGCACCGAGCACAATGGAGCGATACGGGATGTTGTTCGGATTGGGCATCTGGGCGATGTACGTATTCGGCACATACAGCCAGCTGCTACCCGAGGCTTGCAGCGAAACGATGGAGGCTCCGGCCTGCACGTCCGCTTGGTACTGCGCTTGCGTAAGCGAATTGGGCGAGTAGTACGTGGTGAATGGATCACCTCCCGCCGCAATGATGTCGCTCAGCTTGCGAATGGCCATACACGTGTAGGACACATTCGCTTGCACTGCGGCATTGAAGGGTGCGTTCAACGTCCACACACCCTTCGCCCCAATGTTCGGATTGAGGACCGAAGCCATGCGTTACTTCTCCTTGTTTAGCTCGTCACCACCTGGCCCGAGGTGTCTGCCCACGACGCGTAACCCGAAGGCTGCGTGTGTGCGAACGTCGTCGCGCCCAGGTTCACGGTGATCTGGTCGTTGCCGCTCATGACGCCCACAGCCAGATAGACGATGTCCTGGTAGCCCGCGTTCACGAGCGACTGGATACTGATACCGCCGATGTTGCCGACCGGGTTCTGGTTCGCCAGCACGTCGTTATTCCACAGGCCCGTTTGCGCGTTGTAGAACCACACGAGTTGTTCGGTCAGGTTCACTGCAATCCCGATCACGTCACCCGCGACCATCTGGAAGTGACCTTCCGTGGCCGTCGTGCCAGCCGAGACAAACGCGCCGTTGGTGAACACCCCGCTGTTGACGGACGTGATGACTTCGTCGTAGGCGACGATACCCGAAGGATCATTGCCGATGAACGCATTCATGCTTTCCACGCCGTTGCACAGACCCAGCGCCACACCTGCACCGATCTTGTTCACCGTGGCTTCCACGTAGAACTGACCCGTCTTCGCCCCGAGGAGCGATTGCGCTGCCGTCCAGCTGCTGCCCGACGTCGAGAGCGAGAGGTTGTTGTTCGTGAGCGTGCCGTTGTTGCCCAGACGATCCGGGTTGAGCGTATTGGTCACGCCGCTACCGGAGCTGCCCGAGCTACCGTCACTGCCCGAACCCGACGAGCCATCGCTGCCCGTGCTGCCCGAAGACCACACGCCGTCCGAACCGAAGCCATTCACATTGGCGAGCGGGAAGTTCGACTTGCAGACCATCAGGTAGTTGATGTTGTTCAGCGTCGACACCAGATAGAAGATGCCGTCACGCATGAGCGTCGACATCCCCACCGGCACGTTACCGTACTCGGTCAGCGATTCCGCGGCGATCAACATCTGGTCGAGCATCAGGAAGAACGTCTGCGTGGCCTGCGACATCTTCGAGAAGTTCACATTGGTCGACGGCACCGAGAGCAGATCCAGGTACACGTCTTCCAGCTGGAAGTTGTTGCCCGAGTTGTTCGGCGAGCCGCACGAGACGAGCGCCACGCAGTTGTACGGGAACGACTGCACCACCGTGTTGCTGGCGATGTGTGCGGCCGGGTAGGCTTGCGCGACGCTATTCATCATCGACAATGCGCGCGAGGCGTTAGCCTGCGGCGAGTAGATGCCCGTGACCTGGTTGCGGTTCGGGATCGCGTACTGGTCCCACATCGGGATCAGCGTGAACTCAGTCTGCTTGAAAAGACTCGGCAGAATGTTCGTCCACTCAGCTTGCGTGTGCGAGCTGTTCGCGAGGATGTAGTTGATCAGCGCGTTCTGGATCGCGTCGATGTTGTTACCGGCCGGCCCGTAGATCAGGAGCGACCAGTTCGTCGGGATCAGGTTCGTCTGATTGGTCGGATCCACGTAATCGTAGGTCTCACCCACGAGCACGGTTTCCGGGTTGCCGTTCTTTGCGGCCTGGATGTTGTTGATGTTCTCGATATACGAGACACCATCAATCAGGGCCAGCACGTTCGCGGACGTCGTGAAGAAGTTGTCCAGCGGCGTGATCGGCGGGATCACCACGATCTGGTAGCCGTCGTACTCGGTCTTGAACGAGGCGTCGTCAAACCAGATCTTGATGATGTTGGCCTTGCCCGTCGAGATCGAGCCGTAGGTGCTGTCGGTGGTGTTTTCCCACTGCACCCACTCGGGAACCCAGTAGGTTCCGTCGGTGACCATGTTGCCACACGTGAAATTCTGTGCACTGGTCTCGAATTGCGCCAAGAGACCGGCAGTGATCGTCGCGGCCGCAATTTTGCCAGGATTGGGGATCGCTTGAGTTTGAGCGAACACCCAAGCAGCGATTTCGAGAATCTGGGTCACCAGGTTCTGGGGGACCTGAACGTTACCCGTGCTCGAATCGTTGCTGGTAAAGGTGGTCAGGGTAAGGTCGGGCGAAATGCTTTCCTGGAAGTATTCCGCCTTGGTCGTCGAGTACGTGCTCGACAGCGTCGAGAGCTCACCGATCGTGGACACCGCACCAGGTGTAGCGTCCAGGAAGGCGTTGTTCTCGATGAACCCTTTTAAGACGTACGTCGTAACTGACATCGTGTCCTCACTAACGGGGCATGAAAATAAACCTACACAAAGGGCTTGACAGTTACCCTTTATGTCGGTAAAACGCTAACTATAAAATTAACCACGAGGACCATTGTGAATCCCATTGAGTTCGTAGTCAAGTTGTTGTGGAGCGCTTGGCCTTTCGTGAAAGAGATGGTGCTCGAAGGGCACACTCTCAAACACGCGCTGGTGTTCAACCGGCGTAGGGCGCTGTTTGGCATTGCCATCATGGCAAGCTTCTTCTTCAATATCGTCAACATCGGCGCAGACACCCGGATGGTCCGGCTCCTGATGTCGTATGTGGCGTTGCAGAAGGACTACAAGGCGCTCAAGGCGAGCGATGACAACCTTAAGACGCAGCTGGTCACCAGCAGCTGCAAGCCGCCCATTGTCGTGGCCCCTGTGGCTGCCAGTGCAACGGTGGAAACAAGCGGTGTGGAGGAAGTCAGCACGACTGACTACAACCTCCTAAAGAACACGTTCTCCAACGTGAACTCGCACTGATGACCCGTAGGGGGAGCTTCGGCTCCCCTTTTCCCTTTTGAGAACCTTATCATGATGAACCGTTTCTTTCGCCGGGCCGTTGTGCTCGTGCTGTTGGCTGTGGTGTCCTCGTCTTGTGTGAACCGCAACATCACCTACGTGCAGGTGCCCACCGCCAGTGAACTGGTGACGGACCGCACCAAGTCCGGGGAACCGGTCATGGCCAAGATCGTGGTCTCGGGAACGACTGAGATCGTGCCGGCGCCCGTGGATCCGAAGCTCGTGAAGCAACCTCCGGCCTCGGCAGACGAGCCCAAGATTATCGAACGCGTGCCAAAGGGCTTCTGCCCGGTCTACAGGCCGCCTACGCTGCCGGCACCGCCCGCAGCACCCTTGGACAAGCTCAGTCAACTGAAGCCCACAGACACCGCTCAAATCGATGCGCTGACCCGGAACCATATTCAGGAACTCCACCAGTACATTGCGACCAGTCAGGCGACGCTCGCCAAGTCGTACAAGGACTATATCACCAACTGCGAGCGTGAGCAACGTCGGCCGGCAAAAAAGACTGGCTAGAGTCATCCTCTAGTACAAGTCTAACCAGGACAGGACATGGAAGAACAAATCAAAGAAGTCGTGAAGGAAGCAGTCGCTGAGGTTGCAGCCGAAGTTGAACACGGCATGATGATCTACGCAGACGGCTCCGCTGCACCCACGAATCCGGGTCCGTCCGGCTGGGGCATGCACGGCTTTCTGTATGCAAACGTGAAGCCGAAGAAAGGAACCGGTAATTCAAACTGGAACCTCACCGCCAAGGGTTACATCGAGAAGACTCACCCGAGTCAGAAGGGTAGCCTGGGCGAAGTCACACCTGTTCACTATGTGGATGGATACGGGGCGTTGCCGGGAATCGGAACGAACAACCTGGGTGAACTCCATGGCGCGATTGCCGCGATGGAGCACGCAGGTAACTACGCGATCAAGACGTTGCACATCCGCACCGACAGCAAGTACGTGTGCGACAACGCCGATGGTCGGGTGGAGAAATGGGAAGCAGCGGGCTGGCTCACCTCGACCGGGGTGGAGCCGAAGAACATGCAAAGCTGGCAGCACTTCCTGAAGACGCGGCGCTTTCTGACCGACAAGGGCATCGAGGTCAAGTTCAGCTGGGTGAAGGGGCACGACGCTCACCTGGGTAACGAGATCGCTGATAAGCTCGCGGGCATCGGCAGTCTGACGTCGGGCCAAGGCACGGTGCGTGCGGAGATCAACACCAAGGTCTCCGAAGGCTACTGGAAGTACGACAACGAGAAGCATCCGTTTATCTCGCTGCCGAGCTGCTACTTCAACACGATGAAGGGCTACCAAACGCGTGGCGAATACTACCTGGGCAACCACGGTACGGAAGACGACATGCTGGGCAAGCGCATGGCCGATGGTTGCTATGCGGTGGTGCGCCTGAAGAAGGAAGAAGAAGCGATCGAAATCGTGCGCGACTACTCGACCGTCTTGGCAGAAGGACTGGACACGATCATCATGATCCGTCTGAACCAGCTGTACAACAGCGAGACGCACAACGACGTCATCACCTATGGCTCGATTGCGATGCCGCGGGCGAACGCCTACAAGCTGGACCTGAACTCGTTGCAGTTCGATCCGGCAGCCAAGGGTGTGCGCAAACCGCTTACGCGTCACTTCGAACCGGCCCGTCTGGCGATGCGAGCAGTGGAATCGATCTCTGCGTTGATCGAGCGCTTGAATGCGTTCGAAGACAACAAACCGGAGTTCGTGCGCACCGATCTTACACCGATACTTTATGAGACGAAGGAGAAGCCCATCGGTAAGAAGGGCGACGTCGTCTTGACCACGGAGCTGCGCGAGCAGTACGGGGTCGGGTTTGCAAAACTTGAAGTACAGGCCAACTACCAGACGGAAGGTGGCGTGGCGCAAGTTCCTGTGACTCTTGTTCTCGGTATGGACATGCTTCATCGCAATAGCCTCAAGCGACTTGAAAAGCAGTCACCTAAGGTGACGCTGATCACGTGGCTCGAATCACCGCGCGCGTTTCGCTATGCCACGGTCGTCGAGGCAGGGGAAGACATCGGTATCTGGATCAGCGAGTACTCGAACCTGCGTGTCATCTAACGCACGGCAAGTAGCGCAATCAGTCCACCGCAGCCGCCCATTCTTCGGATTCGGCGGCTCTACGGAGTTTTCTTTAATGAAACCTGTCACTGACGTGATTACGGGTAGTATGGCGAGTCTTGCGACAAAGTACCTACCCGTGCGCACCAAGCGGCTCATGTTCTTGGCTTCATTCAGCGCCCAACTGAAAGATCCCAAGGAGATCAATCGCGAGTTGCTGCACAAGCTCAACAAGGTACTTTCGTTGAGCGCGGACGACAATGCGCTGAAGTTCCCGGTGCACTTGTCCCACGCGATTTGGCGAAATCGTCCTCTGGAACCCGGGGTCAAGCTCTCGCTCAAGACCGAAGCCGTTCGGGATCGCGCACATGCGGTTGCACGCAAGGTTATCGCCGCTATGCCGGAGTGGCTGCGCTATGATGAGGAAGCCAAGATGTCGCAAGATGTCGAGGACCTTCTTCACAACTTGCACCAGCCGGAACTGGCAAACGTGGGCGTCTAAACAAGACGTCATACAAGCCACTGAGCGCCCACGAAGCGCTCAGTGGCCCTTATGCCCCTCTCGGGGATTTTAACGTTCTTCGTAGACGCTGTTGAGCGTCGTCACCGTGGCGTTGATCGCTTCGGTAATCGCTTGCACCTTGTACCAGATGGCGACGAAGTACTCGACTTCCTTGCCCATCTGGAAGGCGCCGTCGGCGAGCTCGGCAACCATCTGCGGGGAGATGTGGGCGAGCTCGCCACGCGAGACCTTCGTCTCGATGATCTGCAAGTAGTGCGAGGCTTCCTCGACCTTCTTGTTGATCGTGCGCTTGTTCACGCCGTTGATCTGGCTCGTCACCAGATTGAGGGCTTCGAAGATTGCTTGCCAGTCGGCGTTGCGTTCGACCACAGCGCTGTAGACGGTGTCGGCTTTGGTCGAGCCGGGCTGGTGGACAGTGCCGAGCATGCGGGTGCGGTCGTCGCGCTCCGCGGCCATGCCGCTGTACATGCTGCGGTTGAACTTGGTGTTGAGCTCTGCGCCGTGCTCGTTAATGAGCGTTCCCAAAAAGAGGGTGTAGGCCGAGAGTTTGTCCACAATCTGGCTGGCATGGGTGCTAGCCTCCGAGAGGATGTGCAGGTACGCCAGATACGTACCCTTCATGCCTTCGGGGACACGGGCCGGCATCTGCGACAGATTGAGGTAGTTACGGTTCGCCACGGTCTTCGTGAACTTGGCTTGAGCCGACGTGAGCGGGTTAGCCGCGGGAGCATCGGTGGACATCAGGCCCATCATGCTCTGGAACGACTTCACAGCGATCGGCAGCAAGCTCGTGAGGCGTTCGAACGCGTTGGGCAGAATCATGGACTCCAGTGCAATGGTGCGCTGGGCTTCCAATTCGGTAATGTCAAACGTAGTCATAAGCGTTTCCTGTAGCACTGGGGCGTGAAAGAAATGGTTGCTATAAAATTGTACGCCCATCAAGCATCCTTTGGTAGGGCATAACTAATCAAGATAATTCGAAGGAACGGAACGAAGTCATGATTGATTTGAGAACTAAGATGACTCCTGCGCCACACATCAAGTTGCTGATCAACCTGGGTGCGCTGCTGGACATTCCGACGGGGCATTACGTCGAAGGCAAGCGGGGTGAAATGATTCTGGTTGGTGGTCTTGCACCGCTCACCGGGATCGTGGGTATCGGTAACAACTTCAAGTCGACTCTGATGCACTTCATGACCTTGATGGCCATGAGTCGCATGAAGTACTCGGCCGGCAAGACGTACGATACCGAAGTGAACATTCACGAGTGGCACTTGGCCAACATCGTGTCGCGCACCGAAGCCTTCCACGGCGAAGACGTGCTGCAAACGCAACGCTGGTCGATTACCGACAAGACGATGTACATCGGCGACGAGTGGTACGATGCGCACAAGAAGGAGCTCGAGGAAAAGGGCAAGCGCAAGGACGTGATCGTCGATACGCCGTTCTGGAACCGCGAGCGTTCGGCCGCGATGACCATGATGGTGCCGACGATGACCGAAATCGATTCCTTCTCGGAATTCGAAACGTCGGACGTGGTCGAGATGCAAGACAAGAACAGTCTGGGCGAGTCGGGTGCGAACACCATCCACATGCGTCAAGGTCTGCAAAAGACCCGTATCCTGATGGAAGCGCCGCGCATCCACGGTTCGGTCTACGACTACCTGCTCATGACCGCGCACTTGGGCAAGGAAACGACGATGCAGAACGCTGGTCCGGCTGGCTCGGTACCGATCACCAAGCTCAAGCATCTGAAGAACGGCGACAAGATCAAGGGTACGACCGACAAGTTCACGTTCGTCACCCACAACTGCTGGCACGCATTCAACGCAAGCCCGCTGATCAACCAGTCGACGAAGGCGCCGGAATACCCGCGCAACTCGGAAGACGATCTGCTGCTCGACACGGACCTGAACACGGTGCTCATCCGCAATCTGCGTTCGAAGTCGGGTGCGTCGGGCATGGCGCTCACGCTCATCGTGTCGCAGCAAGAAGGTGTGCTTCCGTCGCTCACGGAATTCCACCACATCAAGGACAACGACAAGTACGGCATGGAAGGCTCGAACGTCTCCTACAGCCTGTCGCTGCGTCCGGAAGTCAAGCTCGGCCGTACGACGGTACGCTCGAAGATCGACGCTGATCCGAAGCTGCGCCGTGCGTTGAACATCACGTCGGAAATGTGCCAGATGTCCTACCTGTGGCACACGCTCCAAGAAGGTCTGCTGTGCACGCCGAAGGAACTCTACGACGACCTGAAGGAGCTCGGCTACGACTGGGACGTGCTGCTCGAGTCGCGCGGCTGGTGGACGCACATGCTCGGCGAGAAGGACGAACTGCCATTCTTGTCGACGATGGACTTGCTGCGTATGCGCAAGGGTCTGTACCACCCGTACTGGCTGGAAGACGATAAGAAGACCGTGAAGGTCGAATACCGTCAGTCCAATCCGTACGAGATGGCTGAGCTGGTCGAAGAAGCCAAGGTGCAAGCCGCGGCGGTGATCAAGAAAGCAAAGGGCGGCAAGATTGCCGAACCCAACCCCTACGCCATGACGGAATTGGAGGCCGAGTGAGCGATCCCAAGGACTTCTTGGAGCGGATGAACGCGATTGCTAACGTTCATCCTTTCATCCAGAAACAGCTGGAGCGGGCTTGCTCGCTTCAGTGCCGTACCTTCAAGTTTCTTGAGGGTACCGAGGTCCGCCACATCAAGAGTGGCGGCATCTACCTCATTACGGGTACGCCCCATGAGTTCGTGATTGAAGCGACTCGGGAACCGGCCTACGCCTACCTCATGCCTGATGGTCGCACCTGTGTGCGCTCCCAGGCGGAGATGGAAGACGGACGCTTCGAAGAGGCCGAGCCGGGTGCCGCTATTGCATGGCTGAACACCCCTGGCAACTACGACGCTTGGCTGCAAAAAGCCTGATCAATCAACGCTCTGAATAAGATTGCAGTAAAAACTTATTACCATGGATCATACTCTGGATGTAAATAACAACGCAGATCAACAGCCCGAACAACCGGAAGATTTGGTGAATTGGGTCACGGGTCTGCTCGCTTCGAATGGCCACTCGGCACCGGAAGCTTGGTTGCGTCTGCTGAAGCCTGGTATCGCGGGTCTGCCCGATCCCGACTATCAAGCCTTCGAGATCAACCGCGCGTGGCGCAACGCCATTGCTGAGACGATCGGCAAGGAGATGCTCAACGCGGAAGAGTCGATGGATGTGCGGTACTCGCTCATCGACAAGTGTCCGGTTGTCAACTGGAAAGAAGCGTTCGAGAAAGGAGCGCTGCCGTGCATCATCAAGCATCAACTCCCGCTCAGTCGTTGATTGGGCACCAAGCTCTCTCGCATGACGCCATCGGCGACTTCGACATCGCGCTCGTAGTCGCCGGTTCTCGTGACTACAACGATTACGACCAATTTCGGGATCAGCTCGAGCAGTACATCATCGAGTACTTTCCGAAAGAGTCGATCATCTTCATTTCCGGTAAGGCCAAGAAAGGCCCGGATGATATGATCATTCGTTGGTGTCGCGAGAACGGTCGTGCCTGGACAGAGTTCAAGGCCGACTGGGACGATATCTCTGCTCCGGGTGCTTTCGTTAAGACCAACCGTTTGGGCGTGAAGTACAACGCTCGAGCCGGCCACATGCGTAATGCAAAGATGGCTGAAGCGGGGTCACATGTGCTTTGTTTCTGGGATTGCAGTTCACCCGGTACGAAGAACATGATCGACGAAGCTGAGAAGCAGGGCATCGTTCCCAAGGTTATCCTCGTGAACCGTGATCTGAACATCGATAAACGGAAATGGGGCAATGACAATGGCCGAGAAGAAAACTGGCAACCGCCAAGCAGCTGAAGCTTACATCCTGGAGTACATCGAGAAACTGATGCCTGGTAGTGAAAACACCAAGCTCTATCAGGATCTCTTTGCCTCCATGGATGACGCGGCTTTCAAGCAGTTTATGGAAGAGCTCGACCGAGGTGAGGTGACGCTGTCGATCATCGCACCGAACTTCTCGAAGGTGCAGTTGACGGTCGAGAACAACCTGGCGTTGGCTAAGGAGTTGGGGCACAACTTCTTTGAGCGTCTGTGGATCAAGCCCGACGATAACTCGCCGGCTTATCTCACGCCCAAGGAGTACCTGGTGATGGATTTGCCGCTGCGCCGTCAGGCTCAGGTGCTGGTGAAGAAGATCTCCATTCCGGAGGACAATCAGAGCGTGGACGATCTGACGGGTCAGCCGTCGGGCAAATCGGAAGCGGCGAAGATTTCGTATCCGGAAACCCAGATTCTGGCTGCACTGAATCTGGACAAGACGTTGAACGAGCTGCTGAAGTATCGCGGCGGGGATACGCAAGGCTTTAACGCCATGAACGACAGCTTCGCGAAGACTGGTGGTGCGTCGCAAGAAGCGATCAAGCATTTGGCTGGTGGGGTGCGCTCCACGCAGACTTTGCACACCATCCTGCTCTCGATGCACTTGAGCAACACGCTGACACAATAACAACCAATTCGGATCGAACGATGGCTTTGGAAGTTGGTGATTGGATTGAACTCGGGCAAGTCTTTAAGGACAGTCTCGAACACGTCCTTCGAAACGCACAGGCCTTGGAGCAGGCGACCCAGGATCGGATTCAACGATTCGTCTATGTGGAAGCCTTCTACAAGAAGCCTTACATGCTCGTGACGCCGCAAGGTGTGAAGAGCGCGATCGAGATGGTCTTTGGTGATGAGATTCTGCGCGACTTTGTTTTGTCGCTCACTTATCACTTCTACTCTCGTTGGGGTACTACCAACGAGAAGTTTCTCCACCTGGTGGATACGTTGGCGTTTGCCGTAAGCGTCGACGGACCTCCCGCTTCGAACACGGCTCTGCCGTATCAGTCGGGGATTCCACCTCAGGTCCAGGACGACATGGCGTCGTCCGAAACAGTTCGGCCTACGCTGCTGGCTAACAAGTGGATTGTCATCATCCTCCTGCTTCAGCTGGTTGTGGCGATGCCGGACCTCAAGGCACCGGCGAAGAACAGCCGTCGTAATCAGGCTGCTCCTCTCCCTGTGGTTCAGTAGTCTTTCGTTGTTGTTGTAGTAGGGGACTCACAGCAGTAGCAGTAAGAAAGGCCTCCGGGGCTTCGGCCCCGAGTCGACAGACTTAACAAACTCTAACAATGTCTACCAGTGCTATCATCGAGACGGTTTACTTCGAGCTGGATGCCCTGCTCGATACCCGTCTTGGCACAATCCGGAAAATGGGCGCCGAGCTGGCGGACAAAGTGTTCTCACCTGATTACATTCAGCGTGACGAAGACAAGTTCGCGGGCGTAGACCCTGAGCAGTTCAAGCAGATGTACAATGACCGGGATGAGGAAACTCTGCAATACTCGGCCATTACGGCTTTCGTGCCTCGCCTTCAGAATCTCACGCAGCTTCTGAGCGAGTTCGCAGTCGCGCGACCCGAGTACGACGGGGTCAAGATTGCGGTGAACGTATATCCGTATCGACTCAACGAGTCGGTGCTCTCGGAAATACGGCAAGCGATATCGGCATGGTGCGGTGGATTCGTCCCCGTGGAGCTGATTAATATCCCGCCGGAACATCTGAGCCCGATGTTCGTGAAAGAGAAGTTTGCTGCTATGGTCATGTACGACTATGGCGCGTGGTGGAAACACCACACCAAGGCGTTGGACACGATTCGTTGCACTGAGGTTCACCTCATCGCGCCCGCCCTGTACTTCAACGAGAAACCGGATGAAAAGTCTCTTGAGGAGATGATCCGTGAAGCTGCACACCCGTTCCAAGCGACCATGATGGTTGCAGGACAATTCATTGGCTTAGACCTCGTTGACGTTAAGTATTTCAGCGTTGTGGCACCTCCCCACTTCGACTCGCAAGCAGTACCCACAAGCACCACCAACACAGCGACGGCATAAAACGCCCACCCCCTCTAGCCAAACCCATATCCGTGGGCAGGCTAGAAGGGCAGGGAGTAAATTGCATTGAGTGCGCTACGTGTTGGCAATGACTCAGACGCTCTCACCGGACGTCTGGGTCATGAAGGTGTCGTAGTTCATTTGCCGCGCATCGGATTCCATTTCACCCGGAACAGTTGCGGGTTCACCCACATCCGGCAACATGGGAATGGCCTTGCGCGGCGTTACTGCCACATCGACTTGACCTGCCGTCAATGCACCCGGCGTTGCGAGCACCTTGGCGATAAGCGCAGCGGCGACTGCATTATTCGCGCCCATCTTCTCATCGGTTTGCAGACGCTTGCGGCCCAGCGCCGAGCGATCCATGCCGTCGAGCATACCAGCGAGAAGACTGATCTGTGCCGAATTCAGATCGTTGAGATCCTTGCCCATGAGCGACTTGACGATTTGCTGTCGTGCTTTCTGGGTAAAGAGAAGAACATCATCTTCCTTCTCGATGACTTGCACCTCAATATTTTGAGGGGGATTGCCGTCGTTACGAAGGACGCTACCACCCTTGGGTGGCTCGATAGGCGGGAAGTTATCATACTCGTCCATGGGGACCCTCCGGAAAGTAGATATTTTGAGTGACATATCATGTTCTTGAGAGCCCAATAAAAATGGCCTTCTCGATAACGAATGATAACCAACGAAACGAAGGAGTGGTTTATGAGAGCATGGATCAGCCGGGTATTCAGTGGCATCCACACCCGGGATAAGATCAAAGAAGCAGTGATGAAGCGCATTGACGAGAACATGGAGCGCAGCCGCCTCGAAGTGCTGGCACGCACCCTGGAGCCCGAAGCCTTCCGTCACTACAAGAAAGACGCGGTCATGGGAATCGAGATCACCGCACTCTTCCCGTGCATCGACGCCTACTGCAAGGAAATGAAGCTGGTGGGAACCCGCATCATGAACGAGCAGATGATCACCCACGAGTGGGCCGGTCGCGACAGTCGCATCATGGCGATTGCGGACTTCCTCACCTCGGCCGATGGCTTTTACATCGATGTGTTTGAATCGGTGCAAGCTTTCAAGAACGATGCGCTTGTGTTTGCCGCACAGCTTCAACAAATCGAACATGCAAAGTTCGGTGTGCAAGAACACAATCGTCGTATGCTCACGCGGTTTGTCTTTAGCCTCGAGAGCATCTTGCAATCGTTGATTGCAGTCAGCCTGGACCTGTCCCCGCAGGCCTAGGTTATAACCAATGAAACAAGTGAAAACCAAGGAAACGAATCATGGCACGCAATCAGGTTATGCGTTTGCTCAGCCAAGCCGACAAAGGTGCCTCTGGCACTAGCGGGGCAGGCGGAGTGCTTTCTCGTCTCTGGCGCCAACAACTCAAAGATCTGGGAATTAATATCCAGCGCTGGAACGATTTGATGTACACGTTCGTGACCGATCCCCGTAACGGCTATCCTGCTAATAAGCGTGATCAGCAAAGTGCGCGTGGGAACCTCGTCAAGGAATTGGCACGACCGCAGATGACATGGAAAGTCTTCATGAAGGCACAGCGCTTTTTGGGTGTGTCTGATATGACGATTGCTATTGAGTGCAACTATCTCAGTGGCAAGCGTAGCGTCCACAGCACGCCTGTGAACTTTGGTACGCCGGCGCCTGCGCCTGTGAAGCCGAACTTCATTCAGGAGATCCGTCAAGAGCCGAGCATGCTTCAGCTGGCAGCCCTCGCCCAACTCGCGGCAGCGGCTCCCTTGGAGACGCCGGTCTACACGGAGCTGGAAGACGACTCGCATGTTCGTGGTCTCATCTACGAGTTGTGCAATCCGTATTCGGAACCGTTTGAACTTGAAACAACCACCAAAGCACCACCCTGGGAGGAGGGACAGCCTTCCCGGGGTTTTGAGGCCGGGACGGAAGATTTCGCAGGCAGCTACTTAGGGAAGCGCGTCTACGATCAGTACCTGGCCGACACACAACAACAGGTTTAGCAATTATGACCAGCACTATCGAGAAACTCCCGGCCCTCCTGACTCCTCGCGCTCCGGCGAATCCGGATGAAGACGGCAAGACGCACATCAACATCTCCTCGACGGGGGCAACCGAGCTTGGTCGACAACTGACGCACTTCGCGTTCACGCCGTTCATCCATCCGATCTACGGCCACTTCAAGACGATGGAAGGCTTCTGGCACTACATCAAGTCGGAAGACCCGGACGATGCATTCCGGTCGATGACGGGTGGCAAGGCGAAAGCCTACGCGAAGACCAAGCGCACGGTGAAGCGTCCGAACTTCATCAACATCATCAAGGAAGCGAACTTCCACAAGATCGAGCAGACGCACGGTCTGAAGGAATTGATGATTGCCTCGACGCTGCCGTTCGAGTACTACTACCTGTATGGTCCGGAGCAGATTCGTATCACGCCGCAGCACGCGCCGTGGTTGTGCTCCATCTTCGAAGAAATTCGTCGTGCCTTGAAGGCAGGCCAGCGTGTGGAAGCCCAACCTATCGTGGACTTCACGCAACGCGCAGAAGAGTGGTTCCGTCCGCGCTAAACCACAACCGCAAAATCGAGAGGGCAGTCGCCCTCTCTTTTTTTTTGTCTCAAGGATGAACAATGGGGTCGAATGTATTAGCGAAACCAAGTTTTGTCACGGGCCCGAATGATGCGCTGATTACCATTGACGTGTTCAGTGGTACTTCGTCTGGTATCGTTAATTCGATCTCTTCGCTGGCCTCGCAGTACGACGTCGATTTGATTGGGATGTTGCGTGCCGGTGCCGCAGCCGCCCAGGTGCTGCCGGTGGTGGAAGGGATCGCCAACGGTCGACTGCTTATGAACCCCGCAAACGCGATTGCACGGATTCTGACAGCAAGTAATACCTTGGTAGCAGCCGCGAACGGCACGAGCCTTGGCGGGCTGTTTAATAGCCTCTCTGACGGTGTTCAGAGTGCGATCGCTGCCGGTGGGCAGATTCTGGGGGATGTGACCGCCACGGTGGGTGGTGTGGTCTCCACGATTGCCAATGGCGCAGTCAACGACATCCAAGCTTTGGGTTCGCTGATCAATGGCTTTGCGGGCTCCGCTGAGTTCATGATGGTGGACAACCAGGCACTCATCAGCATGGCGGCAGGTGTCATCAACCAAGCCTCGCGTTATGGCGTCTCGGGCGCCTTCAATGCGATGGTCAAGGGGATCACGAGCCCGTACATCCTGAACGGGATTGTGCAACAGACGATGCCGGGTCTGGTGTCGGTGAGTGACATCAACAGTCTCAGTGCGATCGCCGGGGCTGTGGCAACCGGGAATCTGCGCGCGATCAATCCGTCGATCTGTTTGTCAATCACGCAGAACTACAGTCGGTCGGCGTCGGGTAATGCGCAGCAGGCGCTGCCGTCGAGCGATGCGGATAACTACCAATCGATCATCGATTGCTACGATGCCGCCAACCCGGGCTGGAACAACGTGTCGCGTTATGTGGGCGACTCCACGATTGATCTGACCTCGCTGCAAAGTGGGACGGACGATTTCAATAGCGCACTGACGGCCGGTGTGTTTGCTTCGGCTCAAACCGATCCTTCGCAACCGCCGACAGATACGACCACGCCCTTCTATGCACTGGGGCCGGTCTACGATTCGGTTGACCCGGATCAACAGTTGAAGGACATGTACCCGAACACGTACATCGATCCTGCATTGCGCTCGACCGCCACGCCGGTTCAGCCAACACAGCTGCAAACGGATACCTCGTCGGTCGTGAGTGCTGCCACCAGTGCCACGGCGATCCAACAGACGCCCAGCAGCACCAGCATGCCCAGTGGCTTTGAGACCTCGGCGGAGCACCAAGCCAATCTGGATAATGGCTACAACGACGGCATGATGGTGTGGGATCCACCGGCGAAGAACGATCCGGTGTCGGAAACGCCGAATCCCGCTACCTATAAGACCGTGGGTGGCAAGACGTACATGACCAAGCCCAACGGCTTTGGTGGCACGGAAACATATCTCGTGACGGAAACGAACTCGGGTGTGGAAGCCACGAGTACGGCCATCAACTGGGGCTACGGGGTGGAGTACAGCGACGGCAAGAACTTCTATCAGCCAGTCGACCCCAACACCTTGCAGGTTGTGCACTAAGCAGCATAGAAGCCCGGCATTACGCCGGGCCTTTATGCCGTCTTCTTTTTTTAGTTGTTATCGACACCTGCGAAGAAGCCCTTGATCAGGCGGGCAGGCAACACGTCACCCATCATGCTCGCGTAACGCGACGGCGAGCGCCAGCTACGCCACTGCTGCATCTGCATGGTCAGGTTCAGCTTAAAGCGACGCAGCACGTAGATCTGATCGGCCAGACCCAGACCACCCAAGACTGCCATGTAGTCCGAGAACGGATTGTCACCGTCGAACAGACCGTTCAGCGACGTCACCAGATTCGCAATACCATCCGGGACTGCACCAACGTCCGCAGCAGCTGCACCACTGGAAGCCGCTTGATCGCTGATGTTGCTCGCGAGGCTGCCTTCATTGCCCGACACGTAGTTCGCCACACCTGCGACGACACCACCCGTCATGCCAATGGACGCCAAGAGCGACGAAGCTGCGCTCGTCATGCCTTGGGAGATCGGCAGGTACACGAGGTTCGAGAGATCGAGCACCGTGAACGTCACGTCAATCGCCAATGCATTGCCTTCGCGGTCAAACGGCAGATTGCTCGTGCCGCGTGTGATCTGGAGGCTGTCGATCATACCCAGACGAATCTGGCAGCGGCCCCGGTCGTACAGTTCGCAGATGAACGGCGAGGTGTACGACTGTTGGCCCGTAGCGAGCGGCAACGTGCCTGCGACCAGCATCGCCACCGGGATGTAGAGGTTGATCAGCTGCGAGATCGGATTGCCGTACGGACACACCAAATTCATGGTGTACGTCGAGCGCGACAGGTTGGCCGTAGCCGACTGCCAGTGCTTGGGGATATCCACGAAAGCGGAACCACCGAGCGCTGCAATACCCGACAGACCGAAACCAGCAGCAAAGCCCGACACGATGTCCGACAGACCCTTAGCCAGGTGACCGGCGACCTTGGCGATACCCGAGTCCGAGATGTCCCCGTCTTCCAGGTCGAAGCGCGTGGAGCGCGACTGGCTCGACATGCTGTTAATCTGGTTGGCGAGTTCGGAGTCCGCGGCCGAGTTCTGGAAGCTATCGGTCACGGCACCGGTAGCATTCACGCGGAACGTCACGTACGCGCTACCGTCATCCATTTCCGCCTGGAAGAAGTTACCGAGTTGCGTTGCATTGGCTTGGCTCGGGTCAATGCCTTCCGTGGTGCTGTCGTTGTTCGCGTCACCTGCAATGGCCGTCTCGTTGGAGGCTGCCACACCAGCGGGCGTCTGACGCCACTTGTCCAGATACTGCAAGAAGTTAATCTTGGTCGTATCCTGAAGCATGTTGCTCGGGCTGAAGATCTGCTGAATCTTGGCACCCAGATCGAGGTTACCCTGCGTGTCATTCAACGCTTGGTAGTACTGCTTGATCTGTTGCTGCTCCAGCCGCTTGGCGCGATTCGCCATCGCGAACACGTCGATACCGCCACCCGGCATGAAGATGTCCGGCAGCTGCATCTGCATGGCCAGGTTGTTCATCGCCTGAATACCCTTGGCGTCGAACTGGTAGCCGTTGGCAAGATCCGCACCGTCGTTGTAGTTCGGATCGCCACCCGTTGCTGCGTTGATCGGGTCCACGCCCGTTGCGACCGGTTGGGAGATCTGACGTTGGATGATCCCCTTGTTGACGGCGATCTGGTTGACGATCGTGGTCACCACCTGCCAGTACACCGGCATCGTGCGCTTGAGGTAGTAGTACTTCGTCGAGGGCTTCTCACTCAGGAAGCGCAACGCCATACCGGCGATGTGAATCGCGGCCAGAGGCCAGAAGGCGACTGCCACCACCGCAAACGCTGCGCGCCCGATCATGTACATAATCCCGTTCGGATCACGACCGGTTCGAGCGAGGGTGGCGGCACCCGTGTTGTAGAAGTTCGTGAAGAACTGCGTCATCGAGTTGAACTGCGGCACTCCAAAGCTCATGTGGATGAGCTGCGAGTTGTCGTCGATGGCTTCCGAGTAATAGATACCCAGACCCTTGCTGCCCGCAAAACGCGAACCCGCTTTCGGGTCGGCAAAGCGCGTGAACTGGGGCGGCGGGTTAATGCAGTGGTTACCACCCGGTGTGGTATCCGTGTACTTGAGCGACGCGCTCGTGAAGAAACGATTCTGTTGATCGATGGCTGCGAGATCTTTCGAATGCAACAGGAACGACTGCTTGACCCAGGACGGTGTCAAGTTCGGGTTATTCGTTAAGTTACCGGTAGCCGGTGTGCTCATTGCACAGACTCCTTGTCTCACGCAAAATAAAAAGGCAAGTGAGGAACCCGTAGGCCCCCACTTGCCCGAACTACAACATTAAACCTCGTTGAGCATCGACACGGGTGGCGTCGGCATCGGCTGGCGCTGTCCACGAAGCGAAGACTTCGGCGCGCCTGCTGATACCTGATTGCCACCTGCCCCGTTACTCGAAGGCGTCGACCCATCGCTACCGTCCCCTCCTTTCTTCTGGAGTTCTTGAACGGTCGAGAGGATCGTCTTGAGGATGTCACGGGCGTCCGTTTGAACGTCCAGCGACTGCTGCATGAGATCGCTATGGTTGCCCATCGCGTTCATCTTTTCCTCGTGCTGTGCCTGTTGCACTGCCAGGATGTTCTTGGCAGGAGGCGTGGTGCTCTTGGCCGAAGCCATGTTAAAGCCAAACGGGCTGGCTCCACCACCACTCGGCTGCGATGCTGCCGCAGCCACATCCGACGTCGAGACCTTGTTGATCGACGACGCCGTGCTCGTGACACTTGGAGTCGGTTGGGCTGACCCCATCGACGCGACGGTTGGTGCGCTCGAATCCTTACCGCTAGCCGGAGCCGTAGCACCTGCTACCACCGAGTTGGCACCACCCGTAGGCAATGCACCGGCTGTCGCCTTACTCGGCGTGGCAGCACCCACACCTGAACCGCCTGCACCTGACGCCGCAGTCTGCTGCGCTTTCTTGTCATCAGGGCTTGCGTCCGAAGGCTGGAGTTGACCAGACTTCGCTTCTTGCATGTACTTCTGGAAGTTCTGCTGGCGCGATGCCAAGCCGTTCTGTCCGCCGTTGATTTCTTGCGTGACCTGTTGCACATTACCTGCTTGTGCGGCCGAGCTCGAAACCCGCGTCTTCCAGTACGCCACTGCGATCTGCGCTGCTACCTTCGGATCTGCTGCCAGGTCCGGATTGTTCACAAGGTCGAGACCCAACATCTTCCCGTACTTCGTGTAGTTATCCTTACCCGTCAACTGGATGATCCCGCGGCCACGGTACTTGAACCCATCGTCCGGTGCGCTGTTACCCATGCGGTTACCGTAGATGAAGTTCGCCACTGCTTCGGCGCCTTGGCTTGCAATCTGCTGGGCTTGTTGCATCCCACCCGACAGCTTCTTACCAAAGAGCTTCATCAGTGTCGCAGCACTGTACTTCAGGTTCTCGGAGAGGGATTTGAAACCACCCGACTCCGTGTCCATTTGCGCCATGAACATCGCCACTTCCGTGGGGTTCGTAATGCCGGCACCCTTGAGTGCTGCAAGCGCTGCATCCTTCACCTTCTTCGCATCGCCTACGACAGCCTTATAACCCTTACCCAGTGACGCGCCAAAGCCCTTCATGGAGTCACCCACGCGGTCTGCCACCCCGGTGATCGCCTTCCCCACCTTGGTGTTCTTCGCCGCGGTCCACGCCTTGCCTGCCGCATCCTTCGTAGCAGACCACGCATGGCTCACACCCGACTCAACCTTATCCCAGGTCTTCTTCCCCCAGTCCTTGATCTGATCGACCTTTTCCTTGAGAGACTTACCCGAGAAGATATCCGTCCAACCCTTCCCGCCGTCACCTTCCTTCTTCTTGGTTACGCCATCCGACAACTTCTTCGTCTTGGCTTTCTCCTTGATGAAGGCAAGGATTGCGCTCACCGAATCCGGATCCGTATTCAGGTGATACTTCGGCCACGGGCTCGACTTGATCTTCCAAGCCGACACGCCATCTTGACCCTTAGCCGCATTGACGAGCGGTGCGAGCTGCGCTGCCTGAGCATCGTTCGGTTCCCCGCCAACCGAGTTGACGAAACCGGCGATCTTCATGAACGAGCCACGGTACGTGAGGTAGACTGGCAAGAAGCGACGGATGAACCACTCCAACCATTCATGCGCGTTGCTGTTACCCTTCTCACTCACATTCGACGGATCGAAGGATGCGCCAAAGTGCATCAGCACATCCATCGGGTCACCCACGAACTCCACCTTGGACTTGTCACCCTCACCCGAGAACTTCAGGCGAGTACCGAGGTGACCTTCCAGCGCGGCGAGCGCAGCAACCTTATCTTGGTCATAGTCGTGCAGACCGTACGCCTGGTAGCGCAACGCCTGGAACGGATGCAGCTTCGTACCCGTCATCAGGTGATGCAGCGAGGGCGAGAGAAACACCGCGAGTTTGTCACCGAAGCTCATGCCCTTGGTGTCCGCGTTGTTCGAAATCTTCCCCCACTCGTTCTTGAGCCACTTGCCTGCCATGGCTGCAAGACCGCCTCCCAGCATGGCCCCGCCAATCATCGCGAGACCCGAACCTACCTTCGCCCCGATCTTGCCGAGGAACGAATGCGGCTCTTCCTTCTTGCCATCCTTCTTGTTGATCGCGGAGGCCGTAGCAGTCACGCCGGCTGCTGCCAGCTTCTTTTGCTTCTCTGCCAACTTCTTCGGATCCGGATCGCCGACTTCCTTGTGAGCGGCCGCGACTGCTGCGGCAACTTCCTTCGGACCGGCTTGCAACTTGTCGCTACCAAAGTGGATGAAGAGGAACTTCGAGCGATGGAAAGGACTCAGGTTGATCCGATACGGACCCCCTGCGAACGAGGCAGTCTTGAAGTACTCTGCCTTGTCTTCCTTCTTCAGGTCGTCGACATCGATGAGCTTCTTCTTCTTGTCGACTTGACGCAGTGCGTTCAAGCTGTTCAAGAAGACCGGACGGAAGCGCTGCGCAAACCAAACGAGCCAGCTCTTCAGATCGTCTTGGTTCTTTGCATCAATACCGAACGGCTCGAGGGCTTCCTTGAAGTTGAGCTTCTTGTGATCAAGCTGTGCGCGACCACCTGCGTCGTAGGTCACGTGCTCCATCAACGTCTGCTCAAACTCCAGGATGGTGCGGATGTGATCGGTATCATCTTCGGTAAAGCCGTACTGCGCCATCCGCATGAAACCGAGCTTGCCGAGCTTGCGATGCAGCATGAAACTCTTCAAGCCATTGTGAGCCTTGTTCGCGAGATACATCCCACCCGCAATCAGACCCGCTGTGATCACCACCGGCGACGCAAGGATACCCAGTGCTGCCGTACCCAGCGACGCTGCCACACCAGCTGCAAGCGTCACGCCAGTCAGGAGTGTGCCGCCGATACCAGCACCCGCTGCCGCAGCAGTCAGGCCCATCTCAGCCAGCAACCCACCCGCGCCCGTGGCTAGCCCCGCACCACCGGCAACACCACCCGCGACTTCGGCTGCCCCAAGACCTGCTTCGGCGACTTCGGCTGCGGTACCCACGGCACGCGCAGTCCGTACGACCTTACCAGCCGTACGCGCTTGACGGGCCAGCTTCCCGGCCTTTCGGAACTTACCGAACTTGTCAAGCATCTTGTCTTCGAGCTTGTTCTTGATGGCGTCACCAATACCACCACCGTTCGCATCTTGCATGCCGTCCGCCACACCTTCACGGACTGCCTTATAGATGCTCGACGACGTGTCGCCCACCTTACCCGCAATGCCGCTTGCACCCGACGGACCAAACACCAGATCCTTGGCACCATGCAGTGCGCCTCGGAAGAAGCCCTTCTTGCCACCGTGCTCCACGCCTTCAACCACATCGCCTGCCGCAGCCTTGCCGCGGTTCTTGATACGGTTCCAGACGCTGTCCTTCACACGGCCACCGACGTCCTTCGCCTTCTCGGCACCCTTCTCCCAGGCCCAGCCCTTCACCCCTTCTTCGACCTTGTCCTTCCCCCAGTCGACGGTCTTATCCCACCAGCTCTTCTCACCCGGCTTCTTTTGCTTCTTGATGAGACCGAGCTTTTCGAGCAGACCCGTGGCCATGTTCCCAGCGACGCCCTCAGCCTTGCCGAGGAAGCCCTTGTCCACGTTAGGCCCTGAGGCCTTCGAGCCAGCGCCAACAGTCTTCTTCGCCTTCGACTCCAGATCTTCCCAGGAGCCCCGACGAATCTTCTTCGGATTGGGTAGGCGATCCTTCAACACGTCACGGATTTCCGTCAAGCGTGTGATGATGGTCTTGGAACCAGCAATCACGAGGCCATCCGGACCAAACCAGTTCGTGAAGAACTGACCGATATACTGGAACGGCTTCTTGAGCAGTCCCATGGCGAACTCAAACCCAAACTTGGTCGTGTTCTTCAACCAACGCAGTGGGGCCATCGCGGCACCCAGGATCTTCTGCATCGGCGTTTTGATCGGCTTACCCATCGCATCGTAGATCCCGTTTTGCAGATCTTCGCGCGTCAGAGCAATCACCGGCGGATTCACCGACGTGTCAATGACTGGACCGTCGATATCACCCGGACGGTGGATGACCTTATTCAGATCCCGTGCCGAGCGATACAAGCCTGCACGCATCGTGCGCGCATTCATCACCGGATCGCTCTTACCCTTGACGTAGATGTCTTGGGGTTGATCCAGCAAGTTCTTGGTGAGGTTCCAGCCCTTCTTGGCCATCGTGACAGCCATGGGAACGACCGAGAAGATCCCGCGCTTCATGCGCATGAGGTTCTTCCAGCCGAAGCTCCACACCGAACCGAGTGCCTTGAGCATCTTCGGACCGACTTGGCTGCGGATATAAGCGCGATCGATCTGTGAGCCCGAGAGGCGCACTTCACTATTCTCGCTCGTATCGCGAATCGTGCCGTTGATGTCCTTCCACGAACGGATCGCGTCGCCCTTCTCGTTGATGTAGTAGCCAGCACGCAGCTTCCACGCTTCGAGCACCGGCTCATCCACGCCCGGCAGATACACGTCATCCCAGCGCGACGCGACCTTCAGCGCAGCTTCACCCGTCTTCTTACCGAAGAGCTTGATGTTGTCACGCAGCCCCTTTGTACCCTTCCAGGCACCCATGGCCATGCGACCCATCGCAGCGGGGCGACCCAGGATCCACTTCCCGACATTGACGGTGTTGTTCACCATGTCCGTGCCGAAATTGCGCAGCGACTGATCCATGAAGTTCGTGCCACGACGCGCAGACCGCTGGAGAAGGTCTCCAACGTCCTCGCCGTTGATCTGGAATACTTGGACACCCTTGCCGCTCTTGATCCCGCTGGAGAGCTTCTTAAGCTCTTCCAGGATCTGTTCTGCCACACTCTTGGAGCTTGCAGCCTTAATAGCCTGCTCCAGACGCGACATGCCGATCGTATCCCCACGCGGAACAGCACCAGCACCAAATGCGGACGCAACGAATCCCTTCGGATGCATCGCACTCTGGTGATCCAGACCCGTCGCCTTATGGAACTCGTCGTCCACCGCAGCGTGCGGGAACTGTTCGAGGCCCGGCATCCAATCCGGATAACGCTTCTTGAGTGCAGCTCGACCAAAGCCAGAATTGGCCAGACGGTGTACACGCGCTTGTGCGGCCACGTACGCGTCGTTATGGTCCTTATGGATCTGACGACCCGTGAGCGTCGTGATGTGCTCACTTGCCTTCGGCTGACGCGCCAATGCACTCGTCTGGAACTTCTTGCGACGAATGGCGTGGACAGCAGCCGCTACCGGCGGAATCGAACTCGGAGCCGAAGGCGGCTGCACCGTGAATTCCTGATGCAAACGCGCTGCGATCTCGGTCGCGATGTTGTGGACCACATTCTCGATGTTGTTGTTGACCGTCGAGTTGTTGGTCGTATTCGACGTGTTGTGCGTCGTGGAGTTGTTACGGTTGATCGTGACCTTGGTCTTGCCACGACCCAGATGTGTATTGAGCGCACCTTGCGCGTACATCCCCTGCGGATCGAACGTCGTACCCTGATAGTACTTGCCGAACTGATCAAGGTTGAAGTTCCCCTTCGGCGTGAGCATGCCCATGGCTTCGAGATTGCTCCCGTAGCCCATGTTGAGCAGACCCTGCACCGTGCCGCGATTGTCGGTCATCCCGTAAGAGAGACCATTCATCATGCGCTGGAACTTCGCCAGCTGGTCCTGCGTCGGCTTCGAGCCAAAGTACTTAGCGAACATGTCCGCCATCGCACCCGGATTGCTGACACCCTTCACGCCCATGTACGCGTAACGGTCCGCCAGGTTCTTCGGCGTGCCCAAACGGTTCTGGAAGTTCAGATTCATCAAGTGACCAATCACGTCCTTACGCATCTCAGGCGTGATCTCGATGCCGCTCTTCTTTTGAAGCTCGGTGATCAGGTCGTCTTGATTCTTCTTGTTGGCTGCCATCTCTTCTTTCTTGAAGAGAAGCTTGTGGATACCGAGGCTCGTCTCCTTGGCCGACTTGAAGCGATTGCTCGTCGGGTCAAAGAGCATCAGGTCCGTCTTCGCATCACCCGTGCGGATGATCTGGAGTTCCTGATAGATGCGAGCGAGGTAGCCCGGGATGATCTCGGTCAGCGACTTGCGCGCCATGCCGTTAAACACCGCCGGCTCTTGCAGGTTGCGGATGTCATCCTGACGCAGACCCGTGTCGACCACATTCGACTGGTGCACCATCTGCTTGGCGAACTGAACCATCCAGCCCAGACCCATCGGCAGGTCGTCACCCTTCTTCGAGTGCGCGAGCTCCGTCAGATGTTGCGGACCATTGCCGAAGTGATAGTCGAGCCACTTACCGAGCTTGTTGATGTGCTTGGCTTGCGGCATCTTCTGGATGTGCTGATAGGCCTTGTAGCCGAGCTTCTCACCCAGGTTCGAGAAGACCAGGTCCCCTGCCATGTTACCGGCGAGGTTGGCACCCGACGGACCACCCATGTCCCCCGAGCTCTTGGCGAACTCCGCCATCTCGTTGGCACCGGCGATGCTGGTGCGGGCCGTGTTGATGAAGCCCGTCACGTTTTCCGCCAACGCCTTCTGGATGTTCTCGACGATCCGCTGCATGAACATCGAGCGCTCGCCAAACATCATCCCGCCGATGTTGTTGAAGAACTTGTTGCGAATCAGGTCCTTGTAATCCCCGAGACCCTGGATCTTACGGATGTCGGGCAGACCTGTGTTCTTCTGAATGCCTTCGAGCAGCTGACGCGTTTGCATGCTCGTTTCGCGCTGATGCTGGAACGCATCGAGTTGCACGAAGTACTGACGATACTGGAGCTCCAGCGACCGGCGCTGGTAGTTGATCGTCACCTTGTCTTGGTAGTCCACCAGACGTTGCAGGCTGAACTTGATACTGTTCAGGGCTTCCATATTGAAGGAGGCCCGGTTCGTATCAATCTGTTCCTTGATGTTCGCCCGTGCTTGATCTTCGGCGCGGTTCTTCGCGTCCGTTTCGATCTGATACTTGAAGACCTCACCGAGCGTGCCCGTGAGGTTGTTCTCCCGCATCTGCGACTGCGACATCCCGGTCGAGGAACCCTCGGCCGAATCCGACCAGCGCTTAAGCCCGTCGTACAGCGACTTGGGCATCACCTTGTTTTGTTGCGGCAGAAGGCGTGCGACGGTGCGCTTGATGTCGTTCGTGAGCGGCTTGAACTGTTTTTCCGAAGAATCGTATAGCTTCTTCAGATTCTGGCCAGCCAAATCGAAGGTATCGATAGCAGCCCCATAGCCATCCGGCAGGGCTTGCTTCAGAACCTTTTTGATGAAGCTCTCGGACGTAGCGGCATCCCAGATGCCTGTTACCACGCCTTCGCCAGCATCCTTGATGCCCTTGAGCACCGGGTTTCGATCTTTACCGACCTTCCCCTCGCGCATGCTGAAACTGGGGATCTTGAGGTCGGAGTCGAATCCGATGTCATTGTCATCTTTGAATTTCAACTCTTTAGCCATATGGCTCCCACCTAAAGTTTGAGTGGTACACCACCCCTCATAGATTTTGGCTTTTTTTCTTGTAAAAGGAATGAAACATGCCCGAGCGTCAGGCCATTCCCTTTAACATCAGTCTGTTGGACTTGACTAATGCGAAGGTCGCCCACATGCGGCCGGTCACCAGTTTGGATTTTCTGGAAGGCAGCAGCACGCAGCCGCATCCGAATGGCCTCTTCTCCACCGAGATCTTTGGCAAGGTCGGTGACGAGGCTCGCATGCGGCGATTCAGTTACATCAACATCAAGGTGCCGGTGTTTCACCCGGTGATCTTCCGGGCACTGGTTGCCCTGAAGCGCCTCTACGCCGACATCATGAACGGCACGCAGTACGCCACGTGGAACCCCGAGATCAAGGACTTTGAACGCAGCGATGTGATCAACGGTCACACGGGCTTTCAGTTCTTCGTGAGCCACTGGAAGGAGATCGCCTACGCGGACACGAAGAGTGACACGCGTGAGCAGAACATCCTCATGATCAAGAAGTACAAGGACAAGGCACTCACCAGCAAGATCCTCGTGATGCCCGCGGGGATGCGTGACTTGGAGTACGGTCCGGACGGCCGGATGCGCGAAGACGAGATCAACACGATCTACCGCTCGCTCATCGCCAAGAGCAACGCCGTCACCGAGCAAGTGCTCAAGACGACACCCGAGATGGTGAACACGGTGCGCTGGCATTTGCAGAACACTTTCAACCAACTCTACGACTTGCTCGAGTCGATGGTGGAAGGTAAGCGCAAGCTGATCATGAGTAAGTGGGCAGCCCGACGTATCTTCGACGGCACGCGTAACGTGATCACGGCGATGAACACGTCGAGCGACTACCTGGGCTCACCCGGTAACGTGGGCTACAACAGTTCCGTGACCGGTTTGTATCAGGCAGTTAAAGCTGCCCGCCCGGTAGCCGTCTACCACATCAAGAACGGCTTTCTCTCGAAGGTCTTCAATGGTCCGAGCAGTGCGGTGAAACTCGTGAACAAGAAGACCCTGCATGCGGAGTCGGTCGATCTGCGTCCCGAGTACTACGATCGCTGGATGACCAACGAGGGCATCGAGAAGTTGCTCACGGCGTTCAGCGAAGAAGACATGCGACACAAGCCGCTCGAGATTGACGGTCGCTGGCTCGGTCTGATGTATAAGGGCCCGGACGGTACGTTCCGTTTCGTGCAGGACGTGGATGAGTTGCCCGCTGACCGGGATCCCAAGGATCTCTCGCCGCTCACGTTCTGTCAGCTGCTGTATCTGTCGGTCTACCGGGAACTGGACAAGCTCCCCGCGTTTGTGACGCGTTACCCGATTACGGGTGTGGGCTCGATCGTGCCAAGCAAGATGAAGGTGAAGACCACGATCCGGCGCGAAGTGCGCAAGGAACTCGGTCCGGACTGGAGTCCGCTCGGGGAAGACTATGTGGCCTATGAGTTCCCGATCACTGGGGGCGAGTTCGTCAACTCCATCAGCCCGCACACCTCGAAGCTTGCACGCCTCGGGGCTGACTTTGACGGTGACACGTCCAGCTTTACCGTGACGTACACGGACGAGTCGGTGCGTGAGGTCGATGAGTTCCTCGCTTCGAAGCGCGCCTACGTGGGGACCGATGGTCGTCCTCTCGCCAGCGTCGCTATCGACACGGTCAATCTCGTGCTCTTCAATATGACTTCCTAACGAGAAAAACATGATTCTGTTCGATCAGTTTTACAAGCGGTTCGGCATTCGACGCACGTCGCAGCTGATCCGCCCTCTCCTGTCGGGGATGAATGACATCGTGCTGCCGCGCGGGTCGATCTTCCACTTCATGGGGAACAGTCCGATCGATTCGGGACCTGATGCTCGTCAGGCCGAATTCCATGCAATCACCAAGCCGATCCTGGTGAGTCACGTGATGCAGCAAACGGTGAGCCTTGGCAACCCACGCCCTGCCATCACGTCGACACAAGCACTCACGTCGCAATGGTTCCAGAAGAACCGTCGCTACAAGAAGCTCATCAACTTCGATACGGGTTCGCGTGACGAGACGATCATGATCGTCTTTAACTACGCGTTCCTCTGGCGCCTGTACCGTTATCCGCGTTCGCTCTTTGCGAACCTGAATCAGTGGCACAACATCGCCGAGACGCTCTGGGGCAAGGTGTCGAGTCTCACGCACGACAGCCATCGTCACCAGTTCCTCGCGCTGAACCTGCCGAAGGTGCTGCCGTCGCTGATCGATCTGCAAACCGCAGAACTGAACACGATGACCCCGCGCACGGTCAAGCGGTTCACGACGCATGAATCGCTGATGATCCTGGAGATCTGGAAGTGGCTCGGGGAAAACCGTCAGAGTTCGATGCTCAGCCACATCTCCGACGATCGTCTGGGTCGGGTGAACATCCTGATCGAGGAAGCGGGTCGCTTTGCGGTCCTGAACCTGGGCCTCCTGAATAGCTGGCGTGTGGCGACTGCGGCGGAAGTGGCGCTGAACCCGCTGGCGAACCAGCACGGGTTGGAGCCGAAGATCATCCAGAAGTATTTCCTCAAGCTCCTGATGAGCGTGATGGAAGTGCGTACGGCTGCCGCGCCGGAAGTCGAAGCGCAAAGCACGGATGGCGACGAGCCGAGCATTGCTACGCCGCAGACGCCGCCGAACGTCATCCAGAATCCGGATGGTTCCACGACGGTGCAACAGCCGTTCCAGGATCCGGTGATCGGTGCGAAGGAAGTGGGATCCAAGGTGGAAGCGGACCACATGGACATCGTGGGCATGCACGAGGAGCTCTTCCAGGACTCGATCAAGCAACACGTGGACGCTGCGACGATTGCCGCCGCCATGGCGATGCCGGAAGAACGCGGTGCCGACATCAAGCGCAACCATGAACTCGAGAAGCAACTCGATGCCGACCTGGAGCGCCTGGAGCACATCGCGAATCTGGCTGCGCCGGAAGAAGACCAGCTGCATGAAGTGATCGTCGAAGCGCCTGTGGCACTGCCGCCGGATCAAGCGGTCATGAAGATCTGCGATCGCTTGGCACAAGACGGTCTGCTCTCAGCCGGTGAACACCGTCGCTATCAGAACCTCTCGCAGGCCTACAAGCGGATCGTGGCTCCGGATGGTCAGAGCACGCTCGAGAACTTCGTGAAAGTGGCGAAGGAAGACGTGCAGATTGCTGAGTCGCCTGCGATTGGCGACATCAAAGGCGTGACCGATAAGTCGATGCTCAAGTCGACGCTCTTGACGTTCGATTCGGACTACATCAAGAAGGTCATGCAGAAGGACGTGGCGAGCATGGTGCTCAACCTTCAACAGGCGGGTCTGTGTCTCACGGACTACGATGTGGAAGACGTGGATGACATCATGGGTCAGTACCGCATCTATACGGCACGGGTCACTCCGGTCGATGGTGCGAGCTCGACGCTGCGCTTCCGCCTGCCGGTGATCAACGACGACGGTACCTTCACGAGCAACGGCGTGAAGTATCGGGTGCGTAAGCAACGTGGTGACTTGCCGATTCGCAAGATCGCCCCAGACCGTGTGGCACTGACCTCTTACTACGGTAAGGTGTTCGTGTCGCGTTCGACCAAGAAGGTGAACGACTACGGTGCGTGGGTCACCAACAACATCATGTCGATGGGTCTGGACCGTGCAGATGGTCTCGTCACCGACATGCACACGGCCGATGTCTTTGACAATCTGTTCCCGGCTCCGAAGATGTACTCGACGCTGGCCATGAGCTTTAAGGAGTTCGTGATCACGCCGACGACGTATCCGCGCACGACCGGTGCGCTCGCCCTGCACTTCAACTTCGATCACACGCAGCGTGAAGCGCTCGTGGGGCCGGCAGTCATCAAGAAGTGGGAAAAGGACGGCATGACAGTCTGCGGTCGGGACAATGCCAACCGGGCAGTGCTCATGGACAAGATGGGTACGGTCTACGTGCTGGCCGATGGTCCGATGGTTGGCGGCATGAAGTTGCAGAATCCGCTGATCGCTTTGGGTCCGATGGAGCACCTGCTCAACCTGCCGCCTGAGAAGGCGCCGGTGGAATTCGCGCAAGTGAAGATCCTCGGTCGCGACGTGCCGCTCGCCGTGGTGCTCGGTTACGAGATGGGTATCTCCAAGCTCGTGAAGCTCTTGCGTGTGGAGCCGCGTCGGGTGCCGGCTGGCATGCGTGTGGGTCTGGGTCCGGATGAGTACGCGATCGTCTTCCAAGACGAAACGCTCGTCTTCAAGCGCACGGATGCGTTTGCTTCGATGGTGCTCGCGGGCTTCAATGAGTATCATCGTCAGATTCGTCTGTATCCGGTGCATGAGTTCGACAAGCGTGGCGTGTACCTGAACATTCTCGAAGGCGGTGGTGCAAGCCAGCGCTACCTGCGTGAGATCGATTTGCAGTATCAGCTGTTCATCGATCCGATCACGAAGGAACTGCTCGAGGACATGAAGGAGCCGACGGACTACCAAGGCTTGCTCATGCGCGCCTGCGACATGTTGCTCGTGGAAACGCACCCCGACGAGCTCGACTCGAAGTGGATGCGCATCAAGGGTTACGAACGGATGGCGGGTGCCGTCTACTCGGAAATCGTGCGCTCGATTCGGGTGCACAACGGCAAGATTGGTAAGAGCCGTACGCCGATCGACCTGAACCCGTTCCAAGTCTGGAAGAACATCACGCAGGATCCGGCGAAAGTCCAGATCAGCGAAATCAATCCGATTCAGAACTTGAAGGAGATTGAAGCGGTCACCTATGCAGGTACGGGTGGTCGTGGTGGGCGCTCCATGACGAAGGCCACGCGTGTCTACCATAAGAACGACATGGGCACGATCTCGGAAGCAACGGTGGACTCCTCGGACGTGGCAATCAACACGTACACGTCGGCGGATCCGCAGTTCACGTCGTTGCGTGGACTGTCCAAGACGTACAAGTTTGAGGAGCAGGGTGCAACACCTCTGCTGTCCTCCTCGGCATTGCTCGGTCCGGGTCTGGATCGGGATGACCCGAAGCGGACGAACTTCACCTCGATTCAGAACTCGCACTTGCTGGCCTGTAAGGGTTACCAACCGGCTCAGGTGCGCACGGGCTATGAACAGGTGATCGCGCACCGTACCGGCGACCTCTTTGCCATGACGGCGAAGAAGGGCGGCAAGGTGGTGTCGGCGAATGAACACGGGATCGTCGTGCAGTATGACGACGGCGAGGTCAAGGGCTTTGAGCTGGGTCGCCGCTTTGGTGACGCTGCTGGCCTGACGGTCCCGCACCTGGTGAAGTCGGACATGAAGGCAGGTCACACCTTCATGCCGGGCGAACTCATCTGTTACAACGATGGCTTCTTCACCAAGGATCCTCTGAACCCGGGCGGCGTGATGATGAAGAACACCATCACGGTGAAGACGGTTCTGATGGAAGCAATGACGACGCTGGAAGACTCCTCGGCGATTTCCAAGAAGACAGCCGAGCTGCTGTCGACGAAGCTTACCAAGACGCGTACCATCGTGGTGAACTTCGACCAACAGGTCCACAAGCTGTTGAAAGTGGGCACGGGGGTGGAAAGCGAGGATATTTTATGCGTCATTGAGGACGCCGTCACCGCGGGCAATCGCCTGTTTGACGAGCAATCGCTCGACACACTGCGTATCCTGTCGGCTCAGACTCCCAAGGCGAAGTCCAAGGGTTTCATCGAGCGCATCGAGGTGTTCTACCACGGTGAACTCGAAGACATGAGCGAGAGCCTGCGTGCTCTGGCCGTTGAGTCGGATCGACTGTTCTTGAAGAAGAGCCGCTCGGTTGGACACAAGGGCTACACGGGTAGTGTGGACGAAGGCTTCCGCGTCGATGGCAATCCTCTGCTGCTCGATACTGCGGCGATCAAGATCTACATCACGGGTGACGTGGCTGTGGGTATCGGTGATAAGGGCGTCTTTGGCAATCAGCTGAAGACCGTGTTCGGTGAGATCATGGAGCACGAGCTGCTCACGGAGTCGGGAGTGGAGGTGGATGCAGTGTTCGGGGCAACCTCGGTTGCAAACCGGATCGTGTCCTCGCCTGACATCATCGGCACAACCACCACGCTGCTGAAGGTGATCGCCAGCAAGGCCGTCAAGATCTATAACGGTCAAACGTAAGCCCCTGGATGGTCCTCGGAGTCTTCGGGCTCCGGGGACTGTCTATCTTTTTTTGTTTGTGTTGTCATTGCTGACAAGGAACTTTCATGCAGAATCGGGAAACTGAAAAGACGCTGGTGACGTTGGCGAATGCCACGGAACTCACGCGCGTCATCATTCAGGGCGTTGTCGGCAACGACGTCGCAGACACGATCGAAGGCTCGGCCCTCTCTGGCGACCTGATCAACGAAATCGCCCTGGCACGATTCCAGGCGGGTCTGAAGCCGTTCATCACGGCCCCGGACTCGAACACCACGGCCCAGGCTGTCTAAGGAGCGCCCCATGCTGAATCAGAATACCCTGATGTCCGCGCTCGCACTGGCTGAGCGTCTGGAAGGTCAACGCCAAGCGCTCTATCCGGTTTCGGGCAGCCCGCTGGCTGCGCTCGTGACCGCGACGCGCTCGGACCCCGCGCTGCTCGATGCGTCGGGTGGCAACAACGAAGTCTTCGTCGCCAAGGTTGCGATGATGGCTAACAAGGTGCAAGAAGTCTTCGGCGGCGTGTCGCATCACAACGCCACGATGGACGAAGTGGCCGGCAACGTGATCACCCACGTGCGCAACCACCTGAACTTCGCCAAGACGGTGGTGGTGCCGGTCGTGAACGACCTGTACACGCGCGTCAAGGCCTCGCTTGCAGAAATCGACGCCTCGGCATTGCTGGGCATGGAAGTCGACGTGATGTGCGAACCGGCGCCGCTCGAGAACCCGCAGTTCCAAGCGTCGATCCGCAAGTTCGAGGACATGCACATCGAAGACCTGCCGCTCACGCTGAACCTGCCGGACCAGAGCGACGACGAACTGCGTGAACTCGTGTCGACGGGCTCGGCCCAAATCGATGCGTCGATCGCCGAATGGCTTTCGAAGGACGACATGCTCCTGCGCTACATCTGGACGCATGTGTTCCAACAGAAGCCGGTCGAGCAACCGAAGAGCTTCCTCGGTCTCATCACCGATCGTCAGTACGGCGTGCAAAACGCACTGGCCATCTTCCTGTTCGCGCGCAAGCTCACCGACAGCAAGCCGCTGCCGGGTACGCAGATGGGCCTGAACTCGTACAAGCAACAGATCGTCGACTTCCGCAATCAGGCAGCCGGTCAACTCTCGCGTGCGCTGGACAAGATCGAACGCTCGATCAAGAACGGCATCCTGGTGCGTGATGTGATCGGTGGCACGAAGACGGTCGTGTACGATCCGCTGTACCGCAAGTTCCTCGAAAGCGGCGGCACCAACGAGATGCTGTTCGCCAACGCCCTGCGCGGCAAGAGCTTCCTCGTGAGCCTGTCGGATCTCACGAACGAGAAGCAAGCGCTCGGCGAGAAGTGGGCCCTGCACGCTGGTCTCGTGAAGACGGCCGAAGCCAACAAGCGCTTCAACAAGACGAAGGACTTCATCGAACTGCACTTCAACTCGCAGCTGCAAGAACTGGCGGCGAATGAAGACGGCCTGGAAAACAACCTGGCCACGGTTCGTCGTCTGTTCGAGAACGTGCTCGCGGGCATCCGCAGCACCGACGTCGATGACCTCTGGACGCTGTGCCTGAAGGTCGTCTGCCGTGCGCGTTTCTGGAAGACCGATGCAGAACAGATCCTGCTCGGCATGGAACAAGCCAAGCGCGAGAACCCGAGTCTGAGCGTGCGTGAAGCCGCGACGATTTCCACCATCAACTACGTGGCGGATTGGGTGGCGGGCATGATGCGGGTCACCCCCATCTAAGCCTTTCGATCCATCCTCTGTCTAACTGTGGAGAGTAGTAATGAACTTTCATCACCTCGTGCGTGATGCCAACAAGGTGAAGGCTGCCTTGACAGAAACAGAGGATGGGCGCCTGGTGGCGCTCAAGCCGGTGAAGATCTATATCCCCACTCGGTTCGCCGAGCGGGGGTTGGCTTCGATTGGGATTGAGACGCAGATCTGTGGCGTGTATGCGATGACGGTGGACGACTCGTTCTACGCCGTCTCGCTCATCAATGCGATGGTTCCGATCTCGCCGACGTCGATGATCAAGGTGTTGATCGACGAAGACGAGTATTACGAATTCGAATTCGAGAAAGGCTCGACGGTGATTCCGTTGCTGGATCTGCTCAAGACGGACTCGTTTGTTTACAAGATCTATAACGAAATCATTGCCGGAGGTCACACGCCGTGGTACCTGTCGTACACGGACATGGCGCTGATCTTTGACACTGCCAAAGAACATGCTGGCGCGAACATCGGCCAGAACCACGAAGTGACAGAGTTGCTGGTGTCGCTCGTGGCACGGGATGCCAAGGACCGTAACAAGCACTACCGGACCACGATCACGGGTTTGCATGATCTGGTCACGAGTCCGCCCGTCTTCATTCCCTTGCGCTCGGTGGAATTCGCAGCGAGTAACACCCTTAACAAGCTGGCTGGTAGTTACTTCAGCCGCGGGGTGGTCAGTGCATTGGTGAACCCCACCGATCGCCTGGAACGTCTCGACGCGATCCTCCAAGCCTAACTGTTTGGTGCATCGTCATGAGCAACTTTATCCGATTCGGATTCACGGCCCTCAATGGGACCAACAAGGCCGGGATCATCCGTGCCGACGCTGATGGCTACTACGAAGTGGTCCTCGGTGGGCTGAACGTCTACAACTCGGCCAACCAGTACTACCCGTACGAACCGGCCAAGGAACTGTTCCTCGGTTCCAGCCAACTCATGCGGCGTGTGACATCGGGCGCACTGCGCGGTGAGTATGGTCACCCGAAGTTGATGCCGGGTCAGTCGATGGACAGCTTTGCTCAGCGCATTCTCTCGATCTACGAAGAGTGCGTGAGCCACCACATCAAGAGTGTGGAGCTGAACTTCGACGACTACAAGGACAAGGACGGTCGCCCCATCATCGCCATCATCGGGAAGGTCAAGCCGATGGGGCCGAATGGTCCGGCGCTCGCTGCCTCGTTCGAGAACCCGAATGAGAACGTGAGCTTCTCGATTCGTGCGTTCACGCGTGATGAGAGCTATGGTCGCACGACCAACCGCATCTTGCGCAACATCGTCACGTGGGACTACGTGAACGAGCCGGGCATCGCAATTGCGAACAAGTTCCAATCGCCTGCTCTGGAAGAGATCAGCGACCTCACGTTCAGCAAGCGTCACTTTGAACGTGCGCTGGAGTTGCCCACGCATGGTGTAGCCCAAGAGTCGATCCGCCTGAACACGGCCGAGCTCTTCACGAGCCTGGGCTGGGATCAGATCCCGGGTGAAACGAAGCCGATCTACCTGAACTGGTAAGATCACGTCATAGGCGCCCGGGGCAACCCGGGCGTTTATGCCGCCTACTCGATTCAAAGATGAAATAACCACATATCACTCTACTGACGCATACCTGAGAAATCTAGGTATTTCTTACCCAACACCCGTCTAGTATGGTTCAATACAACCTACCTTTTTAAACGAGACAATGGAAAAAAATCGCGACGGTCACAAACTCCTCTTCAAGGGTGAGGAGTATCGCCTGGGTCAGCTTCACGCCCAAGTGAAGACGGCCCCTCCGATCGAAGTAAAGCTGGACGACCTCAACCTCGTCGGCCTGACCAAGCTTGCCGCTGACCAACAAGATCCCGCCCATGCGGAACTCACGGTCGCCAAGCACGAACCGGTCCTGCCCGAGTACGTCGAACAGTTTGTCGTGTTCTACAAGCAAGAAGGCAAGTTCACGGTGTTGCTCGGCCACATCAAAGTGCGCCAAGCACTCGAAGCTGGCAACACGGTCATCAAGGGCAAACTCATCTCCGGTCCGGTACTCAAGAAGTGCCGCATCGAGAAAGAAGCCGCCCCGGTGATCGAAGTCCCGCCGGCTGCCCCTGCTCCGCAATTCAACGCACCTCGTGTTGTCGATCGTCGCAACCCGTCCACCACGGATTCCGATCGTCGTACTACCGCGCCGCGTCGTGGTCTGGAAAATAACCGACCCTACGGCGACCGCACGCAGCGACGCGCACCCCCTCCTTCCAACAACAGGACCAATACCCGGGGAGACTTTCGCAAGTCGTAATGCGTCCTGTGCAGTAACTTCCCCAAACCGAACCTTGCGCAAGGTTTAGTTCCCATCCATTTTTCACAAGAGAGAAAGCATCATGTCCGAAGCCACCACTGCTGTCAAAGAAATCGCCCTGAAGCCGGAAACCATCGAGTTCGCGAACCAGATCAAGAAAGCGATCACGATCGACCACAAGACGGGCGTCGCCTCGATCGACACGAACTTCTACGCGTCGACGCTGCCCGAGCACATCACCGTCAAGCACATCGAAGACCTCCAGAACCACAACGCTCGTTTCGCGGCCGCCGCGGCGCACGCGTTCAGCCAGGTCGCCGAAGCGTCGCTGAAGAAGCACGCCGACGTGCAACGCGCCACCTTCGAGATCCCGACGGTCAAGAAGGACGCGTTCGAAATGACGTACGATCGCTCGCGCACGGTTCCGTCGCGCAACGAAGACGGTACGACGGGCACGGCTGTCCAGCACGGCGCGCTGCGTGTTGCGCACCGCATGTACGCGGCCGAATCGGTCGGCGAGCTGAAGAAGGTCAAGCAGCTGTCCGTCGCGTCGGCGGCCAAGGCCTTCGCCGAGTAATCGGCCCTGGGCTGAGTCATGCCAAGCATAAGGCGGGAGGGGCGACCTTCCTGCCTTATGCCACCACCTTTTCTTTTTGTTGGGGAAGAACATGAAACGGATTAGACTCCACACGGTACAGCTGGCCAAGTGGCGTTTGGTGCGTGAGCTTGGCATACATCTTCTTGACATCACGGCCAAGTCTGGCAATCCTGCCTTCGCTCCTGTCTATAGCGATCTGCGCGCCTACAAGCACCACGGCATGACCTGGGACGAGTACGAGCGTCGTTATCGTTTGCATATGCGGGAGACGCAGCGGGATGCTCCGGACGAATGGCAGAAGCTGGTCGATCTTCCAGAGAACGTGGCACTCGCCTGTTACTGTCCCGCAGGTGCGAAGTGTCACCGATACCTCTTTCGCGAAATCTTGACTGAGTATCTTGGTCGACACGACGTGGAAGCAACCGACGGTCGGGAGATCGTGGGTTATGTCGATAACAATCAGGAGTTGCAAGAACATGTATCTGAAGCATGACCTCGTGGTCCTCGCGATAGCTTTGGTATGGTTCTATCTGGGGATCCGACACCTTCGCCGTGTACCGCTGTTGCACGACCCGATGGTGGCATTCAGTCGTTACCATCCGCGCGTAGCACCGCTCGTCGCGCTGTTGCTCATCGTCTTCTGGCCGGTGAGTCGCTGGATCTGGCGAGCGGTGTATTTCTGCACCTTCTCGCGTAAGAAGTCCAAATAACCATACGGGGCCTGACTGTGATTAAAACGATACTCCTCTACGCTGGCGTCATCTACCTGATTCTGGGGCTCTTCTGGTTTAGCCGGGAGAAGGACGCACACCAGGCCCTCGTAGACACTTGCCAAAACAGTAGGCTCGCTTACTGGATGGCGACGGTTTTCTTGATTCTCGCGTGGCCGTACTGGATTTACAAGCGCATCGGCTTGTTCCTCTATTACTGCCGCACGATGAATCGCAAGCGGTAAGCAGTACTCTCTACAACTTAGAACGAGAAACAACACGATGTTCGTCAAAGAAGATACGCGGGAACTGGCACGGATTGTGCAGATTGAAAAGCTGCTTCCGGTCCCCAAGGCAGATCGCCTGGAGATCGCAGTCGTTGGGGGCTGGGAAGTGGTGGTGATGAAGGGTGAACACCAGGTCGGCGAACCGGTGGTCTACTTCGAAATCGATGCAGCGATTCCGCTGGATCATCCGCTGTGGAAAGACTTCGACAAGAAGTACCTGCGCGTGCGCGTCGAGAAGGGGACGAACAAGGAGTTCGCCACCATCAAGACGATTCGCCTGCGTGGGGCGCTTTCCCAGGGCCTGGCGCTGCCGATGAGCTATCTGGTGGGTACGGATGCCGAAGGCGCGTCGATCGGCCAGAACGTCACCAATGCGCTCGGCGTGCTCAAGTACGTCTCGCCGGAAGAAGCCAAGCTCTATGCTGCGGCCGCTGGTGAAGAACAAGAGCGCAAGGGTTTCAGTGGCGTGCTCGAGCGCTTCCGTGCGCGTCTGACGAAGGGCATCGTGCAACACGGGCAGCTGCCGTGGCCGAACGGTCACGTGAAGTCCGACGAAGAGCGCGTGCAGAACCTGAAGGGCTTCTACGAGCAGATGGTGGAAGCTGGTGGTGATGGCGAACTGTCGATCAAACTCGACGGCGAATCCACCACATTCTACACGAACCTGGACACGAGCGAAATCGGTGCCGCCTCGCGTAACCACGCCCTGCGTGTGAAGGACGTGCCGTACACCAAGAGCGAAAGCCGGCGGGTGTTCGTGAGCGACTGGATCCGCTTCGTGTGGCGTAAGCTGCGCGGTGGTGCAGTGACCCGTCCGGTCTACAAGTCGGGCTTCATTGCACAGTCGCATGCCACGGTGGCCTACTTCCATCGCAACGACATCGGTGGTCGTCTGGCAGCCCTGAACGCGAACAGCAGCGCCATTCCGTTCGTGGGCGACAAGAAGATCACGATCCAGGGCGAGATGGTTGGCCCGGGTTACAACAAGAACAAGGAAGGTCTGAACGAAGTGCGGTTCTACATGTACCGTGCTTACCTGAACGGCAACCTCTTGTGCAACCCGCGTCAAGCGCGTCAGATCGCTTACCAACTGGGGCTGGACTACATCCCCGTGCTGGATGCAAACCTGAAGCTGCCGGCAGACATGAAGGACTTGCTGAAGAAGGCCGACGGTCCGGGCTACTTCGACAGCAAGCGCAAGCGCGAAGGCGTCGTCTACAAGGACAACGAAACGGGCAAGAGCTTCAAGGTCATCTCCAACGCTTGGCTGGAAAAGGAAGCGAAGGAAGAAGCAGCGGCTGTGGAAGCAGAAGCTGCACAACCTGCTGAAGCAACGGCGTAAAGCTAACGGCATAGGCGCCCGGGGCAACCCGGGCTTTATGCTCTCTCCTGAGGAGTTACCATGCGTCTCAGATATGTTGAAGATGTCGTGCAGAAGTTTCCTGCTCTCGCCAACTCGCGCGGCATCATTCGCTGGCTCGTGTTTCATATCGAAAGCGATCGGCAACGCAGACTGCCCCTGACTGTTCGTGGCGACATGCGCTTCTATGCCAGCCTGATCATCTCGGGTGAACTCTACCTCTTGTGAGCTGACGTCATAAAAGCCCCAGCCGTGAGGCTGGGGCATTATGCCGCCTACTTCTTTTTTTGGCGGTTAAGCGAAGACGCCCGACGTACCGACTGCCGTCGTCGAATCCTGCGCGTCCGTCACCATGCTCGACGAGATGGCTTCGCCCGTTGCCAGCGTATCCGAAACCGGATCCACTTGGTTGGCAGCGATGTCGGCCACTTCGTTCTGGTAACCCGTCGTCGTCGACGACACCACGGCTTCGATCGCTTGAACGAAGGCGTTCTCGGTGTAGGGGTTCGCGCCCGCGATGCTGATCGAGGTGAGCAGCTGCTGAGCGAACGCATCCACGCCGAGCGAGTACTGAGCGATGCCCGAGTACGTGATGTCGACCGTCAGGTTTTCCTGAGCCGTCGTGAGGTCGCGCTGACCCGTGATGTCGCCCGTCGAGAGCGGGAACATGTTCGTGACCAGCCAGCTCTTCACCACACGCGTGTGGGTCGGATCCGGTTCGATGAAGATCATCGTGGCCGAGTACATGTCCGCCAGCATGTCGGTCGGAGGACCATACGTGCTGTCCGTCGACAGAGTCGCGACATTCGCGAACTTCGTGTCCGGATCCATGATGAGGTTCGTGATCCAGCCCTGGTGGAACATGTTGACGGGCATGCCGTACTTTTCGTTCCACGAGAACTGAGGCACCGAACGCTCACGCGTGACGTTCGTCGGATCCTGCTGCATGTTACCGCCACCGCCGACCGGCGTTTCGGCAACTTCCACCGTCAGACGAGCGTTCAGGCCCGTGATGCGGATTGCGTGCAGTTCAACGAGGGCGCGCAGCGTACCGACCCACACATCCGGGTTCGGCAGGTACTGGAAGCCGATCGGGGCTTCGATCAGCAAGCAGATCAGGTTCTTGCGAATGTACTGCTGGTTGCTGACCCACTGCGTGTAGTTGGGCGTGAAGCCCATCTGACCACCATACTGCAAGTCCAGCATCGGCGAGTTGTGCCCTTGGGCGAACGCCGACGTGTTTTGCAGAATGGCGTTTGCAAGACGTGCCATTTTGGTTTGCTCCTAAAAGCTGAGGGTAACGGGAAGGGCCGAAGCCCTCCCCTTAAGAGCTTACTGCGTCGACGTGGCCGACAGGCTGTCCAGACGGTACGACTGGATCTCGAGCGTCGCCACCGTCTTCATCGACGGAGCGAAGATTTCGATGACCAGCGTCCAGCTGTAACCGCGCTGAGCGTCGCCGCCGGTGATCTGGCAGTTCGGCGTGATCACGAAGCGGTTGTCGAAGATGCCGTTGACCGCGTTCGTGACGTACTTGTTCACGTTCGTGATCAGCTGCGCGTTCGTCAGGGACGTGATGCCCGAGAACGTGCGGCGTGCCATGTCCCCGATCTTCTCGAGGTAGCAGATCGCGAATGCGTTGAAGAACGAGTTCAACACCGACGTGTCGTTGTCGTAAATCGTCTTCAGCGCCGGGAAGTACGCCTGGCGACGTTGGTACAGCTCGACACCCACCATGCCGTTGGTCCAGTCGGTGTTGCGCACCGTAGCCGGCCAGAACGTCACGTTGATGTTGCTGAACAGGTTGATCTCCGAACCCGGCACGGAATCGAACGCGAAGCCCGACTTCCACTTACCGTTACCGGCGCCCATGTACGCAGCTGCCTTGGAGGCGAGCTCGATCGTGAGCGGCAGGTTGGCCGTGACCGGACCGTTGTACAGCGAACCGGTGAGCGTACCCGAACCCGGGACGATCATGCCGCGCATGCAAGGCGTGCCGAAGTAGTCGGACTCCGGGAACTGCTGGAGGTACGACTTCAGTGCCACTGCCATCGACGATTCTTCGCTGGCCGTCAGGATCGGGCTGAGCGTGGAGAACGTCGAGAGGACCACGAACGTGTCCTTACGCTGGCTGATGAACTGCGCGAGCGCTTGCTTCGTGGTCAACGGGAAACCCGAATCCCAGAAGATCGACTCGGGCGAACCCACCATGTCCATGACCGGATTGGTCGGATCGGCGTAGGCCGCGATGGCATCCGTCACGAGGCCGGCGAAGAGCGTATCGCTCATCGTGCCGTCCGTGCCGCCCGCTGCGTACAGCGTGCTGGCTTGCGACAGGTAAGCCGCGTCGTTGGCCGACGTGTTGATCGTGAACGTCGAGTACGGAGCGCCTTGCGACGTCGTACCGCCCACGAAGTTGAACTTCCACAGCTCGTCAGCCGCGCCCGAGAAGTCCGAGAACGAACCGAGCTGGCTGTTCACAGCGTATTCCGCTGCGTAGAACATGCCGAGCAGCGTGGCGATGTTCGCGTTGTAGATCGACAGCTGGCCGAACGGACCGTACTGGTCTGCCGCACCCGACGTCTGATTCAGTGCTTGCCAGGCCGGGATGAAGATGTCACCCAGGCTGATCTGCGAATCGGTGTCGAGGTCGATCATGTTCGGCTTGAACGTGAAGTCCAGGTACTGCTGGCCGTTGATCGTCGAAACCACCGAGCTCGTGCCCGTCGCTGCCGACTTGCGCGCGCAAGCGATCCGGAACGGGTACACGCCGTCCGTTTCGAGGTAGTTCGAATTGATCGGCGTCGACGATTGCGTCGTCGGTGCCCACAGACGGATACCGTTCAGGTTACCGTACGCGCCGAACGACGGCACGCGCAGATCCATGATCGGGTAGCGTTGCGACGTGCCCGAAGCGCCCGTGTACGTCAGGTCGCCGGCAACGATTTCAGCCGAGCCGAAGTCGTCCGTCGTCACGCCGTCCGTGGTCGTTTCCGTGACTTGTTCCACGACCCACTTGGCCACGTAGCCAGCTGCGGTCGTCGTCGAGCCCGTGACCGGCACGGGGTTGCCCGAGCCATCGGTCTTGAACGAGCCGTCGCTGTTGCGCTGGTACTGCGTGATCTGCGCGGGCAGCACGTCGAGGTACAGACGCAGCGTGGCGGGCGGAGCCGCGTCGGCCGGTTGCATACGCTTCACTTGGATAGCGTTGCCTTGGGCGTTCACGGTGCTCGCGAGTACGGTCGCGTGGTTCGCCCACTTCTTGCGCAGGTCGAACGTGTCCGAACCGTACATGTTGGTCAGGTCCGCACCGGAGACGAGCTCGGTCGTCAACGGGCCTTGCTGAGCGTACAGATAGATCAGCGGAAGATGCTGAGGAATCTGTTCCGGCGTCGGGGTGACCTGCTCGGTGCTCAGATCCTGAGTACCGCGCATGATGGTCATCGGAGCGCCATTGACAATCTGAGCAGACGTCATGGTAGTGTTCCTGTTTAACAAATGGTATGGTTTCGAAGACGATGCGCCGCATCATAACAATTCGAACGCACGCTGTACGTGTGTGTCCCATGCTTGCGCACGGGCATCCCTTCGTGGGGACGTCCGATCGATTCTTTTTTATGACATATCATGCTAGGTAAAAATTGCCTAACATAACAAACACGTGAGGCATCTGATCATGACTCGTTTCGCAACAGCCTACGACACCACCGTGTGCAGTGGCTATCAGCTGGATAAAGTCGCGGAAGGAATCCAGTTGGCCCTGGTCAAAGGTGACCTGGCGTTCTGCCGTATTCCGAATTCGCGGGTCTTCGAAGTGCGGGCTGTGGGCTCGACTTCGAGCGCCATTCCGGAGTTCGCGCACCCGTATCCGTTCGAGTACCAAGGCGAAATGTGCCTGGCGATCGACGTGCGTCCCTTCGGTTCGTTCGACCGCGTCAAGGGCCAGTTCTTGATTCGCAACAACGTGGAGTACGAGCTGCTCGTGCACCGTGCGAAACTCAACGACCTGTGGATCGACGGCAACTTCGGTTTGCTGCGCGACGTGTCGCCGGCTGCGATGCAGTTCTACGCATCGTGGATCAGTGAGAACGTGGCGCGCCGCTTCGCCCTCGACATGCGTGAGCAACTGGATCTGGCCATCTGCGCCGGTATCTACTACGGCGGTCTCTTCATCGAGAACGAGGACTTCAAGGAAGACAAGCGCATGAAGATCGTGCAAGCTGTCTCCCGGGCAACGAAGGCTTCGGCACAAGACGTGCTCGCAGTGCTCGATCGTATCGGTGGCCCGATGGGTCAGATCGATGTGTTCTGTGCGCTCGCCAAGGAAGCGACGAAGAGCGTGCGGCTGAACGACTTCAACCCGGGCGTGCTGGTCTCGATCCTGAAGGGTACGTGGTTCGGCTACCACTCGCAAGAACTCCTCGCCGTGGCAACGGAGCATCCGCCGACGTGGTTGGCTGTGTTGCTCGCCGCGCACGTGGATCGCACCTACAAGAACTCGGCCCTGGCCAAGCTCGTGGAGCGTCAAGCCAAGCGCGATAGCGGTCAGCAATTCGTGCGCGCGGTGACGAACCTCACGCAAATGGCGACGGCCTAAGAACGATGCCTGGGGCGGGTGCCGAAAGGCCCTGCTCCAGGTTTTATTCTCACATCGGGAACGCAGATGGCTTTTGATTACTTAGTCGACAATGCACTGCGCAACGTGTGGTGCTCCCCGACGAATGAAAAGCAAGACTACTTTGAGCTTGCACGTTTGACTCCCGATGGCGGAGAGTTGAACAGTTACCAGGTCATGTGGCAGAACATCACGTTGCCTACGCAAGGTGAACTCTATCACGTGTACTGGATTGGTCAGGTCAACCCGCGCATGTTGGGGCTCTTCCCCAAAGCGTCGACCTGGCAGACGATCAGCAGCGCGATGAACGCGATGAATCTGATGGTCGATCTGTACACGGCAAACGGTTACGAATGGCCGCGCTTCCAAAGCTACTACATGGTCACACCGGACAAGGCGATCATCGTGGCGGTGAAGGTGCAGCCGACGATTCCGGTGAGCCTGGACACCAACGCACTCTTCATGCGGGTGTACAGCAACGCGTTCTTCCGTAGTGCACGTGCACATGCGGGGTCCGCACAGAACTCCATCCAGACTGCGGGTGCGGTGCCAGCAGTCAACAAGGATATCCTCACGATTCAGAACACGATCGCTTCGCTCTCGAATTCGGGAGTGGGGGCCGTGTACGCCTTCGTGAATGGCTACAAGGTCAACCAGATCAACATCCAGACGGTGAAGATCGGCGACGTGGTGGAATACGTCTACGACACCTCCATCTACCGGGTGGTGGACTTCCCGTTCGAGAACCTGCCGAGTTTCAACTCGACGCTCGACAACAAGTACAAGTACCTCTTGCACTACGAGGGCTCTAGCGACAACTACATTGACTTCGCCAACGACGTCGATGTGTTCGTGTACTACAACGTCGGCAACGGCGTGACGAAGGGTGTGTACTACCACCACAATCTGGGCGACGCGATCCGTAACGTGACGCACCGCGACTACTCGATTCCGACGGCTTACGTGGCAGGCTACGTGGCCGCGCAACCGACGTGGGATAGCGCCGCGAATGTGACGGTGCGGCTGCATATCCGCAAGGGTGCGTTTGCACGCCCGCTCGTCTACGAGAACAACCGGATTCTGGATCTCTACACGCTGCCCGATCAAGAGATCATGTCGGCGATGGTGGGGGTGAATTCGACGCTCACGAACTGGCAAGCGGCGACGCTCGAAGCAAGCCAGTACGCCCAGATCATGAGCAAGCCGGGCACGGGCATCACGCGTCAGAACGTGGAAGATGCGTACGGCTATAATGCCGTAGCCAATTTGGTGGGAGCCTGTCCGCTGGTGCCAGTGTTGGAATCGGGCCAGTTGATTGTGACGCTGCCCTACAACCTGCAAGACAACTCTACGGCGTGGGAATACGACAGCAACGGTACGCTGCTCGGCTTCTATGGTCATACGTCGGGTGGCGCTTACACGTGTGCCAACAGCAACTGTGCGCTCGTGGAAGTGCTCTCGGGTTCGGCCAGCCAGCAGATCGATGACACCTACGGCCAAGCGACGCAAACGGTGAACACTGCGCTCGACTACCGGATGTACATCTGTCCGATCAATCAGGTGACGGGTCAGCCCACGTATGTCTGGCAAGATGTGACGGGGTCGGCCTACTACTCGATTCTGAACGGCACGCTCACGTGGAACCTCAGCACGACTGAGTACTACACCTGTGTGCGCAGCAACAAGTCGATGCTTGCCTACACGCTCTTCATTGAGCCGACGGAAGGGGCGCTGGAGATTCAGCTGCAACAGCTGGGGATCCGCAACTTCCTGCTGCAACTCTTCGGGATGCAGATTCCGATGGGACAGTTCGATGTGTTCCTGAATGGGCGTACGCTCATCCCGGGTTTGGATTATGTGCTCAACTTCCCGAGCCTCATGATCAACAACATCAACGCGCTCTACTTCCCGGGCACGAACCAGCAGGCGATCACGATTCGCTGGCAGGGTTTCTGCAACTCAGATCTGTCGATGCCAACCGACGACACGCAAGTGGGCTTCGTGCAGTATGGTCTCTTGGCCAACACGAACCAGTACACCATCCTCGACGATGAGGTGCTGCGATTCACGGTCGGCGGTGGCGTGTTCCCGATGAGCTCGCTCAAGTTCCCGGAAACGAGTGCACAGATTCTGTCGCCGAGTGCAGACAACGGGCAACCGTACATGATCCAGCGCCAGGTGGTGCCGATGCTGGGGGTGACCAATGAAGACACCTACAGCTACCGCGCCAAGTCGAAGGCCGTCGATGCTGCGCTCACGGACTACATGACGAAGTTCTATCCGCTGCCTGAAGCGTCGGGGCCGGATGTGATCAACGGCAAGTACCAGATCTTCAGTCCGTTCCTGTGCAAGATCATCTACGACCTGGTCAACGGCACGATCGACCAGACGCAGTTCAAGTCGTTCTATAACGACACGTTGGTGCGCAGTGTGTGCTCGCAGTATGAGTACCTGCTCGCCTTCGATCCGACGCAGCCCAACCTGCAACCGGATCCGAATTTTGTGGTGATTCGCCCGCACAATCAGAATGTGCCGATCGCGCTCTCGTTGTACGCGTACAACTTCTTGACCCGCGTGATGGCGCTTTACACGAATGGGCTGGTGAGCCTCAGCGGTTTGGTGACTGTCACGGTCTTGGGTGGTACTCAAGGCACGGGCGATCAGACCGGTTCCGTTTAACCTGGAGTGACTAGATGGCAACGACGGTAAACTTACCGACTGGCTCCGATGGTGCTGTGCCGATTCTCGGTAGCAGCATCAACAATGGTCTGTTCACGATCTGGTCGCTGTACCAGATCTATCGCGGCCAAGCGGGCAGCAACATGTACATCCCGAGTGTCAACGATTACGTCGTGGACAACAAGGGGGCGAACGCGTGGTACCGGGTGACGTATGTGGACCCGACCACGTATATCCCGACGCTGGTCGCATTGACCACGGCGCCGAACGCGGTGATGACCACGGGCGACTTGCTGCAAGGCGTGGGTCCGGGCACGCAAGCGGACACGTTCCGCGTGTACCTGGATCAAAGCGTGATCCCATTCGAGCTGGGTGTCGATCAGGCACTCTACTTCCCGGGTCCGGAAGTCGCCTCGATCAAGATCTTCACGGGCGACGACTTCTCGAACAACAACAACTGTATCAGCGCGCTCTACAACCAGAACGGTACGCTGCTCAGTCAAGCGATTCCGACGGTGCCGATGACGGTCACCTACCCGGATGGTTCGACGGGCACGGCGATGACGGTGCCGGTGTGTTACACGAACGTGGCCTTGGCCGACGGCACGTGTGTCACGCTGATCGCCTACAGTTCGTCGGGTGGTGTGGTCAGCAAGCGTCAGCTCCTGATCGAGAACTCGGCGTTCATTCGCAGCGCGGATACGAGCGTGAAGTACGTGTCGGGCATCTCGCTCGAATGCGCCTTCCTCTCGCAAACCAACCCCAATCTTATCCAGTTCCCCATTAACGCTCTCACGAGCGGGTTGAACTTGATGGGTGTGGTGAATTACAGCGACGGCTCGACGGCGAAGCTGCCGGTGGACGGCACGAAGTTCCAGATCTTTGGCTTCGATTCGTTCGTGAGCTCCGTGGTCGGTCAGCAGTTCCCGGTGATCCTGAAGTACAACCTGTCTTCGGACGAGGCGGTCTACGGGGCGAACTCGGTGAACAACCAGCTGTTCATCACGGAAACGTACACGGCCCAGACCACGAACAACGATGGCGCCTACACGCTCAAGCTCTACGCCTTCCCGGTGTGGATCAACGCCGTGTCGGGTTACCGTCTGGAATGGTACCTGTACGACTTGGATCGCAGCGAGTGGTGGGATGTCACGAGTCTGGTGACCTTCACCTCGACGACGCCGGCGTTCCAGCCGTTGACGTACGGTACGACGCAAGCCATCACCGCGTCGGTGCAACTGAACAGTGTGGAGAATACCTTCACCGAGTACATCTTCTCGCAGACGGTGTACATCACGCTGCTGCAACCGGGCACCAACACCAACCCGTGGGAAGTGCAGTTCACCCCGGGTCAGCAACCGCCGTTCGGTCCGGGCAACCTGGCCGCAGTGCAAGAGATCGCCGCGAACGACTGGTCGATCAATCTGACGTCGGGTTACGCAACGCAAGCTGCGTGGCTGGCTGCGCTGTACACCAACACGCAACCGCTCACCGACCCGTCGCAAGAAGCTGCACTGCCGATGCCGAACTACTTCGCGATTCAGTTGCCCGATGGCTCGTCCATCGAGTGCCCGATCTCGCAGTGGAACAGCACGCAAACGAGCACGGTCTCGCTGGCGAATGTGACGACTCTGTTCGTGACGTTCTTCCTGCGCACGACCACGAACGACTTGCAGCTGTCGGTCGCGGGCCTTCCGGTCCAAATCACCAACATGACGAACGGTCCTATCTAACCGACGTCTGTCGTCTGGCTCGCCTTCTCACGAGGGCGGGCTGGACGGCAGATGAAGATAGACTAAAAATTAAGCAGGATTCAGAAATGATTCTTTTTGCAGACGACTGGTACAAACACCCCCGTGCCATCATCGACATGAAAACGTCGAATGAAAGCTTTGTGCGGCTCGCAGGGCTTTATCGCAAGATGGGCGTGATCAACAACGCGTTCTGTCTCGCCCTCTTGAACCCTGACCTCCAGGGGCTCGATCCCTTTGCGCCCGACCTCACCCTCGAAGAGATGGCGTCGATTGCAGTGGAGATCGCCAACAACCCGTGGTACTTCATGCGCGAGATTGCGCGCGTACCTGCCATCGGTGGCGGTCCGGCTACCCAGCTCTTGGGCAACCGTGGTAACGTCGCACTGTTCTGGTGCTTCTTTAACCACATCATGACTTTCCTCATCCAGATCCGTCAGACGGGTAAGTCACTGAACACCGACATGTTGATGACGCTGCTCATGAACTTCATGTGCCAGAACACCGACATCAACCTGTTGACGAAGGACGACATTCTGCGTCGTGCCAACATTGACCGGATTAAGAACATCATGTCGGAGCTCCCGGGCTATCTCCAGCAACGGGGCAAGGACGACACGAATAACGGGGAAGTCATTACCGTCAATTCGCTGAACAACAAGTACAAGACGCACGTACCACAGTCGTCGGAAAAGGGCGCGTACAAGCTGGGTCGCGGTTTGACCTCACCCATCTTCCACATCGACGAGGCGCCATTCCAGCCGAACATCGAAATCGCCATGGGTTCGGCCCTGGCTGCAACCGGTGCGGCAGTTGATAAGGCGAAAGCTAACGGCTCGCCTTACGGTACCATCATCACAACGACGGCCGGCAAGAAGGACGACAAGGACGGCAAGTTCGTCTTTAAGCTGGTAAGTGGTGCGGCCGTGTGGACCGAGAAGTTCTACGACGCGAAGGGTCCGGAAGAACTCGAAGACATGGTGCGGAAAGCATCCAAGGGTGAGCACGGTGGCGTGTACCGGGTGAACATCACCCTGAACCACCGGCAACTGGGTAAGGACGACAAGTGGTTGCGTCAGAAACTGGAAGAAGCGACCGTGTCGGGTGACGACGCAAACCGAGACTACTTTAACATGTGGACCTCGGGTAGCCAATCGAACCCGTTGCCGATCTACATTCTGGAAGCGATCTCGAAGTCGGTGCAAGAAGTCAAGTACACCGAGATCAGCCCCGAAGGCTACATCACGCGCTGGTACATTCCTGAGGAAGAGATCGAGTCGCGTATGCGTCATGGTCGCTACATCTTCGGCATGGATACGTCTGAAGCGTCGGGTGGCGATGATATCTCGCTCGTGTTGCTGGACGTGGAAACGCTCGAAGTCGTGGCCGGTGGCACGTACAACGAAACCAACCTGATCACTTTCTGTAAGTGGGTGTGCAGTTGGTTCACGCGCTGGGACACGACGACTGGCATTATTGAGCGGCGCTCCACGGGCGGTATGCTCATGGACTACCTGTTGCTCATGCTGCCGAGCCTGGGTATTGATCCCTTCAAGCGCATCTACAATCGCGTCGTGCAAGAGTACGATGAGATGCCCGATCGCTTCAAGGAAATCCAAGTGCCGATGGTGCGTCGCGGTCAAGACGTCTACGTGCGCTACAAGAAGACGTTCGGTTTCGCGACCTCGGGTGGCCTTGGTCAGAACTCGCGGATGGAGCTCTACTCGACGACGCTGCAACTCGCAGCCAAGCGTTCGTGCAACTTCATCATCGACAAGACCCTGATCGATCAGATCACGGGACTCGTGACCAAGAACGGCCGGATCGACCACGAAGACGGCTCGCACGACGACATGGTGATTGGTTGGCTGCTCTGCCACTGGCTCATCACCAAGGGCAAGCAACTCGCCTTCTACGGCATCGACCAGCGTCGTATCGGCATGGGGATTTCCAGCCAAGCCTCGGAAGAGTACACAGCCGACCTCATGTTCCGTCAGGAGCAAGAGCGCCTGCGCGAAGAGATGAATGATCTCGTCACGCAACTCTCGAAGGAAGACGATGAGTGGGTCATCATGCGTCTGGAGCATCAGCTGCGGATTCTGAATAAGGGGATTGTGCGCGAAGAAGGTGAAGTGTTCTCGCTCGACACTCTTATCGCGAAGTCGCGCGAGCAGCGTCGGGAGAAGATCCGGGAAGGCAAGGGTCTCTCGCGTAAGACGGGTGTGGCGTACGGGAACGTCGAATCGAGCTTTACCGATACCCCGCCTGTGGGCTCACTGGGTCGTGGTCCGATCCGGGGTGGCTTCAGTCAGTTTGGCCGGCATTTCCGCTAACGGCATAAGCCCCGCCCAACCGGGCGGGGTCTATGCTGTCGACTTACCAGTCAAAGCGAGCCGGGTCTCGTCGATCCAGTTTCGCTAAGAGCAGATCCAGGTACGCTTCAACGGCGCCCTGTTTCTGACGGTCTTCGTCAAGGTAGTACGTGCACTCACGTGGCCAGTTCACAGTGAACGGAGCCGCGATCTCGCGCAGACGCTCGGGTGCATCCGCCGTCACGGTGTTGCTGATCGAATACACAGCCAAACGCTTTGTCGGCATGAAGAAACGCTGATACCGCCGCTTGAAATATACGGCTTTGCAGTGGATCGTCATCTCGTAGCCATGCACGCTTACCGCGGTCAGACTCGAGACGTGATTCTCCACTGTGGTATCTAACGATACCTGCGACGGCCCTGCGAGCCAACGCAATAACTTCAGAACCATGATGACAACCTGTCGATAGTGGTGGAATTACCCTACGCTGGTTTTACTTCGTGTAATAGGTCATGGTCATGGTGCGCGCGACGATGTACAAAAGTACAGCAGTTCGGACCGATGCGATAACGCTATCATTTTTGTTACCGGTGGCTTGTCGCACACACCACTCGGTTTTCTCCCGCAACGAGAAAAGCGCCGGGTCAATCGAGCGGCTCGATGTGTAGACACCGCGCAGACGTGCTAAGAGCGTCGGCAAGTCCGGATGCGCTGCCACCATGCTGCGCTCCTCGGCCAGGTAATCGAAGGCATGAATCAAGACTTCATTCAGCAGCTCTTCAATCTTCTTGGCCCCGGACTGTCGGTAGTTATCCGAAATCCAGGAGAGCGTTTCACGGAACAGGCGCGGTGGCGTCGTGTACATCAGCTTCTCGATGATGCCGAGCAACTCCTCACGCACAAACGACCCCTTGTCCGTCACGATCGCATGCAGGTAGCGCGTGTAGGCCAAGAGGTTACGACTCTTGTCTTTCAAGACCGCTTCGCCATCGTAGTCCACAATCGAGGACGTCGACTGGATGCGAATGCCCTGGTGGTGGATCGTGAGGAAGACATCGTAGATGTTCTTCAGCATGTCCCGGATCCGGCCCTGTGTGTCGTTCAACAGGTAGATCACTTCCAGGTCATTGTCCATCTTGTTGATGGCGTTGAAGTGCAGACCTTCGGGCGAGATCAAATCTTCGCTCCGTTGGTTGAGCACCGCGTTCCAGCTTCCCAGCTGTTTGATCGCGTACTTGTTCGAGAGCGACGCATACGTGGCCTCTGCCGTTTCCCGATCTGCCGGATAGCGGAAGTGCTGGTACAGGCGCGACGTCAAGAACTTGTACTGAAGCACGAGGGCGACATCCATCATGCCCTGATGCTTTTGTTCCTTCGTGAGCTTCGGTGCGCGGAAGATGGCATGCATCAACCAGGCACACGAGAGGTTCAGCGGATCCGAGGACACCTTGAACTCGGGATTGATGGTCGGCAATGCGTGCAGCTCATCCCGCAGATGATGCTGGTCCACATTTAAAATTTCATCGAACCATTGATCCCGGTCGGTATCGGTAAAGCGCACGACTTGCACGCCGAGCAGGTTGCCACCGAAGAACTCGATATGATCGGGATTCTTCTGCACCCAGCGCAGCCGGAAGAGCGAGAGCTTCTTGATGAAGTTATGGTCGATCGCGAGCGAGCCGCAGGCTGCCTGGAAGACCTTGGCCACGAGGCCACGAGTCGTATCCGGGTTGTTGCCTGCGAAGCGCACGGTCAGACCGTTGTTGATTTCCTCTGCCATGATTGTCCTATTTGCCCAACACCTTGCCGAGTTGTGCGTACATGCGCTCTGCCTCGATCTTGGTGATGTGGTTCTCGGTGTCCGACGAAGGACCGCGAATGAAGATCATCACGCCTTCGACGCCATCCGTAGGTTTAGGATACACGGCCAGCGTGATCTCGTTGCCGAGTTCGTTCTTGAAGCGCTCAGCATTCGGGCGTGCTTCCTGCCGAGCCTCCAGGGATAGTTGGAAAAGTCCAGGTCTCACGCGAGCCTCACCACATCCAAATCGGAGTGAACATCAAGGTGAACATCTCCGTCATCATGATCGGTGCCATGAGTTGAAACTGTACGGGCAGAAACATGACTTAGTCCTTGGGAGCGTGCTTCTTGAAATAGGCCGCGAGCTTGCGCGGGGTCTTCAGGCCGAGCTGCGCCTTCGGGTCAATCGGGCAGGCGAAGTGCTGCGTGAGTGCCGAGCACAGCTGACGCGCTTTCACCCGATAGATCGACTTCACTTCGTAGCCCTTCGGGAAGAACCACTCATCCGGCGTCATCGTGTTATCGAAGAGCTTGTGCGTGAATTCCATCACCGTGATGAGATACGGGTCATCGTCTTGCACCTTACCCGTGGGTCCCAGTGCATGATGGGCGAGCTCTTCCATCGAGAAGTAGAGCGCGATACCCTTACGCTCACACAGACTCTCGAGGGCCGTCGCCATCGCATCGAGTTGCGGCTTCGCATCGCCATCCTGGTCGGCCACCATCACCACGACGAGATTCTTCTTATCGACGCCGCTGGCCTGATCGACTTCGACGATGTCTTCGGGCTTCACGTCCGCTGCATCCACGCCGTAGACGGTCGTGCTGTTATCGGACTCTTCGCCTTCGCTCATGATGCGGATGTTGTCGATCAACTCCTGCTGCATGAGGGCGTCGTTCGCTTGTGATTCAACAGCGACTTCCGCTTCCTTCTGGAATTCGTCTTCCTTGCGATCGTCCGCGTGCTTGTCGTAGACTTTCGCAAGCGCTTCTTGCAACTGGATGGCCAACGGGCCCTTCAGTTCCACGAGATCTTGTCGCTGCCCTTGTTCGACGGCCTCCGGGCCACGCCCTCCGGTATTCTGGCCATGCGTGAGCCAGCTGCCGGTGTGTTGCTGACCATTGCTCGTATCGAGGTAGCCGAGCATACCACCCAGCTGACCTTCGAGGGCCAGCTTCAGTAAAGATGCCATAATCGTTCCTTGAGAATATCGCCCTCTGGCGTCACACACCATGACGATCAAAAATGCCCCATATATAGCAGAGCCTCTACGAGCGGCTGCCGGCCCCGGACCATGCGTTGGTACCGCCGCTGCGCCCGAGCCGCTCCTGCGCCCTCCTGCCGCGTCCCAGCCGCCCTCTCGCCGGCCGCGCGCCCCCGATCCCGCCTCGCTAGGTTTTGTTTTTTAAGTTTTTGCTTTTAGGACTATCGAGTAGACTTACGAGTATAGTCGGTGTGCGCTGTGTCTTTGCCTTTGACTGCCAAGTCTAGGCTGTCACTAGCGAAGGCTGCTACACAGCCGTAGCGATCTAGGACAAGCTACTTGATTTTTAAAAACACCCAACCCTCTGGAAGAGCCCTTGATGTTCGGAGCAGGACCTATCCCGGTCCTGCGACTTCCTCTTGTCTTGCGTAGCAAGAGTGATACTGTATTTTTTTACTTTATCACCGTTATTCTTATGCAACAGAACAAAGCACCTTCAAGTTTAAAGATTTCTTTCTTTTCTTTGTTCTTTTTTCTCTTTCTTTTTCTTCTTTTCTTTTGTTTCTTTTTGGGGAGAGGGGGAGGAGGGCGAAGCCCTCCGAATGGGGGAGAGACCGCTTTTTCTTTATTTTCTTTTCTTCTTTTTCTTTCTCTTGTTTCTTATTTCTTTTCTTTCTTTAATCACCTGCCTATTTTTTGAGCAGGGGGTTGGGAAAGGACTCTATGCCGTCTCAGCCATATATCACTCCCCTGTCAACCAACCAAGGAATACATCGTGCGTACACCGGAATCCACCATGCACATCCGCAAACAGTTCGAGAATCAAACCACCGAGACGCTGCTGCTCACCCGTGACGAAGCGATCAAGGCACGCGATGACCTACGGGCTTTCTACGATCTGCGCTACGTGAAGGCCAATGGCCCCACGACGCCCAATCCGAAGAGCCTGCCGAGCATGGTCGGCCTGCCGTATCGCACCGAGCTCATCTACAACCGCATGCGTCACTTCGGTCGCGTCGCGGAAGAGCAGATCGGCGAGCTGGACTTCTTCATCGATGCCCTCACTGAGGAAATCATCGGTCGCTCCACCAAGTAGGGTAAACTTTACTTGATGGGTCAAGTTGTATGTCGAGTAGTAACAACCAAGGAAACGAACCGTGAGCAAAGATATCCAACCGGGCACGATTGCCTACGCAGCGCTGCCCAATTGGGTGAAGGAAGCCATCAAGAAGCAGCAAAAGGAATACGTTGAGTATTTCGAAGAGAAGTGGAAGGAAGGGCTGGATCCGATCCTCTACGATCTGCCGATCTCCGAAGACGACAAACTGCCGGACTCGATCCTGGAGCTGCTCGATATCTCGGAGCCGGGCTCGCGCTTTAAGTTCGTGCTGCAAGGCGGCCAGCGTGTGATCGGTATCGCCACGCATCTGGGTCCGGTCGCGCTGTACGAAGTCGACCTCGACACCAAGGTGCCGATGGACGAGAAGTACACGAAGTTCGCCCTGTGCAAGCTGCGCAACCTGAAGCTGCATGCGGCCGAGATCTTCTGGCAGTCGCAGTTGCTGGAACTGAATCACAAGGGTGGTGTCAGTGTCATCACCTTCATGTACGCGTTTGGCCTGAGTGCGCTGAACAACCCCGGTTCCACGCCCGAGGTGCTCAACGCGAACACCATCGATAAGAAGGTCGCACGTCTGCACGCTGCCTTCGAATCCCGTCGTAAGTAAACAACCAACTAAACGAGCTACCCAAAATCATGGCAACGACCAAAAACAAAGCAAACTCCAACGCAGGCACCGCTGCAATCGCTCAACACATCGTCGACGAGACGGCTAAGCGTGCAGCTGCCAAGAAACCCGTGGCCAAGAAGACTGCGGTGAAGAAAGCCCCGGCAGTCAAGAAGCCTGTCGCGAAAGACACCCCGCAAGATGCGGCCGTCGTCACGCGTCGTACCTCGGCCAAGAAGTCGGTCGAACAAGGCAAGGTCGTGAATGGCGTGCCGGCAGCTCTGATCGAGAAACCGGTCAAGGGTCGCAAGGAAGCCAAGCAGAAGCTGTTCGACGAAAAGGTCGCGAAGGCTCCGGCACCGGTGGTCGATCCGAAACAACCGAAGCTCCCGAACTCGGGCATCTCGGGTGCACACGCTCCGGCCAAGAAGGTGGCGGCAAAAAAGTCGACGGCGGTAAAGAGCCGCAAGCCGTCCAGCCCGAGCGCAACCACCGCGCCGAACAGCTCGACGCAATCAACGTCTTCTTCCGCACCCTCCACCGCGAAGGTTGATCCATCGCTCGCCACGGCACCGGGTACCGAGAACACGGACAAGGTCACGGCCGAGATCAAGGAACTGCTCGCACGGGCCCAGGAAGGCGGCGCTCATCTCACGCGTCACGACATCTCGCGTGTGGTGAAGCACGAAGTCAACGGCAATATCACGTCGCGTGAATGCTCCATCCACCCGATGAACTTCACGAAGGTGATCGGCGAAGCGTTCCAGCGCGCGGACGATACGTTGCAGAAGTTCCGTGTGCGTGATCGTTCGGCGATCCGTCCGTTCATCGTGTTCTTCGAGCGCTTCTGGGGCGTGATCGAAAACCGTCAGGACATCGGCCGTATCTTCAACCGCGATGCGTTCATGCAGTTCGTGGCGGAAGAATGCCCGAGCCTGCTCGAGCACGGCGAATACGTTCGCTACACGTTCACCTGCGGCACGCGCGTGGTCTTGCAACACACGTTCGCGGGTTCGGTCTTCATGGTCGTCGAAGCGAATGAATTCGTGGCGCAGCTCAAGGGCATGCCGCTGTCGGATGCCGCGACGATCGAAGAACAGGAAAAGAAGAATCCGTACGAATTCCACTTCGTGCCGGTGCTTCCGCATGCCCTCTCGGCGCTCGTGCGTTGCGACATCGACCAGCCGGGCCTCTCGCTCATGGTGCTGAACCGCGTGTTCGGTGACCCGATCGAGTACATGCTGCATCAGATCGAAAACAACCTGGCGACGCAGGTCGAAGACACGCTCGACTTCCTCGTCGACGCGGAAGCTGCCGGCGCGCGTCGCCCGAAAGCCGCCTAAGCACATCTTGTGCTAGAGCAGTTTTGAACAGATTACCTCATCAAGGATTGAGTGAAGCAATGAGCCACAAGACCGACGCGCATCATCTTCGTTTCAACGACTACAAGTTCCCGCTCGAAGACCGGGCGTTCCTCGACAAGATCGCGTTCATGAAGTACGACGGCGCGGGCAAGAGCAAGCGCCTGACCGACGCGATCCGTGAAACGCTACGTATCCTCACGGCGTTCGACGGCTTCCGTGCGAACTACTCGCTCACGACGTCGCCCTCGGACACGTCGAAGAACGCGATGAGCCTCGTGCAAGAAACCGTGACGGCCGTCGGTCAAGACGAGACGCCGTTCTTCTCGCTGCACATGCTCAATGGCCCGCTGATGTTGCCGGTGTACCTGCAACCGAAGAAGGCTGTGGAAGGCGAAGAGCCGACGAAGGCACCCGAGTTCATCGCGAGCCCGGTCGACCTCATCGGCGCGTTCGACGCGTTGTTCGGCACCGAGCGCAGCGGCGACTGGTGGTTGGGCGAAGACAGCAAGTTCCAGGTGGCTACGTTCCTGTACGAATGGCGCCGTGTGATTCTGGATCTGCCGTTCGGCTTCCATGGTCACGCCTGGAAGGACAGCCACGGTGTCGCGCACTTCTTCCTCACGCAAGCCGGTGAGCTGGAGTTCGCTGACGATCGCCTGAACCTGTACCTCGCGGTCACGCTGCCCTCGACGTTCAACGGCAAAGTGATCGAGAAGGAAAAGGAACTCTCGAAGGCTGAAGCGTGAGTTTCGCGGCTCCTTCCGAGAACGAGAGCTGGATGGCGTTCGTTCTCATCATCGGCTTACTGCTAGCGATGGTCGCAGGCATTGCCGCCGGCGTGAAGGAACAGCGTGATCGCGAAGCATTCATGCAGGCGCATGAGTGTAAGCTGATCGATGTGTCCTACACCGGCGAGCGTCGCTACTGCGGCAAGGCCTGTTGGCACGATGAGCAGCAGTACACCTACGCCTGTAATGATGGGTTCCGCACGGAGCTCCATTAAGGAATTGCAGTTCGCTCAAGGTATTGGGGCTTCGCACCTCCGACGCAGTACAGGGTTCCCCGACCCTCAGCGTAAAGCCAATGCGATCCCCGATCGGAACAATTGAAGGTAGTTGCGCTCTTCGTTCCATGAGCCGCAGTATCGCTACACCCGGGTGTAGTTGAAACGTTCTTTTACAATTTGAATCCGTTATAACGACGGCATAGACCCCGCCCTCACCGGCGGGGCTTTATGATCTTAACTTTAAAAAAGGTAAACAAATGAAGAAGAAGGGTGTTGTCGATATCGATGCCGCGAAGACTGCTTTGGCAGCCGTTCCTCCCCGTAAGGTGGTGCAGGGCTGGCTGGACAAGTATCCCACGCTCGCCCAGGAAATCCGTGACGCCAACGCAACTTGCCGCACACGCCCGTCGCTGGCCAAGGCTGTCATCGAAATCGTGCAGCGTCACACGAAGAAGCTCTATCGCCAGCCGATGAACTACGTGAACCTGACGCATCACGCGCTGGGCGCCGAAGCTTTCGCTGAGCGCTTTGGCGAGTCGTACATGGGTCCGTTCCTCGAGCGCCAGCTCGAGAAGCTGCTTGCGAAGGCTTAAGGCCAACGGCATAGAGCCCCGGGTTTCCCCGGGGCCTTATGACCGCTACTTCTTTTTTTAGCGATTGCCACCCTGGAGGGCACGGATCGTGCGGTTCCAGCGTTCGTTGTCGTTCATATACGCGACCTTGGTCCACTTCTCGCGCAGGTAGTCCTGATAGTTCTGCTCAGCATCGGCATAACCGTCAATGATCTCCTTGATGCGACCCAGGTTCTGACCACCACGCAGCTCACCCATATCGAGATCGATGATGTACGTGTTGTAGATGTACGACTTCACCGCAAACTCGACGAGCTTGCTGAAGTGATGATAGCTGCGCAACTGGATGTTGTTCAGGTTATCATCGTTGCCCACCAGACAGCGCAGGTAAGCGTTGGCGGGCATCGTCATCACGTCCCGGACCAACACCACGTTCTCGCCGATCAACTCGATACGGGCCGTCGACGTCTGCGGGATCATGCCCATGGCGTCCATCACCGCTTGACCGGCTTGGAGCATCATGTTGTTCTGTCCGTTCGCAGCCACCCCTGCCGCGCTGATACGCGACGGATCTGCGAAAGAAATATTTAGCACGCTCATGATAGAGGCACCGTTCGTACGGTTCTTCGGAATCCGGAACACAGATTCGTAGACATCGTCCCCACCGATACGGCAGCCATCGAGCAGAATCCAGATTTCGCGACCCCCCACGAGATTGGCGTCGACCATCACGCGGGGACGGATGACGAGACTCAGGATCTGCTCATCGATACTCTTTGGCGCATCTCGCCAGCGCTCCGTGCGCTTGACGAACACCGTGTGCAGCACCTGTGGAGGAATGCGATACTTGACCTCCGCAAGAGCTTTTTGAACCGGGTTCATATATCCCCCTCCTAAAAAAGAAATGGTGATATATCATCACCTTGTAGCCCTGTCAAATGATTTCCCAAAGGAGCCAGTAATGGGTCAGGTAATCGACCTCGCAACTTACCGTAGTGAGAAAGCCTGCGACGCTGCAATTCAAGGCATTCGTCAGCAGAACATGGAACTCTTCCTGAAAGGCATGGATCAGCTGGCCAAAGACGCCGATGCCCTCTCAGCGGAAGCGGACCGCATCTATGCCAAGCGCCAGCAGGAGGCAGCATGTCAGACCCCGGCCAGTACCTAGGCGAATTCCCTGTCGACATCAAGTCGCACCCGGTCTACAAGACTTACACGCAATCGGATTGGGCGATGACGTATATCGCCATGTACGGTCAGATCGATGGTGCGCACCACAAGGCGTGGGTGCTCGACCAGGTGGCCCGCATTCTGCTGGGGACGCCGGTCACCGTCACGGAAGCGCGCTGGACCAATCACAAACCGGAAGATCGGTTCTACGTCGGAGCACCGTCGATGTCCTACGTCAACTGGCGGAAGGACGTGATGGAAGCACCGATTGAAGGTACGGCCCCGGAAACCAATGATGCCGCTAACTTCGGTTGGGATGACGAAGGTGGCGAGTATTACGACGAGGGCACCCCGCCCTAACCTTGAAGGAGCAATGCAATGGTAACGCACATGGATAACCTGATGGAAAGCATCGAGAAACTGGCCAAAGAGCTGGGACTCGAAGGCTTCGATCAGTTCACGGTCACGGGCGCTGGTGGCCTGATGGTCGCCTATGGCAGCACGCTGCATGACGGTGTGTTCACGGAAGCCATCCACCGCTACACGCTCGACGGTCACGCCTTCGATCCGAACGACCTCAATAAGGACGAGCGTCGCATCTGGATCAAGAAGCTGCATGCGTGTCATCAGACGCAAATGCAGATCGCGCAGTACCTGGACATTTCCCAATCGCTGGTGTCTCGTGAACTCCGCGAACTGGGGCTCCGGTAGTTTTTTACGTGCCTCCACTCTCGTATGTGGAGGAAGCATCTCCCCAACACCAAGGAATGAAAACATGACTCACGAACGTGAATTGGGTCTCGTGCGGCTGTTCTCCTGCGGTGGTGCCGGTATCAATATCGGAAGCAAGGTCGCCGCGATGCTGACCAAGCAAACCGATCAGAACGTGTTCGCCAACCTCGACACGGTCTACCTGGACACCTCGAAGGCCAACCTGCACGCAGGCATCCCCGCTGACAAGCTTTACCTGGTCGACGGCAAGGACGGCTCGGGCGGCATTCGCGCCGAGAACTACGAGGACATCGCGCCACGCACGCGTGAGATCCTCAACCTGTTCAAGCCTGCCGATCTGAACATCGTCGTCTCCTCGGGCGGTGGTGGCACGGGCGCCGTGCTCGCTTCCTGCCTGACCTCGGAACTGCTCGGCAACGACAAGCTCACGATCGTCGTGATGGTCGGCGACGATGCCACGAAGACGTGGACCGAGAACACGCTGAAGACGATCAAGTCGTACCAGAACATCGCGATCAACACGCGCAAGAAGCCGGTGGTCATGTACTACCTGCAAAACGGCCGCGACATGAACCGTGCCGCCGTCGACGCGCGCGTGCAAGACCTCGTGTCGGCACTGCTGCTCCTGTTCTCGCGCCGCAATCGCGAACTGGACGGCATGGACCTGTACAACTGGATTAACTTCCATCGTGTCACGTCCTACTCGCCGAACCTGGTCGCGCTGTCGCTGTTCACCGACAAGGTCGATACCGATCTGAATAAGATCGGCAATCTGATCTCGATCACCACGCTGGCCGCCGACGGTCTGGATCCGACGCTCGCAAAGCGCCCGGAAATGCAGAAGGTCGGTTTCGTGGATGGTACGTTCAACGGCAAGACGCTGTCGAGCCCGTACCACTACGTGACGAGCGACGGCGTGTTCGGTGACGTCGCCAAGCATCTGAACAAGGTGCTCGACGAGTTCAAGACGGATGAAGGTGCGCGCGTTGCGCAAGCCAACATCATCGGCAAGAACGACGTTGCGACTGACACGGGCGTGGTGCTCTAACTGGTTTCGTAGGTTCGCTGACGGCATCTGGCGCACGATTATTCAAGCGCTTCGCTGGCAGCGACTTACGATCAAGTGGAACGCGTCAAGAGAGCCAACGACGGGCGTTCGTTCGGCTTTCGTCCCTCCTTTACACATGCGCCTAAAGTGGTGGCGAGATACCGCGGTCAAACGGGGACCGTATGGATCACCCCCACTGGCGAGACTTACTGTGGTAAAGGGACAATGACGCGTCTGCTTGCCAGTACCTCTTCCAACCTAAAACGAACAAATACAAGCCCGCTTATTAGTGGGTTGATCATCGCGGACTGACGGACTGCTGAGACTTGAGTTCACACCTTCCAGGCATGGGAGGCGCCGGCGCGCTTAATGTGTTCCGAATGAGAGCAGACGTTACTGATGTGTGGGAGCAGTCAAGCCGAATAAGACTTACAGCGGTGAAAGCCGCCAATACTTGCGTCGGTACGGCCAACTCATGCATCCGCTTCGCACGAGATCGTAAGGTCAGGAAGACCATTGTTGTATCTGCACACTCAGGATCGCTTTGGCGAGGTAGTGTGTAGACCGAATCACGTACTTGGCTGGTTCGGAATGTCCGCAAACGGGGTGGGCATTCCCAACTGGCTCGGCGTTAGTAGCGAAGAGACCTAATTACAAAAGCAGGTGGAACAGAAATGAAGTCGCAGAAAAAGATCATCATCATTCGCCATGCAGAAAAGCCGATACGAGAGGGCGACCAAAGGTTGTCTGCCCTGGGCCTTCATCGCGCCGAAAAGTGGAAGGAATACATCCCCCAGAACTTCGGGACACCCGACACCATTTACGCGACGGCTCCGAGCCCGCACAGCATCCGGCCGTTACAGACGATCCTGCCGCTGTTCGAATCTCTCGAAAACGCGCAACTGATCGCCTCGATCGAAGACGACAAGGCCCGCGAGTTGGGCAAGAGCTTGGTGAGCTGCCTGGATTTGGCAGACCCCATCACGCTGATCTGTTGGCATCACGGCAAGATCCCCGACCTCCTCAAGGGTCTCGGGGCCAAGCATCACGAGTATCCTGACCCGTGGCCCGAAGACGACTTCGGCACGGCCCTGGTGGTGACCTTCGATACGGGTGAGCCCGTGGTCACCAAGTTCAAGATGTAACGAGACCATCATGGCAAAGACCGCACAACAGATCGAACAAAGCGTCAAGCAAATCGTCGCCGAACAACTCGGCGTTTCCATCAGCGAAGTCAAGAACGATTCGTCGTTCGTACAAGACCTGGGCGGTGACAGCCTGGACGTGGTGGAACTCACCATGGCTGCGGAAGACGAATTCGATCTGCGTATCGAAGACGAAGACGCCGAGAAGTTCACGACGCCGCAGTCGATCATCGACTACGTCAAGAAAGCGCTGAAGATCGAAGACGAAGAACTGGCAGCCATCGTGCAATCGCGCGCGGGTGAAGCTGCTGTCGCCGTCGACATCGACTCGCTGTAACAGTTTTTCCACAAGGGCACACTCAAATGAAAAGAATCGATTTCGATCTCATCGTTAATGAGCTGCTGATTGGTCTGAAGAACGGTCAAGAAGTGGCTGAGAAGTACGGCCACATCGATACGTTCGGTCCGACCTTCTTCGGCGAATACCGCACGGTTGGTTTCAACGTGCCGCGGCAGATGGGCAAGTCCTACTGGATGGTCAAACGCATCATGGGCAACGAGAAGGCGCTCATGGTGGTGCGCGACAGCTTTCTCAGGACAGGCCTGTTGTCGGCGCACCGGTTTGACCGTGGCGAACTTGAAGAGAGCGTGAAAGCCCGCCTCATCACCGCCAATGAACTCAAGGTGCGTATCGCCGATGGTACTCTGGGCGACTTTGACGAGTTTCTGATTGACGAAGCCAGTCACTGGTTCCACTTTGCTCGTCGCGCAGTCTACGAGTACCTGTGGGACAAGAAAGCATTGAACACCACGCTGATCGTGGTGGGTTAAGTTTGGGCAGCGCGCATTCTTCGGAGGCGAAAGGCCTCTTGCGGGGACAGGTAGGTGCACTTTACGATAGCATTCGAGGCCTGACTGAATTCCCTGACCTGTACCCGCGCGGTGTACGCGCGCTGCTGCTCGCGAGAACGATCCGGAGCTTTACGGATGTACGGTTCGACTAGATTATCGATTTGTTCCTTGACGGGAATTAGCGGTTAGACTTCGAGAATGCGGCTTCTGACGATCACTGCGGTGTGGGAACTGTGGTGGACGGGCACTCATTGACCGGATCTAGTATCGCGACACCTCTCGGCGAGCGCCGGGAGTATTAGGGGCCAACTCGCTATGGCATCGTCCGCTATGCATTGACATTGCCGACGGCCTTCATCAGGCGAGATCTCGCTGGCACGGTTAGTCACGACCAATTGACTTATCACACGCGCATAAGGGCCTTGCGTAAAAGGCTAAGGGGGTGGGGCATGAAATCGCCGGCGTACGCATAAACCTGGGCCATATCTAGCCCTTTCGCAAGCTTTCCCAAGAGTAAATCTACCCTTAGTAGGGTAGCGACACTAGACCTACCGGATGAGTTGCATATATAGAGTCACTTTCGCCGATCCCCTCTGTTCGCCGCCTTTGAGCTGCATTGACATGGGAATGGGACTGCCTGGCCATAATTCCTGCAACCCTGTAGGTACGACGTCATGACGGGACCGCAACTGCTCAGCGTGGTAAGCATAGAGCAAAAACGGAGGGAGACCCCAGGATCGCTATGGCGAGGCGGGTCTCCCCCAACTCCTTCATTGGAACAATAAGAATGACAACCAAATTCGAACGTGTACTGAGCGCCGCCTTGCACAACCCGGGTCACGACTATCCGGAAGACTTTGCGCACGAGAACGGCCAGTACATGCACCACTGCATTCGTAAGGAGTGCGGGGAACAGTTCACGGGTGGCAAGTACCGGTTCATCTGCAAGAAGTGCAGTACCGCGACTCCGGGTCAAGACGTGGGACGTCCGGCAGAAATCGCTCCGGTATAAGGCAGATAGGTAGAAAAATACCGCATTGCCAAAGAGTATGTGGAGAAACACGGATTGCTGCGTGCCCGAGTGGTTGAAGGGTGACCCATGCAAAAGGGGACGTTGATGCGGCGATCACGCCGCTGAGGGCGCATGACGAGCTCTCTTTCAAGTCTCATCGTAGGTTCGAATCCTACCGGAGCGATCTGTTGTTTCGACACCGAGCCGGAATAGCTCAGCCGGTAGAGCAGCGCATTCGTAATGCGAAGGTCGGGGGTTCGATTCCTCTTTCCGGCACCACCGAGTTTCAGTTGTAGAAGTACGCCCGGGTAGCTCAGTTTGGTTAGAGCACCGTCTTGATAAGGCGGGGGTCAGTGGTTCAAGTCCACTTCTGGGTACCATCGTTTTGCTTGTAGTAGTTTGTCCGGTCCATGGTAGCTCAGTCGGTAGAGCGGCGGCCTGTTAAGCCGTAGGTCCCTGGTTCGAGCCCAGGCCGTGGAGCCAAGAATACGTAGTACGTGCAAGTCCGGCCTCTCATGGAGAGACCAAATGGTGCAAGGCGTTTGCGGATCCGCGATTACGCTCTACGTGCCATGCGGTGGTGGTTAAAGTCCATCGGGCTGTCCCGTTGTAGAAGTACTGGAGAGGTGGTAGAGTGGTCGATTGCACCGGACTCGAAATCCGGAGCTGGGCTTCGCCTGGCCGTGGGTTCGAATCCCACCCTCTCCGCCAGTAGTTTCGTAGTACGTCAGTTACCCAGGTAGCTCAGCGGTCCAGAGCACCCCGCGTTCCCCCGGTTCGAATCCGGGCTTCGCCGTCTGGCGAAGTGGTGGAGTTGGTATACACATCGGGGCGGTCGTTGGTTCGAATCCAACCCTTCGGGTACCATTTTTCGTTGTAGTCTGATTCCCAGGTAGCTCAGTCTGGTAGAGCGCCGCCAACCAGCCAGGCGAGGACCCGGCCTTTGCGCACCCGGCGGGTGCGTGATAATGGGGTCCACCACATGGCGGAGGTCGCTGGTTCAAATCCAGCCCTATGGGAACCAAGTTTCAGAAATAGCAGTTTTGTCTCGTTCGTCTAGAGGCCTAGGACACCACCCTTTCACGGTGGGTACGCGGGTTCGAATCCCGCACGGGACGCCATCAGTTTTGCAGTAAGTCAGATTCCGTGGTAGCTCAGCCTGGTTAGAGCGCCCTCGTTCCCCGGTTCGAATCCGGGCGTCCCCCCATCAATGGGGACGGTGTTGGATTACAAGAGGGAGGTCGGTGGTTCAAATCCACTCCAGCGGAACCAAGAAGTTGATTGAGGAATAGTGACAGTGTCGCTACCCCTGAATTAACTTTAAGGGTGGTACTATGTTTGTACTGGTCGCACGCATGTTTCGTAACGGTGCAGCTTGCCGTGAATACTTCCAACCGGAAGAAAAGGGAATCGTCCCCGGTGTGGTCTTTGGTCTGGATGGCGCTAAACGCGCATTGCAGTATCCGACCGAAGAAGAAGCCGTTGCCGACATTCCTCGTTTCGTTTCCATGACGGGTCACATCGCCGATTCTGTCGAAGTGGTGCCTGTCTAAGTTTTGCGGTGTTAGCGCAGCTGGTTAGCGCACCGGCCTGTCACGCCGGGGGTCACGGGTTCGAGTCCCGTACACCGCGCCAGATCAGTTTCCGTGGTAGCTCAGTTGGTAGAGCGCTCCCAGCCAAAAGCTGTGCCGGTTCGACTCCGGCGGCTGCCTTCTTGGCAGCTGTGGGTAACAAGGGAGAGGCCGGTGGTTCGAGCCCACCCCTGCGGGACCAAGATCAGGAATGGGCGAGTCGCCAAGCTGGTTAAGGCAGCGGATTTTGATTCCGCCATGCGTAGGTTCGAATCCTACCTCGTCTGCCAAGAATTTGTAAAGTTGAAACCATGTTAATGGGTCCTCCCCATCGCGTGCCGTTGACGTAAGCTCGGCAGACTCATGGTCAATCGCCCTACGTGGAGGTTTGTGGCGGCAAATGGCTTAGAGTCCCGGGCTTCGGCTCGGGCTTTATGCCGTCAAGTAATAAGTTACGCTACAGCGCAATTTTGTAGTGAGACAGGAGAATACACGTGCATAGACAGGCTGTGCTCATTCAGGATGTCCTTTCCTTCCGGGAGTACATCCAGCCGTTCCTGGGGCCTCTATACGAGCCGTGGGCCTATCAGGGATTGGTTCTCGAAAAGGCGATCGAGTTCACCATCCGTGAGCTCATCTGGCAAAACACGCAGTGCATTGTTTCGAACCATCATCAGAACAAGTGGGGCTATCGTCAACTGTTTGATCAGCTGAAGACGGTAATGATTCAACCGCCATTAGAAGCGGCGTTCCAGCATTTGATCAAGGTGCCCATCATCTACGGTGATGCGCAAATGGCTGTAGATTTGAATGGTCGTGACCTCACGATCTCGTACTACATTCCCCGTCCTCTCAGATTGATATAACCAACTAACCAAGACCATGGCCGGCCTCCTCGATTTCCTTGTTGACATTCCCTGCGTGAAGCAGATGCGGTTCGATCCGATGCCCACTGCTTCCGTATTGGAGGCAGCACTGTTTCACTACCTGATCCCGCCACCCGAGGGTTTCTATTTTCGCAACCGGGCGGAGCCGGTCATGCGCAAGGGCGAAGTCTATCATCAGCACAAACTGGTGAATGGCAAGAAGTCCAAAGAGACGTATGTGATTCAGAACTTCAACGAGATCGACAAGAACATGCCGATCATGGATCTGGATGCGAACGTGATCGTCACGCCGACCCAGTTCTCGTTGCTGGAAATGCAGCCGGCCTTACCCGTCACGGCACTCGCAATCGTCGAAGAAGCGGTGCGCGATGTGGTGGAGTCGCACGGCATGGAAGAGTATCGTCGCAAGCCGATCGAGCCGATGAAGCTCTACGGTCGCTTTTTCGATGCGCGCATCCAACACGACGAAGCGCTCAAGGAAGTCCTGGTCGACCAGATCATGGAAACCGTGAGCGGCATCCGGTCGGACGTGCGCTCGTTCTGTGGGGAGAATCCGTGGGTGATTCACTTCCTCAGGAAGCGGCACCTGGACCTGATCGTCGATAAGTCCGTCGACTGGCGCCTGATCGACTTTCACAATCGCAACGGTACCAAACTGGAGCATTATGAATAACGCAACCGGACGGGAGAGTGCAGTTCTGATTTCCCTGCGCGAGATCCATCTCGGCTTGGAGCAGACGCTGCATGCGTACCTGAACAAGACGTCGTGGCGCGCCCCCGTCACGTTGATGATGGTGTTTGGCAAGCCGAAGTTCCTCACGACGATGACAGCGGATATGAACCTCGCCACGTTGGTGATCTCCACGCTCATCGCGGAGCTGGTCACTGAGGTCGAGAGCGACATGCGCAATGCGGGACAGTTGCGCTTGACCGAGAACGTTCTGATCCAGCACTTCGTCGACGAACGCACGGCCCATGAGATCGCGGAGAATCTCTTCTCCAATGTCGTCAACACGTTGGGTGAACACCTGCCCGATCTCACCTTCAGCAATCACAAAGACTTCCGCTACGAGATGGCAGGCGATGACCTCTTGGTCTGGCGCTCGGGACTGCAACCTGCCGAATTGCAGCGGACTTATTTCGCATAAAGAGGAGAGCCAATGCGACCATTGATTATGGATGCACGGCCCCTGTTGGAAGAGTACGAGACGTACGCCCCCTTGTTTGCATTTTATCAATGGGGCTTGAAGGACCTCATCAAGGAAGCGGTCGTCACGCGCTCGTTTAACAGCCCGTACACGACGCAGTACCATTTGGGCCATACGCACCCGAAAGGCCTGGCAAACAAAGTGATGACGGACTTCGAGTTTGCACTGGATCACCACCACGACTTGTTCGGGGAGGAAACCCCAGTTGCGCTGTACAACTTAGAGTTCGCACTGAACAACATCACTGCCATTCGGTTTGTGGCCGACGCAATCGAAGATGAAGTGGATAAGTTTCTCCATTACCATCTGAGGACGCGTCTCTTCGAGATCGCTCAGGAAGGATCGGGCGAGCAGTTCCTGCCACGCTGGTCTGGCCGGGATCTTCTCATCTTCATTCGCTGCTTGAGCGAAAGGGAGCAACGACAATGGTACCCCTTCCCCGATTTGTGATCCTGGATTCGCCACCTGAGCTACGCTTGCTGCGGGCCTGGGTTGCGAATCCCTCTATGCCGACTGTGGATCTGGATGCGTTCTATGAGCGTCTGTTTGATACGGTACTCAGCCGGGACGTTTTTTATCATCATGGCCTTTATAGTTTAGCGGCCCAATTAGCTCACTCCGACGAACTCTACGGGAACAATTCACTCGAACAGATTACCCGGGATCAGTTGGAGCAGCTGATCTGTCAGGCCGGCCATGCGATCAACAATCGTTGGCAGCAGGCTAAACTTAACCATCCCAGCGGTGCGCCGCTCTACCGATTTAGAGAGTACCAAGATGACAGCGTCCTCATTTTCGAGCGAGCAGATCTTCCAAAATGCCCGGGAACTATTAGTCGTCCGCGCTAGTGAAGCTCTGAAACCGCTCGTGGACTTCATGGAGCTCCACGAGTGCGATGACGAAGAAATCCTCGAAGCGATCTTCGAAGCAATTGCCTACGAGAAAGATGCCGAAGCAGAGCTCGGCGTCTATGCGTACGACCAGCGACGCGACATGAACATGTTCAAGGAGAACTTCTTGGCGGATCGCTTCGCCGAGATGATCTACAAGTTCGGCTGCGACCTGTACCGCGAACTGAAGATGCACCGCTTGTACATGAACGGCTTCTTGCCGTATCAGTACATGAAGCGCCACGGTGACGATCTGGTGGTGCATCGCTTGGATGTGCCATCCATTCAGCATCGTGACAACGTGTTGCATGGCGATCGGTCTGGGTTTCAGTACGGCCTCGGTGTCCCTGCTTTTGCGGCTACATTGCTTGGGGCATTGAAGAAGCCCACACCGGAAGAAGACAAGCGTCTGGATGCGCTCATTCGAAAGTTCGGCGAAGTGCCGCAGTCGGGCACACCGGAGGAAGTGCTCGGACCCATGGCCCAGGCCTTCAAGGACTTTCATACGGCAACCGATCCCGTGGTGGCTGCACCGCTTACAGAACCGGATGCAGTGGAGAAGTTCCGTCAGGAAATGGAAGCCATCTTCGGGCAACTGAAGAAGACTCCGGCGCCTCAGGACTATCGGACCCAGGCTCCCCAGTCGTACATCGATGTCTGGATCCGTTGGAATGCAGCGCGTTGGCAAGCGGAGCTGGATGGCACGTATCTGTGTCAGACGGGCACGCGTACTGATGCAGAGATTGCCTGGCGCGCACTGAACGGCGATAAGATCACCGAGCAGCAGTTGGCTGAGCGACTCGATCAACGCTTCCGACTGGTGCCGGAGGAGTCCGCAAGTGCTGAGATCATCCAGCATCGAGCGGAGTTGTTGCAGGCCATCACCGACATCACGTCGAATAAGACGCCGCTGCGGTGGGGGATTGCACGCCAACCACCCAACTCCAACGTGCGTCGGTCGGTGTATCTCGCCACTCAGGTGAAAGAGGGGGAGAATGAAGCCCCCGCACAGTAACATCATCATCCCAGTCGGGGATCTTGTCTCCGATCTTCGTAGCAAACTCGCAACTTTTGACATCAAGCCTGCCGGCTTCGAAGAGATTGTCCGGCAGTGCTTCGACATTTACATGGACTGGAGCGGTGACGAGGAGCATGTTCGCCTCGTCCCGTTCTTCAATCGTATAGAAATCCCTGCGATGACGGGTGATCAGTATCAGCGTGTTTATGATGCTGTTCAGTACCATGTCCATGTGTTTGCGAAAGCGTTGTTCTCCCGGTTGATGGAGCATGGCTTTTTCCCCAAGAGTCACTCCGGCAACATGGATTACGCGTTCGCGCAATTTGTCGATAACGATGTGATGCTCCAGTACTTCAACTTCTAACGAGGTTGGACGCCTGGAGCGTCTTTATTTTTTTGCGAGTAATCATGACGTATGCTTATCAGCTCGGTCAGATTCTGAACTTTGACGTGTACCCGTCGACCGTCCTGGGCGACAACTTCCAGAACGTCACGGTTCTCAGTTTGCTCGACCCTCAGTCGGCAAACCAAGTCATCGACATCGTCGGTGCGCACGCCAGCGTGTTTCCGTATTTGCCCGCTGGTACACCGAACGATCCGACGCAGTATAACTACGTCAAGATTCGCACGGCCTCAGGACAGATCACTGCCCTGGGCATGCCCTGGATTAACGAGTCGACCATCTCGGCGACCACCAACCAAGTGATCACCGCTGTGGTCTCTGGTGTTACGGCTAGCGATGTGCAGGGTATTCAAAACGCCCTCATCGCCAACGGCTATACGCAAATCAGCGTCTCGATTACGCCGCTCACGACCACGAACGGGTCGACGTAATTCGTTTGTAATAAAGGTGTTAGGTAAAAGTTATCGCGTAGTGCCATTTCATGGCGAGTGCTGCCATGGCACTCGTACCCTACGTAATCATTGATCGTCTTTTTTGCTTGGGTGGCTTGTGGGGCGATGGTTGGGAAGTTTACGTAGGTAAGGGCGGGTGGCTCCCGTCCGGATTGCTTGCACTGTGTTCCTTGGCACTTGCATGAACCGTTGGGGAACGGGACCAAAGCCAAACAGTTTGGGTTGAGCGAGCCTCATCAGTGGTGGTGAAAACAGATGCGTTCCTTGGCGCTAATGTCCACTACCCGGAGGGCGAGCTGATCGCGCATCGCCCGAGGGTGAGGTGGCGCTCCTTAAGCTGTCTTCGGTGGGAGAGGGCTTCGGCTCTCTCCCTTCTTTTTTATGCCGTCAACTATTTTTACTCCGACGGATCATCTTACAGAGAGTGAAAGAACAAGGAACTACAAGTGTCGACGTTCGATAACCCGTTTGTCCTCCCCGTACAGCAGTACCACCGCGATCTTGATGTGTTCAACCACTACATCAAGCAAGTCGCCACGTATCTGTGCATCATGACAGGTACCGATGAAGAGACCGCGCGAGCGTTCGTCAAGCAACAACTCCGTCCGGACGGGCAGTTCCCGTTCAAGGACCCGATGGTCAAATACCTGGAGCGCAACAACGTGGGCGACCGGGTCTTGATGGAAACGACCCTGAGCCGCTACATTGGCGAGAGTATTCGTCATGACGAGATTATTGCTCCTACGTTTACCACGTACATCCCGGCGTCTCAGAAGCAGTCGCTACTGGCACTCTTCATTGACGAAAACGTTAAGGGTCGGAGTGTGGCAAAGAAAGCCATGTTCCGTGCCCGCATGGACGGGGACAAGATCCTCGAAATCCTGAAAGACAATGAGCAGACGAACCGTAAGCTATCCAACAACGCGTGCTCTGGGGCTCACGTGTCGGCCTCTACTCCGCTGTTCAACAAGACGGCACATTCAACTCTTACGTCGAATTGCCGAATTACAGCGGGTTATGGATCGGCTAACAACGAGAAGTTCCTGAACGGCAACCGGCACTACTGGTCGCCGGAAGTTGTGAAGAACGCCATCATCTCGATCATCAGCAATTCCGATTACGAAATGATCGGCGCCACCATGGCGCAGTTTGGTCTGCGTCACCCCACGGTCGAAGAGACCATGGAATGCATTCAGTACTCGACGAACCTGTACTGGCGCAACGATGCTCACATGGATCTGATCAAGGTCCTGGTCTGTAAGCTGTCGGACATCCAGCGTAGCGCGTTCGTCTATACGGGTGACCTCTATCACCTGATGCGTTTTAACAACGCCGTGGTGTATGACTTCATTCACCGTCTCTCGTCGCGGACCGCCGAAGTGCATCCGGAACCGGAAGCGGTGATCAGCAATGCGATGGAAGACCACATCGCGCTCGCCTCGCAACTGTGCCCGGGTGAGATGAAGGGCAAGAAGGTATCGGACGTGAAGGGTACGGATGCCTACGGTATCCTCGCCTCGACTGTCGCCAACATTGGTCAGACCGTGACGGACTACGGCAATCTGATCAAGGCCTTCTTTGTGACGAAGAACGTACCGTCGTCGCTTGCGAAGTTCCCGGAATCGATTCGTCGCTCGGCGCTGATGGGCGATACCGACTCGACGATTTTCACGGTGCAAGACTGGGTGATCTGGTACAACAACGGCCGCTACGGTTACGACGATCGTTCGTCGGGTGTGGCTGCGACCATGATCTTCTTGGCGGCACAAACGGTCACTCACTTGCTGGCACGTATGTCGGCGAACCTGGGCATCGAAGAGAAGCGTCTGTTCCAGGTCGCCATGAAGAACGAGTACAAGTTCGACGTGTTCGTGCCGACCCAGGTGGCCAAGCACTACTACGCCTCGATTGGCTGCCAGGAGGGTAACCTCTACGCGGCCCAGAAGGAAGAGATCAAGGGCGTGCACCTGAAGTCTTCCAATGCACCGCGTGCGGTGATGGCGAAGGCTAAAGCTATGATGATCGAAATCATGGACACGATCATGCAAGAGAAGAAGCTCTCGGTCACGAAGTACCTGAACGAGATTGCCACGCTCGAGCACGACATTTATGATTCGATCATGGTGCGCAATAGCTACGAGTATTTCCGGATGGGTCAGATCAAGACGGCAGCGTCCTACACGCTGCCTCCGGAGAAGTCGAACTACGCGCACTATCTGTTCTGGAACGACACGTTTGGCACGAAGTATGGTCAGATGCCGGAACCGCCCTGGTCGTCGGTGAAGATCAGCGTGGACATGGATAGCCCGACCAAGGTGAAGGCGTGGCTGGCGAAGATGGAAGATCGTGACCTGGCTGAGAAGATTGCAGCCTGGCTGGTGAAGTTCGGCAAGAAGGCCATCACCACGTTCCACGTGCCGGAACAGATCATCCAATCGATTGGGATCCCGAAAGAGATCCTGGAGCGAGTGGACGTGCGCAAGATTCAGATCGATACGGTCAATGTGTTCTACATCTTGCTCGAATCGCTCGGCGTGTACGTTCACACGGACAAGAGTCTGCAACTGGTGAGCGACTACTATGAAGGGAATAAAGAAGCCGCTTAGAGCGGCAATCGGGGCGTCCTTGGTGGCGTTCGCGGTGAAGGTCATTGAGATCACACCGCGTCGCTACCTGGACGTGTTTGGCTACGGCTGGGTACGCCGTCGGGGGTAGGAAATGCAGTGGCAATGTTACGCAGCTGTGATCGTCTTTGTTTTGTTGATGCTGCACATCTTCGGGTTCTTCAAAGTGTTCCCGATTGTGCTGGATCAAAAGAACCGCATGTTGCGCGCAGGTTTCGGTCTGCATGACGGCAAGTGGTTTGCACGCGTGGACCTGTGGTTCATGGGGTTCCGCTTTACTCGATAGCGACTTGAGTCGCAGATGCCATACGGGGTGTTGCACTTGGACCGACTAACTAACAGTAAGAAGGATGAGTGATGCACTACGCAGTTGGTGTAGGTATTTGGGTTGGGCTTCTGGCAATCGCTGTGGTGTACCGCGGCTATCGAACGAGGAACCGGCCCGCGACGGACTAAAAACTAACAACTCGGCATAAAGCCCGGCTGAGGCCGGGCGATGGAGATCAGATGAAAACGCTTTACAGCCTGCGGAAGCGGGCAGCTTTCGAAGACGAACCTATCGACACGAGCAAGCTCCGTGAAGACTGTACGGCGCAGCTCATCCAGCTCATCAAGCAGGGTCCGGTCGAAGACGGCAACATTCTCTGCAAGAGTCACCGCGACTCGCTCATCGAAGCGGGCTTCGCAGCCAAGGTCATCGTCAACCAGGAAGAAGCTGGTACGTGCGCAACCTACTACGGCCGCATGCTCTTCAACCAACTGATGGATGTCTCGGGCTTCAAGGACGGTCTGAAGAAGCTCGAAGAACTGGGCGGTACGCGCGGTCTGTACGAAACGCTCAAAGCCCAGAGTGCTCCGGAGGAAGTGTGCGACGCGCGTCCTTGCAGTTCAAACTGAAGAACCCGTCCCTGATTACCCTGTTGCTCAGCCAGATTCTAGCGGACTCCGTGGGAGCCGCCATTGCCTGGTATAACCACAAGGATATCAGCGACGGGACCACCTTCGGTCTAGCCGTCTGGTGTGTGCTTTGCCTGTTTTACATCATCGCCCAGCAATTCGAGTGATGGCCTGCTATCCAGTTAAGGGTTCGCCTTTTCCTGGATAGCGGTCATTTCCCTTATGACGTCTCCATGCATATCGGGCGGCATGACGCCTTCAAAGATCCGCATGTTGCGCCACAAGAGGAAGGTGCGGTTCACGCGATCCACATCTGCTTGGTTCTTTGTCTGTGGGGTGCGGTGTGCTTGCTCCACCACAAAGTCCAGTGCAGGAAAGCGCGCAATGGCCAACGCCCACATGACTTGACGCGTCGGTGCCATATCCGGCACGTGCATCACCTTCTCCATGTTCTCGCGAATCGCAGCTGGAACGTTCTGGAGAGTGCCGACGAAGTTCTTCTCTTGACGACGCAGGTTATCCAGCACGGCCCGGTAGCATTGATCGACCTTCGGGTCGTAGCTGATCTGGGCAAACGGATGACGCTTCATCGACTGGCCGACGGGTTCCCCATGACTCAGCTTCTGAATCCGGTTAAAGAGCGCCTGATCCAGATGACTGAAGAGCATGTTGGGCAACACGTACATGTGCACGAACATCGTGTCGGGTCGCGTATCCAGATCGTGGTCTTCCATCCAGTACGCTTGACGGAACCAGTAGTACTGACACATCAAGAGCGGGATGTTGATTGCAATCACCGCTACACCTGACTCCGTGGTGTTACGCTGCGCATCGGGCAGGTTCAGATACAGATCGCTCTTGGCATGACGCAGTACCCGCACGGCCTGCACGTTCTGCCATTCTTTCTGCACCTTGTTGTAATCGAACTCACCCGTGTGAGCGATGATGATCTCTCGACTGCCAGGACCGTAGAACACACCGTCCCAAACCTGCCCCTTGTAAAGTGAGGAGGTTAATTTTAACAACATCGCGAGATCTAATGCAGAGGCGTCTGCCAGTTCGAAATAGCGATCGTACCCTACTGAAAAGGGAATATCCATGGACTGGATGATTTTCACTAGGAGATGATCACTCTTAACCGCTTGGGGGTTGCCGCGGTAGTAGTTGACGATCTGGGCGACGTTGGCTCGCAAGCCTTGTTTGACGTAGGGCCACAGCGCCGGAATCTGGACGCCAGTTTGTGCCTTCGGTTCCAGATTAAACAATGCGTGCATGGCGCTGTTCCGATTAGAAAAATGAGGACATAAAATTGAAGACCGTCGAAGAACATAACGCTGAGCAAGAAGCCATTGCGGCCGCAAAGCGTGCACGGGCAGAGCCGCGGGATCCTGACCCCTGTCAAGACTCACCGGAGCCGAGTGGGGGATCGCGCTACAAGCGCGGTCGTCGTTGGTGGGAACAATCGAGGTGGGAGCGTAAGCGATGACTGCAACGACGATTGAAGCAGCCCGTGGGGAACTGGCTCGCTATGCCGATCTCGAGAAAGGCTGGGATCTGGATCAGGGTGTACCGCCCCGTAAGGAACATGTGGCGATCGCTCAGAAGTTTCTCGAGGCTCTGCCTAAAGACTTCAGTGCTCCGACGCCGATGCTTGGTGCGAATGGTACCATCGGCTTTTACTGGTACGAGCGGCCGTTCTTTCTCGACGTCGAAATCGAGCAGGACGATAGCCTCTCCGTGTATATCCGGCATGGCAACTACACCGACCAGGATCCGCGTAACAAGTGGTATCCGAAGGTGTCGCTCGAAGAGTTCGTGTCGATCTACGTGTCGAACGTGGACTTCTGGATCATGGAGCAGAACGGCGTCACGGGGAAGATGAAGTGAAACCTGTCTTCGATCCCAAGTGGTTGCCGGAACTGAAAGAGGTCCAAGTGCCCGCCATCGTGGTGGGTGCTGACCATCACCACAGTCTGCTTGACGATATCCGGCGCATGAATCGGGACCATCCCGTCATGGAGCCGTTACTGATCGAGCCACCGACCAGTATCTTCACAGGTGCGACGTCGACGTTCGGCACTCCCAACGGAATGACCATCACGGCCATTCTGAAAGACATGGATTTCTCGGAGTTTGCAGCACCGGACTCCAAGAGCGTCGTCAATAAGGCCTTGCGCAAAAAGCGCGATGCCAACAAAGCGTCCCAGAATGCCAAGGGTCGCAAGTGGTGGGAGCACCGGTGATGTTTGACAAACGACACTATCGCAACCACCCCGAGTTCAAAGACTCGCTCCTCAGCGAAGAGGAAGCGATGGCAAAAGCCGACGTACCCGAGGCACAGGAAGACGTGCGCAAACGCGCCCGCAACCTTGGGAACAAGAAGACCAAGAATGCCTCCGGGCGTAGATGGTGGGATCAACGATGACGCATCCGAATATCTGGTGGCCGGTCATCTTTACGATCGCGGCTTTTCTCTTTCCGTTTCTTTGGCCGAACAAGGACAAGTTCACGCTGGATAAAGGCGCCTGGTGGTTCATGGGCTGCTGGTTCTACGGCCTGATCGCAACCCTCGTGGTGTGGATCGTCTTCGCAGTCTGGCTCTCGCATTGGGGGCACTGATGGGCATGGCGACTCCAGGACCAGTGACCTACGTCGTCTGGACCCTGAACGGCAAAGAAGTCCATCGTGAGCCTCTGACGACTCACGGCTTTGGTGACCTGTACAAGAAGCTGGCGATTTTGCACGGTGCTCCGAAAGACATGGTCGTGACGTACGAAACAGTGGACCCGATGGATTTCCGCCCTCGTGCGGAGCGCCGAGGGAATAAAAGAAAAAAGACCTACGGGCCTAATCGTAAGTGGTGGAATAACCGATGACGCTTCTTTACATGAACGGCTTTGACGCCCTCGCGGATGGCAAGTCCGTGGGCTTTGTCATGGGGCGCAACACAGGCAAGAGCCTAAACACGACCGAGCTATTGGAAGGCCTGGTCAATGACTTCGATGGCGATGTCGTGCTCAACGCCGCAGAGACTGTCGATATCAAGAGCGTGGAGCAACCGACGTTCACCTGGAACGAGCGCTACTATCCGATGGCTGATCCGATCCGCAACTACTTCACGAACTTCTGGCAGTTCATGAATGGCGTGATGGGCGAAGCGAAGCCGCCTGGCTTTCCCAAGATCACGCGTCTCGAGATGGGCAATGGTTTCGGCCATCAGCTGCGCCGCCGCGCTCGGATTCTTGAGCCGTGGAATCCGGTAACGATGCGACCGCCTCGCCGTTTCTGGATTCCGGCCAAACGCTACGCTGGGATCAACGCGTACAACTTGCCGGAGCTAAAGTATCTGAATGTTCCGAAGTGTGCGGATTGGTCGCGCTATGCGTACAACGGTCACATCTCCAACTTCCGCATCCGCTGGAAGGGCGGCCTGGTGTTTGAACTCCCGGCCGATGAAACGGGATTCTACGGCACGTACACGATCACCTATCCGATCCATAGCGGTTGGATGAATGGTGGCGAGCGTACGCTGCGAGCATCTGAACGTCGTGCACGGTACTCCAGCACGATGGATGGCAACGGGAAGCCTCGTCTCAAGAAGCGATAAGTGATGCGGTAAAAAAATAACTGCACCACCCTTATCTTATAGAAGGAATGAAACACTTCCTTTCCTGACTACGAGCGTGAGTTCGGGGTCAGCAAAAACACCCCGTAATTCCCTTTGTTTGTTTTTGCAGTCTGTTTCACCCAAGCGAGTTCGCGCAGGAGTGGGTGTGATCCAATCGAAAAATGGACACATATCACTATCTTGACACTGTAGCAAGAGTATAGTGTTTCGCGCGATCATTAACTCAGTTTAAACGAGAAGGAAACGAAATCATGGCAGTGAAATCCGAAGACAACGGCCAGTCGCAAACGACGATGGGTGCAGCATTCGCTGGCGCCCAGCAACGCCAGGACGCTGGCACGCAAGGCGGCTATCAGCAAGCCCCGCGCGGTCAGCATCGTCAGCGCCTCGCTGACTTCTGGTCGGCCAACCCGAACGCCATGTCGCGCTCGCCGGAAAGCGATATCATCAGCACCCTCAACGCGGCCCTGAAGGGCGTGTACGAGGAAGCGGTGCGTAGCGAGTACGACGTGACGCTCATCCCCATCGACCTCGATCAGACCCGCACTCTGGAAAAGTCGGCGATCGTCGTTGCAGTGTCGAACAAGAACGCGAAGGAACTCGGCGTGGCGTACCACACCCTGATCCTCGACGGCTCGAGCGAACCGATCCAGTCGCAAATGCAGCAGATCGGCAACAACCAGATCGAAGTCACGCGCACCACGGGCGACGTGTACACGCCGGTCTTCCAGAACGAAGTTCGCGAATGGGTGTCGCGCGCCTTCCCGGGCCTGGCACTGCATCCGGTTGACGCTGAAGTCGTGCCGAGCACGTTCGACGTGACGAACAAGAAGCGCCTGTACAACCTGGCGGCGAACGCCGTGCTCGCAGGTTCGACGGAACTCGCTCGTCTGGCCGGCTTCCCGGACATCGAGCTGGGCAACATCGAGCAGGACAACACGCTGACGGTTCAGTCGTCGTTCAACAACGCACCGACCGAAGACATCGTCGGCTCGCCGATCCGCTCGGACATCGTCATCGACTTCCGTATCGGCGGCCAGCCGGTGCCGGGTCAGCAAGGTGTCACGTCGCGCGTGAAGACGCTCGCTCGCGTGGCTGGCTACATGGACCTCGTGTGGGCCCCGGCCATCTCGCAAGCTCAGGCGTTCAACGCATGGGTGCCGCAAGTTCAGCAACAGCAGTCGCCGGACGCGTACAAGAAGTACGTGCCGCGTTTCGTGATCACCGATCTCGACTCGCAGAACGTGCTGTCGATCCGCGCTCAGCTGCTCGCACTGGTCACGGCGTTCACGCTGCGTGAACAGAACGGCTGGGTCGAAGCGTTCCGTCCGTCGCCGGTCGTGCAAGACGGTATCGACTGGAAGGACATCGGCGCCGTCGGCATCGAAGCGAACTTCGAAGGCAACACCACGGGCTTCGGCTCGCGCATCGACACGAAGTCGGACGCATTCCAGCGTACGAACAACATGCAGGGCGACTTCCTCCTGCGTCTGGTGGCATCGGTGTTCCAGCCGAAGCTGCTCCTGTCGATGGACATCCCCGAAGCAGGCCCGACGACCTGGATCTCCAGCGTCTTCGCCGCAGCCGGCGAGCAGTCGAACGCAGCAAGCGCAGCAGCGTCGCAGTACATCTACGACGAAGCGAACAAGCTGACGAACGGCCGCCTGTCGAACTACCTGGCACCGGGCACGCGCATCATCATCGATGAAAACAACCGCATCCACCTGGGTTACTTCATCGGTCGTGACGGTCTGAAGCACGACCTGCGCGAAGTCGATTACCTGGCCGTGCTGAACATGGTCGGCGATCGCGATCCGGAACTGGCGCGCGAATGGTCGGATTCGTACGCACTCACGGGCATCCCGCTCGAAGTGCGCCTGGCCAAGCGCAAGCAGATCATCGAGGGCATCCTCGGCAAGCAGAACGTTCACATCGAAGGCTTCGCGCGTCGCGTGACTTTCGAGCCGGACTTCGTCAACGCTCTCACGCAAGCCGTGAAGGACGTCGGCCTGCAAGTGCGTACGATCGCTCCGTACGCGGATCTGCAAAGCTACGAACGTGCGGTCAACCCGTACGTCGCGCACGCTGCGCTGGACACCATGGGCTACAACTCGGGCGTGTTCAACCGCGGCTACCAGGGCCAGCCGCAAGGCAACTTCGGCAACCGTTCGGGCTTCAGCCGCTGGGGTTAATCAGCGACCAGCTGAACTGATGTAGTCTGAGATCGGGAGAGGGCTTCGGTCCTCTCCCTGTCTTTTTATGCCGTTTTCTTTTTAGGACGGCTCAGACATATATCACTACTTAGATGGCGTAATAGAATTGCAGGACAAAAATTACCAACCCTAGCCATCTTCTGTAGTACAAACCCCAAGCGAACTGACAACCAACCCGAACTAACAAGGAGAGTCAAGTGGGTGTCTATATGCGGATTCGAGACCACGACGCGGTCTTCAATCAGTATCTCTCCAAAGATCCAATCATCATCAACGACCTGTCCAATGTAACGGAACAGGAACGCGAACACAATGACGGTCTGATCTTCACCAAGTACGATCTGATCAATTCGGATCTGCTCTCGAATATCCCGTCGTGTGAATGCGGTGCCACCATCGGTGCGGATAAGCTCGGCGACGACTTCATTCCGGCCGTGGTTTGTCCGGAGTGTAATACGCCGGTGCGTGCACTGCATGAAGGTGACCTCGAGCCGCTCATCTGGGTGCGTGCACCTAAGGGCGTTCGTGAATCGGCCCCTGGAGGTAAGGGACTGATCAATCCGATCATCTGGACGATGCTCTCGGATCAGAAGGGCTTTGAGAAAGGCTCGTTCGATGTGATGCGCTGGATCTGCGACACGACTTACCGACCACAGGGTATCAAGGAACCCCCGGTCATTGACATTCTGCGCAGTGAAAATCTGCCACGAGGGTATAACAACTTCGTGCGGAACTTCGACGAGATCATGCATTTCATGTTCAACTTGAAGTACTACCGCAAGAAGCTCGAGCCGCTTAAGCGTCTCATCGCAGAAAACCGCGATCGCATCTTCAGCGAGTATCTGCCACTCCCCAACCGGTCGATCCTCGTGCTGGAAGAAACGAGCATGGGCACGTATGTGGATGCCACTGCGCCTGTAGCCGTGAATGCGATTCGCCTGATGGTCGGCATCGATAGCCCGCTTTCGATTCACTCGGAGCGCGTACGCGAGAACCGCACCATCAAGATGATCTCGGAAACGTCGACGTTCTACGACGAATACGAGCGCAACGTTCTGGCAAAGAAGGAAGGCACGTTCCGTAAGCACGTCTACGGCACGCGTTCGCACTTCAGCTTCCGTGCAGTGATTTCCTCGCTCACGGCCGCGCACCGCTATGACGAAGTCCACATCCCGTGGGGTATCGGCATTGCGTCGCTCGAGTTGCACATCAAGAAGCTGCTCATGCGAGACGGCATGACGCCGTGGGAAGCGGACGCTTACATCGCAGCGCATACGGCGAAATACTGTCCGCGCCTCGATGCGATCTTCCAGGAACTCATCGCTCGCGCACCGAGTGGCAAAGGCATCTGCATCACGCTGCAACGTAATCCGTCGCTGGGTCGTGCATCGTGCCAGACGGTGTACGTCACGAAGGTGAAGACCGACGTGAATATCCCGACGATCTCGATGTCGATTCTGATCGTCAAGGGCTTCAATGCCGACTTCGATGGCGATCAGCTGAACTGTACTCTTGCGCTGGACATGGTCATTGAAGAAGATCTGTCTCGACTTGCTCCCCACATGTCGACCTTCGATATGAACGCCCCGCGCACGGTTTCGAAGAATCTGTCCATGCCGAACACCGCGATCTCGACCATCAGCAACTGGATGGGCTGGACGCAACCGGAAGAAGCCGATCCGGAAGTGCTGCGTCGCATGGCACTGATTCCCGAAGCCGCCTAATCGAACCAAGGAGCGATTATGGAAACGATTCCGATGGAAAACCCCCAGGTCAGCGAAGATGGGCTGCTGCTCGATCCGAAGGTACTCGAGAAGTTCAACTTCAAGAAGTACAACCCGCACGCCATCGAGTTCGGCACCACTCAATTCCCGTTGAACGTTTACGGGGGTTAAGATGGCACTGGTAATTACCGGTGACGCCAACGCTTATAATGCACTGGTGTATGGAACCGATCGACATCCCGGAACCATGCAGTATTTGCAGAATCAGCTGGCGTCGTTCAGCATGGGTGCACTCACGGACTTCGGTAAGCAGTTTCTGAGCAGTGCCCAGTCGATCTACGACTCGTTCAATAGCTCGGAAGCAATGCGAGCCGCACGAGCCGCGATTCGACGCTTCGATGCGATGTTCCTGCCGGATCGGATTCAGTACATCGAGAAGCTGAGCCACTTGCAGAATGCGCCTCCCGTGATGCAGCGGTGGGTCATGACGCACCCGGGCACTCGTGATCTTTATCACAAGCAGCTGATCGACGGTTACTCCGATACGTACGTCGACAACTACTGGGGTCGCAAGGAACTCGAACACTACGACTGGCGTCTGCTGCACAACGGCGTGATGCAAGAAGTAAAGACTGACGACTTCGATGGCCACGTGACCTATCACTTCCTCGCGGAAGTTGAAGAGGGTGATCGGGAGCCGACGATGGACGAAAAGTCGGACGTGTTCAATACCTGGGACGTGCAACAAATCCACATCGATCAGGGTGTGGAGGACTTCACGTCGAAGGCCGGCAACAAACGTTAAAGGCTGTTGGGAGGAGAAGCACGACAGCTGTAAGGTGGGGGCTACGGCCCCCGCTTTCTATGCCATCTTCTTTTTGGTCGTGATTTTATGTCCACGACTAAACATGTGAGAGGCGCATGGCAACTGTCACGCCAGTACCAACCCTGTCTGTCGGCGGCTGGATTGTGACCCCCCAGCAGAAAGCCGACTTTCTCATGGCTCATTTCTATGAGTCCATGAACAATCAGACCTACACGTTTCAGGGTCAGATTTCATCGATCACGTATCTCATCGAACAGAACTCGGGCAACATGCCGAAGACGTGCGATGCGATCCGTACATGCCTGGAGCAGTTCCTAGGCCGTTACTACCAGTCTGCTATTGTGCAGGTTACGAGTGATGACGTGACCTCTGGTAATCAGAGCAGTGAGATCACCCTCACTGTCTACATCAGTGTGAAGGAAGCGGGCACGGTCTACGCTTTCACGCAGTTGATCTCCATGGCCGATTCGAAGTTCTTGAAGGCAGTACGCATCAATAACACTGGGTCGACTTCGAACAACACGATCTTGCAACAACTGACAACGTAGAAAAGAACATGACGAATCTGCATCAAGTGCATCAGCCGAGCACGGAACCGCCCTATCAGGATCCCGACCGTCCCAATGGCATTGCGTCGCCCGATGCGGCTGCGCCCGCCTGGTTCCAGGAAAGCATCGAAAAGGTCACGAAGGCGATCTTCGATGTGGTGCACTTCAGCCAGCACGAATACCTCGATCGCCGCCGTCTGCCGCATGCGATCAAGATGAGCGAAGTGCTCACCAAGCCGCAGCTGCTGCCCACGAAGGCGGTGCTCGTGCAAACCGTGTTCCCGATCGCCAGCGAGAACTGCTTCGTCGTGTACTACACGCCGGTGCTCGCCGACAACCAGGACCCGTACAAGCCGATCACGGGCGAACCCGAGATCCTCGACTACAATCTCTTTGCCTATCGTGAAGGTGTCTTCACGGCCGCGAAGAACGTGCCGCAGCATCTGACGCCGATGATTCAGAACGAACTGAAGCGTCAAGCGAAAGCCCTCGGCATTCGCAACGTGCAGTTCCTGTACTTCACGATCATGCAGCCGCAACATCCGGAAGCCTACGACGATCCGCACGGTTTCAATAAGGCGCCCAATGCGCCGGCCGCAGCCGCTGCTGTGGAAATGCCGAGCGAAGTCGTGATGCCGACGGAAGTCGCTTAAGGAGCCAGAATGTCTGGTAACTATCAGAACTGGCGTGAAGCCCACGCCAAAGCCGTGGCGGGTCACGATGAGGGGAAAAGCGAGTACATCAACGATGTCTCGCGCATCCTCACGGATATCGCCAAGGATGACGTCGCGCGTTTGCCGGAAGATCAGTTCCGCGAGATCTTCCTGCCGCTCTTTACGAAGTACTTCGCCAAGCTGCTCAAGCTCACGCCTGAAGAAAAGGCTGCGCCCCTGCCGCATCAGGTAGGGATCGCTGACTGGATCTCGATTGCCGGCACGCCTTACAAGGACGTGGATGTGTTCGATCCGCGCACCGGTCAAGTCCTCTTCACGTGTCCCGCGCTTTTCGACTACAAGGGCATTAATCCTGTACGCAATGCTGCGGACCGGGAGAACATGCCGGTGGCCGAGATTGCGGCCATGGCGGAAAAGCTGCGCCTGGTTCACCCCAAGGCCAGCGAACGCTATCTTGTGCAGGAGCTCAGCAAACGCTCGCTCTTTGTCAATAGCGGTGCAAAACTGGCGGATACGGTGATGCGCTGGAACGAGGTTTTCAAGCGGTATGGACGCACGCTCGCCATCCCGGGAGCTACCGTAAATACTTCCGCAACACCGTCATCTTCTGTGGGGCAGCAGCAACAAACGCAGCCTAGCCCATCCATGGAAGCGGACTATGAAGACTTCTGAACTCAAAGTCGCGTCGATCAGTGATGTTCACTTGGGTGCCAAGCGCACCCCGACTCGCGGCATTCTCCAGAACCTGAGAGCGGCTTTCCCCGATAACGAGGAAACCGCCGCCCTGGATCTGATCTGTTTCGTGGGGGATGTCTTTGACACCCTCCTGTCCTTGAATCACGAGGACCTGGTGGAGATTAAGATTTGGATTGCGGAGATTTTGCGGTTGTGCGTTAAGCACGACATCAAGATCTACGTGCTCGAAGGCACCCCGTCACATGACTGGTGGCAATCCCAACTCTTCGTCACCATCAATCAAATTGCAGACATTGGCGCCAATCTCCTTTACGTTAAAGACATTTCCGTTGAGTACGATCCCGACCTGGATATCTGGGTTGGGTTCGTACCCGATGAAAGTGCGCCGACAACCGAACAAACTCTCAGCCAGATCCATACTCTGCTCCAGACGAAAGGGCTGGATAAAGTCGATCTGATGTTCATGCACGGCCAGTTCGAGTATCAGCTGCCGCCGCACATCACGGCTCAGAAGCATGATTCGCAAGCGTATCTCGCGATTACTCGGTATGTGATCTTTATTGGTCACGTGCACATCCACTCGAGTTTTGAGCGGATCTTCGCACAAGGGTCATTTGATCGACTCTCGCACGGAGAAGAGGAACCCAAGGGTCACTTGCGCGCCACGCTCTTTGCCGATGGCACTTACGAGATGACGTTCGTTGAGAATCTCGGCGCAAAGAAGTACGTGACGATTTACTGTTACGGGATGTCTGTGGAAGAGGCGCTCATTGAAATCGAGCGCAAGGTGCGCAACCTGCCGTTTGATTCTGCGGTGCGCCTGGAAGCCAATTACGACCACCCGCTCTTTGCGGACATGGACGTGTTGATCCGGGAGTATCCGTCGTTCACGTGGACCAAGAATCCCAAAGAACGCGATAAGCCGGAAGCTGAAGAGTTGGTGGACGATGAGACCACGTATGTGGCGATCAACATCAATTCGGAGAACATCACCAAACTCCTCATGGAGCGGTTGGCCGCGATGGGGTTGGATGCCGAGCTTCTCGTCATAGCCGAAAAGAAAATCAACGAGGTGAAATAGGCATGAGCGAACCGATCAGTCTGTGCGCCTGCATGGGTCCCATCAAAGGCGAACCCATGTGCCCCTGCCGGATGAAGGCAGCGGGGTTGCGGACGTCTGAGGATTACGAGTGGACGCCCGAAGAGAAGGAAGCATTCCGAAAGGCCCTCGAGCCCTTCTGTCAACAAAACCGTGAAAACAATGAGGTGAAATGATGAACCTGTTCAGCGAAGGGATTGCGGAGCGAGCGGTTGGACAATATCCACTCTCAATTGCGACGTCCCTTGCGCTGGAGGGGCTCGCGGGGATTTACGAAGATCGTCCGGAATCCCCGGCACCCATTCTGAAGTACGATGCGTTGTGGGTGAACCTGCGTACGCTCTTTCGTAACTTCATCGGTGCCCTGGAGAAGTCACTCGCGGAGATGATGGATCCAGTGGAAGCAGCGGAAACCGTCTCGCAAGAGATGGAGCACCTCACCGAGATTGTGCGGGACCTCAATCCGCGCTGCACCGTGCACTTCTACGTAAGCAATTACGAAGGCATGGAGACGACGTACCGTCGGGCGACCATTCGCCGGGATAACACGCAAAAGCAAAAGGCGTTTACGATCCTTCAAACGCACGCGATGGAGGCCCTCCTTCACAAGCACAAGGGCGATGACAATCTGTCGGTCTTCAAGCGCAAGCTGGAGTTCTACAAGGCGGACTTGCCTGTCGTGTGCATTCTTACGCATTTCGCGTATGATCTGCTCTCGGCGAAGATCTTTAAGCGCATGGACCTCATTGAGTCCCACACGGGCATCATCAAGCCCAAGGCGCTGTGGTACACGAAGTTCTATCAGGGCCGAGAACTGGTCATGATCCCGTTTCGGGAGGACATGCTCCAGGTGTTCGGGGATAACGAAACGTTCCATCCGATGGACAACAAGTTACGCAAGGAGCTCGTCGAGATCGCGAAGCAATACAACTGGTCCCAAGTCACAACAACCGATCGGATTCGGTACTCGATTGACGCCATGAAGAACCATTGGGCGTCTGACATCCTGAAAGAAATCATTACCGGTCAGTAAATAAAATTGCTGGCATTTTTTATCTAAACAAGTCATTCTTTGGATAGAAACATCTCTCCACCCAAGGACTGACTACAACACCTCTAAGAGCACTATCATGGCCGATAACAACTTCCGTGCGCCCCCGCGTCCCAAGAACGCCCTCGACAATCGTCGTCTCCATTTGCTGACGCCGTGCCCGACGGCACCCGGCAAGACCAGCCAATTGTCGATTGGCGTGTTCATCAAGGAAAAGTTCGGCGAGCCCTTCGTTCGCATCACGGTCGCCACGCGTGACCCGGAAGATCAGGGCGAACGCAATGGCTACGGCAAGATCACGGCCGAGTTCGATCCGCCCGTCTTCTACGCGCTGCTCGAAAAGCTCGACCGCATCGCCAAGGGCCCGGCGGGTACCGAGGACAAGATCAAGTGGGAAGTGAAGGAAATCACCTTCATGAACGGTCGCCGCAGCGACGGTCCGATGCCGGTCGCAGAAGTGCACTTCGGCAAGGACGTCGACGGTATCGTCTGGCTGTCGGTGCTCAAGCCGAATCGTCCGCGCATCAAGTTCTCGTTCGGCATCACGGACTTCCACAACCTCGTTCACAAGTCGGGCGAGCAAGTCAGCAAGAGCGAATGCTCGGAAATCTTCGCGCTGGGCTGGACGAACACGCTGCGCTCGGTGCTGCCGCACTTCATCATCCACAACTACAAGGACATCCCGTGGGATCCGACTGGTGGTAAGGGTGGCCAAGGCGGTGGCCAAGGTGGCGGCCAGCGCCAGTGGAACAACAACGGCGGTGGCAATGGCGGCGGTTCGCGCCAGGTCGAGACCTCGACGACCACGTCGGACGACGACATCCCCTGGTAAGCTGATGTAGGCTGACCAGAGAGAGTGAAGGAGTAGTATCCGCGGGGAGAGTCAAGGGCTCCCCGCGGCCGCAGTAGAGAACGAAGTTGGTAAAACGAATGAACAAGGAAATGGCGATATATTACTTCCTTGTTGAAGCAACAACAATGATAGTTCCTTTTTAGGAGGTCCCCAATTGGAACTGCGAATTAGTAACATAAGTCTCTCGGATTCCAGTCGGTCAGAAGTCACCCTGCATCATCGTGGTCGCACTATCGATTTCAACATCAGCGACTACAAGAACATCATCGCCAAGCTCGAACACGATGTCTTCGGCGAGATCAATCAATACTGGGCGCGTCTCCCCATGGACGTGCAAGACCAGATCTTCGCTCTCTACGAGCAAATCAAAAACGTCTTCCGCGATTACCCGAGCAACGAGCAGCTGATGCACAGCCTGTTCAACCTCGTGGCGCAACTCTCCGATTTCCATCCGCTTGACTCCATCAAGCATTGGATGGATTTCTACGGGCAGATCTTCTTGCCGCCCGATCTGAAAGAAGTCTTCGTGCAGTACCAAATGCCGGGTTCGGCAGACGGGACCTATCTGCGCGAGGATTACGTGTGGCTCGTCGGGCTCTCGATTGCCCTGCGTCCGCTCTTGCCGGTGTGGGGCGAATTCATCGCCTACATCAAGGAAGACTTCGGTCCGAATTGGAAAGAGTACTACGCGTTCCAGTTGCTTGCGCGCAGTCAACTCTCGAAGTCGGCGCCGATGGATCGTCTGCGTCTGTATGTACGCGCCCAACTGTCCAGCGATAAAAAGGTGGACATCAGCAACTCCGGTCACATCCTGCATGGTGGGGTGTCGGTCGAAGATTATCCGGAATGGATGATGGGCTTGGTGCTGGTGCGTAAGTTGATCATCAGCGATGTGAAGGGTCTTCAGCCGAAGGCTCACCTCGCCTCGCAGATGTTTAGCTTCATCAAGCACAAGACGAAGCAACGCAGCGACAATGGCTTTAGCCAGATCGTGCGGGAAAAGAAAGTCGAAGGCGCCGCTGCTTCGGATGACAATCAGCAATCGAAACTCGAAAGCTGCAAGGTCAAGTCCGACATCGCCGAAGGCAAGATCGCCCCGTTCCTCTTTGCAGCGCGCGAAATGCGACGCATCGCACTGACGATCTGTCCGGACCTGCCGCTCGACGTGCTCGAAGCGTCTTACGAATCGGTCAAGCAATTGGCCTCGGTTCCGCCGACCAAGCAGCAAGAAGTGCTGACGATGTATGTGCTGAACTACAGCGGCCCGAATCGCCCGACGAATCCGGCAGGCTTCCCGTCGTGGATGCGTGTCTATCGCGGTCAGATGCGCCCGCAGGCTCTGCACTACTTCTACAAGAACTCGAAGCTCGAAGCCGTGGCGGTTGCGCAAGCAATCTACTGGCACAAGGGTTATCCGGAACTGGCAGCGCTGGTCTCGGCGATCCCGCGTCCGAGCTATGACGAACATACCGCAGCGGAAGGCGGTCCTCGTCAACGGTTGTCTCCCCAGACGATCGAAGAGCTTACCAAGTGGTATCCCTTCCCGCGTCAGCAAGGCGGCAAGCAGAAAACGCAACGCCTGCCAAGCCCCGCGGAAGTGTCCATCGATCTGATGGATAAGGGACTCTCCGAACATGCCTGGATTCTCACGCTCCCCCAAGCGTGGGTTGGCTCGATCAAACAGAACACGTCGGATCGCAGCTACGGTGTACCAGGTAATTTCAAAGTAAAACTCGCGCAACTCACCATTGCGTTGGCCTCAAGGAGCTTCTAAAATGTTGAACGCACAAGCCACCGGTCGTGTATTTGTCAAACGCCTCATGCTCGCCGAAACGGGTCGCTACGACACGCAGTTCAGTCGTCCGTATCAGACGCAGCTGCAAGGCTCGACGCTGAACTTGCTCTCCGAGCGGCTGGCAGGTTCGACGCGCTTCACGGGTCCTCAGTTGGCGGGTGTCGCTAGCCAGGTGATCGCACCGACTGCGCAACCGGAAGCCCAAGTGGCGATTGCCGGTGTGGGTTGGAACGAACGCCGTCTGCGCTTCATGATGGAAGTCGAATGCCGCATGCTCTCGGGCGGCGTCGTCAACGTCATGGTGCTCGGCTACACGAACCATCCGGGCGTGATCGCCGCGACGGGTGCTATCGACCCGCGCATGGAGTTCTACGTGAACTCGGTGATCAGCGTTCGCAACCAGATCGAGAACACTCCGACTGGGCCGCGCACGCACACCAACATCATCGACAACTCGCACGTGCTCGTGAACCCGACTTACGCCGGCGCTTACGGTAACGTGCAGTCGTACAAAATGCGTCCGGAAGACGTGTACGCAGCGATGAAGGTGAATCACATCACGCCGGTGGCCGACGTTCTCGACATCCGTACGGTGCTCGACAGCAAGCCGATCGCCTCGCGTCGCTCCAATGCCATCGCAACGGACTACGCAGCGAACCTGCTCGACGGCTACAGCCGCGCGAGCTTCGATCGCAACTTCGGCGTGCATCGCGAAGAGGACATCCTCGAAGGCGCACGGGGCTATGTGCAGGAGAACATGGTCCAGAACAATCCGTTCTTCAAGGCGATCTCGGGCTTCCGCGATGGCTTCATGACGAACTTCTTCGTGTGGACCGATCTGCTCAAGCTCGATCCGACGGCAGAAGAGCGCACCATCGTCACGATGCAAGGCATCACGCAGCAGCAAGGCCCGCAAGCCGCGTACGACGTGAATTCGGGTATCGCCTCTCCGTGGGGCGGCTCCGAGAAGGAAACTCAGGTCGCGACGACGCTGAGCCAATCCATCCCGGCGCTCATGACCGACTTCGGCTTGACCAAGGTGGCGTTCATCTCCACCAACCGTCGCGTGTTCGCCGATGCAGCAAACGGCCTGGCTCCGTACGCCATGCAGTCACGTATCTCGACGAAGGTGCTCGACGTCCTCAGCTTCACGGACTTCGACATGTCGCTGTACATGGACCACTTCATCGGCCGCGTCGAGCAGATGGTCATGCTCGATATCTCGTACAACAACGAGATGGACTTCTACGTGGAAATGCAAGTCGACCTGCTGGGTGAGACCTGGATCAAGATCTCCCTCAACGGCGGCCCGCTGATCCCGTTCGTCACGCCGTCGTTCGCCGATGCACTGATGGTTCCGGTCGTCACGCAGAACGCGCATCTGGCCTCGCAGTTGTCGAATGACTTCGGCGCGATCTTCCATGAAATCGCGGATCACTCGGGCGCTGGCTACAACAGCGGCGCAGGTGGTGTCCCGACCTCGTCGGTTCCGGAAAACCTCTTCGGCAACGTCTAATAACCAATTAGAAAAGGCAAGAGGGGAGCAATCCCCTTTTGAATAACCAATGAAACTGCTGGATTTGTACAAGAGCATGATGCGCACGGCGGGCCTGATCGTCACCGAGGACAATCTGGTCTCGGGGCAGCTGGCTGAAACCGTGATGCCGATCACGCTCAAAGGTGGACGGCGCCTGGCGTTGCCGAGTCAAGCGATTCTCGCACGACCCGACAAGTCCGACATCGTCGTGTTCCATCCGCTCATGGAGCAGGTCACGCGCGGGGAATCGGAGATCCTCGAGAAGTATCGCAAGATGCTGATGATCCATCTGAATCAGGTGGCTGCCACGCAGATGCTCAAGCTGCTGACGCTCTCGGCGTCGGTCGCGGAACACAAGCATCTGACGCCCGATCAGTCCGAATTCCTGACCAAGGTCAAGAACGTGGACGACAAGACGATCGCGACGTTCGAGAAGGTCATCGGCGCCATGCCGCACGACCAGATCGTCAAGCGCATCATCACGCTCTTCCTGAAGAAGACGGGTTCGGTCGCCGGCAAGCGCTACAAGCGCGTGGGCGTCGTGCATTTCCCGCTGTATGACGAGCTCAAGAAAGCTGAGCACGACATCTACGGCGTGAAGTGTCGCGTGAAGGACAAGGAAGCCATCCTCGCGCTGCTCGAGTACATCTTCCCGAACATTCAGGAAGTGGGCTCGTACAACCGTGGTTCCGACTCCGACATCGCCGCGAACGTCGACGCACTTATGCAATCGGTGCTCGCGATCGTCAGCGCGCTGAACTCGGTGACCGAAACGTTCGAAGACGTCTTCAGCCGCAACGAAGATGCCAACGAACTGATGATCGACGTGGACTGGCAGTCGGCGTTCATGAATCTCGGCTCGATGATGAACGAGATCCGCATGGTGCCGATGCAAGCCGGCAACGAAGGCGCCACCGACGAAGGCAACAAGCCCGAAGCAATGCCGGTGCAAAGCGTGGGTGCAGTCTACACGGGTCCGGGCGTGCAAACGCAAGCCGCTCCCGTGCAAGCCGCCGTCGTGGTTCCGGCAGCACAACCCAGCGCCGCTCCGACGGTCGTGACAACGGCCCCGGCAGCAGCCGTCCCGACGCACGAAACGAAGACGGCAGTCGCCACGGGTCAACCGCTCGACAGCTTCCTCGCCCAGCGTGAAAACGAACGCAATGTGCGTCAGCAAATGGAACGTGGCTGGCAAGCCGTGACCCATCAGCAGCCGCAACAGCAACAGCCGGCGTACAACCCGGCCATGACGTTCGTGCCGCCGCAACAGCAACAGATGCAGTACATGGCGCCGCCGCCGATGGTGAACACGGGTCGTGGTCTGGATTTCGCTAGCGTGATGGCGCACAATCCGGCGATGGCATACGCGACGGGCGGTCCGGTCGGTGGCATGTATCCGGTTCAACCGCAGGGTCCGCAGACCAGCCGTTTCTTCCAGAACTGGAATGCACCGGGTGCGATGGGTGCACCGATGCCGCAGCAGCAGGGCTACTACCAACCGCAAATGGGAATGCAACCGCAAGGTTACTACCAGCCGCAGATGGGCATGCAGCCGATGGGCATGCAACGCATGATCTGAGTTGCCGGCATAGAAGGCTCTCCAAGCATAACGCCTGGAGAGCCTTTCTTTTTTTGTCCTCAGTTGGAGATCGTTGAGGAGGTTTCGTAAGCGGAGCGTTGCTGTTCGAGCCACGTGAGATTCGGAACCAACAGTTTCTTGATGTGTGAACCGAACTGAGTGGGATCCGTCAGATTGTTCAGACGCATCGTAACCCAGTGATACTGGGGAGCCAAGCCCACGACATTTTGCAGGTAACCGTAGAGGTCCTGATCATTCGCCCAGGCATTCTGAGGCGTCACGCTGTACGTCGAGGTCAGCCCTTGCGTATTGCGCATGTAGTACATCAGGTCTTCTAACACCTGACGGAACGCATCTGTGTAATAGTCCGATGGCCCCACGTTAAACATCAGACCGTTCACAGACGCAGTGGTGCTAGTCGCCATTGCTTCTCCTTAATTGGATTTCAGTTACATATCATCAATCTGTAGTAGTAACAACGAAGTTGGTCAATCAAGTACAACCAAGGAAACAGATCATGTCGGATACGTTCTCAACCCCGGAGAAACATATCTCGTCCGCCGTCTGGCAGCATGCAACTGGACAGCGTGGCGTGATGAGGGATGAGCCCAACGAACTGCACATGGAGTTGCTCAACATCTGCTGTATGAATCCGTTGGACGCGCACATTTCGTCCTCTCGGAAACAGATGTTCTCGAGCCACCTCGGTCAGTGTCTCGTTCTTCTGGGTTCCAACGTGAAGCGCTTGCAGTCGGGCGCCGAGCGTGAATTCGGGAAGTATACCTTCTCGACGAAGATTCCCGTGGACTGTGAGATCATTAAGGTGATCCCGCGGTACAAGGAAACGTATGGTCAGGATTCCGTGCTGAAGCAACAGCAGGACAATCCCGAGACCGTGATCATCTACGAGCACAACGTCACCAAGGAAGTCGGCTGTGTCTCGGTGAAGCAGTGGACCACGAACCACCCTTACTTCGGATTCCGCAACAAGATGTCGCCGGAGCTCGGCATGTTGCGACAAGGCATGCCGATTAAAGCAGGCACGGTCCTCACGAATTCCCCATCGGTGGACCCGGACGGCAATTATCGGTACGGCCGTGAAATGAACATCGCGTACATGAGTCACCCCGCCACCTCTGAGGACGGGATTCTCATCAGCGATAAGGTCCTCAAGGACATCAGCTTCAAGAAGTACGAAAGTCGCTTCGTCGAGTTCGGCAGTAAGAGTTTCCCGCTGAACCTCTACGGCGACGAGCACACCTTCAAGGCCTATCCGGACATCGGCGATTACGTGCGCCCGGACGGTGCCCTCATGGGACTGCGCCCGTACGAAAAGACGGACCAGAGCTATGACCGCGAACTCGCGATCGTGACTCAATCGGTCTATGACCTGATGGAAATCGACCACGTCTTCGACAAGCTGATCTACGCCGACGGCGAAGGTGGCCGCGTCGTTGACATCCGCGTGCATCACGACACGCAAGCGAACAACCCGCCCACGCCGCTGGGCATGGATGCGCAATCGCTGCGCTACGACCAGGCCCGCCGGATCTTCTACGGCGAAATCGTTCACGAATGGCGTCGCCTCGAGCGCGAGCGCAAAGAGTCGCTGAAGATCACGCCGGAATTCCATCGGCTGGTGTATGAAGCACTCGGCGTCGTGCAGGAGACCAAAGAGCGCGTCTTCAAGCTGTATCGCAAATCGGCCCTCGATGATTGGCGCATCGAGTTCGTGATCGAATACACGGTGACGCCGACCATCGGCTTTAAGCTCACCGGCTCGTCAGGCAATAAGGGCGTTATCTGTCACGTCCTGCCCCACGAGCACATGCCGCGCGACGCAGATGGTAACATCGCCGACATCGTGATGGATCCCTCGTCCGTTGTCAACCGGATGAATCCATCCACGTATTACGAGCCGTACATCAACGCGTTCTCCCGCGACACGAGCAAGCAGATTCGCCAATGGTTCGGTCTTCAGGAGGGAGATCGCCACGCGCTGCCCGCGATCCAGAAGATCGAACAGCAGAACCGGCCACTCTTCGATCAGGCATGGAAGCACCTCATGCGCTATTACGAGATCGTCTCGCCGAAGATGCATGCGCTCTTTGTGGGTGGCTCGTACAAGAAGATGCCAGCGGAACACATGGCAGAGGTCGTGAAGGACGGCATCTATATCTGGAAGCCCACTGACTGCCCGCGGGAAACCTCGGACATCGTGCGCATGCTGGAAGCCGAGTTCTCGAGCTGCTATGGACCGGTCACGTACGTGGGCAACTCGGGTCGTCGTGTTACGACCAAGGTGCCGGTGCGCATTGGCAGCACGTACATGATCCTGCTGGAGAAGACCGCCGACGATTGGTCCGCCGTGTCCTCGGGCCGCACGCAGCACTATGGCGTGCTCGCGCAAGTGGGCAATCAGGACAAGCACGCGTTGCCGTACCGCAGCCAGCCGATCCGTGCGTTCGGCGAAGCAGAAATCCGGATCACGGCAGCGTATACGGGTGCACGGCTCACGGCCGAGATTCTGGACCGCAACAACAATCCGGAGACTCACCGCGCCGTTGTCAACGCCATCTTGGAATCCGATTACCCGACCGTCATCTACAATGCGGTCGACCGTGAGAAGATCCCCTTGGGCGGTGCCCGACCGTTGCAGCATGTGAAACACATCCTGGCGTGCGCCGGCGTTGAGTTCGTGTACGAGCCCTACGTACCGCCGCGCGTGGAGGACGCGCTGCCGCAAAAGGCCGAGTATCACGCATCGATGACCCAGCACTAACGAAATGGGGGTGGAGCAATCCACCCCTGATAACCAAGGAAACGAAACATGCGTCGCTTTAGCGTCCACACCCTGCTCGGGATGTCGACGGAGGATCTGTGGGGTTCACTCCACGGAGACTTCATCTTGGTCTTGGATGATGGTGAAATCCAGACCAATCACCGAGAGGTTATCTATTCGTCCTATGCGTGGGACTTGATCCGTGAATTTCCCCTCAAGCGGATCGAGAAGCAACACCACGTCGCGAGCGTGCTCAATGGCAAGCCGCTCGGCTCCAACACTCACCTGAACCTCCTCGCTCAGGTTGTGTGGAGCGTGCATGACGAGTACGTCAATCCGGAGTTCTGTACGCCGTCGACGACACTCGATCATCTGGCGCGTCGCGTCTATGAGATCACCAACCTGATGTACAACGATCTCACGTATCGCCTGGAAGAATACGTGGTGTCTCTGGATATCACGCACTTCATCGAAATGCTCGATCACCCCGGCATCATTGCGGCCCGAAAGCCGCTCTACGAAAAGCCGCTCGACCGAGTCACCGACGACGACCTGCGCGACACGTACAACGCGATGACCAACGTCATCAAGAACGATACGTCGCTCGATCACAGCCTGCTCGCGCGTGCGTCGCGTGCTGGTACGATCAAGCACGATCAGCTGCTGCAATGCGTGGGTCCGCGCGGCCGGGTTACCGACGTCGACTCCGTGAACTTCCATCTGCCGATCCTGCGCTCCTTCACTGAAGGCTATCGCTCGATCTACGATTCGGGTGTGGAATCGCGATCGTCGGCTAAGTCGCTGCTGAACGCTCAGGCGCCGTTGAAGGGCACTGAGTACTTCTCGCGCCGACTTCAGCTGATGTCGATGAACATCCAGCACTTGCATCGCGGCGACTGCGGGACTCAGAAGTACATCCCGTGGAAGATGAGCAAGAAGGATCTGAAGCGTCTGGCTGGCAAGTATTACCTGGACGAAGGTGCGAACAAGCTGCGTGCGATCAAGGGCGATGAAACGTACCTGGTCAACAAGATCGTTCCCATCCGTTCGGTGATGCACTGCAACCATCCGGATCCGATCGGCGTGTGCTCGACGTGCTTCGGCGCGCTCTCGCATTCGGTGCCGGACTTCACCAACATCGGCCACCTCTGTTGTATGGTGCTCACCGAGAAATCCTCGCAGTCGGTGCTGTCGACTAAGCACTTGGATAGCTCGGCCAGTATCGAGGCGCTGGTGCTCAACGAGATGGATCGAATGTATCTGAAGGTGGGTACAGACGACAACTCGTACTTGATGGCGACCCAGCTAAAGGGTGTCTCTGTCAAGGTGGTGTTCGCAGCCAAGGACATCCCGAGCATCTCGGACGTGCTGGCTGTTGACACGGTGGAGAACCTGACGATCAGCCGCTTCTCGTCGATCCACTCGATGGGCATTCAAGTCCATCAGGCAAAAATGATTGACCGTGCTGATGTTGTGACGGAGTGGAAAGGTCGCGTATCTTCCCTCACGCACGAGTTCCTCGAGTACATCCGGATCAACGGGTACACGACGGACGAGTACGATAACTACGTCATCGACATGGCGAATTGGGATTGGAACAAACCGATCCTCGCGCTTCCGCTCAAGCATTACAACATGGCGGAGCACTCGCGCGAAATCGCCGGCATGCTCGAGTCGTCGGTTGAAGAAATGCAAAACCGCGACAAGAACCTTACGCCGTCGGTTGCCCTGGCTCAGCTGTACGACCTGGTCAACCAGAAACTCGAAGTCGGTATGCCGATCCTGGACATCGTGCTCTTTGGCGCGATGATCATCTCGGCAGAAGACAGCGACTACGCCCTGCCGAAGGGTTGGTCGCCGAACTCGGGTTTTGGCGTGATGAGTCAGTCGATGCTGCATCGCTCGCTCTCGGCAGCAATGGCCTTCGAAGGCCACCGGGATGTCATCGTGAATCCCGTGTCGTATATCCAGAAGAACCGTCTGCCGCATCCGTTCGATGCAGTGCTCATGCCGTATGAAGCGCTGAGTCAACCGGCGGTGGTTTACGGATAAGAGCCGTTTATGGTTTGGGGAGTGTGTCCACCTCCCCATTCCTTTCACCACTCTTTAACTGGTGCTGTATGGCAGAGCTCTTTGTGAACATCCGCTCGCATCACTTTGTCTGTCGTCCAACGTCGGCTATGGCCCGGAACCTGGTGGTTGGGTTCAAGGCGCGCTTCCAGCAACTGGGGATGCCGCGCAAGATGTATGGCCGTGTCGAACGGAAGGTAGAGAAGGAATATGCAGCAAAGTGTGCGGATAGAACCGAGATGCGCTTCCATCGGAACGTGCTCGCCGAGTTCAAGAAGCACATCGAATTCGCCCGCGTTGGCGAGAACTTCACCCAATGGGTCGAGGATCCCATTCCGGAACCCGTTGAGGTGGAGCTCATTCCCCGAGAGTTTAAACTCGGGACCGATGAGCGCTTGGAGTTGCGCGAAGATGACATGAACGCGCAGATCTCCGCAGTGAATTACTTTCTGGAGGGTGACGCTCCGACGACTAAACTCGTCGGGGTCCAGACGGGTAAAGGCAAGGGCATTATCTCAATGTTCGCATTGGGACGCCTGGGGGTTCGTCCCTTTATTACCGTGTTACCGCAGTACGTGGTCAAGTGGTGCGATGAGTTGGTGGAAGTGCTGGACATTGATCGGATGGACATCATGGTCATCCGTACCGGTAAGGACTTGATGGCGTTCACGCAGCTCTGTAAAGAGGGTCTGCTGGATTGCAAGATTGTCATTATCGCGAGCACCATCTTCCGTGGCTGGATGACTGTTTACGAACAGCTTCACTACGGGATCTCGGAAATCGGCTATGCATTCATGCCGGACGAGTTCATGGGGCAATCCGGCTGTGGCGTGCGCGTGACTGACGAAGTCCACCGCGAGTTCCACAACTTCTTCAAGATCGACTTGTACACCCACTGCCAACACATCTGGTCCATGAGTGCTACCCTGCGCTCCAAGGACCCGTTCATGATGCGGATGTTCGAAATCGGATATCCGTCGAATTGGCGCTTCAAGGGCTTGGCGTACGACAAGTACGTAAATTACACGGCCGTCACCTACCGCTTCGATTACCCGGACAAAATCCGGTTCACCGAGCGCGGCCGCACCGAGTACTCGCACAACGTCTTTGAAGAGTCGATCCTGAAGCAGCCGCAAGTCTTGAAGAACTACCTGACGATGATTAACATCTATCTTCAGGCCAAGTACTTCCAGAAGAAAACGGATGCTGAAGAGTGCGCTGTGGTTTTCGCAGCGTCGATCGACATGTGTACGGCAATTGCCAAGTATCTGCAAGTGCTCTATCCGGATTTGGATATCCGGCGTTATGCGCCCAGTGACGGAGACCCGAAGGCTAACCTCTTCGAATCCGATATCTGCGTGACCACCATCGGGGCTGGGGGTACGGGGCATGACATCAAGAATCTGATCGCAGTGATCATGACGACCGCAATCGACAGCGAAGCAGCGAACCTGCAAGCCATGGGCCGTCTTCGTAAGCTGCGCTCGGGTAAGACGCCGGAGTTCGTCTACCTCGTGAATTCGGATAATGAAAAGCATCTGAACTATCACGAGAACAAAATAAAACTCCTGGACGGTGTTGCACTGCACCTGTTAGTGACGCCGTACCATCCGCTGTTGTAGTAGGGAGCAGGACAGGGGACTGGTCGTCCCCTGCGCTGTAACGGGCTAAGGACCAAGTCCGAGTAATAAGTATTACTCGTTGTCAAAAAAATCAATTAGGAACAGAAGGTGAACACCTCTTAAGACTCTTAAACTTAACTCAAAGAAGGAAGATTCAAATGAGCCAGCAAGTAGTGCTTAACCGTACGACTCCTATCGGCATAGCAATCGCAGAGTTGCTGTTCGTAATGTTCAAACACGGGGAACCACTCCCAGGCGTAGGGGAACTCACGCGCCATGAGGAAGCAACCACTAATGTGACTCGCATTAAGGTCTGCCTCCAGAACCACGTGAGCGGTCGCCATTATGGCTGCCGGAACGCATGGATTAGCGAAACCGGTGCAAACCGTTTCCGCGTTTATCTGACGGATTTTGAGGAAACGGTAGATCTCTTCAAGACCCACGAAAGCTTCGAGCAAGGCCTCAGCAAGATCGACGGCTACAGCTACGAAGTCAACGAGGTCTTCCAGGCCTGCAAGGACATTCAGATGTTCTTGGCCCGAGGTGAACTACCAGTTCGTGGGGCTGACCAACCCTCGATCTTCCGCACGACTCGACTCGCGGCATAAGTGAGCGACTGAAAAGCCAGCACCGGGGTGACGTACTCCGGTGCTGGCACTTATGCCATCTCCTTTTCTTTTTGGTTCTTTTTGACGATTGAATGGAATTTCAGATACATATAACGCCCCTGACATAAACCCCCAGTTTATTACCTTATCTCAGGAGAGTTACCATGGAACTGAAAGACATCGTGAAGACGGCTGCTTACCTCGCAGTGATCGGTGTAGTTGCTTATGCCTTTATCAAGGACATCGATCGCGAACAGACTGAACCGCGTACCGACGCGAAACGCAAGTCCGATCCCTTCTGGGACGGCGTCACCGAGCGCAACCGTATCTCCGCGCTTGAAGACGCCCTCGCCCGTGAAACGGATCCGGCAGTGCGCCGTGAACTGGTGCGTCAGTTGGGTCGCCGCGAAGGTGACAGCCCGTTGCAACAGTTGCTGGACGACGTGGTCGCTCACGCCGAAGCAGTTTAACTTCAATCGTCTTTAGGAGAACCAAAATGGAATCGAACAAGATCGTCGCTGGTCTGGGCATCGCCGCTGTTGTGGCAGCTGTGGCAGGTGTGGGTTACCTGCTGGTGAAGAAGACGAAGCAGGAGACGGACGCCATCCGCAAGGCTGGCGAAGCCCGCGTCACCGAGATCTATCGTGAGATGGATCAGGCGATGGCGGCACACGTCGAGCGTATGGCTGAACTCGAACGCAATCGTGAAGCGATGGGCGCGCGCCATCAGGAAATCATGGATGCGCTGGCCGTTGCCAAGGAACGTGACGAGACGCTGCACCTCGATCACCTGACTGTGCTCGGTGACTTGGCCAACCGCACGATCACGGCCGAGGAAGCGAGCAATCGCCTCCGTGCGTTGAACGCGCAGTACCAGGAGGAGGCGGTAGCAGCATAACCTCCAACTCGAAAGGAAGTAACGATGCTACTTAAGTTCGGTAGTGTGGAGCGTGAACACCTCCGGCTGTATCGGGATTGTCCGCCCGTGGACATCCCGAGTTGTACCCGTGGGATCGAGTACATGGAGACATGCATCGATCGCATTTGTCTGTTGGGCGAAGAGGATGAGCGCCAGATGAGCAAAGACATGACCCTGCTCGTGGAAGCGATCACTTCGTTAAAGATACGGGTGGCGGATCTCGAACGTCTGGCTCGTCAGTTGTTCAGCATCCACCCCTGTCTCGTCTCACCCTTGATTGCCCCGTACAAGCTGTAAGTCGAACCAATAACACCAAACCAAGAACCAAGGAGCAAGGACCATGAGTAAGCGAGATCCTATCGTGATGAACGGTAACGGCATGGCGCTGCGTTGGGTGATCTCTACCCGATCCCTGAATTCGTTGGTGAGCAAAGACATCAACGAAGTGATCAACTCGGCGTATGAAGGTGACCCGTTTGAGAACCCCTTCACCCCGAAGTCGTTCCTGCCGCCGATGCCGTTAGCCATCCACGCTGTCTTTACCCCGGGCACGGTGAAGCTCGCGGGCAATACGGTACGTGGTTATCTGTTTCAAGTGGAGTTCTCCTTTCGCCACCACGTAAAAATATTCGAGAGCGATGATGGTATGTATCAGGGTGCGGACGGGTATTGGTATCCGAAATCCAGCGCCAATCACGATACCGTCACCAAGAGCGAAGCCGCATGTTTCTTGTCTACGAATGACGAGGATATGTTTACGGGGTTGTATAAGGTCGGCAGCTACAGCGACTTTACAGAAGAATAGGAGAACCTGCGTTGTACACGTACGAGCGGTGGCACCACCGATATGACGTTCTTTCAGGACCGGAGAACGTCATCCTTCATTTCCCTTCGAGGGCAGAAGCCGCCCTCGTCGTGGACCATCTGAACAATCCGCGCACCGAGAAAGGTGCGTACTGGTACGAGAACGCCGTCCACAATGGCAAGAACGCGTTCGCCGTCCTGACCCACGACGATGAAGTCGTCTGTGCAGTCAAGACTGAAGCCGAAGCGAAATTGCTGACGGGGCACCTGAACCGGTAAGAAGTTACCCAGATAAGCCATTTTATAGGAGCGTGCCTTTAACATTTTTTGTCGGGGAGAACTACCATGACCACGCTACGCTTGTCGGATGATCAGCGAAGGGTATTGGCGTTCTTTGTGGATAACCCTCCTGACGACGAATGTGGGTTGCTCGCAGCAGTGGAGTATCTGAAAGTGATCGTTGACCGGATGGCGGTTACGCTGAAACTCGGTGAACACTGGCCGATCAAGGATGGTAAGCTCATTGAGAGTGTGTCTACCGTCCTGGCCAGCAAAGCCGACGAAATGGTCGACATCCCCAAATTCTGGGAGACTGTGCAAACACAGCTCACCAAGATCCACCCGGATCTGAAAGCGAAATAAATCCATAACCAACTACAATTTTCGGCACACTGGGGAAGGCAAAAGCCTTTCCCTTATGCCGGCTACTTGAAAACCAAGGAGAAGTAAAATGAACAACATCAACGAAATGAACGAAGAAGAACGCGCAGCTTGGCTTGCACTCCCCATGCAAGAGCGCATTCGCCGGATTCATGCGGACCTCGACGCATTGATCGAGAAGCACGGTCACACCCACATGAACGTGTTCCCGGGCAAGGGCAAGAAGGGTAGCGGCTTCACCTACTCGATCGGCCTGGGTAAGCTTCAGTTGCCCGAATTCATCATGACGGGAAACCTGGCGGCGCAGAACAAGCAGATGATCATCTGCACGCTCGCCGACGAAATGCGCAAGAATGGTGGCGTGAAGATGGGTCTGCGTACCGACCTTTTCAACGTGCCGATCTTCATCCGTGACGTCACTTGGCAATACACGCGGGTCAAGTACGTGATGGGTGCTAAGCGACGCTATGGTCCTGTGCGTGTGTACCAGATTCTCTGGGCGGACGACAAGGGCAAGCTGCCGTTCGAGCGTGGTTGGAACAAGAGCGGCAAGGTGTTTCAAGACGTCCTGCCGCGCATCCGGACCGATTACCAACTGGCGCGCATCCTGCGTCACGGCTCGCGTCGTGAGAAGGTGCTGGCCAAACGCGTGCTGATTCAGGAACAAGTGCGCATCTAAAACATCAAACCAAGGAGTCTTAAGCATGGCCAAGGAATACGGCAACATCAAGGATGAGATGCTCGCGAATGCGAAGATTCTCACCGCAGAAGACGGGCTGATCATGTCGGCCGATGTCTATGAGCAAGCCAAGTCGCTGGAAATCCCCGTCCACGACTTGAGCAAGGTCATCTTCCCGATGGTCAGCCTCAAGCGTCAAGAGCGTATCCTCAAGCGTGGTTCGCTCAAGATGAAGGTGGCATTGCGGCGCGCTCGCTTGCATGATGCGGAGTCGGCCCATTCGGATGTGCCGCGTTCGCTCAACGGCGATCTGCTGCGCTTTAACATCAAGGCGGAGTTGCAGATGCTGCGCGTGGGCGTGCCGAAGAAGCTCCGTCACCCCAAGGCCAAGCTGCAAAGCGACATCCACTTCGCTTACGCCGTCAACTCGGAAGGCGTGAAGAAGGATCTGCGTGATCTGGACTACATGAACCTTCTGAGCGAACTCGGCGAAACCCCCAAGAACCAAGGAGAACAGGCATGAGCATTTACGTACCGCGCGGCGGCACCCAGTTTCACCACCACAAAACGAGCGACGTCGACAAGTCGCGCACAGCGCTGGCCAATATCTGCCTGCGGATTCCCCACAAGGGTTTCGAGATCAGCATCTCGTGTGACGACTCGGCGGGTTGCTGCGAAGACCTGGTACGCTCGGACATCCGCGTCTTCAAGGACAATGTGGATGTCACACTCGACGTCATGGGCAACAACACCGTGTATGCAGACGCGCAGACGCTTAAGCGTGCTCTGCGTCGTGTAGACGAAATCACGCGGGGTCTGCCCTGATGGATAAGAACGAGAAAGTTGCCATCAACATGGAAGATGCTCGGCTGCGCGAGCAGTTCCCGGAAGGTTATCGGGTACTCGCGCATGCCGGCTATCTCGTGCGCCCCTGTCAGATGCCGGGGGTGCTGGCACTGCACGGGAAGGTCGTGAGTGACGTGTTGGTGTTTCGCAAGATCGTGGAAGTGCAGACTTCCGGCTCGCTTGCACCGCTCGTTCCCAGCATTGTCATCAACGCTGTCATCTCCGATACGTCCGGTGTCAAGGATGTGGGCGTGGATTACTCGGTGGTCTTTTCCACCGAGCTTAATCTGGGTGAGCGCAACAACCTGTATCTCGAGCACATGCAGCGCTACAAGGAGGCGGACCCGATTGTGGTGGAGCGTCTCTTTGCTCAAGCGGCACTGATGATGCAGGCCAAGTTCTAGTCAAACAGAACTCAGACCTATATAACGCTACTGAGTCTAGTAGCAGACTTAATACTCTAAACCAACAAAGGAGCAGGACAATGGAACAACTCGGAATCAACTACGGCGCGATCATCAAGAACGTGGCAGTCGACATGTACGGCCACAACGTCGGAGATGAGATCCGTGGCACGATCACGGGCGACGGCAATCAGCTGCAAGAAGCCAAGCCTGTCATCGTGCTGGAAAAGAAGAAGATCATCGGCGGCTTCGCTTACCTGGTAGCCAAGAAGAGCAACCCGGATCAAGTCGCCATCGGTCAGTCGATGGTGGATCACAACGTGGCCGATGTGCTCATCTACAACGTGCGCGAAATCGGCTCGCAAGATCCGCAGTACGCTGTGAAGGATTTGGCGCAAGCCCGCGCTGAATTCGGTTTCTGATTTACCTTACCTATCGAAGGAGCAAGCATGACTGGCAATACCGCAATCGGCATGGGTCAATCGCGTCCTCTCAACGAAAAAGCAATCACGACGTTGAACGACGAATCGTCGGCGCATCCGCATCTGGATGTACCCGACGCGGCACGCTTCTCGACTGAACAGATGCAGCTCCTGCGCGCCGACCTCGGCGCATCGGGCGACACGCTGGACAGCATCTACAACCCGGAAGGCGACGGCGAACATCCCGTCATCTCGCGTGCCATGTGGCGCGAGGCAGTGGTCTTGCAAGACACCATCAGCGGCTACTGGGACTGGACGGCGCATCGCATCGCGGTCCTCACGTCTGACGCAGATCAGGCTGTGCGCACTGCCATCCGTCACATGACGCTGTCGAACGACTAAGCTAGGATCTAGCGGCCTGGGGGCAACTCCAGGTCAGTAGGTCTTCGCAGTCATAACCAACAAACCAAGGAGTACGTAATGGATCAGCAACAAGAAAAGAAAGCAAGCCTCGCAATGATGCAATTCGTGGTCGACAACCCTCCCGACACCGAAGAAGCCATGCGCGTGGCATGCAGCCTGCATATGGCAGTCATTGCCGCCCTGAAGGTCAAGCTCGTGTTCGGCGTCCCCAAATCCGAACTCATCGAAGAAGTCAAGATGATCCAGAAGCTCTGGGAGACGATCACGACTCAGGCAGACAAGCTCTTCCCGGACAGCGTGCCGACGCAAGAGGAAATCGCGAAAGCACGCGAAGCGCGCAATGAACCGGCACCCGATCCGCTCAAAGCTGACCGTATGTGGCAAGCGAGTCTGGAAAAGAAGTTCTCGGTCACCAACGCAGCCGGTGACAAGGGTGTGCATGTCCAGGTCGTCGGTGATGATGACAAGGGCATGATCTGCCAGCCCGTGGCTGATGTCCCCAACTACGCGCCGCGTGCTCCGCAGCCCCGTCGTCCGCGTTTCGTCGTTGAAGGCAACCACACCGTCCACTAAAGACCTACCGGCCTGGGTACGTCCCAGGCCAGTATGCCTTTTCTTTGTAGTCTATAACTTCAAACCAAGGAGTAGTAATCCATGAACTCGACCATCAAGAACATGCCCGCTGGCGACCTCCTCGTTGGCGACACGACCACCTGCCAATTCGGTAACCCGATGGATTGTGATTGGACTGGCGCCACCCATGCGCACCAGCCCGTGAAGGTCCTCGACATGAAGCTCGACACCCTCACCAAGAAGGTGGTCTACCTCGTGTCGAAGGTGAGTGACCCGAAGTATGTCGGTCGTGCCACCGACCCGCGCGGCACCGAGAATGAAGAGATTGTGCGCGGTACGCTCTACTGCACGAACGCCCGCCTGGTCACCTACGACATCGGCGCCGAAACCATCGAAGACGCGAAGCGCTCGCTCGGCTTCTAAGGAGTCACTGTGAAGAACTACCAACAGACGCCTAAACAGCGCCGCCTGCAAAAGAAGAAGGTGGAACTCTCGAAGCGTCGGGTGGCCCACTCTACTCCGCACTTCCAACCGCGCGAAAGCTGGACCTCGCGCAAGAAGGCAGGCGGTGTGCCCGTCTGCGTTCTGGATAACAAACAGCACAAGCCGAATCAGGGCAACTACCGCTGGTGGTAAGCCCTGCTTAAAACATCAAACGAAGGAGTAGTAGCATGAAGAACGGTTACAACGGTTTCAATTTCCTCGACACCACGCCCTACGGCAAGATGATCGCTCACGCCGCTCATGAGGCGGTCGAAGGGATCAAGAAGCCGCCTGCCGAACTCACGGAAGAGCAGCTCTGGGCGAAGATGCACCAGCAGTGTCCGTACAACGATGACAAGATCCCGGAGAAGGCTGGTTACGGCCTCGTGATCTCCGGGGAAGTGATTGAGCTCGCCATCTTCCGCAAGCAGATGGGCGAACCCAACGGCATCGAGTACGGCAAGGAAGTGTACGTGCGCGCCTTCGATACGAAGGAAGAGCGTGATGTCTACAAGGACCGCATTAAACAGCTGCTGGCGCCGCTCGTCAAGCCCGACCTGAAGCTCGATGAGCGTGAAGGCGAGAACGTCACCAAGCGCCCCGTAGCCCTTGTGACGCTCAAGTACAAGGGCAAAGAGTACGACGTGCGCAAGGAGTACAGCTACGGCTATCCGCTCGACACGGTGATCTTCGACTGGGAGGAAAACAACTTCTCCTGCGACTGCAACCGTCGTCTGTGGATCGAGCGTTTCTACCCGGGCACGCTCGAGCCGACTCCGCAAGTCTGCGATGACGATACCAACCCGTGCGGCGAGGAGATCCGCGTCACGGCCTTCGGTATTGCCTACGCAGAAGGCAAAGTCGATCACAGTGAGCGTTACCCCAACGAAGTGCTCACCCCGCGTTAAAACCACCAACAGCAAACCAAGGAGAATTCCACATGGCAATCAACGAAAACCACAGCGCAGATCCGGCCGGCATGGGTGATGCATTCCGTCGTGCCCGTGAAGAGGGCGACAAGAAGACCCGTGGCCCGCGTTCGTTCTTCGATGCGCGCAGCGGTCTGTTCGAGTCGCTCAAGCCGAGCCACCCGGAACTCGAGAAGTTCCAGAACCTGCTCGCTAAGGCCCTGGAGAAGGCCAGCACGGACTTCGTGTTCACGCTGATACCCATCACGCATGAGCACCTCCTCGTGCCCGCCTTGGCTGTTCTGGCGATGAAGAGCGACAAGCCTGAAGCTGGCATGGGCTACCAACTCGTGATGATCGAGACGGAAGAGTCCATCCTGCAAACCCGCACCGACTCCATCAACTACCAGGGCCTGCGTATCGAGACCGAGCGCTCGCTTGGCGAAGTGTACGATCGCACCTACCAGACCATCGTCCGTGAAGTGCTCGCCAACAAGCTGCCCAACACGACGTTCTTCGACGCCGCCCCCTGCGTGCTCTTCCGCGGTCTGAATCTGGAAGACCCGCTGATCTTCAATCGCGTGGCGTACAACATCGCGATGGCGGCCACCACGGCGTTGGTCGATCAGACGGATGGTCCGAACGAAATCTGTCTGGGCGACATCGAAGATCGCGGCGTGTACTCGTTGCGTACGGACTACCTGTCGACGCAGGTTGCGCATGCTGTCGACTCGTTCGGCCAGCCGGTGCGGCGCGATGTGACACTCACCCTCGCGGCCGCTGCCCGTCAGCTGCCGGGTCAGCCGACCAACCGTGAGGAGGAAGTCGGGGAAGTGAGCGGCTTCGTCGATCTGATTGCGATGCCGGAAAAGAAGTACATTCCGCGTTTCGTGATCACCCAGATCCAGCCGGGTCGCAATGCGCCGGATCTGCTCTCGATGCAGCTGCTCATGATCGGCATGGCCAGCACGCTCACCGAAAACAACAGCTGGTACGATGCGCTGGTGAATCCGAACATGGACCTCACCCGCACGAGCCGGCTGGAAGCCTTGCTGCCGGACTTCCCCCGGGTGATCGCGGAACCGGATGAAATGGCGCAGAAGCTGCGTGACATCATCCGTCCGAACCTCGTGTTCTCGATGGACATCGCCAATGCCGGGGCAGACACGTGGCGTACCGAAGTCTGGGCCGCTGCCGCCCATGGTTCGGAAGCCGCACGCAGTCACATCCTGCACACCGCGCAGCACCTGTGTGCCGGGCGTTTCAACAACTACTTCAACGGCCACGATCAGGTTGTCTTCACGGAGAACAATCCGATTCCGTTGGGCTACTACGCCGACCGCGATGGAAGTCATCGTGATGTGCGGGATGTGGACCAGTTGTTGGTGACTGCGCTCACGTATGGCCGTGACCCCCGTCTGAGTGAAGACTGGGCAGCGACCTACATGAACCTGTCGATCCCGGAGCCGGTCCGGCTTGCCAAACGCAAGGACATGATCCGTGGCCTGCTCGGGAAGGTGCAGTTCACGGACATCGCCACGCGTGTGTCGTTCGGTGCGAGCTTCATCAATGCACTGCGTAACGGTCTGCGTGATGCAGGCTTCGCGGTGCGGGTGCCGCAAAAGCCGCAGGCGTGGACGCCGGACTACCCGTTCGCTTCGCAAGCAGCGATGGGTGCACAAGAAAGCGGACTCTTCCGTCAACCGTTTCAAGGTCAGTCTTACGGTCCGGGCCCGCGTTCGGGCTTCGATCGCTGGAATTAACGTCATCAGGCAAGGAGGCCAAACATGACAAAGATTTATCCGAAGGCAGGGCAGGTGTACACGCTCGCAGAGATTCAAACTCTCTACCTGCGTGACAGCGAATGCCTTATGGGTGAAATCGCTGGGCGTCAAGTGGTAATCCAAAACACCCATTTGCAGCCGGAGGAATTCCTGGCTGTTCCGGGCGCGTCGGAAAGCCAGTGGCGTTACGTGCGGGAGACGGAGGAATGGATTCCGGTCTTCCGTTACGCAGGCCCGGAGAACGGCATGGCGGCCTTCTGTGACATGTCCTGGTCGTGGGACTGGAGCGGTAAGTGCTACGACCGTAGCGAGCCGTTGCACGTTGTACCGAAGGGCTACCCGATGCGTCAGTACGAGGAGCCCGAAGGAAACGGCGGAGCGGTAACGCTCGAGCAGTTGCTGGCTGAATAAGCCAACGGCATAAAGCCCCGGGGAAACCCGGGGCGCTTATGCTTCCTTCTTTTTTTGCTTCTTTACAGCGGGAAGTCCGCCTTCTTGATCTTCACCATCCGGCCATCAGGGTGATGCCAGACGATGCCTTCAATCGTGCGTGCTTGCAGGTACGCCTTCAGTTCGTCAAAGGTGCGCGGACAGTCATCGATCACATCCTTCCCATGCGGGATCAGAACGTGTTCCGACAGCTTCTCGGGATTGGCGCCATGACGCGTCCCAATCTTCGGCCCACACACTTCGTACGTTCCGTCAGCTACCACGCCCGCCTTGTTCACCGCTTCCATGACGTACTTGCCAGCCGGCGTATCAGCAGGCACCCAGCCCGGCCAGTGGCCAGTCTTGGGATCCGGAGCATCCTGAGCCGGGAGAAAACCTTCAGGCACTTGGCGTCCCGACTTCAGATCAAAGCGCATGAACACGCGCCCGTCCTGAACCAGCACCGCGACACCGTCCCACTTACGAGTGGCGACACCCTCTCCCTTCACGACCCATTCCGCTTCTGCCATCACCTCGTTCTTGACCAGGTGACCACCGTCGGCTTCACGTACTTCCCAGTTACGGCAAAACAGCGAGACAATCTTCTTCATTTCGAAACCCTTAATGTGGATGGAAAAGTTTCGAATCCCACCACCCCCACCATTAAGGTCCTACCGTACTACCATTGCTTCTCCGGCGACAAACAAATGCGCACCGGAATTGGCAACGGGTCCAAGTGCTCCAAGATCATCGGATACACATCTTCCCATTCCAATTGCCCAAGCCCGCAACCGAGCATAGGCACTGCCAACGACGTGATCCCATACCGCTCATAGTCCTTCACCAACTTCAGAAGTCCTTTCTCGATGTAGTGCAACTTCGAGGGATGTTTCCAGTGCTTCTTGGTTGGGAAGAACAGAATCTGCTTGGGCAGCTTGGTCTTCAGTCGATAGCAATACAGGCCATTCGATTCCAACTGGAACGTCTGGCACTGATACTTATACGGCCATTCAATCTCTGGCCACTTCTCTTTGAACTTCTTGGCAAGGCCTGCACCAAGCGCTCCCACCGTGTTACACGGCAGAATGAGAGTCTGAGCAGGGGACGTCAAGATGTCTTCCACTTGCGTTGTTACGATCATGCCATCCTCCGCTCAGTAATCAAACAGGTTGATTATCAAAGAGGCCCAGCTGTTGCTGAACCTGTTGTTCCGCATCCCGGGCTACGTTGTGGTTACTCGCTTGCTTCTGGAGAGACAGCTCCACCAGATAGTTCGCAATGTCCGTCGGTAGGTCCAGGAATTGGGTCACGTCCAATCCAAAGAACTTCAGGATTTCACGTTTGTCGTATTGCCGAATCCGCTCGTACAGATGGCCGCCGACACTCGCGTCTTCACTTTCTCGAATCTCAACGAGACTCAGCAAGTCCTCATCGCGATCCTTGTTGTGATCGTAAATGCCGTACGTCGTCTCGTACATGTCGCGCAGCATCAACTGGAGATCGGATGAGTTCTTCACCACGGGTCCAGTCTCAATCACTTTCCGCAGGAGGTTATCCTCCGGAACATGTGCCCCGAAGTCGGGCTGCACGACGTGCCTTAACTTTAGATGCGCTGGCTGATCCGCATCACCTTCTGCTCGAGCAGGGTAAAAAAAGTGTGCTCGACGTTCATCGGCAGCACGTGCGGGAAGCGCGGCAGCGTGTCCGCCTTCTCGTGTTCAGCCGCCGGCGTACCGATCAGGGCGATGGTCGTGTCGTCGATGTACTTGCGCACTTCGTCGAAGAACTTCGTCCGGATGTCGTCGTCTGCCGACAGATCGTTGAGCACGTTCTCGATCGTTTCCGAATCGACGATGCTCGCGTTGCCCGAGTGAATTGCTTCCACCCAGTGCGTGTACTGACGCATCGCCGTGGCTTGACCGTGTTGCACGATCAGGTTGGCACGACGATTGTCTTCCGGCGGTTCGGCAAACGCCGCATCCACCGTCTGCGTGATCTCGGCCACCCAGCGCGTACCGGCGTTGACATAGTCGACGACGTTGGGCACCTTCAGCGTGATCGCCAGGTTCGAGGCCAGGTCGATGCGACGCGCTTGACCGATCGTGAATTCCGAACGATAACGCTTGACCATTTCGGTCGACATCGAGCCGCTGACCTTGTTGGCCATGTGACCGACTTGCCACGACGTGAACGCCTTGGTGTCCGTCCACACGAGCTTGCTGACCATCAGCTTGCCCTTGATGATCTTCTCGGCGCTGTTGATCGGATCGATGTAAGGACGCGCGTATTGGAAGCCACGCGGCCAGACTGCACAGGCCAGACCCCATTCGAGGAGCGGCAGATCATGCGACTGGATCATCGAACGGATCACGTTCTTGTCCTTCTCTTGCAGCGTCGTGTCGTAGATGTAATCCATCACGAAGTCGAGCAGCACCTGCGAGATATAGGACGAGGTGTTGGCAAAGGCCAGACCGTTCGTCGTCCGACCCACGACCACCTTCTCGTCGAGCAAACGACGATTGAGTTCGATCATGGCCGAATCCGACGGCGCCTTCACCGAGACCCAGAAACCCGAGTGCCAGAGGGGCACTTGAATGACGTGGCCCAGACCGACTTGCGCACGAATGCGCAGCACAGCCTTTTCACCCGACAGCACGCCGCTGTCGTTGTTACCGAAGGAGAGAGCACCCATGCGCAGCGGGCCGCGCTCGGAGTCGACTTGCTGACGCCAGGCCGAACCGTCACGGTCCAACGAGGAACGCCACTGGTCACGGGCCGGCACCGAGTTGAGCGACTCTTGCATGTAGCCGGCCCACTCGCGACCCGCTTCCGTGCTGGTCGGATCGACGTTGGGCAAACCGTTGATAGCGTCACGCGTACGATCCCGCGTGTCCGCCATCCCGACGATGGTCACATCGCCGTCTTCCCAGTCCTTGCCGAGGCCCGCGAAGACCTCGTGATCTTGTTGCGTGGTTGCCGACGGCGGGAGGTAGCCAATGCCACTCTCTTGCGATTCCGCCTTTTCATCGCCGGCTTTCTGTGCTGCTTCTGCTGCCACTTCCACCGGGGCAGCTACGGTATCTTCGGGGACAACATCGAAGCCCCCGTTCTGGGCGGGTTGCCCCGCCACCGAGCCGTCGTCTTCCAACACGAGATCGGTTGAAAGACCTTGGTTCTCTTGAGTCATTGTGCTGTGGTCCGTTCTTGTTAGACAGCGTGATGTTCGTGCTTGTGGTGCGTGCCGTGGTGGGCATGCGCTTCACCTTCGGGCTTGTGACCCGGGGCGAAGAAGGCAGCCTCATCGATGTGCGCGATGGGACTGTTGGCGCCACGAATTTCCTTCTGGAACGGCGATTCATCCACATGGATGATCGAAGGTTGTTCGCCGCGACCATACTGCTTGGGCGCCGGCACGATGTTGGGTTCAGCCGTTTGCACGGCATCTCGGAATTCGACGTCCGTGATCGTGTTCACGTCGAGGACGCCAGCGTCGACCGTTTCAGCCGGGACTTCAGCGGCAATCATGCCTTCAGCGGCCGCTTGATTGGCTGCATTGCGCTTCAGTTCTGCTGCGTTGGTCTGTTCGAGGATCTGCATGACGACGGGCTTGACGACCGCATCGTGACGCTCCATCCACAAACGATATTGTTCATAGATGTTGATCGAGTGGATCAGCTGGTCCTGATCGTCCGTGCCGCCGACCTTGTCAGCGTGCAGCGCGTGCAGGTTCTGGAGTTCGACGTTCATCTGGCCGAGGTCGGCTGCGAATTGCTTCACATTCAGATTGAACGTATTGTGGTCGTCCAGATACTGGAGCAGATCCTTGTCGGTCAGGAGCTGCGAAATCATGGTGTGTTGGAACAGGAGCGAGGTGCACTCGCGATACACGCCCGTGAGGTCGTCCCAGCACGTGTTCTTCTGTTGTTCGGGCACGAGGCCCAGGCCCTGGCGGCATTCAGCCAGGATACGATCTGCTGGTGACAACTTGAAACCCCCGTCGGTCGCCTTGAAGGCACCGATGTTTGCAGGCGCGTGCTGACGCGGTGTAGCCGGCTTGGCCACGCCCGAAGCGAGGTCAGCCTGCATCTTCTTCACACGGTCGCGTTGGATCCGGCTTGCGCTCTTCTTCGTCATGATACTGCCCTGCCTATTAGTTTGAATTGGTCCAATTGGTTCGATTCATCATTTGATACGTTACGACTATCGACCCCGATGACTCGTGACATACCGAAAGTGTATGTAAACGGTATATCCCGCTACAGCATGCGCGACATCGGTATTAAAATACATTTTTTACTATCACAGAGAAAACATGCTCGATATCCTGCAAAGTGCGCTGACCGCCACGAATTCGCCTGAGTTCGTCGAGATGATTCGCGAAGCCCATGCGAGCCTGGACCTGTTCATCAACGATGACTACCAGGGCGACTTCGTCCAGCTGCTCATGCTCGACGATGCAGTCGATCAGGGCGAGACGTCCAACAACGTCTACGAAACCACCCGGAACTATCAGATCCAGGTGCTCAAGCAACTCGGTATCGAGGTCGACCCCGAGATTCGGGTGGAACACCTCACGCGCTTCCTCACCGGCATTCACAGCGTGGAAGCCTCGGATGATCCGGCCAAGGTGCTGGAGCGTGCTGCACTCGAGCTCCATCCGACGGAACTCCTCGCCGAGATCCTGGCCTCGTGCACCGCCACACCGCCCGAAGAATGGTTGGTCGATTTGCATGACGTGTCCCAGCGGACCATCGTGCGCATCATCGAACTGGCCAGCCAAGCCAACGCCTTCAAGGAAGGTGAGAAGGAACACGAGGATCACCGCGGTCCGTACGTGAAAGCCTTCAAGGACTTCAAGGCCTCGCTGCGCTTCAAGGATGGTAAGATGGCGCCGACCACGAACGTGCTCATCCTCATGGACCGTTACTTCAATGAAGGCATGGACGTGGGGTATCCGTTCGTCGTCTACATGAACCTGACGGGCGAAACGGTGGCGACGCTCGAAGACGTCGAGTGCGCCGCCAACCTCATCTGCTGCGCGCTCGTCTCCACCGACGGCAATGCCAGCCCGCGCGCGATCATTGAATCGCATCTGGAACACTACATCGTCGACCTGGACAAGCTCACGCGTGTCTCGATCGCGGTGAACGATCTGCTCCTGCGCTACCAAACCTATCTCACTACGGGAGTGAAGACAAATGCATCGTCGTGAATTCTTCCTGAAGGCCATGAAGGCTGGGGAGTACAAGCGTAAGGCTTGGGTCATCTCCGCCTTCAGCCTGGTGAAGGAGATCCCGGACCAGTGGAAGAAGGAACCGTATCCGTATCGCATCGTGCAGACGCCCGCGGGTCACTTCTTCATCGACCCGGACAAGGGTGGGGCGCTCTCGATGCTCGAGGACGCCCCGGCTGGTCAACCGCCATTCGCCTTCAAGGACTCGGTGGACATCAAGCACGGTGAGGTCGAGAACCTCTACGACGCGGAAGTCACCACGAGCTACGGCAACATCCTCTTCAACTACACCTGTCTCATCTGGCCGTTTGGCAACAAGGTGAAGTACAAGGTCGGTCGGGTGAATGCCGAGAAGATCGAGCAAGAGCTCCTGAACCGGGTGGTGGAAACGAATCCGTCCACGCACCAGATGCCCATGGGGATTGTGCATGCTCCGCCCGTGGGTGAAGGCACGGACGCTCCCCTGACCGTCTCGGAGTACGTGAAGTTCTGTGACGCGATGTTCCACTTGGCAGGCTACACGCAGCTGTGTGTGCCGGCGAAGACCGCCAAGGAAATGGTGGCCCCGCCTGGCATCAAGGAACTGCGCGAGAAGCTCCTGAAAGAGAACAAGGGTCGCCTGCACGATCCGGCTGTGATTGCCGCGATCATGAAGCAACTCATTGCCTACGACAAGGAATACCTCAAGGGCGATGAAGCGGAGAACTTCCTGATCAAGGATAAGTTCTTCGACGTGGTGCGCTCCAAGGTGTTCCTGATGCACGGTGCGGAGTTCGGCTTCGGTGAAGGCGGGATGGATCTCATCGACACCTCGCTCTCGGAGACCTGGAACGTCGAGAAGTTCCCCGCGATGATGGACAGCCTGCGGGCGGGTTCGTACAACCGCGGTGCTGAAACGATGCTCGGTGGTGAAGCCGTGAAGTGGCTGCTGCGTGCTTCCTCGAACATGGTCATCACCAAGGCTGACTGTGGCACGAAGCTCGGCCTGCCGATGCTCGTCGACAAGAAGAACGTCTACAAACTGCCGGGCTTCTCGGTCGTTACCCAAGCGGGTCATGAGAAAGTCAACTCGCCCCAGGATGCTGAGAAGTATCTGGGAAAACACATCATGCTTCGCAGTCCGATGTTCTGCAATTTGGACAAAACTGACTACTGCGCAACATGTGTGGGAGATCGACTTTCCGTCAACCCGACCGCTCTCTCGTCGGCGATCTCTGAATACGGCTCGACCTTCATGCTGATCTCGATGAAGGCCATGCACGGCAAGTCCCTGCAAACGCGTCGGATGAATTACCAAACCGCACTGATGTAACTCCAACCTGGAAAATATAGCAATGAGCGAAGAACAGAAACAAGGTATTGTGGTCAACCCGTTCCACCACGCTGGCGCGGAAGCCCCGCAAGGCGGTGCACAGGGAAACGTGGGAACGTCGTCCGCGCAAGCTTCGGACAGCGCGGCGACGATCGCAGTGCAGACGCCCCAGCAGCAGGGTCAGGAAATCCTGAACGCGCAGGGCTCGCCGATCAGCCAGCCCGCCCCCGTCGCCTCCACCTTGCCCAACGTCCCGACGGCATCTGCGGACACTTCATGCTCGGGCGAATCGTCACAATCGACCTCCCCGGTTGATCCGGTCCTCGACTCGCAAGGCGTCCCCGTGGTTCCGGGCGCTGCCCAGCCGGAAGGCGTGTCGTGGGTGAAGAAGATCGAAGGTGCGATCGAAGGCGAAGTCGCAAAGATCGAAGACGCCATTGAAGGTGCGGTCGAAGGCGCGGAAAACGCCGTGAAGAACGTCGTGCAAGAAGTCAAGGACGTGATCCAGGGCAACGCTGCCGCCAACGTGCCGCAAACGCCGGCCGCTCCGGTCGTCACGGGCACCATCGTCAGCAACAACGCCAACGGCGCGGGCACGCTCCCGCAGGTCGCCAACAGCGCCAACGGTCTCAAGACCCTGGTGCCGCAGCAACCCAACCCGGACTTCAAGGGTTCGCCCTCGCCGGTCACGAACGTGCTCGGTACGCAAGACCGCTCGCTGAAGGTCGAAGCGCCGGCTGTCGTCGCGAAGGAAGAAGCCGTCGTGCTGCCGGCCGTGCAAACGGGCATCAGCGAAGTCGACCAGATCGTCGAGAAGCTCATGACGGGCGCGTCGATGGAAGCGCAGATCATCATCAACACGATCAAGGAATACATCGTGAAGATGAAGCCGGGCAAGCCGATCGCGCAGAAGGACGGCATCCTGCAACAGGTCGGCTTCTACAACGCGCTGCTCTCCGCGATCAACAACCTCGAAGGCGACTTCCGTCCGACGATGCAAGCGATCCTCGCACTGCTCCATCACCACCGTGAAGGCGCGTTCAAGGAAACGCACGTGTTCCGATTCGTCGAGCACATCCCGCTGTCGACCGACCATCGTTTCGGCTTCCGCAAGATCATCACGCTCCTGAAGACGCTCGCGAATCCGCAAACGCGTCAACAGCTCGTCCACCAGATCCACTTCGAGAACATCACGAAGTACGGTCTGAGCGAGCGCGGCCGCGTGAAGCTTGCTGCCTTCTTCGGCAAGTAAGCATGGACATCCTGTCCTACGTCTGGGGCGCCGCTACGGTGGCGTGCCTGTGGATTGGCACGGGTGTCATCAAGCATTACCGTCAACGTGCTTGGGCTAACCGTCTGAGTGCGTGCCCGGCAAAAGAACGCCGTGGCGGCGGCTGCTTGATCTAATCGCTGCGCAGTAGGAGTTGGCATGAGCGTGGAGACAGCCCTGCGAGTACCGGTACCAGACGGGACTGTGAGTCCCGCCCCGGTGCTCAGCTTAGTGACCCCGAAACGGCACTGGACCGATGGACTGGTTCGGTGCTGGTGGTGTTGCCACTGGAAAGAAAGAGAAGCCGTCTGTTGTACGGTGGAGAGTAAACTTAACCTGTAGCGGAGGCAATCGTGACATAGTGAACCTTAACAAGGAAACCTGTCATGAAAGCAAAAGCCTTTTGTCATCGCATCGCTTCGTATGGTCCGGGTGGTTGGAAGTGCCCGTGCTGCGGCCCGTCGCGCAAGCAACGCCCGGTCGCACGCCGTATGGAGCGCCGCCAAGTCACGCGTTTGATCAACAAAATCGAGCGCATTGAGCAGACGAAGGACGAGTAACCCCGACCCTCACTTATCCTGTGAGCACCCTCAACATCAGGGCCCTCTAAACCGGGTTCCTGATGTTGAGGGTTTTACTCCGTCTACTTGATTTTTGTCTCTCAGGATTACAACCATGAGCGCTTTGCCGGCTGGGACCACCGTCGCATATACCAAACTCATTCAGCGTGCGATCAACGAAAAGACTGGCGCCAATCTGACCGCGGATGGTCAGTTCGGTCCGAAGTCTGTCGCTGCTCTCTGCACGTATCAGCATCTGTGCAACCTGCCTGTCACTGGTGTCTATGACGCCGCCACAGCAGCCCTTGCAGCGCCTTTCATCGCTGGCAAGTACCTGACCCTTGCCGCGTACCAGCAAGCCGCTCAGGAGCTCGGTACGGACGCCGCAACCGTTGAAACCGTCTGCCAGGTCGAGACCTCGGGCGCAGGCTTCTTCAACGACGGCTCGGTCACGATCCTCTTCGAACGCGCACAGTTCTACCGCACGTTGCTTACCGTTCTCCCGCAAGCTACCGTCACCCAGATCGTCGCAGCCAACCCGCTGCTCTGCAACACGACGCCTGGTGGCTATCAAGGTGGCCCGGCTGAACACCAGCGCCTCAAGGCCGCTCAAGCAATCTGCACGCAGTACGGCGTGTCGCCTGACCTCGCGCTGCGTTGCGCGTCGTGGGGCCTGTTCCAGATCATGGGCTACTACTACATCCAGTGCGGCTTCTCGAACATCGAGGACTTCACCAATGCGATGGCAGTCAACGAGCAGAACCAGCTCGAAGCGTTCGTGACCTACCTGAAGGACATGAACGGCGGCCACATGCTGCAAGCACTCGTGACCCACAACTGGGTGAGCTTCGCGCAGCAGTACAACGGTGTGAACGAACACGCCCAGAATGCGTACGACGATAAGCTCGCAGCGGCTTACCAGAATCTGATCGCGCACCCGATGTTCTAAACGCGCCGAGACGGCATAAAGGCCCGGGGCGACCCGGGCTTCTATGCTGTTCGCTTTACAGCGTGGCTTGGAGCACGTTGGCAATCGACTGATGGAACTGTACCTGATCCAAATGCTTCTGGAGCAGCTTGTTGCCGTCCTTCACACGGGGATCACTGTTCATCTTCTTGATCGCTTCCATGTGATGCGCTACCTGAGAGACGTGCCAGTCGTACACGTCACGCGGGGTCTTGATGACTACTTGGGCAAGCTTGATCATTTTCAGGTACCGGTGCTGGGCCAGAAGGAGCCCGGAGTTGCTCGAGCGCGCTTTGCAAGATCTTCGAGATACGTTGGTGAAAGACGATCTTCTTCCGATCCATGCGTTGCATGCGTTGGATCTGTCTCGGGAAGCCCGCATACCTCGGGTCCGTCGGGCGCGATGCAAACCGCGTCTGCTCCCGCTCCAGCTGGGTGAGGTGCCAGTCCAACACATCCTCCAGGTCCCGCAAGGGGACGTTTATTTGCGAACACATCTCCTTGTCCTCTCGCAACAATTGCATTGGCACAGACCGTTTCCGCCATCCGGTGAAAGGTGGCTTTGCGATAATCCCCGCGCACCACACTTTCCCCGTAACGACCAAGAGGCTCGTACTTCTTCTTGTGCTCCTCAGCCAGATTCTCAAAGCGGGACGCTTGCTGCGCGTGCCAGGTCATGAGATCCTCCAGCGAGTGCATCGGGATCTCAACCGTCTTCTTCATTACTTAATCCTCGTCATCATCCCCTTCATCTTCGTCATCGAGTGCATCGCCGAAGGTATCGTCCCCGCCTTCAATGCGCGCGAGATTACGGTAGAACGGAATCGTGAAGTGCTGACCCACGGTCGGGGCGAACGCACCCAACCAGGTATCGAGAGTTGGCATACCAAAGAGGTCCGTGCAGAACTCGATGGCGTTACTGTAGCCGCCGGAGAAGTTGATCCCTTGCAGGCGTTGCGTGCGATTGCTCACACCCTCAATGGAGATCATTTCCTTCTTGGTGGTCTCCTTGCTGATGTTGTACACACACTCGCCGTTCGGGTAAGACGCCGAGACGTCCAAGTCTCCCACGTGAAGCCGAATGTTGGTGCGCAGGTGCGGATCTTCCTCGATCACCTGAACCCCATTGTCCGCTACCAAGTGTGCCGGTAGTGTGACGATCCAGCCCCCCAGCTTAGTTGTCATCGCGTCGAAGTCGGACTTGATCAAGTCCGACGTTATACCGATCACCTTGCCGTGGTCCAGACAGAAATAGTGCAGCTTGTCGACGAGTCGGCGCGGTTGCGAGTTGAAGTTCGCGAAGTCCGTCCATTCCGCAAACGACGGCATAGTCAGACGTAAGTCCTTCGTCTCTTCGTCGAGGATCTCCATGCCGATACAGTCGAACGCGTTGTAGATCACGTATTCGAGCTTGTGCTTCGTCTGCATGAATTTGTGCCAGTCGATCCCGCGCAGGTGAGCGCCTTCTTCGAACTTGAGCTTGCGCACCTTGCCCTTGAACGTCTTGTTCAGAATCGCATCAAGGGAATAGGACGGATCCTTGCCCTTTTGGGAGCGCAGATTCCAGTACACGCACATCGCGTCAATGAAGTAGAACGAGGCCGGACAGAAGACCGTGTGCCACTGCGCTTGAGGCGGAATCGGCATCTTCTTGTTCGATGCCGTCACCTTCATGTTCGGACCCTTCTTGTAACGGAAGTACCGATAGTCGAGCGGCACCGCCGGATCGCAGAAGATGTCCTCAGGGCGCCAGCCACTGCGCTCACAGGCTTTCAACATCTTGGACATATCGAAGTCGATGTTCCAGATGGCCATGAAGTCAGGCTTCCATTCATGGGCTTTCTTAAAGCAGGCCCGGATGACATCGATCTCACAATCGACGACTTCCAATGACCACTTGATGTTGCGATCTGCGTAGACGTCTCCGATGTGTTTATCGAAGAGCTCTTGCAGACGGCGATCCACCATGGCAAAGCCTTCGAGGAAGGACTTCTGCACCGCGGTCACCACGCGATCCCGGTAGGAGATCGTCGCCATCGTAATCTGGTCGGTACCGTTCACCACGTCCGTTTCCACGTCGAATGCGGCGACGTCATAAACGGCGTTCATGCCCGGGTACTTATCGATGTACGCTTTCTTGACCACGCACGTCGAGAGCAAGTCCACACCGTACAGGTACGGGGACTTACGGAGTTCACGCGGATCGCCCTTGTGCCAGAGCATACCGAGGGACTTCTTGATCGTGAAGTCGAGTTCGGATTGGGTCGTGTCAAACCGGTCCAGCTTGACGATGTCTTCCCATTCCTTGGGATCCTGGTGATTCTGGTATCCCTTCTTCGTGCGCCAGATCGGACGCTTGTAATTCTTGATCATGCGGACAGCCGGCTCAGTCGAGCCATCCGTCTTGTGGATCGTTTCTTTCACGAGATGATAATCATCTCGCATGCCTTTAGGAGGCGGGCAATACACTGCAAACTTGCACTGATACCCCTTCACTCCGTCCGGGAGAGCTACGACTTCACTCATGTGTTTTAATCCTTGGTTATTCCCGTTCGTGACGTCAATCTTTTGACTCCACTAGCTGAGCTTTGCTGCGTCTACAGCATGAGACCGCTAGGTTAGTTTCTACATTCAACTCAAGGAAGCCTGCCATGCGGCGACGACTCAGCCTTTTTCAAGGGGACACCTTGGCCCTGGAATCGATCGAATTCCAGCGCGACCAACAGCTTTTCAAAGAGCTGACCAATCTCATCACCGAATTCGAAAAGATCCCCGAGCGCGACATCCCGGATCATGAGCTGGCACTGACCCTCCCCGCGGTCATCAAGGCGCACACCGGCTTGCAACTGCTCGTGAGCTGGGCCGGTGACGTCGGCGACCTCGCCTGCTGCCCGCCGGTGGCCAACCCGAACCACGTGTTCTGGAACCGCCTGGACCTGTGGATCCGGGAAGCGATTGGCACGGCTGACGCGGATAAGATTCTCAGCGATCCGAGCAAGAAGGCAATCGGCACGGTGGACCTGAAGCGCGGCAAGGTGGGTGGCGTGTTCAGCGAGATGGCTTGCCAGCTGTTGCTGCCGGCTGCTCTGCTCGTCTCCCGTCGTTTTACGGCGGCGGAGAAAGCCGCGGGTATCCTGCACGAGCTGGGCCACCTCTTCAGCTTCTTCGAATACCTGGCGGCGACGATGACGTCGAACTTCATCCTCCAGGCCATCTCGAAGACGTACGATACGCCGACGAGCGTGAAGGACCGTGAAGTCATCCTCACGAAGATCAAGTCCCAGATGAAGATGAAGGAACTTGACGCCGAAGCGCTCGCCAAGTCCAACAACCGCAAGATCACGGAGATCGTGCTGATCTCGACGTATGTGCGCGAGCTGCGCAGCGAGATCGGTTCGAACATCTTCGACATCAACGGCTGGGAAGTGCTGGCTGACCAGTTCGCCGCTCGCCAAGGCGCAGCACGCGACGTCACCACGTTCCTCGACAAGCTCTACCGTGAGCACAACTCGATCAAGTACCGCAGCTGGCCGTTCTGGCTCTACGTCGAAGCCATGAAGATCGGCTGCGTCATCCTGGCGCCACTCACGCTCGGCTCGTCGCTGCTCTTCACGCTCATTCTCTGTCTGAATGACGGCGTCGAAGCAAGCGACACCCTGTACGGCACGCTCAAGACGCGTTACGGTCGCATGCGCGATCAACTCGTCGCCGAGATGAAGGTCAACAAGGATCTGGATCGTCAGGCGCAACTGGCGCAAGACATCCAGGTCATCGACGACGTGCTCAACGGCTTCACCGAAAAGCAACAGCTGCTCGGCTACGTCTACGACTTCCTCTCGCCGGTTCAGCGCAAGCGAATCAGCCAGGAAAAGCTGCAACGTCAACTCGAAGACCTGGCGCACAACGACCTGTTCGTGCGCTCGGCTGCACTGAAGCAACTCGGTGCCTAACCCATCTTCATCAGAGAGAAAATCATGAACGTGTCTTTCCTTCGTTTTATCCAGACGGTCAACGCCCAAGACATGGGAGCGGACCGCCGTTGCGTCATCGCTGCCGGTGTGGCCATGGCAGTCGCTCGCGCGCTGGCGCTCCCGACGGCGTGCACGGACGCCCCGGGCCAGTACTACAACTACAACAACCTCCAGATCGCCAAGGAACTCATCGGCGCGTTCAACGAGGAATGCGTGTTCGACGTCAAGGAATGCCTGGACGAAGTGCGCGAGTTCTGGATGCTGCGCTACACGGCTGCTCACCCGGCTGACGTGCCCGTCTACGACGCCTCGATCGGCTTCTACGACAACGTGCTCGGTTGCGCACGCTTCGTCGACCAAGAGTCGCGCTGCTTCAACAACCAGTACAAGCAGCAGATCTTCGCGATCCAGATCGCAGCGTCGTCGGTGATCAAGGCGATCCAGGGCAATGTTTAATCAGCGCCTGAACACGGCGCTTGATTACGATGCAGATTGGGAGTTGGTGCCGCAGATCGTGGAAACGGTCGGTACAGGCGTTGCTCCCGATCTTCTGGAGGAACTCGACGGCTTGGGTGCACTGGAAGCCCGCATCGAGGATCTGGAAGTCTTGCGCGCAGCCCTTCTTGATTCGAAGGGCATGAGCCAGCAGTTTGCCCTGGAAGCCCAGCGCTTGCTGCCTGAGTTCGACGGTCAGCGTCCGATCGGCTACTACACAGTCAACCCCAGTAAGACCCGCTACGGTGTAGCGTTGGAAGAACTGAGTGCAGGCGTGTGGAGTCTGATTGCCGCTGGCATTGCTGCGATCGTCATGGCCATTGTGAAGTTCTTCAAGTGGCTCATGGGTCGCAAGGACGCAGCCTCTCCTGAAGAAGCTGTGAAGGATAGCATCGCAGAGCTCGAGGAAACGAAGAAGCTCCTCAAGCGCTGCGAGACCCTCGTGAACGAAGCCGTGACGAGCACGAGTGGCCAGTACATCTACTTGAAGGACGCCCCGAACCGCGAAGTCTACTCACTGGACAAAGCGATCGAGCAACTCTTCAAGGACAACGCCCACGACCAACGCATCGCCCGTTTCCTGCAAACGAAGGATCCGTTCTTCCACGACATCGTCCACAGGGGCGAGTACAGCACGGAGATGGCGCAGCTGAGTGTGTTGTTCAGCAATTTGCAAGTGGTGCTGCGTCAGCGTCTAACGGCCCTGGAAGCGGTCTCGCGTCTGAACCTGACCGATGACAGCAACACGGCCGACGCGGCCAACCTGCGGGCTCTCCAGGTGCTTACGGAGCCAATGGTGGTGCGCTTCAAGGAAGTGGAGCAAACACTGCCGGAGATCAAGCAGTACATCTACAATCTGGCGCATGCAACGAGCGTCCAGGAAGTGGAAGGTCCGATCTCCTTTGACCAACTCTTTCAGGTGATGAGCCAAGCGTTCAACCGGGAAGACGTGGTCGAGAGCCTCAGTGCCCTGAACACGACGATGCCGCTGTTGGAGAATACGAAGAACGAACTCCAGTCGCTGGAGCGTACCTCGGGCAACTACCACAGCGACGGCAAGCGCGGCCAGCACTCGACCATGTTGGGTCAAGCGTTGCGTCAAGCGATCTTTGTGCTCGGTCAAGATGTGGCGTCGATGATCAGCATCACCGGTGAGCTGATGAGCTTCCAGAATCGACTCCTGCATATGGCGTCGAATGCTGCGGGGTTTGCGGCAGCCATTGCTACGCGTCTGGCCGTTCACGGTCTGAATCAAGACGGGGGCAACCTGGCACGCTGGACCTCGGTCGCGCACGAGCTCAAGGCAGTCGACAAGGAATTCAAACGCTTTGTCAAGCCGATGTAAGTTGACGGCATATTAGCCCGGCGCAATGCCGGGCCTTTATGCCGCTTCCTTAAGCGACCGCGTTACCACCCGGAGCGTACGAGACGAAGTTCACCGTCACCGCTTCTTGCACGCTGAGCGTACCGTTGGCGTTCACAATGAGCTCCTTCGCAATACCGAGTTGCGCGCTGTCGTTCACGAGCGTGAGCGTCGAGAAGTTCGCCTTCCCATTACCCAACCCCGAGAACGTGAAGCTGATCACATCCGTGCCGTAGATCGCATTCAGGGCTGCATTGATCTGCGAATCCGACACCACCGTATTGGCCAGTGCCTCGCTGATCGTGCTGATCGTAGCCGTCTGCAATTGTCCCTTGAGCGTCTCGTTAGCGAAGACGTTCGGCGCGACGTAGCAGGTAACCACAAAGCTCTGACCCGCATCCAGGTTGTAGATGCTGCCATCCTGGCCATAGACCTGCACGCTACCGATGTTGGACACCGGGTAGTAGTACAGCTCCGTCTGTTCGAGCAACGACTTGTTGAGCGTCTCGAATTCACCAGTCAACCAACCCGTCACCGTCGTGAGCAACTGACTCACGTAGGCCGGGGCCACCGTGTCATTGGCAAAGCGATACGCCGCTTCGATGAGCATGATGTCCAGGTTGCGCGTGAGGTTGCGCGGACTGATCGGCACCGGGTTACCTTGACCGTCGAGGATGACATCCCCCACACGGTAGCGGTAGCTCGGCGTGCCATCGGTGTTGAGCACCGGATCACCCTTCTTGTGCAAGACCGTGAAGACGATCTCGTTGTCGACGTAGCTAAACGGCAGACCCGTTGTCGCGTCCGGCTGATACACGTCCGCTTCGTAGTAGTACGGCACGTTGGTCGTGTAGGTCTGGTACTGCACCGTCGAGACCACCGTCCGTGCGCTTGCCCAAAGCGTATCGAGATACTGACCGAACTCAATGACGAGCTGTTCGTTCGTGACGCCGACTGCGTTCGCACCCAAGAGGAAGCGACCGAGCTTCGTGTCGACGGTATCCGTCACCCACGTCGAGGGCATCGTGGCTGTCGTACCGTAGACCACATCGATCGTGGCTTCCAGCGGACAGGCCGTCAGCTGACCCGCCGTCGTGTTGTACATGAAGAACTTCGTCAGGTACAAGTTCGAGTTGGCGTCCACGTTGTAGTTCGTCGACAGATCGAACGTGAAGAGACGCTCACCCGTGCTCGTCTTGCCCGTGAGCGTGCCGTTCAGATAAGCCCGCGCCGTTTGACCCGGCGGGATGAACGAGAGCTGGCAGAAGACTTGGTTGTCGTCCAGACCTTGGTAGGCCGTGTTCGACGTCGTCGCCAATACCAGCTGATAACCCGTAGCCGTTTGCGAGAGCGTGTACGTCTTCGTGCTCACTTCGAGTTGCGTCGTGTCATTCTCGCCCACCCAGAGCTTCGTCTCAACAGCCGGCGAATTCAGGTAGTACGGACGCAGCGCCAACTCGTTCTTGGTCATGTCGACCACGTAGTGCCATGGGCTCCAGAAGTAGTTCCCGGAGTTGACAGCCAGTGCCAGGTTGGTCGGTGTCATGGCAGCGAGCTGGTTCAGCACCTCATCGCTCACCATCGAGACCACGCCGTTCACGTTCTGGTACACGGCCTTCGGCGTAATCGTCACGCTCGAGCCGTTATCGATCACGGCGCTGTTGGCAACCGCTTGCGCCACCGACAATGCGATCGTCGAGATCGTGGAGCAGGCCGCGGTAATCAACGAGCTGTCCGTCGGCTGCGGCATCGGGGCCGTGGCCAGGTACGTCCGGTTCGTGATGTTGTCCACGTTCTTCACCACGCCAAAGCCTTCTTGGCTCAACGTGTCTTGCAGCTGGGCCGGCGTAATCGGCAGGGATTGCGGACCTACCGAGTTGTCATCCACTTGCTGGCGCAGCGAGAGGAAGCTCTGCGAGTTCGTACCACCGATGACCGTCGAATCCGAATACGTCAGGACCGCCGAGAACGTATTGAGCGGCGTCGTGAACATCGTCGTGTCGTTCGTGTCGATCGCGAAGAAGTTCGCAGCAAACGCGGACGCAGCGTAGTTCGCCAGGTTCATGTTCAGCGGACCTTGCGTCTCGTACACGTCGATGCGGATGTTCTGGTTCAACAGACCACTGGCCGTATAAACCTGCGGAATACTCACTTCTAGTTGCGTCACGCCCGTAGCGATGTCCGTGTCCACCGTCAGCAAGGCCGTCGGCGTCAGCGGATCATAGATCTCGGACGAGTGCGTCGTCTGGAGTTCCACCCAGCTGCTGATCGTCGAGTTGAACGCGTAGACCCGGCAGTAGTAGAACTGGTTCGTGAGCGGGATCGTCTGGCTGAACTGACGGCTCGGCGAACAGGTACCCGTGCGGGTGATGATGTCGAACTGTTGCACCGGGAACGTCAAGAACACCCAGTTCTGATCCTGACCCTGACGGTACTGCCAATCGACGAGATTCGAGGTCAGCGTTTGCAGCGGACTCGCAATCGTCGTGTCGTAGGTCACCGACAAACCACCGTGCGCAGCCTGCACGATGTTGATCGGGTACTGGAGACTGAACTGCACTTCGCCCACTGTGAAGTAGGTGTTGCGCGGAATGGTCAGCTTCTTCGTACCGGTCGTCGGATCCGCAACCAGCTTGTTGAGCAGCTCGTTCTCGCCAAAGGCCAGCGTCCACGTCGTGGTGGCGGGCGAAGCAAAGCGATTCACGTAGTCCGTGTCCGACATGTGCGGATACAGATCCGCGTAGGTGACAGCCGACACCGAGTAGCCCTTGCGCCACAGTGCCTGCACCTTCTCCATGAAGGCCGCGGTGTTGACCGCGCTCGTCTCGATGGAATGCACGTACGGATTGGAAGGGTCGACGATGTTGACCACGCCACCCGTGACTTCGTTCAAGTAGTTGAACGCGACTTGTTGGATACCCGCCGGATTGTACTGATAATTAACGATGCTATTAATCAGGTCCGTGATCGTCGGGCTGCCCGAAGGCACCGTGAGCGAGGCGACCATTGCCGCCGTGGTGCTCACGCCGTCCGATGAGGTTGTTGCCATGAAGAGTCCTTACGAGTTGTTCTGGGTAACCGGCAAGCTGTGGATGACGTTCTTGTTCACCGAGCTCGAATTCACACTAGGTTGCGTGTGACCGGCCGTGTAGATCTGCGAGTTCGTCACGCCACTCGGCGTGCTCTGGCCCGTGGGCAACGTCTGCGTACCCGTGAGCAAGCCAATCTCGGTGACCGGCAGCACTTGGTTGTACGTAGCGTTATCGATCCACCACTCCAGCTCCCACGTGTCCGGGTTGATGCGCGGGTAGCCACGGTTGTTAAACAGCTGCAATGCCGCCATCGGGATCTTCGTATTCATCGACGCCCGGTTCGCATCGGTCATCGAGTGATTGAAGTCCTGCACGGTCTTGTTGAACGTGTAGAGCAGGATCGGATCGTTGTAGATCGCACCCACGCAATGGAACGGAATGCTGATGTCCTGATTCGTGTCGTTGTAGGGCTTTTCCGAATCATAGTTGAACGAACCCCCAATGGGATTCGCATACGGAAACGCTGCCCCACACGCGCCGATTTTCTGGACGTAGGTGCGGCTCGGATCAAGCACCAGGCGATAGATGCGCGTCTGGTAGTCCAGCTCATTTTCCACCACCATCTCCGGGTACGGCACCATGTTCCCCTGGAACACATTGCTCATGTAGTGCGCCCAGTAGAAGAACATTGCGGTGATCGGATCGCCCGGAATGTTGCGGAAATTGGCTGTAATATCGTATGCCGAATAAATGTCCGTCACTCCGTCGACGATGGAGTACTGTTCCTTATATAACCCCTCATGCGAGGTGTTGTAGGGAACGGTGACATCTTGCCAACCATTGATACCCTTCAAGGTATTCGTCAAGAGTGGAATGAACGCTTGTTGCGGGTCCACAAAGGGCGAAGTCGTCGCTGCAATCCCCAACGTCGTATCGCCTTGATTCTCACGAGGCGAGAGGTAGCAGCGGATAATTCTTTGAAGTGTCTTGTCGTTGGTGGTCGTCAACGGATTGAACAAACGAACAGCACGTAAGTTCCCCAGCGACAAATTCAGGTTCGGTCGCGTGAAGAACGTCAGACCGTAATGGTCTTTGTTGATGGGAACCGCGTTAGGGGTCTGGCGGTGGTTGATGCCGAAGTACGTATTCTTCAGCGCCCCCGTTCCGCGCGAACCCATTGGCGTCGTCGCCAACAACGAGTCCACGGCGCTCTGCGGCGTGGTACTTGCAGCGGTGAAGACGCTGGAAATATCCAATGCAGCTGAGGTGCCCGTGGTACCGTCAGATGTAGCCATACTTGTTTAACCTCTTTTCAAATGGGACTAGCGCGATGAGTGCTGAGATCGTAACGAATGCCGCAGCCGCCGGTGCGGTGGTAGGCCAGGCCGCCATCAAGATGTTCATGGATCGTGCGGCCGCTGTCGGAGCCAGCACGGATCTGGTGTCCTTCTCGCAAGCCGCTCGTGTCGAGCCGCTCGTGCTGGTGGATACGGACGCGCTGTATGTCGAAGAACTGCACGACGTTCTTCAATCGATGCAAAGCATTTTCGCAGGTTATTACCTGCAAGCCCTGTCGCTGGATTCGGCCCTGGGCAACGTGAAGGTGATCGATACGCTGGGTAAGTTCAACCCCAACGGTCACTCGAACCCCCATGGCAATCTGAAGCGTGATGTCGCCAACAACTTCGGTGGTATGAAGTTCAAGTACTCCAAGGGCGACGGCATGCAGTTCTCGATGGAAGCGTACAAGGATGCGCTCCCCGACTTCCGCAACATGGACGACCAAGCCGTTGCGCTCGAAGCGATGGACGACTTCGGCAACGACATGAACAAGAATGGCCGCAAGGTTCAGTCCCCGTTCGACAACGACAAGGACTACAAGAACTGGAAGGCCGATCGTGAAGTCGCCCGCAGCGACGAGCAAGACGCGGACCGTCATGCGCAGAAGGAACGCCAGCGTCAACAAGACGCCGAACGTGCCGAAGACCGTGCCAAGAACAAGCGCCGTGACACCGAGAACGAACTCGATCGCGCAGCCGACCGTGACTTCCAGTTGCAAGAGCGCGCTCGTACTGCCGCTGAGCGCGAAGCCGCCGAGAAGAAGTCGAAGGCCGAAGGCGAACGCGTGGGTCTGCACGTCGACGAGGGTGCCTTGAAGGACATCCGCGAAGCGTCGAACCTGTCCGTGGGCAAGGTCATCAACGTCGAACTCAAGAACAACGGGCAAACGTTCAATGTGCCGGTTGCGATCCGGTTGGTGGTCAACACCATCCCGAGCGCGAAGCTCGTTCATATCTTGTCGCTCAATGCCTACCAGCTGCACTCGGCAGACGACCGTTGGCACGGCTACAAGTCGGGCCGCCTCTCGTTCGTGAAGGACCTGATCTTCGCTCGTGACCTGATCGACGAACACCGTCGCAGCCTCATGACCTCGAGCGACAGCGTCTACCACAACGTCATCAAGCGTGAACAGAAGTCGCTCATGGCCGCCTTCATCAGCGGCGTGCCGTCGGTTGCGTCGGCCTCGAACATGATCGTCACCACGACGAACTCGATCGAAGAACTCGAGCAATCGATGCCCGGCAAGTTCAGCGACTTCAAGTGGCGCCAGCAAGTGTTCGAACGCACGTCGCTCATGATCGTCGCCGTGATCGACAAGGAATGGAACCGCGTCACGTTCTACCACCGTGGTCTGCCCGATGCAACCGACGTGTCGTTCCGCGACATCAAGGCGTCCGGCAAGGGCAACGGTCCGGACGTCTCGGACATCCTGAAGGCCTACACGCTCGGCCAAGCTCCGCGTCTGTAACCAACTCATCGGCTGGGTGGAGCAATCCACTCAGCTTCATTTTTTTCACGAAAGGATCTTCAATCATGAAGGTTGAGCAATACATCGCCACGTTGGCGCCGAGCCTGCGTAAGGACAAGATCCTCGATGATCTTGGTAACGTGCGCAAGGGCCTGCGGGAAGCGACCATTCCGGCGTATGACGCGCTGGACACCCTCTTCGGCAAGTGGTCGTGGCGCAGCGAAGACATGAAGAGCATCTCGAGCTCCTTCGGTCGCATCGCTGGCAGCAAGGGCATGGTCCCCACGATCCTCGAAGCACTGAACAACACGGCGCGCAACCTCGACGTCGTCGAGCAGATGGTGATCTCGCAGTTCAACGAAGAAGTCGTGTCGTCGGCGCTGACCTACAAGAAGGCCTCGATCCTCCAGTATCTGGATGCGGTCCAGTTCATCTCGAACTATGCGCGCAAGCTCGCCAACTTCCTGATGGTCGCGGAAACGGCGACCTTCCCGGAAAGCGACGTCGCTGTCAAGACCTCGTTCGTGCCGGCCGAAGTCAACTTCATCCACGACAAGCTCACGATGTTCGCGCAAGCGCTCGTCGCGATCGCCTGCAAGCCCGACGAACTCTCCAAGCGCATCGACGAAGCGCCTGAAGTCGTCGTGAAGGCGGCTACCGCCGGTGCCGTCGCCCAAACGCTGGGCAGCGCCAAGACCGACCCGATGAAGATGAACTTCATTGCGTCGACCTGGAACCCCTTCTACCACATCGGCAAAGCGATCGCCGAGTGGCAAGTGGGCAAGTACAACTCGGCCAAGGAAGAGCTGCAACTCGTGCAGATGCGCAAGCTCTACCTCGAGAAGCTGCAAGCGAAGAAGCCGGATGCCGCGCTCGCGTCGGAAATCGACTACATGGAAAAGCGCGTGCAGGACATGAACGCGAAGATCGCCAAGATGGAGGCTGACTATGCCTGAAGCCCTCGCCGGCTTCAAGATCTATCCGCGGGGTTTCGCCGGGCGTGACTTGCCTGTGCGACTCGCGGAGCGTCCGAAGCCCTACGAAATCCGCATCCGCTCGCAAAAGCAAATTGGCATCCTGCAACCGACCCCGGTCGTGCTCGATGCCAATCAAGTCGTCGAGACGCTGTACTCGCAGTACATCAAGCGCTCGGCTGACACGCTCTCCGAAGAGTTCCGTGAAGCGGTTCTCATCGCAGCGCTGCAAGCCTTCGGGACGTCGAACTTCTATTCCTGGTACATGTCGCAGTTGAGTCTGCCCACGATCAGTGAAGAACACGTTCGCTTCCTGGGCGACATCTGCCGGTTCATTTCGACCGGCACGCACGAATTCCGTCTCGAGACCTGGGCGTATCTGCTCAAGACTTCGAGCGAGGGACTGCGTCCGTTCCAGCCGTGTCAAACGGCCCGTGACTTCTTCTTCATGAAGCAAGGCACGACGGTTCCGTGCGATCCGGTGCAGTACAGTCTCATCAACGTAATCCAGCGTTGGTGCAGTCAACCGCAAGGTATCGAAGACCTTTTGGGCACGCTCCATCTGCTCTTCGGTAACGTGTAAATCTTTACCATTGTATAGTCAGTGTTGACTCGCTGATTGTCATGTCTTGAGCTCGCCTGTTCAGAGCAGACGTGCTTGAGAAGTACCGCGCGGGTACTGTAGTGAACAAATCTTTCCCTATTGCAATAGGAGCAACACAAATGCGTCGCAGTATTTTCAATCGTGGCATCATGGCCATGGAAGGCGAACAGCCGCAACTCGAAGACCCGACCAACGCACCGGCCCCGGGCGAAGGCGAGGGTGAAGCTACTCCCCCGGCTGAAGGCGAGGCAACGCCCCCGGCAGCTGGTGAAGGCGAGGGCACCCCTCCGGCAGAAGGTGAAGGTACGCCGCCCGCTGAAGGCGAAGGCGAATCGACCCCGCCGGTAGCCGGCGAAGGTGAGGGCGAAGTGCCCCCGACGGAAGGCGAAGGTGAAACCCCGCCGGTCGAAGGTGAAACGCCTCCGGCCGAAGGCGAGACGCCGCCCGTGGAAGGTGAAACCCCGCCCGCAGAAGGCGAGGGTGAAGTTCCCCCGGTCGAGGGTGAAGGCGAAGTGCCGCCGACCGAAGGCGAAACGCCTCCGGGCGCAGAAGGCACCGCTGGTGAAGGCGAGATCGACGAACTGGGCGAACTCGAAGACGTGCCGGAACACGCTGAATCGGCCGAAGCCGACATGGCTGAACTGAACGCCGAGCGCGGCGAGATCGACGCGCACGACAACGCAATCGACGAAGCCGAAGCCGGTGCAACGGCACTCGAAGCCATCCGCGAACAGCTGATTCTGGCCGACAAGGAAGGTGGTCTGACGCGCGGCGGCGCGGGCGTGCTGCGTGTGTCGCTCGAACACATCTACGGCCGTCTGGGCATCCCGACGGACAAGGTCACGCCGGCGATGGAATCGTTCGGTGGTTCGGCAACGCGCCAGAGCTCGACGCAGATCGCGATCGAGAACCTGTCGGAAACCGCGGCGAACATCTGGAAGAAGATCGTCGAATGGTCGAAGAAGATTTGGGACTGGATCGTCAAGTGGTACAACAAGCTGTTCGACACGAACACGAAGGTCAAGGCTCGCGCTGAAGCCCTCAAGCAAGTTGCCGCAACGGTCGCCAAGGCCCAGAAGCAAGAACAGGAACTCGACAACGCCGGCCTCGCCAAGGCACTGTCGTTCGCCAACGGCGTGAACTTCGACGAAACGGTCACGAGCCTCGACCACTTCGTCAAGCAGTTCAACAACGGCGCGTCGAAGTACTTCGGTTCGATCCAGAAGCTCATCGAAAGCGTGAAGAGCGGCGCGAACCCGGGCAACCAGAACGCTGACCAGTACAGCTTCGGCCTCCAGAAGGAATCGAGCATCGAAGGCGTGTCCGCTCCGGACGGCGCAGCGATGTACTCGTCGCCGGAACTGCCGGGCCGCGTGCGTATCGTCTCCGTGTGGAGCGAAGCGAACGTCGAGCACTGCCAGTTCAAGAAGATCAACCTGCCGGTCGAAGGCGAAGCCACGAAGGTGCCGACGCTGGATTCGGCGCAGATCGAGCGCGCTGCGGATCTGGTCATCGAGATCACGACGGCTGTCGCGAATTCGCGTCAAGGCCTGGACGCTGCTGGTGGCGCGTTCAAGGAACTGATGGCTGCTGCCGAAAGCAACATCAACGGCATGCACGACGGTCAAGAAGGCGAGAACGTCGAAGCCAAGACGCAAGGCAATGCCAAGCTGGCAATCGCTCGCAAGGCGCAAGAGCTGCTCAAGGAAGCCGCGACGCAAGTCAACCACTATCTGGTCGATGTGGCCGAGAAGATCGTGGGCTGGGGCGAACTGAGCGCGAAGGCGCACGGCAAGGCTGAAGGTACGGGCGAAGCTGCTCCGGCCGAAGGCGAAGCCGCAAAGCCGGGCATGACCCAGCAAGTCAAGGACGCAGCCAACAAGGCTGGTGAAGCCGCCAAGCAGGCAGGCGCCAAGATCGGTGAAGCAGCTGGCAAGGCCGGCAGCGCCATCAAGGAAGCCGGCCAGAAGGTCGCCGACAAGGTCACCGGCAAGCCGGATCCGGCCGCTGAAGCTGCTGCCGCTGAAAAGCGTGCGAAGCTGAAGGAACAAGCGAGCGCCTAATCCGCGTCTCGTAGTCACTCCCCTGTAGTTCATTGGGCGCCCGGGGAAACCCGGGCGTCTTATTTTGTCAGATAGGAAAACCCATGCGTGTGAATCTGTTTGCGACACCGCCCACGCCCGCGAAGAAGGTCGAGCCTCAGGCTGCACCTGCTGTGCCTGAAGTGAAGCCTGCGCAAGAAGCGTACGACGAGCAAGGCACGGACAGCAAAGATCCCGCAAGCGTGGCGCATGCTGACGAGGGTGAGGTCATTTCGCTGGAAGAAGCCAGCATCATTCTCGGCGATGCGCGCGTGTTAGCGGGCGAGATCGGGCGGGATCTGAGTGAGTCGGAACGCGTCATTCAAATTTCGGATGCTCTGGAAGACTTGGCGGTGGTTGCCAGGGATATCAAAGCAGCTACCCCCGCCGAAGCGTTCTTGATTGAACTGGTCGGTCAGACGGCCACGGCAGGCACGGAAGTGTTGCCGGAAGAAGTGATTCCCGCGATGGAGTCCTTCATCGGCATGAGCATTGCGACGGAAGGCATCATTGAAACGGCTCGCCGGATTTGGGAAGCCATCCTGAACTTCATCAAGAAGATCTGGTCGAAGATCCGTGACTTCTACCGGGTGACGGTGGTCACGAAGAAGTACAAGGCAACGCTGCTCGAACTGCGTCAAGCGGTGCGCGCAGTGGGCGAAGCACACGAACTGAAGAAGACGTTCAACGTCACGGGCGCCACGCATGGCCTCATCCCGCAGATGTATTCCAGCAATGTCTGGGAGCACCTGAACACCGAGATGACGCACTTCGTGAAGCTCGACGATTTCGTCTTCAAGGACTACGCGACGGCCGTGCTCAAGTCGGGCGCTGCGATCACCGAAGCCATCAGCCAGTTCGACCCGAAGATCCCCGAGAAGTCGGCGGACGATCTGAAGGACAAGCTGACCGGTGTGCTGATCGATGTACCGTCCGAGTACACGGCCAACGGCTTCATTGGTTCGGGGCACCTGCGCTTCCAGAAGCATGAGCGCGTGCATGGTGAATCGGCTGACGTGGCGTTGGAGCGCATCCGCTTGTCGGGCCTGAAGTTCACCAAGGGCGACGTGCCCAAGACGGTGGAGCGCGGCCAAGACGTGTTGCAAGGCATTCCGGCAGGCACGGAAATGGAGATGGAGCAACTGCTCGATCACGCCGACGCTTGTCTCGAAGTGCTCACGAGCTTCTACGCGCAGTACGTCAACCAGTTCTACAAGACGGCAGACGACTGCCAGGATGCATCGGTCAAGGCGAGCAAGGAAATGGAGCTGCTCGATAAGGCCGAGTTCGGCGACAAGTCGGTGGGTTACTACCGCTCGATGCTGAACTTCAACTCGGCGTTTGCGAACTGGACGTATGAGCCGTTCGTGCCGATGTACCATCACACCCTGCGTGTGGTGAACAGCATCTTCATCCTGGTGCGTGGGTCGCTCTCGTGCTACAAGAACGGTGTGCAAGCACCGCAACGTGCCTAACAGCATACCCCAGTGGAACGCGTAAGGCCCGGGGCTTCGGCCTCGGGTTTTATGCCGTCGTCATTTCGCCCGATTTTATGTACCGTCTTGTGAGATAGACTATGCCAACTGTTGTGTTAGCCATTCCGGAGACCTACGATAGCGTCACCCGACCGGTCATCTACGATGTGACACGTAAGCTCTTTAAGTGGACGGGCTTACACGAGAACACGCCGATCCTGTATCCGTCGCCTAACGGTCAGACGTTTCAGCCCGGCTCGACGCTCCTGCACAATCCCAAGGATTCGGAGCTCGCGTATGACGACCAGGTGAGTATCGAAGTCACCGAAGAGATGGATCCCGAACGCCTTGCCTCGACGGCTGTGGTGTACCCGGAGAACCTCTTCATTCTGCACGACCCTCGTGTGGAAACGGTTATGAAGCCCGTGTACGTACACACGGAAGTCACGATCAATTTCAAGTTCCGTGCCATCGATGAAGTGAAGGCCAAACGCTGGCGTGATCAGATTCGAGTCCGGATGTCGCAGATGCGCGATCTCCACATGTTGGATATCCGCTACGCTTACCAAGTGCCGCCCGTGGGGATGGTGATCTTGGAAGAGATCCATCGCTTGATGGAAGCGACCGCAGGTTACGGCGTCTCGTACGCTCAGTGGTTTAAGAATAGCGCCGGCGCCCAGCTGACGGTGGAATCGAACATGAGCGGCACGCAGCTGCAAGTGGCCGTGCCAGAGCACCAGGGCAAGATCGTGGGCTACTGGGACTTCACCGGGGAGCCTGAGCAAGGTAACAAGGAAGACAACGCGGAAACCTGGACGATCAGCTTTGCGTTCAAGTTCAAGTACGACAAGCCGGCTTCGGTCGTCTTGCAGTACCCGCTGATGATTCACAACCAGGTCATCAAGTACCGGGATGAAAAGCCCGTGTACACGCCGGACAATATCGAGAAGACGTTCAGTCTCTCGGCCTGGTATCTGAATCACTTCGATCGCACCCGGGCGTTGAATTCGTCGGTGCGCGACAAGACCGGGATCATGCTGCCGTCGTGGGATGACTTCGTGCCCCAGACACAACCGCTGCATTACCTGAAGATCATGAGTGCGATGCTCTCGATTGATCTGTCGCAAGGTGGCTCGCCGAGTACGCTGATGAATCTCGATACGCTCTCGGAAGGCTACGCGATGACGGACGCGATGAAGCAGTTCATCATCGGCGAAGCACCCTACATGACCAAGCGCGGGCAGAGTGTGTTTAACTGTGCGCTCTACCTGTCCAACACGCAGATGGCCGATGGGGCGATCCTCGTGGATAACGAACTGAATGTGACCACCACGTTCAATCCGAATCCGCGCGCACGCTTTCACCTGTGGTTCGGGCTGTGCTACAACTGGCGCTATCTGTCGCCGGGGGCGGTGCAGCGTCTGCGCATGAACTATCCGGTGCTCGTGCAACTGATCCGGGCGCTGTGGCCGGGTTGGAACTACACGCCGGACCAGATTGGCAACTCGGGCATTGCAACCAATGGCTCGATGAGTTATCTGACGGGACAGACTGCGGACCTGATGAAGCGGATCAACATGAAGACGGTCGAGACGTTCTTCGTTCAAGTTAAGGAGTAAGACATGCCGTTGGTTGATACTTCGTCGACCCCACCGGTCAAGCAGACCTCGCAGGTTCGCATCACCGACCCGCAGTACCAAGGCATTGCGATTGACACCCGCTACATTCCTGCTACCGACCTCTTGACGCACGTCGAGGGTTCCAGCTGGACGGTCGACTACTACAGCCAAGTGCTCGATCGTGACAACGGCGTAGCGGGTCAGTCGGTCAATAAGCCCGCGCAGCTGCAACAGTACCGGCGTGTGCGTGGCTTGGAGCTGAAGGTCACGGCACCGCTGACGGCTTCGCAAGACCAGGCGACCAAGAAGATGAGTTACGTGGGCGGTGCAAACCTCTACCCCGTGCTCATCCCGAACATGGGCGACATGTTCATCGCGGAAACCGATGACGGCCGCTTCGCCATCTTCATGGTGACGGGCTCGGAGCGCAAGAGCTTCTACAAAGACTCGGTCTTCACGATCGAGTACGAGATGCAGGATTATGCAATCCCGGAACGCTTGCGCGACCTGGAAAGCAAAATCATCAACACCGTAGAATACGTCAAGGACTACCTGCAAGCGGGCCAGAACCCGCTCGTGGAAGAAGCCGCATGGCAGAACATCAGCCGGCTGCACAACCGCGCTGAGAGCATCCTGACGAGTTATACGAAGCAGTTCTTCAGCAAGGAATTCAACACGTTTATCGTGCCGGGCCAGATGTACCCGACCTACGATGCGTGGTTGGTGAAGGCACTCCAGTCGATGTTCGAAGCGCTCGACACGCCTGAGCTCCTGAACATGCGCATTCTGGACTGTGACGACCAGCCAGCGATGGCTTGTACGCAGCTGTGGGATGTGCTGCTGCAAAAGGATCTGCAATTGCTCAAGTTCGTCAACAAGCGCGCTGGTCTCGTGTGGGTCAATCGCTTCACGCGCAACCCGATGCTCAACGGCATTCGCTGGAGCGGCATCAATCAGGTGGTCTATCCGATCGACGTCGAGTTGACGGTGGACCAAGAGTTGGCGGGCATGGGGCTCGAACCCATCACGGATTCGCAGCTGGTGGAAGTGCCCTCGCGTAAGGGTCGGCTCGAAGACATGCTGCCGGTCACGAACCTGCCGGGTCTGCCGTATGTGAAGGCGCCGCTCATCAAGCCGGTGTTGATCGACGACTACTACATCTTCTCCAAAGAGTTCTACCACGGGGAAGACGGGCAGTCGCAACTCGAACTGATGGTCGGGGACTATCTGCATGGCCGAGCCCTGAACCATCAGACGCTCTTGGCCTTCTGCGATACGTGGCACGCGTGGCCGCGCCTCGCCATGTTCTACTACACGCCGATTGTGTTGCTGCTCATTCGGGCGGCACTGCGTCGGGAATAAAAAGGAAAGATGATGAAACAGCGCTTAAAGCCAAAGAACCCCGTCGTGGTGCCCCGGGCCAGCAATTGGGTGCCAGTTGAGCAGCGCGACACGGGATGGTGGATCTTTAACGAGCTGTTTCATTGTCGCGTCCAGCGCATCCAGACGATCTCGTTGGATGAGATGCGGGAGTACGGTACGCCGACTTCGGGGATGCCCGAGTACGACGAACAGATGCGCAATGAACGCGTGGACCGCATGCTCACGATCTCCTCGATGATGGAGTACTTCGAGCAAGGGGTGACGGTGGGGGTGGTGAACGAGAAGGACACCAAGCGGATCTATGATTACATCACGGATCACTTGCTGGCTTGGCGGCATCACTTGCAAACGGAAATGAACATCCGGATCCAGGCAGCCGCCCCGCTGGATGATCTGGTGAAGCTCGACCAGTTTGCCAACGTGGTCTACAAGCACGCCAAGTACCACTTCACGCAAGAGTACGTGGATTCGCTGCTCGGTCGCAAGCTCGATGCCATTCCGCACGCCCGTCAGAACGTTATCAAGCCGTTCAGCGAAATCGTTCGGATCAGCGCCGATGGCAAGTCGCACGAGGTCAGCCAGAACGAGGGCGAAGAACCCGTGCAAGAGAAGTATCCGGACCGCGTCTCGCTTGCCGATGCGTTCACGCGCGGCCAGAAGAACGGTGGCGTGAAGCCGGCCTTTGCCTGGCGCAAGTAAGGGGGACTCATGGAGTTTGAACAATCGAGCCTCATGCTCGAAGTCAGCGCCATCACGGCCCAGGGGGCGAAGCCTGTGCAGTTCCAGGTGAATGCACAGATCATCGTCAATACCACAGGTCAGACGGTGACGCCCCTGAAGGTCCTGAACGTTGACATTGAACGCAACTATCTGGACGGGTACGCAGACCACATCCTCGTGGAGATGAGTCTGCCGCTTGGTATGTACTCCAAGCTGATCTACCCGTACAAGAACAACCTCGACATCACCCTGACGCTCGTACCCATGATGGAAACGGGCGACCAAGTGAATACGTCAGGCACGCCCCAATCCGAAACGTACACCGCGACGATTCTGGATACGGGTAACCCGGCGGTCGAGCAAAACGGTTTCAACGCTGCGACCCAGTTCAACCTGGACTTGACGGGACAGATTCCCGTGCACTTCCAGCTGGTCAATAAAGCACTCGACCAGATGCGCATGATGGATGTGGGGCAGGTGTTCCGAGGCGCCACCGTGGATGATGCGATCAAGTCGATCCTCACGAACGTCTCGCAGATGACGACCGTCAATGGTCAACGCACCGTCCAAGGCGTGACGATGCAGAAGTCGTCGAACCAGACCGCGCGTCAACACATCGTACTGCCCCATGGCGTGAAGCTCGTGGATGCGGCGAAGTACATTCAGAAGTATGCAGGCGGGGTGTACAACTCCGGAATGGGCTGCTACTTGCAGGGTAACCAGTGGCATGTGTTTCCATCCATGGACACGACGCGTTTCAATACGAGTCAGAACACGCTCACGGTGATCAACCTGCCGAAGAACAAGTACACGAACGTGGAGCGCACGTATCGTCAAGCTGGTGGCCAACTGGTGGTGCTCGCCACAGGCAATGTGAAGTTCCGCGATCCGAGTAACGCCAAGCAGTTGAATAGCGGTAACGGTATTCGCTTCTCGGATGCCACGAAGTTCATGGGTGGCTTCGCGACGCTGGGAGACAACAAAGCCCTGGCCAGTCGCGGCGACAACAACAACGAGTTTGTAGGCTTGCAGCGTCCCAATGGGAACAACAACGTTCACCGCTCGAATAACCCAATCAATGCGAACTCGCTGGAGGAGTACTCCAAGTTGACGCGTGCGATGGGGTCGGTGATTCAGATGGAGTGGCAGCACTCCAATCCGTTGCTCATTACGCCGGGCCTACCAACCCAGATCATGTATTTGGATGAGGATTCGATCCAGACCATCAATGGGGTGGTCGTCGGCGCGCATCATTACATGCAGATGCTAGGCACCAACTTCTCCTCAGCTAAGTACGCCACGTCGACGGTACTCTCCATCTTCGTGCAGCCGGCTGACCAAAGCAATTCTACGACTCCTTGAGGACATCATGTCTGTTACGCTGAACCTGAATCAAGCGGCTGCGGCTATCCTGCTCCAGCAATTCAACGCCGACAACGGCACGAGCTACACGACCGAGCAGATCGAATTCGGTCCGGTCATGGAGAACCACGACGTGGACTCCGCCACCTACGAAGCCTGTGTGCTGATGCAAGGTGTGCAGGGCTCGGGTGTGGCTGGCAGCTACACGTACAAATACAACCGCATCGACCTGTCGACGATCTTCGCTGGCCATGCTACGTATGACGTGACGGCCATGACGTCGTATGCGCAGCTGATCGCCGCGATCAACACGGCGCTCTCCACCGACATGCAGATTTCGGTGCTGCCCAACAACGACACGAACCAGCTGTATGTGGCCGGTGACATCAACCCGGCGTCGCTCCCGGTGCCCCCGGCAGGCAAGACGAGCGTGGCGTTTGTACTGACCGCAGACCCGAACTCGCTGATTTATCGAAATAGTGTGGTGCTGACCGCCACGACGACAGCTACCAGTATCGCAGCCTCGGTGACGAAGCCCTCGACGGGCCTCACTTTCCCTTAAAGGATGAGAAGCCATGGCGCTCGTGCTAGATTTCACGCAGAGCGCCTTGAGCGTTCTGCTCGCAGCAATTAACTATTACAACGATACGACCATCACGCCGGATCAGATCAGTGTCCAACAAGTAGCATCATTGCCGGACACTGACTCTTCCGGTATGAACACCGTCGCCTTCATCAGTTCCACACAAGGCGCAACCGTATTCGAAGGTCGTGAACCATTCAAGTACAACCGTACTGACATCTCAACCGTACCGGGTTCTCGGACCACGACGTTTGCAGTTGGCAGTGCCTACTACTTGTCTGATTTGTTACCCCAGATTAACGCAGCGTGGTCACTGAACCTCACTGTCGAGGATATCCAGGATGGCATCTTGCCTGGGTTTCCCGATGGGGCGCTCAGTGTGTCGCTGATGATGGAGATGGCTCCGGGGAGTTTGCTCTGGTTGAACGAGGTGGAGATTAGCATCACTCCATCGTCCTAAACTGGAGAGGGCATGTCGTGACAGTTCATCGTCATGGCAAAATTTACACGCCTGTGGATTGATATGAGCGGAGAAACCCTCCCTCTGACTTCCCCAGTCCCGAACTCTTTTTCCAAGGTTAATCATGCAGATCAATTCCAGCCTGACCGCACTCGGCAACCTGCTGGCTCAAATCCAGACGGACAATCCGAAGTGGTCGGCGATCACCGAGAACATCCTCTCGGTTCAGAGCGTCAGCGCTGTGACGCCGGACGATGCCGGCCGCAACACCGTGGTCATCGTGGGCGCCGAAGGCTACGCTGACACGGAAAGCTTCACGTTCACGCGTCGTGGTCTGAGCGACAGCGTCAACCCGGTTCCCGCCGCGATCTCGCTGCAAGGCACGGAAACGGCAGCTGACATCGCTGGTCTCGTCTCGAAGGCCCTCGGCCTCGTGCAATCGGAAGTCTCGTTCAACGCATCGTTCATCAACGCTGACGGCACGCTCACGCTGCCGGCTGCTGCTGCGGACGGTTCGGTGACGGGTTCGATCGCAATCGTTTCGGCTTCGGGCTCGCTGCTCTACGTCGACGGTTCGACCGGCTCGCTGGCTGTGAACTTCCCGAGCCAACCGGTTACGCCGCCGGCTCCGACGCTCGCCGCTCTGACGGACGTGACGGCTCTGTCGGGTTTCTCGGCAGCTGCTGCTCCGGTGGCTCCGGCCGCTGACGGCACGTCGTCGACGGGTACGGGTACGGATGGTTCGACGCCCGCTGCTTCGACCGACGGCACGACCCCGGTGGCACCCACCGACGGTACGTCGACGCAACCCGCAGCTGATGGTACCAGCACGGCACCCGCCGCTGACGGTACGACTCCCGTTGCACCTGCTGCCGACGGCACCAGCACGCCCGCCGCTGATGGCACCAACGCAGCTCCCGCTGCCGACGGCACCAGCACGCCCGCCGCTGATGGCACCAACGCAGCTCCCGCTGCCGACGGTACCGCCCCGGCTGCCGATGGCACGACGACCGCTCCGGTCGCTGCTGCTGACGGTACGACGGCTGCTCCGGCAGCTGACGGCCAGGCTTCGCAAGTCGCCGCTAGCTAAGCAGTCGCAGTAACAGCTAGGTAGTGAACAGCTAAAAAGAAAGCGTACCTCGGGTTAGCCTGGGGTACGCTTTTTATTCCCTCAACTCAAAATCCGCTATGCACATCAATCCCAGTCTGACGGGTCCGCAGAACATCATCGCCTATACGACGAACCCTGCGTTCACTGCACCGATGGATCCGAACAACGTCAAGTGCGGTACTCCCCTTCCCTTTCCTCCTCCGAGCGGCTACCGTGAGATTCCCGGTGTCAACGTGGACGGCGCAAACAGCAACACGATGATCATGGTCTACGTGACCGACCTCGTGGAAGATGTCAACGAAGACGGCTGCAATCAGACGATCATCTACCAGCGTAAGGCACTCAGTGAGATCGTTCCCGCCAACCCGAGCGTGACGGTGCATGCCAATACGAAGGGCGTGTTGCTGCTCGAAGCCATCGCCATGCAACTCGGTCTTGTGGCCACGGAATTGCAATTCGGCACCTCCACTGTGGGTACCGCTCAAATTGCTCCGATTGCGAACTCGGTACTTTATCTGCCGGGTCCGATTACGGTCACCCTCAATACCAATTGATAATCGCGATTCAAAATAGGTTCAGACCTATATCACGCCCTTGACCTCGATCCCCAAATCACCGAGTGTCATGGGCAGTAGTGCCCTGTAGTTATAACCAACCAAACCAAAAAGGAACAGTAATCATGTCGATCAAGAAAGCAGTTCTCCGTAAGCTGGGTGTGGCCGTTTCCGTTGACCGTAACGAAGTCGGTGAAATGGATGTGCTCGTGCACAAGGAAGCACGCCACCACGCCGCACACGGCTACATCGTCGCATCGAATCGCGCCCTGAACATCAAGGGCGGTACCGTCGCCGTGGTCCTCCCGGACTTCGACGAAGCACCGCTGCTCACGCCGCGCTTCATGCTCGATCTGCAAGAAGCACTTCATGCGAAGGGCTGGACGCTCTCGCACGTCGCCGCCTGGGAAGGTGTGCAACACTTCTCGGCTACGGGCCCGTCGGAAGCCACCGAAGACGAACACGCCCGCGGCTACGACGTCACGAACAGTGTGCCGAATCGTCCGCACGAGATCATGCGTGAAGACAACCCGGACGTTCCGGCGTTCCTGCGCAAGTCGCCCACGGTGAACCTGCAAGAGCTCGCTCGCGCACATCGTCCGACGGGCGAAGGCGTGCTGCGCTTCCCGCGTCGTGAAGACGGCCTGAACCGTCCGCTGTTCAGCGACAACCCGAACGTCGCGCGCCTCGTCGAAGTTGCACAACAACGCGTGGCCGGTCTCGATGACATGGCACGTGAAGCTGCAAAGGTGCGCTTCGAAGCAATCGCCAGCAACGCACTGTCGACGGGCCAAAGCCACGAGTACATCCGTGACAAGCTCGAAGTCGCGGTGAACGTGATCATCGGTGCGCATGAGCAGACCGACGCCGCAACGGCCGTCCAGCACTAAACGGCATAGGCGGGGGAGCGAAGCGCTCCCCTGTCTGTCTCGCAACTATACTAAACCAAAGAAGGAACAACATGCTATTCGATTTCATCTTGGGGCATCGCGATGACCGTTTTCAGGTGGCTGTTAACGAATCGATGGATCCGAAGCAAGCTCATGGTTCCGCTAGCGTTGTGGATCCTCAAGGGCATCATCGGTCTTTGCATTTCCAGGTTTCGCACCCGACGCGTATCAAGCGTCCGACGACTGATCAAGTGAAGGATCTGTTCACCCAACTCAACATGCTCGGCTACCAAGCCGAGACCGTCTTCATCGGCAAGGGTCATGCCAAGCGCGCGTTCCGTCGCAGCGCCGCCTTTGCCTAACCGGCTGTTCCATCCGCGAAGATGACACGCGGAGTTTGAGGGGTGGGGCGACGATAGGCGCCCCTTGGTACCAGCCCCTCTTTTTTTGGCTATTTCTAGGGAGGAAAAGAACCAAACCAAAAATACTGATATATCACTAACTTAGTCTCTGAGTTAGACATTTTGTCTTTCTGAGATCAGAGTGTTTTTTACTTCCCTGCGCGATCGTGTGCAGGAACTCTCCTTACGACAATGGAGTCTATGATGCCTGAACTGAATGGCGAAGCCGCCCGCCAACTCAAGAAAGACGAACTGCGCAAACAGTTCAAGATTGACCCGACGGCTTTCCTGCGCCAGCTGGCTGCGGCTCACGTTCCCCTGGGCCAACCGCCGGCTGCCAACACGCACCTGCTGACCTGGGCCGGTGGTCGCCCGCATGACCACAGCCTCTTCGATGGTTCCATCATCGAATCGCTGCTCGATTACATTCTCGAGCTGGAAGAAAAGATCGCAGAAGACATTCATGGCTTCCGCGAAAAGAGCCTGAAGCACATCACGGAAAAGCGTGAGCTGAGCGGCTTCGACAAAGCGCAGTAATCCTCAATCGGAAACAGTGAACAATGAGCCAGAACCAAGAAAAGAAGTTCCACACGAAGTACCCCGCCTTCATCGTCGGTATCGACACCAAGGCTGTCGTCGAGATGGGCCTCACGCCCAACTGTCTCGATAACAAACCCTGGTGGTGGTTCGAAGACAATGGCGCGGCCCTCGGCCTCTCGGACGAAACGCCCAACAGCAAGCTCGTGAACAGCCGCATCGTGCTGCGTCAACGCAATCGCCTCGAAAGCGACGAAAGCGTGTTGCAGATCCTGCCGTACACGATCATCGGCTGGCTGGGCGCGGACAACGACGCGACGAAGGTCTCGACGTACTACCGCGTGCCGGGCGCCGGCGAGCAACGCCTCGATGGCAAGAGCTCGATCGGCTGGGGTGGTCACATCGAGTACGAGGACTTCAGCTGGATGGCCAACGGGGATCTCGATCTCTACAACACCATCCTCACGAATCTCGGTCGCGAGCTCGAAGAAGAGTGCATCTTCATCGACACGCGTACGGGTGAAGAAGTTCACGTGTGGAGCATTCTCGACCACAAGGAAGCGCTGAAGTTCCGTGGGTTCATCCACGACACGGCGAACTCCGTGGGTCGTACGCATCTGGCCGTTGTTCACTTCCTGGAACTGCCGGCTTACATCTCCGTCAAGAAGAAGGAGAACGTCCACCTCGATGGTCCGGTGCGCTCGCTCAACGAGCTCAACGAGCACAAGGCCGAGTACGAGCCGTGGTCGCGCATCATCATCGAAGATCACTTCCTGCGTGCGGACGCCGTTCACGAGAACATGTCGGCACATCAGTCGCAGATCGAAAACGCGCAATACCACCGTCTGGCAGTCGCTGCTGGCCAGTCGGAAGTCGTTGAAACGCCGGCCAATGTCCTGCACGAAACCGTGCTCGGCGCGACGCTGCGCGAACACTTGGCGAAGCCCGAGTAAGCCCCTGTGAAGGTGGTCCTAGAATGCTATGCAGTACGAAGAGGATGCGAGAAGCATCCCTGGGACCACCTTTTTAATCATGGGGCGTATCGTGGCTACAACGGTACATTTGCAGGACCTTCCGCTCTCTCCAACGTGTAAGAGTCGGTTGAGGAAGTTAAGTCATAACGGTCGCTATCAGCTGTTGTTTCAGGCGAAGCGAGTCGAGGGACAAATCCAGATCTTGGTTTGGCGGGTTTCCGGCAAATACCAATTTACGGAGGAAGCCCGTAAGTGTGTCCCGAAGTTACTGCTGCCGACTCTGATTCTGTCAGAGGAGGATCTCTTTTCCATCGGCGAAGACCACGTCGTAATGGATGAGGAAGATGAAGGCCTTGCACCGCATGAAGTACCCGGGTTCATTTCCCTGCGGCGTGAGTTTGACAGCGATGTCTACTACAACTACGTTTGAGCAGCACCTCTAAAACCAACATGAATATCGCGGGACTGAAGGACCTCGTCCACGGGGCGTTTTTGAATTCGAAGTTTATGACCAATGGTCAGAAGCTTCCCGAGATTGACTTTAGCCAACCGGTACACTTCGAAGTGACGGCGCTGAAGAACAGCGGTCTGGTTGCCTGCATCCAGATCGAGGACGATAAGGTAGTCGACGCGGGCGACGCCTACGTGCGTATCCATTCGTTGCAGATGGCACCGGACTGCATCTTCCAAAACACGATCGTCGGACTGCTCAAAGAGTGTCCACTGACCAGTGTCTTGCTGGAAGGCACCGAGAAGATTCGCATCTCGATTACGGGCTTCACGGCCGTCGGTAAGAAGCCCTACCGTCGCCCTGAACTCGACGTGATCAGCGATCCTCAGCGACCGGTGATGCATCGACGTTTGCAAGTGGATCACACGTACCTGATTCAAGAAAAAGATCTGGAGCCGGCGTAATGCCAGTCATTTGAAGCGGGGCTTCGGCTCCGCTTTTATGCCGTCGTTATGTGGTTTGGGTAGAATTTATTAAACGGGCCTACGTTATGGAACAAGCCTATACACTACAACCACTTAGAACCAAATGAACCACATCATCAGCACCCTTGACCTTTTGAACCCGCAACTGCACAGCAAGAAGTTCGCCCTCTACCCCGGCCAGTTCTGGAGCGTGGAAGGTCCCGACGGCAGCGGCAAGTCCACGATCGTGCCGCATCTCGTGCAGTGCGTGCGTGCTCACGGCATTGAACCCGTGGTCGTGCGCCAGCCCGGTGGCAGTCCCTACGCCGAGAAGATCCGTCACCTGGTGCTCGGCACCGAAGACACGGGTGAACCGGTTCAACACATTGCCGAAGCGCTGCTCTTTGCAGCTGCACGCGCGCAGTGTCTGGAGTCGATCATCAAGCCGGCCATGCGTGAAGGCAAGCTGGTGATTGCGGATCGCTGGTTCGATAGCAACTACGCGTACCAGGGCGCGGGTCGCGGTCAGCTGAAGGAAGTCGAGATGCTCGAAGAGATCGTCGAAGGCAACTTCAAGCCGAACATCACGCTCTTCCTGAAGATTCCGCTCGCAGTCGCACAAGCGCGTCTGGCCGGCCGCGTGAAGGAATTCAACCGCATGAATGCGGAAGAGATGATGTTCAAGCAGCGCACGTTCGAAGGCTATGAATATCGTCGTCAGATCGGTGGCGCACGCATGATGGACGTGAACGCCAATCAATCGGTGGAGCAAGTGTTTGCGGAAGTGAGCGAGCTCGTCAGCAGCAAGCTGATGCCGTATTTCGAAGCGCATCAGGCGATGTATAAAGCGCAGCACGCGCTTTACCCGTCGCTGATGGGGGCGTAATGCCAATCGATAGCGTATTCTGTTTTGGGGCGGCAGCGGGGATACTTCTGACCGTCCTCATTTTCTTGCCCATCTTGTTGCGGCATAGACCTAAGACGCCGGACTGTCCAACCGAGAAGGACTGGAAGATCACGATCAGCAACATGACCCGTCGCAAAGCGATGGGGCTGCTCGGCGATCGCCCAGAGAATCGGGTGGAGGGGTTCGTCGTCGCGTTCCCGGGCGCTCAACGTGTGGCGCTCGTGTACCAATCGGGAGTCCGGTGGCTTGAACCCGCAGAGATGTGGGAAGTCATGCATCCGACCCCCGCGGACGTGGCGGCCCACCAGGCCGTAATGGCTGCTGCACAGGCAGCCAATCTCGTCCACCTTACCACCCCTGTACCCGAGGGTGTGGATTCCCTTGACCATGTGGCAACTTTACTTGAGGAGAATAATCCGGAGTACTGGTATCAATTGCGTTTTGATTTTCTAAAGATTCGATCGGTAGCTGATACGATCGAAGATCTCAAAGAGCTGTCCGGTCTTACTGCGCAACAAAAGGAGTGCGTTGACCGAGCGGCTATCTGGCTGTCGGGGCTGTCAGAAGTAAACGATGCTTGGTGGCAGGACTTCATCAAGTACGTTGATACCTTAACAACTCAACCGGAGCATGAACAGACTCGGGAGAGTCTGATTGAGTTGGTGTCACGCGTCATCGCCCATCCGGCAGACGCAATGTAACATTAGGTGTTTTGGAAGCTCGCAGCATCTTCCTGGAGAGGATAAGATGATTTCTAAAGCAGAACTTAAACACGGCTCTTATTACGCTGGTCAATCGAAGGGTGCAGCTATCGCGCGCTGGAACGCGCAGCAAGGTCTGTTCTTCGCTCGCCGTGGCAATGGTCCGATTGTGGACTTTTACCTGCATCCCCAGGACAGCGTGTCGCTTAACGGAGCGGACACGTTCCGGCCGTATCGGGAAATTATCGACTCGTCGGTTGACATCCCGATGTCGTATACGTAATTAGGAGTTGCGGTGATCATCAAAGAACAACATGGGGCTTATGTCATCAAGCTCGGAATGATGGGCGATCAAGCCAACGAGGACATCGTCTATAAACCGCAGTGGTTCTACGAGCATCTGTCTGATGTGACAGCACGGGTGCGCCGGAACCACGTGGTGGCCGAGTTGAACCCAACGCACCAGGGCCGTAATCAGAAGCAGTTGCTCACGATCAACGGTTTGAACGCGTTCGGCCTCTTCACGGATATCGGCACCCAACAGTTGTCGGGGGAAGATGATCTCCAGATCGTTGGTACGTTGAAGCTTGCTGGACCGCATGCTCAACTTGTGCAGGCCATGTTTCAGAATGACCCGCTCGCGTTGACGTGGCAGTTTCAAGCGCGGACCATGATTCGTCGTCAAGAAGGACGACGTTTGGTTCCCATCGTGGATAAGGTGATCACGTGGGATCTTCATCCTAAGTACAACTAGGACAAGTGATGGATAAGTCACTGTACGGTCGTTACCTGATCCTTATGCTGTTCAGGACCGACTTGCGCCACGAACCGCGTCTTGCTATCCGAGACGGCGAACAGAAGCCTGAGGACATCGATCTGCTCTATGACCTCAAGCATCACTGGTCGGCCTACGCCCGAGCGGACCGGATCGACTTCGTGGATATCGACGGCACGACGACTACGCTGCGCATTCGCCGCAAAAAGCCCGAGTGGCAGTCGGCGTCGCTCGTGACCATCGACGACATCAAAACAGAATTCAAACAAAAGGAGTCTCACCATGAGTGAAGATAATCCGCATGTGTTTCAAGGCGGGTGGCCTGGCGTCCTCTCAATCGGCGAAAGTACCTTCCAACCCAACCTCGTCATCCAGACCAACGACAGCAAACCGCTGGTCGTGATCTCGCCTGACGGGAAAGTGGAAGTGACTGACCCCGACAAACTCGATCAAGCAGCGCTCGCCTTCTGGGCTGCGGTACAAGAGCGCTTCGATCGCGAAAATCCCCACGTGGTGCGCAAGCGCGGCGTGAGTGAGTTCATGACCATCTGCATGGGCAAGGTGGACTGGACGCAGAATAACAAGCTCGCCACGTACTTCGCCCGGAAGGCGGATGCGGACGAAGCAGCTATCGGTCTGGATGCGGAAGTGGTACCTGCGCGTCTGGCGATGGTTTTCTAGGAGCCACTCAGTGGATTCAAGCGACATTGCAGCCGCCGTCATCATGGGGTGGCTTCTCGCCTTCATCGTCATCACGCTCTTTGCTTTTATGCGTGGTCGTCGCCTGAAGATGAAGTTTCATCATCGCATCTATCCCCACTCGTACTACCGCGTTCGCCGCAGCTATCATCGTCGTCGCTACCTCCTCACTCTCTTCATGAGTGTGGTGGTGGCGTTCGCCGTGAATTATGTCTGGCGCGTTTGCATATACCAATAACCAAGGAAAAACATGCATCGGCAATTTCGTACTGCAACGGTTGATCTCATGGAGGTCAGCCGTGGCTTTTGAAACCATTCGTGTCAAACGGAGTCGCCGGCGCTATCGGCAGATCCAGGCGATGACGCATTACATCGTCGAGAAGCGTACCAAGGCGCAGCGTGAAGCCGCCAAGGAGTATGCGAGTCGCTTGGCCATCGTGACTGTCGTGAAGATCGTGATGGGTGCTGACCTCACAGAGGAGGAACGTGCCGCTGATCTCTCGCATTTCGTCTACAGGGATCCAGATGCACACAACTACGTCCACCGCGCTCTGAAGTATCTCACGCCGGCATTTAGCGAAGAACTTAAGACGATCACCGTCGGACATCCACTCCTCGTTAATGATGAGTTGGATAGATGGATCTGGCGTCGTTTCGAGCTGGTCAAGCAGTTGGAGGATGGTGTCACGAACTATGCAGCTCCTTGGTCAGCGACCGCAGCCGAGTACGGCTTTGATCCGATCCATATTGCGAACACCACCAACCGCGATACGCGCGCATGGCAATTGCGCAAGAACCTGCCACCGGAAGAACACGCGCGAGAGGTGCATCAATCACGCCCGCGCTGGGAGCGCTTCATGCGCTGGATGGCGGGTAAGAACTACCGATAACCAAGGAGTACGGCATGAGAATTCTGCACATCGACGCTCTGAAGCGTATTATGCTGACGAACCCCAAGTCGCCTTACGCAATTGCGATGGAAGAGACCAAGAAACAGTGGAAGGTTCACTTCGGTCGCGAGTTCGATCCGGCGAAGGACAAGCTGCCCGATCCCATTCCCACGACGTACAACTCGTACTGGAAGAATGACGAGACGGGCGAAGAAGGCATCGTGGGCATCAACTGCCACATCCTGGAAGGTCACGGCAATGCCCAGATCTTCCTCGTGGACCTCGCCATCGAAACCGATGTGCCGAACTTCTACATGCCCGCCTACAACGTGCCGGTCGTCTTGCTTGAGCCGGTACGGGACTCGGCGTACGACGGCCGTATGCATCTCGCAGAAGCCGATCACCGCTTTGACATCGAGCGCATCTCCACCCCGCGCTTGAAGGACCGCCTGCAAGTCATTCAGGGCGGCAAGAAAGACGATAACCAAGGATAACGAAATGGGCAGTTACCGCGAGGTGAAGAACCTCAATGAAGTCGACGTCGCCAACGAGTCCGACTTCACGTACAACCACTCGATGTACATCCGCGACTTTCAGATGAAGGTCTTCTTCGAGCGCATGTTCGGGATCATCTTCAAGGCTGTTTATTCGAAAGTACAGGCCAGTGGGGAAACCGCAGAAGTAACATGCGGAGAGTCCGAGCTGAAGTTGAATGGTGATAACGTCATTCTCTTCAAGACAAACGGCGAAGCCATTTCGATCACGACGTCGGATTACGCCTACCTCACACTGCACGAAGCGAAGCCGTCACCGACGAGCGTTGCCGCCCTGAAGCAGACCGTCTCGACCCTGAACGATTCGTACATCGTGACGCTCACCAAGCTCGATCAAAAGAACAAGGCAGGGGTGTTCGTCTCGCGTACGCGCGTCGATGAATTATTGCCGAAACTGAATGCGCGCGGCCTGTATTCGGAATACGGTCACCCGATGAAGTTCCCGGCGATGGGGAATGAAGAATGGATGCGACGCATGATGACGATCGAGATCGATCACACGTGCTGCCGTCTGTCGCAGTTCCGTATCGAGCAGATCGACGGTGACTGGGCGCTCACCGCGGTTGCGACGCCCGCGGGCTACTTCCGGGATGCCTTCATGGCGATGATGGAGCAGAAGCCGACGCAGTGTCGCTTCTCCCTGCGCTGCATCTCTGTTGACACCTTTATCGATAACATCATGCATCGCGAGTTGCGTGACATTATCACGTTCGACTTTATCGACAACAACTAAGCTGTACCGGACCATAGAACCAACGAACCAACATGAACCAATACAAAAGCGTACTGCGCCAGATCCTGCAAGAGGGGACCTGGGAACCGAATGCCCGCACCGGCATCGATACGATCAAGCTGCCGTATCCGGCTGTGATGCGTTTCTACCTGCCCTCGGGCTACCCGGCACTGACCGGCCGTCGTGCACCGTTCAAGGCCGCGAACGGCGAACTCGTCGGTTTCATCCGGGGCGTGACGAGCGCATTCGACTTCCGGGGCTTGGGCTGCAAGTTCTGGGATCAGAATGCCAATGAGAACGCTCAGTGGCTCGGCAATCCGTTCCGCAAGGGCACGGATGACCTGGGCGATGTGTACGGTGCGCAATGGCGTCGTTGGCCTGCATTCAAGCTTCTGAAGCCGACGGATTTCCCGAGCTCGGATGCACATGTCGCTGCCGAAGCGAAACTCGAAGCCGATGGCTGGAAGCGACTCGAAGACCATTCCGGCCGTCAGGTTGGTCTGGACGAAGATATCTGGTTCAAGGAAATCGATCAACTCGCCGAGTGCGTGCGCAAGATCATCCTGAACCCGTCGGACCGCCGCATCCTGTTCCATGCGTGGAATCCTGCGAAGCTCGACGAGATCGCCCTGCCGGCCTGTCACCTGCTGTATCAGTTCGTGCCTACGCCGTCGAAGAAGGAACTGGCTCTCTCGGTCACGATCCGTTCGAACGACATGCCGCTCGGCTTCCCGTCGAATGTGATGGAAGCAGCGACGCTGCTGGAACTGGTCGCGCGCCTCACGGGCTACAAGGCCACGTGGCTCACGATCATCTCCAACGATGCCCACATCTATCGCAACCAGATGGATATGGTCAACGAGTACCTGGAGCGTCCGGTGCAGGATCTCCCGAAACTCGTGATCAGCGATCGCGTGCCGACGTACCTGGACATGTACGACAATGTCCTCGATGGCGTCATGGCCTGCGAGAACGACCCGCATACGCCGCTGCCGCGTGAGCGTGCGAACCAGATGATCGCTGATGCAGCGGTTGCCTGGTTGGACAAGGTCGAACCGACTGACTTCTCGCTCGAGGGTTATACCCCGGGTGAGCCGATCTCTGCTCCGATGGCGGTGTAATCATGGCACGTTCGTCTCCGGTGGGTGAACAGATCCTCGCTCTCTATAAGCAAGAAGAGGGCAAGCCTGCAAAGCGCTTTACGCTGCGCCAACTCCAGGACATCCTGGACCATCTCGATCCGCAAAGCGTGAAGTCCGCGCTGGAACGCTTGCGCGGGATGGATGGCGGTACGCGTCAGCTGCGTGCTGTTGGCTACGCGACGCAGGTGGGTCATGGTGGTAAACCGCAGCCGATCCTGGTACTCGGCACGGAACCCGATGTACCGAAGACCGAAGAGTTTGTCGAGGACACGTCCTTGGCAGACATTCGCCGATTGAACGAGAAACGTGCGCGGCATCAGCAGCGCATGGTCCAGAAGGAGCTCGACGCGATCGACAACTACATGTAAGTGTAGAGGGACCCGGGGAAACTCGGGTCTCCGTTTTATGCCGTAAAAACAACCAATTGGTAAAACTCACTTCATCGGGATAGGTTATGAAGGTGCAACACGGCATCAGCGACATTCTGAATCAGATCGATGATCTGTATTCGGAAGTGTTGGAGCGTATTGAAGAAGGCCATGAGTTGAGCCCGGCAGATGTGAAGAAGTTGGCGCGTCTGTCTAAGCGCGTGCAGGAAGTGCGCGACTTGGAGATTGTGCTCGACACCACGACCAACAATACCGTCCCGGCTAAGAAGTGGGGGATCAGCCAGGCACGTGTTTCGCAGATCCGAATTAGCCAAGGTGGAATGCGCAAGATTGCCGAGCGCATGAAGGGAAGGGCTGTACAGCCTCACGCAATGTTCCGAACCGAGAATGCCCAATCCAGCAATACTGAAGGGTCGAATCTATCAAGTGCTTCATGAGCAGGGTCCGCTCACTTATGAAGGCATTGGGAAGTACATGCTGGATGTGCCGGTCAACCGGATTCAGTGGTGTATTCAAGAAGACCGTCGCAAGAAAGAGAAGCGGATATTTCGAGTCCATGACTGGGATCGTCACGTCGGTAAGAGTGGCGCCCTGTCGCCGATCATCGGTCTTGGCAATGAAGAGGATGCCGAGCACCCAGATCTGAAGCAATCCCGTACCGAGGCTGTCAATCGGTACAACCACGAGATGGCGCTCTCCCGTCCGGAGCGTCGCCTTAGCAAGGAAGAACAAGAAGCCATTCGTGAACAAAAGCGTGCCGAGCGAGAAGCCGCACGTGAAGAAGCACAGCAAGCCGAAGCTCGCGCTGTGAATGTGTTTGCGAATATGTTCATGCCTGTGGCGCCTGTAGAAGTCAAAGGCACCACGTCCCGTCAATACCGAACATCGAATCAAGAACCAACGAAACATGCCAAGAACAAACAAGACGTACGAACGCATCCGTCAGCTGATTGAAACCAAGGGTCGCCCCCAATCCCTGGACGCCATTCGTAAGGCGATTCCGGACCGAGGTGACCGTGCGATCAGTGAAGCGATTGCCCAAGCCGTGGGTCGACGTGAAGGTCACACGCAGACGCTTTACATCATCCGCTACAAGCCACAGCGTGGCAAGGGTGGTGTGCCTCAGCCTGTGATTGCCATTGGTGTCAAACCGAATGCGGAGATGCCGAAGACCAATCGCTACGAGATTGAAAAGCGTTACCGGGATCAGCCGAAGAACTACGAGCGGATCCTGGCGAATAACCGTCGTGCCCGTCGTAAGAAGACCGCAGCCAAGAATCAAGGAGTCATGGCCTTTCGTGCATTGGCCACGCCTCCGGCACCTGTTAAGCTCGCTGCTGTCGTTGCAGTGCGGCATCAGCTTCAGGACGACGAACCGGATCTGCCGGAGCACCGTCGCTATCACCGAAAGGCTGCATAGAGCAGCGCCCCTCCCCGCGATGTCTCCTCGCAGCGTGGAGGGTATTTGCGCCCACTCCCACCACTCCTCCGGGAGTGGGCGTCTTTCTTTAATAGGAGACAGGTAAAGAAATACCTTAGTTGAAAATTCCATGATGGACCGGAATAACCAACTAGGATGCGGAATGAATAAACCGATTCACATTGAAGGACGGGGAAAGAAGAAGGACCGTCGTCAGAATAACAACACGCCCGATCAAGAACTCAAGGACATGATCCAAGGTTCGAATGCAGAAGTCGCGGAACGGGCAGGCATTTCCGAAGAAGCCGCGGCTGAAGGTCGCGCCACCATCGTGAACGCGGCACCTGGCTACAAGCTGGGCGGTCAACCGTTCGTGCCGATGGGTGCAGATCCGGCTACGTATCAGGGCCCGGGCGAAGACATCAACAAGGACGTCTCGTCGAATCAATCGTCGGATCCGATCATCGCGGGTCTGACTGCATTGCCCGAAGGCGCCTCGCCGGCGGAAATCGCTGAAGTCATGCTCGGCAACGTGACGCCCGAAGACGGTGCGATCCTGCGCGAACAGTACGAGGAAGTCAACGGCATCACGTCGGACCGGCCGTCGCCGCCGATCGTCGCCTCGATCGATATGCATGCGGGCAATCTTCCGCCCCTGCAAGGTTTCCACCCGGCAGGCAACACCGCGTTCCTCGGCCTCCTGTCGCAAGCTTACGACGTGGTCGCCAAGGGTCTGCCCGACGATATGGACACGTATCGCCATCACCTGCTCTTCAAGTTGGCCGGTGTGCAGTTCCAGAAGAACCCGGGCAGCTACGCGGACTTCGTGACCAACACGCCGTACTACTCGCGCAACCTGGTGCTCTTCGTGCGTCGTCTGCCGAAGTCGATCCCGGGTGTCTCGCCCGAGATGATCAAGCGTACGCTCGAACTGCATCCGCGCGAAATCGACGGGCTGGAGCGGGGCTTCGAACTGAAGTCGCGCGACATGAACAACAAGCAACAGCGCTTCGTGCCGAACGACTCGAAGGTCAGCATGGCTTTCGGCGAGAAGTACGGTCGCCCGATTGGCGAGATGTTCGAAGCGTGGGGTCTGCAAGTCGCGCAAGTCGGCGTGAACGACAACACCACGATCGAGTTCATGCTGGTCGAACCGGACGCGACGCATACGGCTGTGCAAGACGCATGGCTCTGTAGCGACATGTTCCCTGGCGTGGTCGACACCGACGGTGCCAAGCGCGATCTGGCCAGCAAGCGTGACCCGGGGTCGGTCGGCGTGCGCTGGTACGGTCACGTTGTGCGCGGTCAAGAGATCCGCCAACAAGCGCTCGAGCTGCTCACGGCGTTTAACGCCCAGGGCGAGATCATCCTGGCAGGTCAGCAATGATTGCGGCCTTCCACAGCAACTTCGCAGTCACCATGTGGTGGCTGCTGGTCTTCCATGCGGTCGCGGACTTCTGGGCACAGAGCGACTTCATGGCGATGGCCAAGAATCACAACACGCCGGTCGGGAAGCTCTTCTGGCCGTACGCGTTGGGAGCACACGCCCTGATTCATGGGGCGTTTGTAGTACTGGTAACAGGCTACGTTTGGATGGGTGTTGCAGAGGCGATCTGTCACGCGTTGATAGATCGTGTGAAGTGCAATGAGAAAATTTCGTTGCACGTCGATCAAGCCTTGCACTTCCTGTGCAAGCTCCTGTGGGCATTTATTCTGCTGAGACTGTTACCATGAGCAATGATGATCGTCCGAAGTTTAGCGTTGTCTCCAACGATGATATCGAGGTGAGTGATCTGGGGGTTTTAACTCGCCGCGTGACCCTTGACGAAGAAGACGGTTCCCTCGACTTTATGGCGGGAATCTACGTCGGCACGATCATCACGCAGTTGCAGCAAGCCAGGTTCGCAGGCATGGAGTACGACCAGCTCCACCCAATGCCTGCGGCCAAGAGCCACCTTAAGGTCGTCGAGCGTATGGCCGAACACTTCCGGGCAACCGTGGAGTTCGAACAGATGACCGAGGACAGTGAGATGGTCTGGTGTAGTTTTGAAAACAAACGAATCACCATGGCCGTGGTGAACCCTAAAACCAAGCATGAATAACAGGAAGCAAGAATGAACGAAAATCTGTTGGGCTGGCATCAGTTCGGTGGACGGATCATTCCTAAGCGAGCACTCGAAGGCTTGATTGCTGGCGCAGAAGTCTCGCCCACCCGATTGCAGGTCGGCCAGGCGGTGAAAGTGAAGATCACGGATAACGATGTCACAACCTTCGCGGACGCCGTTGTACTTGATTTTAGCATCAGTAAGGGCAAGGCCGTATCGTACTCGCTGGCGTTTCCGATGGACGATAAGGAGCTCTTCTACTTGGTCGTGGAAGACTTCAACGGCGCGGGCGGGTTTGCGCAACTCGGTCATCTGTTTGGGACCGAAGAGACCGCAACCGGTTCGTGTATTTACACGCTCGCCGAATATGCACTGTATTTCCGTCAGTTGGCACCGACACTTCCCGTGGACAAGGCTCCCGGCTCCGTGTCGCATCTGCGGCTTGTGAACGGCGTGTGAAGCAGTAAAGGCAAAGCAACGACAAGAGCATAAAAACTAATTAGAAATGGCCTACCATAAAGAACGAGAAGGACGCCAAGAGTACCCCGACTATTACCCTGCGTGGCTCGCCATGAATCGGCGATGCAACAACAAGCGGAATCGGGAGTACAAGGATTATGGCGGCAAAGGTGTCAAGGTTTGTCAAGCCTGGCACTTTGAGAACGATAAGGGTTATCTGAACTACGTGAACTGGATCATGACACAGCCGGACTGGCGGAAGTTGAAGCTCGGTTCGGTGGTCGCACGAAAGGAGATGGTTGGAGACTACACTCCCGAGAACTGCGAGATCGTCACACGCCAAGTTTCCTCGCAACGGCGTCGCACTGCTGACTTCACCCCGGAGCTGGTGGTGGAGGCTCGCCGCTACGTACGTCAGAACCCAACAGTAACGCTCAATGATCTCCGCGACCGGTATGGCTTTGGTACTCAGGCTAACTGGTCGCGGATGCTTTCTGGGCGTGGCTGGGATAACATCAACGCTATCGAACCGCCAGTGGATCTGCGCGGGCTTCGACGGGAACAGAAAACAAAACGACAGGACCAACCGATCTGTGAGCTGGCTTGAATTTCTGCCGTTATCAGGGGTGGCTGCGGCGATTGCGGCGACCCTCTGGTTTCAGCAACAAAACGACACTATCCCGTACGAGGGTAGCCAACAGCCGATGAGCTTGAAGAAGCTCCTCGTCAATCTGCGATATATTCGCGTAGAGGAATTCCGACACCGTGCCTGTGGTAGCGTGCAGCTGCTGCGTGGTACGGAGGCGGCCTTTATGCGGCGTTACGCTGGAAAGCGTAAGAAGGGTCGTCCGGAGCACGTGGTCGCTTGTGCGATTCGTCATCCGAGCGGCGTGATTTATGCAGCCCCCGCACCGGGCCGTCACCATCACCTCATCTGGGCGATGGATGCCTTTGGGCATGCGGGTATCGAACACACGCGCAAGCAGGGCTTCCTCACAAACACCGGTCGCTTTGTCAACCGCATCACGGGCTTGACCCTCGCGAACGAAGCGAACCAGATCATCAAGAAGCATCCGAGCTATCGGGAACTCTACACCGAAGACATGTGGTGAGCTTTTTTACCGCACGGTTTCATGATCTGGACCGGTATAACCAATAAGGTAAGACCAACATGAGCGAGAATTTCTACGAAGAGTTGCGCCAGCGCGACTCCGACACGACGCAGCACGACATTGACGGCATTGCCTCGTGCATCGCTGCGATCACCACCAACCTGGACGCGATCTTCAAGGACAAGCAGCTGGCTGTCCCGTTCCAGAAGCTTCAGCAGCAACTGGGTGTGCACCTGGACCGCCTGCGCGAGAAGCGCTTCAGCGCCTATGACTTCTTCACGGGCAAGGGCACGATCGCGCGCAAGCTGCGCGAGCATCTGAAGATGGACGACTGGCTCAACCCCCAGAACCGTCCGCGCAATGACGACTCGCGCCGCAACGTCGACCTGACCTTCAACAAGTTCCCGACCAAGGACGAGTTGGAGCTCCAGGAACTGGCAGACTTCATCAAGCTCACGCTGCCACTGATGGCAGGTACGATCGACGGCCAGGAATGGATCGAAGTCGAGAACACCACGCCGGTGACGAGCCTGAACTCGGGCTTCTACGCGATGAAGTACCCGAGCGGCCAAGTCAAGGCGCTGATGGTGCTGCGCACGAAGCTGCCGCAATCGAACGTGGGTGTGGTCTACGTGCTCGAAGCCAATCAGGACGAGCGCTTGGTCTACCATCATCCGGAAGAAAACGAATGGTTCCGTTCGGACTACTCGTTCGCCTTCCCGACGGTGGCCAGCCGTCTGCGTGCGGAACTGGATGAGCTGCTCAAGCCCCTCGGCTTCACGGTGGACATGGGCGACTTCGACGAACAGATGCAAGCCGTCTTCGACAAGGCGAACTACATCTTCGATCAGTACGAACGCATTCCGAAGTCCGGTGTGCAGTTCGTGGCGAGCGATAAGGACTTCACGCAGATCACGATTCCGATCGGTGACTTCTACCGCTGGCGCTTCTGCGACACGCGTGGCCAGTGGCCTTCGCGCTCGATGAAGTTCCTGATCACCGTCGGTGGCAGCATCCAGTCGGCCCAGGTCACGGACATGAACGAATTTAGCCGCCAGAACATGGTTAAATCGCTCCACATCGTCTTCGACAACATCTTGGGTGCGTTGGTACCCATGACGGAAGCCGAAGCCTCCTAAGGGGTTTAAACATGAACCAGCACGGAAGCGTCTTGGCCTATCTGGGCCACACAGACTTCCCGAGCCATATGTACCGCTCGGAGTTCTGGTATCGCGACGTGTTCTTCGATAGCGTCGAGAAGTTCATCATGTTCGGCAAGGCCAAGCTCTTCAATGATGAGGCAACCGCGCAAGCGATCCTCAATGCCAGCAATGGCTATCAGTGCAAGGAGATTGGCAAGGGCGTGATGGGCTTTAACCAGCAAGTCTGGGATGAATGGTCGCCGAAGATTGCACTCGTCGGTAACCGGGAGAAGTACAAGCAGAACCCAGGACTGGCGCAGTTGCTGATACAGACGCATCCGCTGGTTCTGGCAGAAGGCAGTTGGAATAAGCGGTGGGGGGCGGGCTTCGCGAAGGATGACCCGCGTATTGGCAATCCCGCGCAGTGGACGGGCGAGAACTTGGGCGGCAACACTGTCATGGTGGTGCGCACGGAACTCATGAACGGGTCACTCCGGTAA